AAAACAGTCTTCGCCTCAATTGACTGAATTCCCTTGCTACACTCTGTCAAACTCTCCTCCTCCGATACATTAATTACAATAGGGCTTTCCATTCTTGTCTTCTCCGTATTCATTATAACGAAAATATCCAGGGTTGCCATTTAGTTGGAGCGCGTTTTGGGTTCAAATTTTTTATTTGTTAAAGATTAGTTCTTGTAGAATGATTACCCTAAACTCAGATGTCATGAGAATCATAACTCAATACTTAGATCCGGTGGATTGTGCAAGAATGGCAAAAGTTAGCAGAGGATGGGCAACATATATATATCGGAATGAAATATGGAATAAATTTAACTGGAAAATAACAACTGAAGCAACTGTGCTAGGAATTACAGATAAATCTGTGCATTGCGGTTCAAAAAGGAAAGATTGTTTTTGGAATTGGATCTCCCGGAACTATTCTTTTAGAAATGGAGGAGTCTTATCATTAAATACTTTATGGCGTATTTGGTTACAACATGGAAGACCTTGCAAAATACTTTTTCATCATCTACCCGAGACTTGTTTTTTATATAACATGGATGAAAAAGAAAAACAGCATTTTCTAAAAAATCATATCATATATGGATCATCATTTACAAATGCATATCATCAATATTTGGAGCGTGTTTCAAGGAGTGTATGGTTAGATAATGGAGGACGAGTTGCATCCTATTGGCTATCCGATCAGAATAAGATAAAGAATCAACGTATTTTGCTAGAAACAGATACTTCGGAAAAAGGTAAGTTTGAATCTAGATTAGCTGCGATAGATTTAGTAAATTTACAGATGATAATAGAAGAATTTACTGCATTATATAATACATTTCAAGGAAATCTAAATCGCTTACAACAGCATACAGATTCTGAATTTAGAAATAATCATGAGATCATCAATAATCACAACAATCTAGCATGGAATAATATCATATTTGAAGTGGGTCATGTAAGATTACCAATATATCTCTAATCTAAAAATAGGAAAATGGCTAAAATATCTGGAATAAATTATGGTATAGTTCTATCAATTCTAACAATTCTAGTAGTAATACTATATTTCTTGAGTGAATATCTACAGCAACCAGAAGTTCCAGTAGTTCCAGCATTAGTAATAAATTTAGATCACCGCACAGATAGACTTGAAGAAATAAAGAAAGAATTCCAAATATGGACTTCTCCAATAGAAAGAATATCAGCAGTTAAAAAGAGTCCTGGTTGGAAGGGATGTTCGGAATCGCATTTGAAATGTGTTAGAATAGCAAAAGAAAGAAGGTATCCTTGGGTTCTTATTATAGAGGATGATTGCATATTAACGGAGGGAGGAGATAAAAGATATCTAAGAATACTTCCTTATTTATGGGCAAATAAACATAAATGGGATATATTTAATGGAGGTGTTCATTTTATAAGTGAATTTAAAATAGTGGATAAAGAACAACAGATCTTTGAGGTCCGAGCAGTAGCCAATCATTTTTATATAGTAAATAGTACAGCATATGATAAAATTTTGCAGGATCACCCTGTTTTACCAGAAGAACCGATTGATGTATTTTATCAGAAATATAAAAACTGGACAATAACACCGGCAATTGCTGCACAAAGACCAAGTATTTCAGATATTGAGAATAAGAAAGAAGATTATACACAGGGTTTAAAAGATACGGATATAATTTTAACAAATTTTGTGCAAAAAAATATAATACCGGATAATTTTAATTTAAATGCAGAGGGCAGAGCTATCCGACTGAAGGACGCTCCAGAAATAATTTATTCTAAAGCCTTATAGAATTCTACTACCCGAGGATGCGCTTTGATTCTGTTAGGATCAAGGGACCAAATATAGAGACCTTCTAGGGATTTAACACGAGAAAGAGCAACATACGCTTGTCCAAATTCAAAAGTATCTTTTCCAATATCAATAAGAGCACAATCCAAGGTTGCACCTTGACTCTTATGGATAGTAATAGCATAAGCAATTCGCAGAGGTATCTGTGTTCGGCCAACTTGAGGAAAATCTTCAGTCATCCAAGTTGCCAAATCAATAGTTCGGATAACACCATTAATAAATTTAACAATAGGCAGATTTGTTTGAGTAAAACCAGTAATTATTCCACGGCTTCCATTAACTAAACCACAGTCAATATCAAGATTTGTGATTAGCATAACTTGAGCACCAACTTTCATAGAAAGAACAGATACATATGCAGCATCACTATCAAGACGATTAAGAGCCCTCTTAATTTCAGGATCTTCAACATTAATGCTAAATTCATCAACTTTAGGAGCATAGCAAGTTGCCGCCATACGAACAATCATTGGACCGTCAAGAGCATCCATATTCTTATTATTAATCTCATCTACTTTGTTATTTCGGCTAAAGATAAGAGTAGGCTTAATATCATCAATCTTGTGTTTCTTCATCTTACGTTCTTCTAGAATAGCCAAGCTTTCCGGTGTAAGAACACCCATTCGGGCTTCATTTAGTATCCCCTGCAGAATAGGATTAGATTGGCGTTGAATCTTCTTTAGACAGATAGTCCGCTGAACAATATCTTTCCAAGTAGACGAATCAAACAACATTTTATCCATTTCTTCGCCAGATAGATCACGAATAACTGGTGGAAGTTGACAGAAATCTCCAACAAAGACAATCTGAAGACCACCCATAGGAGCAAAATCATTCTTCCGCAAGACACGTCCAATAACATCCAACTTTTCTAGAAGATCCGGTGTCATCATACTAACTTCATCAATAACAAGAATATCAGTAAATCGCCATCTTGTTTGAGCTTTTTTATTATTAAAACGTTTGAGTACAGTAACTAGTGTTTCAACAGGCTCCTTTCCAAGACCAATACCAGCCCAAGAATGAAGAGTTTTAGCACCACATTCAAGTTGCAGAGCCGCACATCCGGTCATTGCAGTTACGGCAATAGTTTTTCCTGCAAGAAGTGTTCGTTCCTTTAATTCTCTAATCAAATGAGATTTTCCAACACCACCAGGTCCGGTTAGGAAGATGGATTTTCCTGCAAGAACTTCACTGATTGCCTCTTCTTGTTCAACAGTAAGAGGCATTTCCTTATTCTTTACAGTCTAGTAGAGTACTGATTCAATTTTAAATCATGGTATATCATTTGTTAATTTTTTCATTTTATCTAGAGGCAGATCTTCATAATAGTGAAAGAAAGAAGTGGGATACAAAGCAGCACCTAAATGAGTTTGAAAATAAGGATGATCATTGCGACTAAATCGGAGAAATTCTACATAGATAGGTCTATAAATATAAAATTCCATTTCTTCAATTCCAGAACGCAAAACCCAATAGGATTCACCAGGTATTAAATCAACTATTTGTAAACGACGTGTCATTCTTATAATTTAGTATATAATCTTCTTTAAGAGCCCAACAAGTTCGGGAAAAGTTACAGGGCTCCTAATTCCAAAAACTCTTCGTAAACTGCGATTAGGAGTAATAATACCTTCACATTCCATTTTCTCAGCATCAATCCAAGAAATAAGACGACTAATGATAGTTTTGTAAGTTAGAACATTCCCTTCATTAATACCCATTTCTTCAACAGTAACGCGAACACAGAATTTACTACGATACATTTCTTTTCGGACGGGCACATCTTCCAACTCCAGCCTACCAAGTTTTTTCTTTAGTGTTCGCAATCCATGAATAATATCATTAACGGCAGCAATAGAATCATGAATAATGGAAGATGCTTTACATAATCCCTCTTCTACCTCATTCTGCAAAGAGTCAGAGTCAGAGTCAGATTCATGTTCGGATACGGACATCTCTATTTAATCTTTAAAGAATAAGTTTAAGCATATTTAAAACAAATAAGATAATATCAAATAAAATGAATATTATATTTGGAACATATGATGCCTATAATTCTTTAAAGACAGAGGCTGGAGGAATTTACTATTTTATGAAAAGTTTAAGAAAATATTCAGATTGTAAAGTTGTTATATTATGTCATAAAAGATTTGAATTTGAAGAGTTAAAGAAGTTTGCAAATGAGATGAATTTTGAAATTTATACAAATTATGAACCAACATGTTATATGTTGTATTATAGATTTAAGGTATATAAAGAATATCTTATGCGATCTGAAACAAAATATGAAAAGATATTAATGTCAGATGTGACAGATCTTATATTTCAAGAAGATCCTTTTGGAATAGAATTTACAGAAGATATGTTTTGTGCACTTGAAACAAATAAGTATTTTGAAAACACTTTACATTCGCAAATTAATGTAAAATGGATAAAAGAATGTCTTCATTTACCAAATATGAATTTAGATATTTTTAAAGATAAACATGTTATTTGTGCAGGAACAATTCTAGGAAAGTATGATACTATTTGTAAATATTTGGAATTTTATGATGCAATACAGAATTATTCCATCAATAGAGTTATAAATGACCAAGGTTTATTAAATACATATGTATATAGCAATTTATGTTCAGCATCCTTGATTCCTTGGCAAAAATCAAAAATCCTAACACTAGATAATATATCTTTTAATAAACTAAAAATTGTAAATAATTCTATAGTGAATGAAAATAATGAAAAATATGCTATAATTCATCAAATAAATCGTTGTAATTTAGAGTTTATGTTACGTTTAGTTGAATAAACTTAATTTCGGTTAAAAAAGATTTTTTTAATAGTATTTATTATTATATGTCTTCATTTACCAATAATTTTAATATCAAAATAGATACAACAGAATATATAAGTAAATTATGTATCTCTGGAGCAAATAATAATACTGATAAAAGTCCTTTCGCAATGAATAGTGTCTGCTGTCAACATAGAAAAGGATTTACAGGAGTTTATTCATTATTATTTTCACGTTTCATGGATGTACCTATTAATTTTGCTGAAATAGGAATTGAAACAGGTGCAAGTTTATTAATGTGGCGTGAATGTTTTCCTAAAGCAAATTTATTTGGATTTGAGTTTTATAAAAATAAAATAGATAATTGTAAAAACCTAAATATTGAAAATATTGTTTATAATGAAATTAATGTTACAAATGAGGACTCAATAAATAATGCATTTAAAAACACAAATGTATTATTTGATATAATTGTTGATGATTCATTGCATGAGAATGATTCTCATAATCTTAAAATAGCAAATCTTGGTAAGTACATGAAGAAAGGAGGAATATTAATAATTGAAGATCTTGATAGATCTGAGCCATTTTCAACTTTTAAGATAGATGATAATGAATGGTCATATTATACTTTTATAACATGTCATCATGACTTTAGAAATTGTAATAATGATAAAATTTTATATCTAGTGAAAAAATGAATTTAATTTTTTGAAATAGAAGAAATAAAAAGACTCAGTGGAGAATTTAGTTCAACGCAAGAATAATAAATAACTCCAACTTCAGATTTTAAGGCCCATAGAGAACGAGGAGGCAAAACCAATGAGTTTCCAGCACGAAGTCTGACTTCAATATATTGCAGTTCAGTAATGAAGGGAAATGATTTAGCGGAAAGAGCCCAAGGATTTTTATCTTGAATCATTTGAATTTCTTTTACGGGCAAAGTTTCCCGACAAAGCCAGACTAGAGCAGTTCCTTCATGAATCGTAATAACGGTTCGTTCTGCTAGAGATCGCTGAAGTCCTCCACTCATTTTAAGAGGAATAGTTGCCAAACGAGCAGGAGTAGTTATTGAATGAATAGGTAGATACCAGAATTTGGTTAACCAAGTCATAGTATCTTTAAAACGATCATGGACATGAAATTTAGAAGCAAGTTCAATTTGATTTAGAGGATGGATTTGGACAACAGGTGCTTCAGCAAATTCCTTCAATACTGACCGACGATTATCTGCAAGAAGGATGGGTAAAGAACTTTGTTTAGCCAAGGTTGAGTTCCACATACTGGAAAATTCAGTTGGTACTTTACGAATTACAATAGGAATACGTTCATCCGGCATCACCAAAGAAGGTGACCATTCAAATTGAACAATAGTAAAATCTTGGAATGACCGATACCAGAGAACAACACTGATAACTGCAGCCAGCAGTAATAAAAACATTATTTCTAGCATTCCCTGTTAGAAACAACGTTTCTTTTATAAAAACTACTACGCATATCACTTATCTTCAGGTAGACCCTGTTTTAGGATAGTTTCTGCTAAAGTTACTTTTTTAGGGGACGGAAGAACAGGTATTTTCATGAAACTTCCGATAATATCACGAATGAACGGAGGAGTTAGATGATATACAATTCCACCGAAGAGACCTACAAGTAGAATAGCAGCAACAAGATGAGTTATATCCCAGCTGAATAGGAACATAAATAAAAGTCTAAAAATAGTCCATAAAACAGCAGATTCAACAATCGCAAAGACAGTAAAATCCGATAATGTTATAATTGAAGTAAAATAACAACTAAATACGATGATGACTGCAACAATATATGCAGCATAAATTGAATCAAAATGACTCATCCCTATTACTAAACCGGAAAACAGTATGAATATAAACCCGCAAAGCGACTTTAAAATAGGGATCAAAAGATGTTACAAAATCATATGCTAGAATTTCCTTTTAGCAAAATAACATTAAATACACAACAAAACGAAATTGTGCAGCAATCATTGGATCAAAATCTAAGAATTCTAGCATCTGCTGGTTCAGGTAAGACTACTACAATTACTGCGAAGATTGCACATGCAATAACAAACCTTGATGTAAAACCGGAAGCAATTGTTTTAACAACTTTTAGTCGTTCGGGGGCAGATACAATGAAAGAAAAGTTAGAAAAGATGATAGGTCCAACACAAACCCAGATCGGTACATTTCATGCATTATCACTTCAAGTTCTAAAAGCGAATGATCCTGCTAGACTTCAAGGAATGTTTACGGTTGATGAACTTCCGTATCTATGGCTAGATTTCTTGCAGAGTCCTAAGGGTGCAAAATGGTCAAAGGCAATAACACTTTTAGTAGTGGATGAATTTCAAGATATTAATGATATTCAACTTGATATTATTCGCGAAATTCTATCTGCTGGAACTGCAAAAATTATTATAGTAGGCGATGATGCACAGAATATCTATGCTTGGAGGGGTTCACGTGTAGAGATTATCCTAAATATGCATGAAGAAATTACAAGCATAAAGGATTTTCAATTGACCTATAATTACAGAAGCAGCGAAAGTATTGTTGCCGTAGCAAATTCACTAATGCGTAAAATTCCTACATTATCACACAAGGAACGAATGACAGCAATGCGAAACGCAACGCCTGTAAAACCTGAGATTAGGTATTTTCATCGTTTTGCCTCAGAAGTAAATTGGATCATTGATGATATTATAAGAAGACAAGTTTTAGGGGAAAAGAGTATAGCAATCCTAAGCAAATATAATAATGTTTTATATCAATTTGAAGAAGCATTTGTTCAAAAGAAAATACCGTGTAAGCTGATGACGGATGAAAAGTTAAATAAGAGAAAAGGAAAAGAGACAGATATAATTCTGAGTACATTTCATGCATCAAAGGGTTTAGAATGGGATACCGTATATATAGTAAAGTTGCATGATGGAGCATTCCCGCAGAAGAAGGATGAAGAAAGTATAGATGAGGAGCGACGTCTTTTTTATGTTGCAGTTACAAGAGCGCGCAATAACTTAGTAATGACATATAGCAAGGGTGAAAAGAATATGTGTAGATTTTTAAGAGAAATTCACAGACCTCTTCTAAGATGGTATTCAATTGCACAACATATAGCAATTGATGAAGAAGTTCTAGTTGAGAATAAAGATATAGAAAGTTATTTTATGTCATGGACTGGAGAAAACTTCCGTTCAATAAAGAGTGCAGATTGTCTTCCATCAAATATGCAAGAGCAGATACAGGTATCAAATTATTTTAGACAAGGAGAATCCTATTGTGTACCAGATTGGGTATTCCGTCTAGATTCAATTTCTGATTTTTATGCATTTATACGATATGGAATTCTCAGAGAAATTGGTATAAAATATCCGGAATCAGCGGGAGAATGGGATGAGAAAATCAGACTTTCACTTTTCAGAATCCGAATTTTGAAGGAAGATTTACCCGTCTTTGAGAAGGAAAAAGAACTTATTCATGCATGTGTAACAGAACTATTTCCTGCAAGATTAGGTGCAGATAAGGAGCCACCACCAATCTTTGAATTTGGAGACTTAGAGAAGGTAATTACAGTCTTATCACCTGGTCGTGAATGGATAATTGAAGAGATGATAGCAGTTATGCAGATCTTGCATAAGATACGATCTGTCATATATAATCTCCGTCATGTTCCAAGTGAATTAAATGAATTTCTGTTAGGTCCAGCCAAAGGATCACCTCCAATGATCATGAGAAATGATTTAATAACATGTTGGCGTCGTGTAACAACTCGTTCAATTCCTAACAAATCAGTACTTTTTGATTTATACCGACTAGCATGTGTACATTCATCAAGAATAGGAAGAAATGCACCACTTTACAAAACTCCTGAAATGACAGATTTAAGTGGATGTCTACCATTTTTGGAAGATATCAGTGATCATGTATTGGATGAAATACAAGTAACAAATACGAGTGAAATTCAAGCAAGAGTAGTTCTAAATGATAGTATTTTGGATCTAACATGTGAAATAGATTTAATTGTGGGTAATACTGTCTTTGTCTTTTTAGAAGGAGAAAGCAAAGCAGAAGTGCAGCGTCTTGATCGTTGGATAGAAGGCTTAGCGCGTGTTTCTATTGCTAGAGCCGCAAAATATACAATTAAGAATTTGGTCTATATTCAACCATTATCTGGAGCAGTTGCTCGTCTTTCATTGGTAGGATGGGATGATGCCAGATTTAGAAAATATATACAGACTAGATAGAATGCCTATTGGAAATCCAACAAATGTAAAAGTTAAAATAGATAGTGATTCTGCTGTAGTAACATGGACACCTCCTGCAGATAGTGCAGGTTTAACAGGATATATTATCACTGGAGTATCATCAAATGGAGGAACAACACGAACGCTAACAATTACAGGTGCATCATTAAAAACAGTAACAGGAACAGTTACAGCTTTAACAACAGGAAAGAAATATACATTTTCTGTAGTTTCAGTGGCTTCAGGTGTACAGAGTTCACCATCGGCTAAAACAGAAGTTGTAAAAACACAATCAATTACACATGTATCAACAATTCAAGCAAAGGAGGTATCGGGGGGTGATCAGATGAATTTTGTAAAAGGTGTAACAACGGTAAATTTCCATAATCAGTTCGTAGCTCCTGCGCCCACAGTATTTACACGCTTTGCAAGTGCAGCAGATTATCTAGCATTTAAGAAGGCATCCTTCAATATTGGAGCTACAGTTTAAATATTGGCATTTATAATACAGAACTAAAAGATATTCTTTTGATTCTGCTTTATTTTATTAGACAATTACATAAAATCCCTAATCTTAAACTTATTGATACCTACAGGTTTCATTAGCAGCGGTCTTGCAAGAACTTCATAGCCTGTATATAATGCCGGCGGACAACTTTCATCATGTTCACATTTCTTGATTATCGGTGCAGGAAGAGGAAATGCAAATTCAGTAATTACATTTCTTAAGGCATAATGCCGCGTCTCATGACTGTGTAACCAATACTCTAATTCCATCATTAAATCTTTTTTTTCTTCTTTATAAAGTCTTTCTTGTAAAGTTTTGGGATCTCTTAAGAATTTCATCTTATGTCCCACCCAAACTCTAGCATTATGTGTTGCGGCTGCTAAATGATTTCTTAAAAGAATTGTTTTGTGTTTCTTGCAAGGAAGACAACTATTTTCCCATTCTTTAATTTCATACGGATCTATGATCTGCGTTGATTGCATTATTACTTTCCTACTTATATCCTAGAACTTTTAAATCATTTTAATTTAAAAAATAGTTTACAATAATGATTCATTCACAATACTATTCAATTTGTTATTTTTATTAATGAATAATACATCTACCTGCATATTAAAATCATTAATAAAATGATTATCTATTATATCATATATTAAAAACCCAATTGACTTCATAAATGCGATATGCTCTAAAAAATCAGGAACACCTTCATTATATTGACCAAATAATGGTATTTCTAAAATTATAAAATCTGTTTTTTCTAATATTGAAGAGCTGCCTTTTAATATAGGAATTTCGGCGCCTTGGCAATCTATTTTGATCATAATATGTTTTGAATTTTGTAATATATTTTGCTGTAAAATATATGTGTTTAAATCTATTGTTTCTCGTTTGATAATTTCACAATTTTTAAAATGATGAGTTTTTTCTCTAAAAATAGAATCTCCAGTATTTTTCATTTGATACCAATTTATTTCTTCTATTTTATCATTTAGTATAACATTGAATACTTTTACAGTATTATTATTTTGAAATTGATTTAATTCAGAATAGTCAATTCCTTCAAATAAATAATATTTTGCATCTGGATAAATATGTTTCATAGTGTTTGTCCAATTTCCATGATGTGCACCAATATCTAATATTGTATCTGGATAATAACCTTTTTTTCTAAGAATACAAATATGATCAAACATTTATAATATTTGATAATATTATTTATCATTGTTTTTAAACGAATATTATAAAAGTGTTATTGCTCCTTGCATCCTTAGGACCGGGGTTGCAAATTCATATTTCTTAAATATAATCTTACTATTGCACCTGCTGCTCCACCCATTATCGCACTTAATCCTTTTTGCGGTGACCACAAACTCAATGCATTCTTTTCACGGACATCCTTTTTAAGTTCCATTGTACGTGGATCCTTGTAAATTTTATCAACTGCTGCTTGTGCCTCCTCAAAGTCCTTCCTTAAAATCTCAGCAGTAAAAATCATGTACTGGAAGTACATATTCTCTTCCGGATAATCTAAATGACTTGATGTATAAGCTAAATCTTTATGAAGAGTTAAATTCTTTACAGTGCTCGGATGAATCTTTCCTTCTTCTTCCAGTTCTCTTTGTATCGTGTAATTCAAGATTTCATTCAGAAAAGGAACATGCGATCTTGTCTTTGTCAAGCGCTGCGCTGCCAACTTCTCCTTCTCTTCTACTTGACCCTTTATAGGCTCCCAATTGTTCTTATCATTCGGTCCTCCTATTGGTTTACCCCAACGATGAACTATGGCAAAACGCTTAGGTTGGTCTTCACCCTTGATCGTTAAAAATACACAGCATCTTAAGAAAACTTTCGCCTTAGATTCCGGCATCTGAACATAGACATAATCCTTGTCATATTTGTCAAAATGATACATTCCTAACTTTGCACCGGGCATAAATACATCCCAGAAAGAATGACTTCCATCAGGTGTTTTTATCTTTTCATTTGTCATCTCTACTCATTGACAAGAGTAATTTCCATCTCCTCATATTCTACATCTGTTTCTTTCTGCTGAGGAATCTGCGCCTCAATTCGGAGTCGGGGATTTGCACATGGTCCATCCTTATCTTCCTCCGTTCTTGCATTGTATAATGCTCTTTCTTCATCCTCCTCTGTAAACTCCTCTTCCCTCTCCACCTTTGATGGTGCTGCAGATGATTCTCCAATAAACTTCTTGAGTGCATCTTCATCTAGCAGAATGCTTGAATATGATGTGCCGCCACGAATTGTCTGACCCGTCATAATATTTGCTGATACGCCCGTGATCGGATCTAGTTCACCAAACAAAGCAGCCCTTAGCATAATATCTTCTGTCTGCTCAAATGATGCCTTTGCTAGCGGTCCAATGTTATTCTTGTTGATACCATAACGATCAACAGTCATGAGACGACCCTTAGAGCAGATAACATCACACAGTAGACCAAAATGACGATAATTCACGTTGTTGTCTTCAAACAATGAGCTCATTTCCTTGAGTAGCACAGCACGAGTTGCCTCAACTCCAAGATTTGCATAAATATCATGGATATTGTTGCTATATAGCTTGTAAGGATCAATATCCGGGTGACAGAGAACATCCAAGAAATTTGTGCCATCTGTATCCAGAACAAACTGATCTACTGCCTCATATTTGTCATTCTTAAACTCAACGAAATCCTTGATTACACTAAATGTAACTGATCGGAGACCTGTTACACCACGAACTAGTGAATTACTTAGTAGATTGTTCTGCAGCTTCTTCAGTGTCATTAAATCGTCCATCGGATCATTGCCTCCCTCTAGACGAATACGGATCACTAGTTCATCCGCATTGTAATCTGTGTAAGCCGTCTCAATGCTAGGGAATCTGCGATTAACTACATATACAATATCTTCCATTGTAATATTCTTCATGAACATCTTGTCCCGATCTAGTTCAAGACGCAAGATCCAAGGGCTGCGCTTAATTACTCCTTCGCCTTCTGAGGATGCAACTGCATCAGCACCTTCACCTACCGGCTGATCCGTTAATCCCTCATACGCCATAAAGAAAGATAGCCAATCTTGGTCTGTTCCAACAACAGTTGAGGAATCACGCGGGTCAAAGTAGATTCGCGCAACTGTCACTAGGTCCATGAGGAGTGTAAATTCAAGTTCTTGTGATACACGACGGGCCTCATCCTTTGACTTGCGAATTTCCGGCCTTAAATAAATTGTTAAAGATGACGCCTTAGGATTGCGTGTCGCCTTAAGAAGTTCCTTCAGACGAGGAATACCACGTGTAACAGCTGACTTTGCCGCTACACCAGCCAAGTGGAAAGTATTCAGTGTCATCTGTGTTGATGGTTCACCAATTGACTGTGCTGCAATAATTCCTACCATTTCACCCGGCAAACACCATGCAGACCAATTTCTATTCACAATCTGTGTTGCAAGAATCTCTAGCGCAGCTCTTGTATAACCGCGACGCTGCAAAGCCTGTGGATTCATGTGATTTCTGAGAAGAGCAAGCCAAATCTTATTCTTCGGCATTGTTCTCTCCGCAATTTTCTGAATTGTCTGCAGAACTAAAGGACCCGTCACCTTATTCGGCTCATCCTGATTTAGATTAAACTGGAGCGCAATATTCTTGATTGTACGGTCAAGATGCACTGGTCCTGCAACTGTCTGCTTATCCATCTTGATTAACTTACTTCCCAGCACTCCTTCTACTAACATTTTGCGGTCGGCCTTTACCGCCTCTACAAATGCCTGCCCTTCTTCACCTGCATCCGGAACCGCATACTGCTCCTCAATATCTTGATCTGATAAACCACCCAAGTTAAGTGCTTGATATTCTATCTTTGTTGAATTTGTACCATCTTCACCATAATTGAACTGAATAATTGTACCCGCTGCATCCCGAACCGTCTTATCATGCTGCGTCATCAAATCTTCCATCGCCTTCACTAACTGACGCTGCAAGTATCCTGTATCAGCTGTCTTAACGGCTGTATCAATCAAACCTTCACGACCTGACATCGCGTGAAAGAATGTCTCTGCAGGAGTTAGTCCCTTAATGAAGGAAGACTCAATGAAACCACGCGCTGCTGCACCATCATCATAGCGCTTGAAGTGGGGCAAAGTACGATCCTGTAAACCATACGGAATACGCTTACCTTCTACATTCTGCTGACCTAGAACAGCAATCATCTGTGCAACGTTCGTGTTAGAACCCTTTGAACCTGCCTTAATCATGTTTGTCATACGATTGTTATCAGCTAGGGAGTTTCTGCCCAACTTTCCTGCATTGTTAACAACCTGATTCAGTTCGCCGAAAATTAGACGTTCAAACTCTTCCTGATTTGTACGACCACTCGTGTTATCAAAGAGACCCAAGTGAACCTGCTGAATGATGTTCTCAATCTTTGCCTTCAGTTCATTCATCAGTTTATCAATTTCTGAGCGCGTATTTGCATCAGCAATCAAATCACTGAGACCAACTGAGAAACCTGAATTTACCAAATGAAGAGCTACAATTCTCTGCAAAGAATCTAAGAATTCAACAGTCTTCTGCGGACCATAATCATTATAGATTAGGTGAATAAGTTGGCTGGAGAAAACTGACTTATCAAAGACACCCTGATTTACAATACCATTCTTGATACGAACAAAGTTTTCTGACTTAGGATTTGACTTATCACGCTCCTCATCATACTGACCATTCGGCATGTCTAAGTTGAGTGGAGGCAGCAAGACTGAAACTATCTGCTGACCCTTCCATACTTCACCCTTTTCAGCAGATGATGCAGGCGGTAGAATGCCTGTCCAGTTAGGCGTCAAGACTAACATATTCATGACTTCACGCATTGTTAGTGTTACTGACTGACGCATAAAACGATTCACACCAACTAGAGTATCCTGCACTACAGATACAATCGGCTTTGAATCACGCGGTGATACAATCTGCAAGGGAACTGCCGCAATCTCCCTTAGTTCCATAGATGCTTCTTCACTCTGAGGTGCATGCAAGTTCATTTCATCTCCGTCAAAATCTGCATTGTACGGTGCTGTGACTGAAACGTTGAGACGGAACGTATTGTGCGGTAGAACACGGACTTGGTGACCCATCATACTCATTCTGTGGAGCGACGGCTGACGGTTGAATAGAACATAATCGCCATCCATCAAGTGACGATTCACAATATCACCCTCGTAAAGCTGCAGATCCTTGCCTGTTACGTGCTTGAGTGAAATCATGCGGTCATCTGCTACACGAACAATCGTCTTTGCACCCGGATACACGTCAGGACCATTCTGGATAAGACGATAGAGTTTGTTAATATTATACTGTGTTACACGCTCAGGATACGTTAGATTGGAGGCAATCTTGATCGGAACACCAATTTCCTTGATTGAGATATTCGGATCTGGTGTAATAACTGTACGAGCAGAGTGCTCAACACGCTTACCTTGCAGATTGTTACGAATACGACCTTCTTTTGAACCAAGACGCTGCTGTACTGACTTTAGAGGACGACCTGAGCGCTGCGCTGAAGGTGCTACACCCGGAATCTCATTGTTAATGAAGGTTGCAACGTGATACTGAAGAACATTTGTCCACTCATCAATTACCTTCTTCTTCACATTCTTTGAAATCTTATCTGCAAGAAGTGTATTTGTCTTAATAATATCAACCAACTTCTGCGTCAAGTCATCTTCTGATCGCTGATTGTTATCCTGCAGAACTGATGGACGAACCTGCGGAGGAGGAATGCTCAAAACTGTGCACATCATCCAGTCAGGACGGCACCAATAACGGCTGAAACCCATAAAATCAACGTTTTCATCTGAAATACGCTTTAAGAGACGATGGACATATTCAGGCTCTAGAAACTTACGGAGTGAAATAAGAGTCGCTGTAATCTTTCCTTCCTTATCAGTTAGTTCACCTGTCTTATTATATCCTTCGGGCAACTCGGATCCCATTGGAATTTCCATGTCTTTCCATTCAGCATAAATCTTGCAGATGTCATCTTCTGTGTAATTACGGGGCTGACGGGCACCACAGCCATCCTCAGTTGCTTCACCACAACGACTGATCTTTTGGCACTGAATTAGAACCTGCTTCCAGCGTGCTTCACCCTTCAGTTTCAGGAGATTCGCGTGCTTTGTCTTGTCAATAAGAAGTTTGCCACATTTCATGCACGTGCAGCGCAAAATCTTGAGAATCATCTTATAGAACTGAATGTAGTATACAGGACGAGCCAACTTGTAGTAGCCCCAGTGTCCTTGGCACTTGTGATTATTCTGAAAGCATGAACGACAGTTCTTACCATTTTCTAGGACACCCATGCGGGGATCAAACAGACCACCGATTTTTCCTTCCTGTGTATTGTGATTCGTAATTTCTACAACTGATCTGCGGATAATCTCATCGGGACTAAAGATCCCAAATTGAATACCCACAATTGTTTCCGTTTCAGATGTGCTAGGAAGAAACGGCATCTATCTGACCTATGCTTGGTTTTTTTAAACTGTGGATGATCAGTCAATTTTATCCTTTATCCTTAAATTATTTCTTTTAAGTAAGTAAATGTCAGCGAATGAACAGAGATATTTGGAAAGAGAAATAGCAAAGTACCAACAAAGAGCAAACCGTGCTGCAGCCGCTAGAAATGAAGGTGGAAGATCAACATTCCAAAGATATGTAAATAGATATTCTAATAAATTAGCATCCATGCAAAATAATGGTGGAGTATGCAGAAAGATCTGGAATGGTGTTAAGTGGGTTCTTACATGTGGTTCTGCTAGATCGCAAGGAAGAACTCGTAAGGTTCAAAAAAGCAAAAAACAGAAGAAGTCCCTGACAAGAAGAAACCGTAAAATTTGAAGTTTTAGTTCTGCTAGTATCCTGCAGGAAAATGTCCCTTGAAATTATTATTGGACCCATGTTTGCGGGAAAATCTTCTGCCCTCCTATCACGGATTAGGAGAAGCAGAGCAATTGGTAAAACTGTAATGGTTATTACTTCTTCACTGGATAATCGTTATTCTGTGAAGTCAGTTACTAGTCATGATAAGGATTCTGTTGCTGCTCTTGCAGTAGATTCTCTTGTTCCTTGCATAAAGTTGCCCGAGTTTATCCATGCATCCCTAATTGTTGTGGAAGAGGCTCAGTTCTTTTCAGATCTCCGGTGGTTTGTTGAAGAAGCCTTGCATCTAAAGAAAAACCTTGTTCTCTGCGGTCTTGATGGTGATACTGAGGCAAAGCCATTCGGTCAAATCCTAGACTGCATCCCTCTTGCAGATTCAGTTGTTAAAATGACAGCCTTGTGTGAACTATGTGCTGATGGTACTCCAGCGATCTTTACCGGACTACGTGTTTCAGGTTCAAAAGATGAAATTATTTCTGTGGGTGCTGCGGAAAAGTATATTCCTCTTTGCAGGAGCTGCAATTACTTAAGTCATACGCATGAATAATATTAAAATGAATGACGATTTAATGAGAAAGATTGAGATGCAAGGATTTTATGAGGAGACTGCAAACAGTAGCGAAGTTTTTAGCAAGTATCCTATAACTAAAGTTTTGTGGGCTGGATCTACTCGTGTCTGCGATGAAATTGTAATTGCTGAGTCCAAAGAATATGGGCGAATGCTTTTTACTGATGGAGAACTTCAAAGTACTTCATATGATGAGCCAATTTATCATGAGCATCTAGTCCATCCTGCCATTCTTGCATACAGAAAATTATATGGTGATAAACCTCTTAATATTCTTGTGTTAGGTGGTGGTGAAGGTGCTACCTGCCGTGAACTCTTACGGTATTCTCGTGATTCAGTCAAAAATATTGTTTGGAATGATTTTGATCGGCAACTCGTTGAACTCTGCAAGGAGCATATGAAATTTTGTAGTGGTACGGATGAAGTTTATTTGGGGTCGGAACGATGTGTTTCTTTATTCTTTGATGCTTTAACACTGTTACGGGATGAAACCTTACCTCTGTTTGATATTATTATCTCAGACTTACCAGATCCCGTTCTAGGTGAAAAAGAGGGTCTCTACGGAGATGAGTTTTGGCGTCTCATTTTTACAAGAACTTCCGCAAAATGTGTTGTTGTGACTCATTGCGGACCTTTATCTCCCGGCTCTGGGATGGCTCTTCATAATTATGTTACACAGGGTATGATGAATGCAGGTTTTATTGGTGTAACACAAGGTAAAGTCATTATTCCTTCTTATCAAAGTGAATGGTCTTTTGCTCTATGTACTAAAGATACACAAATTGCTTATTGGATGGTCAAAGATCTTCCACTAGAACCGGGTTTAAAAGTTCTAGATGGGGATGCACTACAAAGTTTCTTTCTTGTTCCGTCATATTATACTTCCTTGCAGTAAATTCTTAATTTTTTTGTTTTTTTGCGGGTCCCCGGTAGGGAGGCATGGCTGCCAGATTACTTGACACTACACGGATATTGGCTTTTGATTTTGATCTGTGCGTTTGTGATGGAACAGGATTATTTGAATTGTTCATTCAACTCCTTGACATTTATCAGTTTACTCAACTGAACAAAGCAGATCAAGATCAAATGTCAAATCCTTTACCGGCTGACTTCATCAATGCAGTGGAAAAGGCGTATACGTCTTTGGCATTTGATGTCGCTGCAGCAATCAAAAATCAAGAACTATGGTTAGTCCGACCTGGCATGGAGCAAGTATTTGACGTTGCTCAACGTATGCGACAGAAAGGTTATTTAGACTATATCATGTTCTACTCAAATAACTCTGTCCCAGAGTTTCTATCGTTTGTTGAATTAGTTATACGCTTAGCAAATCTTAATCGCTTTTCAACAAAGAAACCTGTGGTATCACTCATTTTTACGGCAGAAACAAGTAGTAGAATGAAAGTAGAAAGAGCACCTGTTGGACACCCTAATGCACGTGAAAAAACTAAAATGGGAATCTTGCAGTGCTTAGAAGATTTAGATTTACCCGTTTCCAAATCACCTGAGATCTTATTTTTTGATGATATGAATCATAAGGGATTAGGTCATTCTCTAAAACAGGTTGAACCGTATTATACTTTGTCAACCGCTGAACAAGTCCATAAAGTTTTCTTTGATTCAATGGAGAAATCGGGATTATATAAGAAAGGCGCTTTGCGAACTGAATGGCAGAACCTTGGTATTAAAAATTCATTAATGAAACATACTGCGGCTGATTTTATGGACTGGATTAAAAATCTAAAGATGCCTATTATGCTAGATGGATCTCAATTAATTAAGGAAAAATCTATTTCGGACAGGATGGCTACAGAGATTTATGAATTCTGCGGAGTTCAAGCAGTGAATAAAAGTAAAAGCCGAAAGCGAAGGGGGAAATACATTAAGTAAAATAAAAGTTAATTAATTAGGATGAGCGACTTGATGACACACGCTTCCCCGCCTAAAAATGATTCACCACCAAAGGCTGATGGTGAAAAAAAACCAACAGTACCTGAGCCCCCAAAGGTAAAGAAGTTTCTTAACGGTTGGACTCCAGAACTAGACGACTTAATGGCCGAGTGGGCAGATAAAGCCGCATGCTATCGCTGGATGCACGAACGCACTGAGAAATTATTTAGTGCAAGAAACAGTTGGATTACAATCCCTGTTATTATTTTGAGTACACTAACAGGAACCGCTAACTTTGGTCTAAATTCTATCTTCGGCGATAATGAACAAAATGCACATTATGCGACTTTGGCAATTGGTGGCGTATCTATTATTGCTGGAATTATTACAACTTTGGGTAATTTTTTGAGATATGCTCAAGGTTCTGAGGCGCACCGCGTTTCTTCTATATCATGGGGTAAATTTAATCGTCTTATTACTGTTGAACTCCGAATTAATCCGAATGAACGTATGGACTCTATGTCATTCTTGAAGATTTGCCGTATTGAACTGGATCGTCTTATTGAACAATCACCTCCTATTCCCGATTCAGTTATTGCTGCTTTCCGTAGTGAATTCGGTTCATCCTTGGAAGTCAAGAAGCCTGATATTGCCGCTGCGATTGAACACACTAAGGCTTTCAAGGATAATGGTGCTCGTCTCAAGAAGATGGCTGCCGAAGCTGCAATCATGGTCCAGCAGAAGAAGGGAGTTCTCCGTCAACTCGTTGTTTCTGATATTGATGTTCGCATTAGGGAAGAAAATGATCGTATGAAAGCGGAACTCAAACCTATGCTAGAAGCCATTGCAAAGAAAGCGGCGGCTGATACTCTACGATCAATGAATCTTGGAGGAAGAGGAACACGTGAATCTTCCCCTGATCCTCCGGGCAACCGTGGTGCTACTTTATCAACAAGTATCCATGCAAAGAAAGCTGCTGAAATTAAGAATGAATTAACACGCATGGCTTCTAGCGGAGTTGTTTCTTTAATGAAGAGTCAGTTCAAGATTGGTGATGGATTACCTATTTCATTTACTGCTCCTCAACCTAATGTTATTGGTTTACAAGTTGAAGAAGAATCTGAAGAGGAACAAGCTCCTGCTAGTATAATTGTTGATGTAAGTGGCTCTCCTTCTGATATAAGTGGTAATGGTGATATTGGAATTGAAATTCAACCTAAAGATGATAAAGACACTATTGTAAGCCTATAATTAATTTTTCTTATCTTATTTATTAATATTATTAATAATAGTATTAATAAATTCTTCTATTATTTATCAAAGGTAAATATCAGTAAAAAGAAACTCTGCTTCTTTTAATGTGTGGCTGTTCAAAAGATAAAGTTAAAGGAATTGAAACAACCCAATGGGGTCCACATTTTTGGAGGCTTCTTCATTTTTTTTCATTAAAGGCTGGTACTGCATCTCCTTTAATTCAGGCAGAAGAATTACGTATTTGGACTAAACTTTTTACTTTAACAGGTAAAGCGATTCCTTGCGAAGAATGCAGGAAACACTATCAAGAATATTTAGAAGCAAATCCTGTGAATTTTAAGGGTATGCCTTATGCTTCTGTTGGACCTTTCATACAAAACTGGTGGTTCACTCTTCATAATGAAATTAATATCTTGAATGATAAACCTATTTTTGATTTTGCAGATCTGCAATCCACATATGCGGGAGTAAGTGTTCTCTTTGAATTAGCAACTATTACTAATTATATTAATAAAGCAACTGCTGCTAGTCAAGTAAAAATTTCTGATTACAAAGCTTGGAAGACAGAAATTCTTATGCTGAACTCAAGATACTATTAGAGTGGTCGGCATTTCAAACCGAAACTTTTATACATGGTTAGCATAATAATTGTCAAGTCTTTGATTACAATCTTTACAAAGTATTCTTAGAGTAGCATTAGAATAGTGATATTTTTGCCAGAGTTCTGAATAATATTTATCTTCTTCACGAAATACCTCTTGTGCTAATTCATTTTTACTAAATTCTGTCGGATATACCGGATTTAATGTAATAAAGTCATCCTTTAGTTGCTTGAATTTGATAATATGGTCAACTGTAAGATTTACAGTTGCGTTACAGAATTCACAAGGGTTAGGGTTTTTATTCTTAAAGTCTCTAATCTGTTCTTGAATTGCATGACGCATTACCCAATTCAGTCGTTTTTCAATCGGATTTATTTCTCCTTTTACACAAGTATTCCAAGAAATAGAATCTTCTTTTCCATTATTCTTAATTATAAAGAATTGATGATCTGAAACAGTCAAGGGTTGGTGTGGATTAGATTTTGGAAAACGACGAATGCTAATATCGGTGATGAGTGATACTTCTTTTTTCTCCTTTTCAGGATGCCTTTGAAATAATGATACAAAGAATGTATATATATCAGGATGTTTTTGCTTTACACTTGTGCATAGACCAACTTGTCTTATTATACTAATTGTATATTTAAGCAATTCATCATTTGTATCAAAATCTTCAGGATACTTCATACTATGCTATATCAAATAAGATAATATGAAGTTTATCAATTTTTACTTTATAAAAAAATATCAGTTTGAAATGCCCACAAATTTAAAAATTGAATTTTATTTTTTTGTCAGATATTTCTCAAATGTCCGACAATATTGTAATTGACCAGAATAAACTAAAGGAATGGGTTGCACTCTGCGAAGAAGGAGGTAATCTTAAACGCAATGGTGCATCTACTGAAAGTCTAGCAGAAATCAATATTCGTATCAGTAAGGCTTTAGTTTCTCTTATTTCTCAAAATGAAGCGGATGCTGAATTTCTCTTTCAAATTATTAACGAAACTCCACCTCAAGCTCCATCTAATGCTACCACCGATCCTACTGATCCTAATTAAGTCTTGGCTGTTACATCAACACACAGAAGCTGCTCATTAGAAGGTGTTAGCCACTCAATACGTGTAACAATCTTGCCATTTACTCCTACAGGAAATACTGATGTTGTTGTGTTCGTGTAGGGACCTTCTGTTAAGGGACATGCTACATCTGAACAAAGATCTTCAGTGGTCGGTGCAAAAGGGATTCCATTGAAGGAAAAGGAATACTTTGCAATTCCAGCATCTACATAGCATCCTGCAGGAATATCCAGATTTAGTGTAATATATGAATCTTCACCCGGAACTACAGGATCCGGAAGTAGACTTCCACTTTTGAATGCTAAAAGCGATTTTCCTGCAGAACAATCTTTGACGGAATTTGACACAGTGTTATTTAGACCAAATAATACTGCAGCAATAAATGCACCGACGAAACCCATTATTTACTTATGCTTGCGATTCTTTAACTGCTTTTGACTTTTTCTAGATATCTTTCTTGTCTTTCTTTTTCTTTTGTTATCAACTTTTGCTATAGGTGATAAGCCGCCAAATAGAGAATTGGTAGATCCGTTTTTAGATGGAGGATTTGATGAAACAGTTCTTGCAGGAGGACTTGATCCAGGTACAGAAGGGCTGCCTCCTGCTAATGCACTTGATACCATTTGTTGTGCTCGTCTGCTTCCTTTTATTTCTCTAATTCTTTGCGGATCAAATGCTTTCATTGCTTCCCTCTGCTGTTTATTTGAAGCAAATCCATTTGTTAATTGATCCTCTAGTCTAAAATTTTCTGATAAAATACTAACAGCACTTCTATTACTTGATCTTATTGAACTTATTGAAGTATTTAAATTTGTATTTTTTCTTGTAGTATTTGGTTGAGGATTTTGAATACGCAATGGTGCCTGTAAAGGAGGAAGTGGAGGAGGTTGCATAGGTGCCATACCTTGTGGTGCAGGTTTTCCTGCAGATGGAAGAATAGGTGGAGGTAATCCATATGATGCGCGATACGGATTGTACGCCATACTCTACTTTATAAAAATTTAATGTTTGCGGGTTCTTGATTTTCTTGTCTTTCTGCTTTTTTTTGATTTTTTAACTGTTATTCTTAATGGTCCAAAAGAAGGTGGTGGCAGAGATTTTACAGGAAGAGGTACTTTTCCTGTTGCAGCATTCCTTAAAGTTTGTAATTTTTTATGAGCATTTAGATCACCTTTTTTATATTTTTGAATAAAATTTTTATTAAAGATTGTTCTTGCTCTTTCTTTACGCACACTTTCCCTCATTTCTTCTTCAATGTTTAATCTTCTTGATCCATTTCCCTCTGGTGCTAAATATGCAGATGTTCCGCCAGGTCTTGCAATTCCTAGACCATTCGCTTCTATATTTGGTGCTAATAACTCTTCGGGGACTTCTTCTGCTTCTGAAAACATACTATCATTAGTCATACGTGATTTGCTTGATCCTGCTGATAGTAATAATAGATTATTTTCTCTTTGGGATCTTTTTCTAGGTCTAGGTGGTGATTTATATGGGTCACCACCACCAGCCCCGCCAGCACCAGCAGTATATGAAGATGAAGATGAAGATGATGATGACATCACTCTACCTTAGTTTGTGTATTTTTTGTATCAGTTATTGATCCAACAACTAAACGCGTTACTCCTGTTAAAATCATGGTGCCATATGATGTTTCTGTTAACTGCATTGTATTTAGGATTATATGACACCAGGGTGATGCAGTTGTAAAAATACCACTAAGAATTCCTTGAAACCCAGAAGGAACGCAGACATTTCCATAAAACTGTGTTGCAACATAATGCATACCGTAGACCACTGCTAACGACAAACCTGTCTTCTTGAGTTCATCCATTCCTTTCTAATTTGTCAGATGGAATTAAAGGAATGGAGGATGCAAAGGCTTGTCCTTGGTGCCAACGTTGGGCTCTAAAAGATGCCGCTTGCAATTACATTTTCGCTTGCGGTCTTGAAACCAAGGGAAAATTTAATGTTGGAGCAGGTTGCGGAAAGCCATGGTGCTGGCAATGTGGTAAAAAGTTTTGCGGACAGTACTATGATCCTAACACAGGTCAAAAAGTTGGCAATAAAGATTCACATGATGCAGAATGCTGCAAGAAAGAACCCGGATTCAAGCAGGAAGATTACTGTCCTGGTGGACATAATTCCCATTGCTCCCCTAGGTTTTCTTGAACCATGAACGAGCTCCAGATGATTCAGCGATTGCATCCTTTGCAAGATCCGAATCTGTTGTTCTATAGGTCTTGCCTTTTAGTAAAAATGAATGCACACGCGCATAGCCCCATTGCTGCTGAGTAGCTCCGGGCCTATGTCCTGTTCTCCAGGCTGCCATTCCTCTGTTAAATGACTTTTTGATATATTTGAGGGGAACTCCTGTTGCATCAGATTTCTGCTTGAGGGATAGCGCTTTAGGAAATTTGGCCTTCCATCTCTGAGTATAAGATGAGGGTTTTGATTTTACTGTTTGATCTGTTTTGAATCCTACATATGCTTTTGGATCGGTCCATGACATTGCGCCAAAATGACGCATTTCCTTCAACTTCTTTTTCTTTTGTGTTTTATTAAGACCTGCAAAGTATTTAGCAGGATGATACATTTCCTATTTATTCTTGTTATTTAAATATGAATTGTTGGTGCTACCTTCATTGTATTAATCTTCTTCGTTAGTGAAGCAATTGAATCCTTTGATTTCTCAAGTTTTTTCTTTTCCATAGTCTTATCAGTCGGATTTGCCGCTTCTGCAGCCTTCCGTTTCTGCCAGTAGGCTCCCCAATCCATACCACTCTTCATCTTTTTAGGATTTTTCATATATTCCTGTATTGCAGGATCCTTCATTGTGCTAGTTAGCGATAATGGCTGCTTCCTAAAAGTCCAAGTTCCATCTTGATAAAGATATCCAGATGGAAATAGGTTAATTGTATCATATAACGCTCCAGATACCGGATCCCAAAGATATTTCAATCCGTTGACTTCTTTCCAATGCCAGTCCATATCAGTCATTTTAGCACTGATTTTTGATTAGCAGGTATACTTCAATTTTTACTAACGTAAAAATAAGACAATTTTTACTAACATAAAAATAAGACAATTTTTACTAAACCCAATGTAGGAAATGAATTATCCAGATGAAATTATAGTTGAAAAAGGTTCTTCAGAATATGAAGTCCTTCACAAACATTCAGAAGTATTTAGAATGCTTGCAAAATATTCTGAAAACAAAGATAAAGTAAAACTATCTTCTGAATTCTTTGATGATGAATGGCCTATGTTTGTAGATCTATTCTTTCCTGAAATGGGAATTAATCCACTCTTCAAATTCAAAAATAACTCAATACAATTGCGTTCTAATCGCGGAACAGATGAACAACTGGCTCAACTCTTCCGTTTTTTATTGATTAATGAGGATGCTTCAAAGAAGATTGCTGAATCTCAGGCATTAAAACAAATAAATGCTCCACCAGAAATTGTTCCAAGAGGTACAGGAACTCGTAGGCGGAATATTGAACGAAAATTTAATAATAAAAATTATAATAATTATAACAATAATAATCATAATAAGAACTTTAAAAATGATAACAATTATAATGGACCAAAATTAGGTTTTACATCAAAAGAGAAAAAATACCTTAGTAAACTATCAGAGAAAAATGCAAAGATATACTTTCCTAATGAACGCCGCAGAAAGACACGTCGTATAAAGGTCTAAACAGGATAATTTATTTTGACCATTTTAAACAGCGTTTTCTTGTTCCAAAAAAATTTCCAGAACTATATTTATCACATGTATATCCTTGACTAATCATGTATAAACTATATAAACTATTCATAAATAATCTTCCTATGACAATTATTAGAAAGAGAATTATTAAATACCATATCCAATCTTTCATTCTATAGTATAGATATAAAAAATTGAATATTATCTCTATTTGTAAATGGTAAAGCGACACAATGCCTCTTCCCCATACTTGCAATAAATGTGATGTATTTATTAATGATATACTTGAATATCCCCTACCACTTGATTATCCCGATCGGAGTCTAATCAAGGAAGGTGCAAGACGAAGATTAATTCCTATGCTTGCTAAAAGTCTCAAGAAACTTATTGCTGATTATCCCGTAATTGATATGAAACGCGTTTGGGATGGAATTCTCTTTGAGAATAGAGTATGTCGTGAAAAAAATAATTACCGATTTATAGCAGATTCCATTATTTCATCTTTATCAGAAAGGCACATACTATGGAAAAAGGAACTTGATTTACTTGGTGTAATTGCTATAGAAAATGGTCTTATTAAAATGAAAGGTTTACGTTATGGTCGTATAATGATTCTAGTACAAGAATGGATCAGTTATTGTATCTACCTCCTTTGGACACAAATGCCTTCAGTGCATTATAATCACAATTTTCCATCTGAAAAGGAAGTTCCTGATATGTTTATCTTTAAGACTAGATCTAAAAATTTCTATGCTTCGGATTTGTATAACTGAAGATAATTAATGAGATTAGAAAACCAAAGAAGAACTCAAAAAGATCCACTAAATAGTTTTTTTCATAAATATCTAAGGACTGATACGCAACAAAAAGAATAATTATTAATGGAAATTTTACTGCAAGTAAGCCAAATGTAAAGTGCCAAAAGGAATTTAATCCATCAGTCCATGGCCTTCTTGCAAGAGCCATCTACCTTCTTATTTGAATAAAAATTGAAACTTGTGTGCACCTGTACAAACTTGCAGATCCTCTAAAATGTCGTTTCTTAAAATTTGTAATACCACTGATCCCGTTGTAGATTTTCCTCCAACAGAAGATCTAGCAAAGAATTATTCATATCCTCTTGATCCTTTCCAGCAACATGCAATTTGCGCAATTCATAAAGAAGAAAATGTTCTTGTCACAGCTAAGACTGGATCAGGAAAAACACTCGTTGGTGAATATCAGATTGCCTATAGTCTGAGAAAAGGTGGTCGTGTATTCTATACTACACCTATTAAATCCTTGTCAAACCAGAAATTTCATGATCTCAAGGAAATGTTTCCATCAGTTGGAATTGTAACAGGTGATATCAAATTTCAACCTGATGCTGCGGTTGTTATTATGACTACCGAGTGTCTTCGTAATATGCTTTATAAGAAAGGAACTTCTACTGAAGGTCTTGGACTTACTGCTGGAATGTCTTTGACTGGTCTAGATGCAGTTATCTTTGATGAGGTTCACTATATTAATAATAAGGAACGCGGCAAGGTCTGGGAAGAGACTATGATCTTGCTTCCTGCAGAAGTAAAAATGATTATGCTTTCTGCTACAATTGATGGTGCTGATGCTTTTGCTTCATGGATTGGTGATCTCAAACAGAAGATGTGTTGGCTCATTCCTACAACTCATCGTGTTGTTCCTTTGAAGCATTGTGTCATTCAGAGTTGGTCTTCCGATCCAATTGTTGTTATGGATCCTGCTGAGAAATTCTATGATTCGCAATGGGATTCGTGGGTCTTTTACCGAAAGAAGATCTGCGACTCTTATGAAGATCACAAGAAGAAGGTTGCAGGACGACGGGCTGGAGGATATGAAGATCCTGTTATTAAACAGGGCAAGGATGAACGCCCTCAATCTTATGTTGCTGAACTTAATCGGTGTGCACAGTATCTGAGTGAAAGATCTCTGCTTCCCGCCCTCTTCTTCGTATTTAGTCGTGCTGCATGCGAATCTTGGGCCAACAAGATTGAAGGCTCCTTCATTGAAGGTAAACAGTCTGCTGAGATTCGTAAGATTGTTAGCTTTCATCTTCATCGGTATATGGACATTCTAAAGGGTCTCAAGCAGTATCATGATCTGATGGGTCTGCTAGAAAGGGGAATTGCCTACCATCATTCTGGCTTGCTGCCTATCTTGAAGGAGATTATTGAAATCCTCTTTGCTAAGGGATTTGTTAAGGTTATGTTCTGCACAGAGACTTTTGCCGTTGGAATTAATATGCCTACAAAGACGGTTGTATTCTTAGATCTCAAGAAGTATGATGAAGGTGGCTTGCGATGCTTGGCAACTGATGAATATATTCAGATGGCTGGACGTGCTGGGCGGCGTGGTCTAGATAAGGAGGGTATGGTGATCTATCTTCCATCACGTGATCCTATTGGTACAGGTGAAGCAAAACTTATGATGACTGGGCGCAAGACTGTTCTCCGTTCCCGTATGGACTTTCATTATGACTTCTTGCTCAAGACTTTGCAGAGCGGTTCTTTATCTTGGCTCAAGATCTCTAAGGATTCATTCTGGTATAAGCAGCAGTTAGTTTATGTAATGGGACAAAAAGAAATTGTTTCTTCACTAAAATCCAAGATTGTATCTGCAGGAATCACGGAAGAACAGTTCTTGGATGTGCAGAAAGGCATTATTCTTGCAGATAAGGTTAAGTCTTCTGTAAATGCTGCTAAGAAGAAAGCGCAAGCTGAACTTGAATCTTGGAAGAATATCCATGTAGGGCCTGCATGGCTTCTCTTGCAGAAGAAAGTGGCTGATATTCTGTTGGTCAAACAGGAGTTGGAAAGGGAAGAAGCAACTTTAAAAGACATGGAGTGTTTTACTGCTGGACCCGAGGCAACAATTCGGTTTCTAACAGAGACTGAATTCTTGAAGGATGTTGTAGTTCCATCTGAGATTACATCCGCAAATCTAACTATAAAAGGCGTGTTAGCAACAGAAGTTAATGAAGCTAATCCTATTCTCCTAGTGGAAGCATATGACCGTGGTCTTTTCTCAACTCTTTCTGCCGAAGATATTATCCTTGTTCTTGCTGCTTTCTTAAAGGAGAAGGGAAAAGATGAAGTTTCATTTAAACTGCCTCCTGCAGTAAGTGACGCCTTAAACCAGATTGATGGTTTTGCTAGGATGTTTCAAGGGCTAGAAGAGCGTCTTGGATTTATGCCATCTGCATTTTGGGATCTATCTGCTTACTGGCTTGGACCTATTGAGCAGTGGTTAAATGGGGGATCTGCTGCTCAGATCTGCTCGGATTTTGGCATCTATGAAGGAAACTTGTATCGTGCTCTTATGTCTTTGAATAATATGATTAATGAATTAACTGCTATTGCGACTTACTGTCAGCACACTGAGATTGTAGATAAGTTGAAGGGAATTGGATCTGGTCTTCTTCGCGATATTGCTATTAATGACAGCCTCTATCTTAGAATTTAAAAAATTTGAATTATTTGGTGGTTGACTAAATTGTAGGTCAAAAATGAATCTAACACGCCTAATTCGTACGTTTAAGACTAGTAATCCTCAGATCTGTGGCATCTGCAAAAATGATTATTTGCCGGGTCAAATTATCTTTGATCGTAAGGAAAACAAGATTTCTTGCATAGAATGTGATTTTGAGTCTATTTATTATACCAAGATTTATCCAGGTGAAAAGTCACCTAACTTTTATACACCCTATCCTTCTGCTGATGAAGATCGGGATAATAAGGATATGCTAGATCGGCAGGATATGTCCAAGAATAAGAGGAAGTCTCATAAGCCCGAACTTAAGTAAAAAAGCAGCCAAAAGAAGCTAAAAAAGCCAAAAAAAATTGAAACTATATTTCATTTTTTTAGTGTCAGAAAAAAATGCAGTCTCATCTTAGTGAAATCTTGCAGCAATGGGTTTCTGCAAATAAGCAATATACTTATGTTGGAATTGGCTCTGCAATTAATTGTTCACTAGAGCAATTGAATGAGAAGAATGATCAAATTGTTCCTGTCTTTATTCGGAATCTTCTTGCAGAAAAGAAGTCAGTTTTCTCCATTCATTTTGATCCATTCTTCAAAGTTGATGTTATGAAGGAGTATTTTAAGGAAAGACATCCTATGATGGAATTTAAGGATCTTGGCTTTGCTTGGCTTTTCTTCTTTGTGGGGCACACTGTTCTTATCTGTCCTAAGGCATTTGAGCATAAGCAGATTGACCATGATGTTGGCTCCGATGATCTATTTCTTCTAGAACTCATTCGTCATAGTATTGCATCTGAATCTAAGATGATCCTGCAAGAATATACTGGATTTGATACTATCTGTATTCTAAAGAAGGTCTTTGCTGAATTTAATGATAAAAGGAGGTTTAAGGAAAATATTCTATTTGATATTTCTTACGGCGCTGACTGTGGATGTCAGACTGATCTAACGCGGTATGGACCTCTTACAAAGAGAAATGGGGAATTTTATAACTTTCTTCTGTATAGTGAATCTGAACTTCTGGCTGTGATCGGTAAAGATCCTATGATGGATACTTTGATTTATGGTTACTTCAAGAAGAAGTGGATTCAGGTCTTGAATGATAATCATGTGAATTATAGAAGGCGGCTGAAGGGTGAAGATTGCTTGTTTAGGTCGGATGTTTATGATGCAAGGGCATCGCCAAGTATTATCATGGAGTACTTGCAGAATCAACTTGTGCAGATGATGGTCATCTTTCACAGGTTGGGGTCTATTGATGAAGCTAAGGAAAAGGAATTTAATGCCCTTCTTGATGGGTTTGCTGAATGGGATGTTTATAAGTGGTATTCAGCTACTGCTCAGATTCCTTAGTTCTCCAATTAAAATCTTTGAAAAAAATAGAAAATGGGAAAGGAAATTTTGGTTGTGATTGATGTGCAGAATTGCTTTGTGCCGGCGTATCCGGGATGGTCTGGTGGATCTCTAGCAACATCTGGGGAGGCACCAGATATTATGGCCGCAAAAATTAATACTTTAATTAAATCTGGAAAATACGCAGAAGTATATTTTTCTCAAGATATGCATCATCCTCAAAATGTATCAATGATGAATATGCATAATCTAAATGCATTAAGACAAAGTGGTGATGTTTTTACTGGACCTGCTGGTTTACCTGCCTATAAGACATTTTATAAGTTGAAAAATATGAGGGAAGGTGAAAATGTTGCGCAGTATAGAAGATGGATTTCACAAGATTCATTAGTCAATCAAAATCTATGGCCACGTCATTGCGTTATTCCTAAAGATGATCCCTTCTATCCTGCAGATGCTCAAAATACACGCGTTAATAAGTCAAATCCAAGTCTGTTTAATAATCCTGGAAATGTCAATGGTGCTGATCTTGTTGGTGTCTTAAATAACTATAAAAATGGCAGACCGGATGGTGTTTCTGCTGATATTTATCACGTCTATAAAGGATTTTCTCCTGATAGAGATTCCTATTCTGCCGTTGCAGATGCTTATGGAAACTTTGATCCTTTTATTGCCAAAGTAAATGGTATTAAAGAACCTAATCAAGATAATAAATTTGCAAATATGCTTCTTGGTAGAAAGGATATTAGTGATATTCATATTTGCGGCATTGCTCGTGATTTCTGCGTTTATTGGACTGCTATGGATTTAATTGATTTAATCTTATTTGGTCAAAAAGAACAAATGGATCCTAAACCCAAGATTCACTATCTTTGGGATTTAACTCGTCCTGTTGTTACACCCCCTGCTCCTCCGCAGTTCATTATGACTAAAAAGTCGTTGGCTACCGCAGCAAATGCTTTTCTCAAAAAGGTTTTAAATAAGCAAATTACAATAAGAAATCCTGAAGATTTGTTTGTCATTGAAGATGTAAATGCTTCTTATGATCAAGCAGATGTAGTTCCCGCTTCTCCTTCAGAAAATGCCTCTTCTAGAAGTCGTAAGAGTCGCCGCATCACACGTACATTAAAACGCAAAAGCCGCAAAAATAGTTTTAGCCGCCGTTAAGTTATTTTTAAAATATCTTTAATTTATTCTATTAATTTATTGGGCATCTGTAAACTTCATCCTAGTAGTTAAATTAAGTATATCATGTATATATTATTCCATATCTATATTCTTCTTTTTTAGGATGGCACGTTCCTAGCAGATAATCTATCCAAAATTGACCATAATTACAATTATTGTATTTGTGGTGGAGTAAATGATGATTGCCTATCAGCCAGACAAAACGATGATCATGAGCCATCATGCCACGAACATTTATTAGAAATAATGCTAGAATTAGATATTCAAAAGGAACTGTGTAGGATTCCTTTACTTGTAGATAGATTGTAGGAAAAAAGACACCAACTCCTTGAAAAATGGTTTCAACTGAACTTGCAAGATATGTGTCAGGTGCTCGTGGAACTATTTTGGAATGATGCAATTTGTGATGCTCGTACATTATTTTATGATGCAGTGCAATGTGTGATATATAAAACCACATATCATACGAAATGATTGATACAAGGACCAGAATCATCTACTGAGGTGTCTTTTTAAAATATGTCCAACCCGCACCATTAATTCTATGGACTCTTAATGATTCTAAAGATACTTCATTAGATTTAAGAACTGTACATAGAGCAGTTACAACATCGTACCATCCATATAAATATTCTGTATCATCCAAACATAGAATTGTATTATTATCTGATATGGCTAAACAATTACGAATATCTTGCAGAGGTGTATCTCCAAAATGCCCTCCATCAATAAAAATAAAATTAGGATGAATTTTTCCTTTTAGTTGTGGTATAAGTTTGGTTGAATCACCGATAAATAATTGATGTCTACCAGGAAAATGTTTATCAATTACTTTCTTGCAATCATGAATATATTTATGTTCACCTAAGTCAACACTAATTACTTTTATTTCAGGACTTGCTGATAAAAAAGTTGCCGCACTATGTCCTAAATTAAAACCAATCTCTAATACTCGGTTAATTTTTGGATTTTCATGCAGAAATCGGATAAATTGTTCAGATTGTTCTCCTTGAGATCCTCCTTCAATATATTCATCACATTCAGTCTTAATTTTTTCAAGTTCAAAAACTACTATATTAAACTTATTTGCAGCTTCTTGAAATTGCATATTTCTTAATAATTCTCTTTTATATTTAACTTTTTAAACCACCAAAAAAATTTGATATGCTGCACTTCTTTTCTTTTATCAAAATGGAAGGTTATGTCTATTGCATGACAAATGAACATATGCCTGATTTTGTAAAAGTCGGGTATACGGACAGAACACCAGAAGAAAGGTTGGCTGAGGCTAATGGAGATACTTGGTCTATCCCTGTTTGGAAGTGTGAAACATCCATTAAAGTTCGGAATCCCCGTGATGCTGAAAAAGTGCTGCATAAAATTCTAAGTTATGAAGATGGACGTGTTTCTTCCCGCCGGGAATTCTTTACTGCACCTGTTGAAGCAATCAAGAATCTATTTGATCTTCTGAGAACCCAACAGGATGAAATTTTGCCTGTAAGTCCTCAAATTAATAGTCCAGCAACAGGAGGAAGAGATTATAAGAAGATTTTCCGAGATGGACAGGTTCTCAAACATATATATAAGGGCGATGAGGCAATAGCTATCTACATGAAAGAAAAAGATTGCTTCATGTGGAGAGGAACTGAATATGGTTCACTTTCTAGGTTAAATGCTGCCCACAAACAGTCAATAAATCCAGAACTCAAATCTGCTGGAAATGCGTGGGATGAATGGATGGCGATTTCTGAAGATGGCAACTTTGTTCCTGTTAAACATTTGCCTCCGCTGCAAGAGACTGATTAGATTGGAACTGTACTTACGGGAGTAGGAACTGCATTAGGTTGGATATTCATTTCTTTTTTAGCCTGGTCCATAGCTGCTCTAACATTTTCAAGTGTAGGCTCTGCAATGGATTGTTGCTTAAGAATTGTGGCGACACGCATTTTGAGTTTGCTAAGTTGAAACTCATTTGCTTTTGGCATTTCATTCTTCATAATCATCCCCACCTTCTCTTGCAGATTATTCCAAATCTGCTCTTGTGTCATTTCTCCTGCAGGAGCCCACGCTGTTCCATCTATCAAATCAAATAATTGCTCAACCACATCTGTTGAGACCTTAAAGAAATCTCTGTCAGGATTTGGTCTTTCACCCATCTTTCCAATTAACTTATGTAAAGTAACTAGTTTTCCTTCTAGCGTAGCAACTTGCTTTGCTTTTTCAACTTTGAATGGATAGAGCAAACCTTCTGTGTAAAGTTCTGCCGCTCTTTCTGTTGGTGTTTTCACTGATGCTCCAATTAATACAAAATCTTGGTAAAGAGGATTAGATAATACAAATATATAACCAGACATTATATTATTTACTTAGATTTAATGTTTTAGGCTCTAGTTTTTCTTGTGTGTTTTCTTTGACTCCTTGCTCTAGTTCTCTTTCTTGTTAAAAATATAAATGCATTTCTTAATAAATTATCAGTTACCATTGACTGTCTAAACAAATAATGGTTACTAATAACATAAAATGTATCTTTACCTTCTGCATCAAGTTCATATGGATTACTTTCAAATGACCACTTTCCTTTTGCATTTTTAAATTGGGGAATATCATCCCAGCATCCAATATCTCTGCTTTCTGTTAATTCTTGCAGCATGTTATTTAGAATTAAATTACCATTATTATCACGCATAAATTTGGGAATATCACGGCATCTACAGACAATTGGCATAGTTGATGGTCCCTTAGGTCCATCTTGGACTGTTAGAGACTCGGGTGCAACAAATAAAGGATCACTCCATGAAAAATAAGAATCTGTATATCTTTTCTGGAAAGGACCATATTGTTTACTCGGATTCAAACCTGGAACTTGTATTAACTCTAGAGTTCCAGGTTTATCTGTGGAAATAGGATCATCTACTTCTTGTGTTCGCAAATAACTTGTTACCCAATGAGGATTTGCTTTGTGCTCTTGCGCTGATTTTTTAATATTAAAACTGGCTAAACCTGTTGTAGGCTTATTTCCCATCTGCTTTGTATGGAGATTATCTTTACTTTTATTAGGGATGCAAAGTGTTAAGGCTGAAAATCTTGTAAAGAATAAATTTTATAATATCTTACATCGTAAAGATTCTACAAAAGATTTAGGTGGATTTTTTATTGGTCGGAGACCAGATCTAACTTTTTCAAACGGTGGAAAATATGAATTCAGTATTTCTAAAAATTTAATGAAAGATTATTTATTTTTTGAAGATTTTTCTGCTAGAAAACTTGTTGATCAATTTGGTATTAATCTTTCAACCTATAATAATCGGTATCCTGCTAGAATAAATCCTGCTTTTGGAAAGACTAAAAATTATAGACAAAAGAGACGAAAGACTAGAAAACTTTAGTGCCTATTCTTACGAGTCTTTCTTCCACTAGATCCAGCGTGCACATTATGTTGATTTATGATTCCACTAACGACATGATTTGTAGGAGCATGTCCGAATTTTTTGGTAAATAGTTCATTAAATTTTGATTTTCTTTGCCACTTAGGAAATTTAGTTAAACCTCCTTTTAAAATATTTTCACTACCTTTTTCTACCTTTTCTTGTTCTAGTGTTTTGGATTCTGCATCTATTTTTACTTCTTCTAACAAATTATTTATAATTGACTCGGCAGTTTCATTTTCTTTTAAATTTATTTTTCCAGCGGCAATTGCCTTTGGAACTTCTACTTCTAAATATTTTCTAGCACCTTCAATTCCTGCAATTAAAAATTTAACCCCGGCTGTTCTTAGTAGATTTAATTCTTCTTTTCTTCTATTTGATAAATCATTTTTTGGTTCCAAAGCTCCTAATTTAATTTTTTCATAAAGAGAATGTTCTCTTGGCTTACTACCTCCATTATCTCTTGTTATAACTTGTTTTCCTGCATTCAGTGCTCCTCCACTCCTATTCTGTGAATTAAAGCGTGATGCATTTTCAGGATCAAATCTTTGTACAAATGCTTCAGGCGCAAATTCAAAATGTTTGGGCTTAGGAGCAGGAGGAGCAGGAGGAAGGACTGCAATTCCCAATTTAATTTTTTTCCTATTAACAAGTACTTGTAACGCTTCTTTACTTGTTTTTTCTAAATCAATTATGAACCCGGGGAAATTTATTAAAGTTTTATACTCCTCAAATAATTTAATTTTTTCATCCATCTACTTTAACATCTTATTTTTACGCACCCTAAAATATGTACTTTATAGATTTTATATTTTTCCAACAAATTTGAGATATCTAATAATCTATATGTTAAGATATGCAACAAACTCTAGATGCATTCTTTAGAATTGAACCAAAGACTAGAAAAATTAAAGAAAAAGAAAAAGCAAAAGTAAAAGTAAATGTTGGAGCAAAAGAAGCTCTAGAACCACTCTTTATTCGGACTGTGCCAGAAGACCCACGATACCGAAGACAATTAGATGAAGAATATGAATTAATTGATAAAAATCATTTTACTCCAGTTTTCTTGCAGGTCCGTACTGTTCTTGAAATTGTTAAAACACTTGGTTCCACAACAACTCCAATACCACATATTATCCGCGGCTCCGCTGGTTCATCCCTCGTAACCTATCTGCTAGGAATTACTCATGTTGATCCAATTCTTAACAAGATTGAATTAGCTCGTTTTATGAATGAGAAGCGAAAGGATATGCCCGATATTGATATTGATGTGCCTTATAATAGAAGGGAAGAGATCTACGGACTTATTGCTGAGCGATTTCCAAATCAAGTTGGACGTGTTTCAAACTATAATTTATGGACTGAAAAAGTAAATACACGACAGACAATCAAGGATATTTTGAAAGAACATAATAAACCAATTCCTAGAGCAGTGAATAAAAAAGGTGCAAAGCCTGAAAAATTCTTAACCGCTGATGAACTCAAAGAGTTTACGGTCAAGAAATCAGATAGACAAGGAACACTCAAGAATTATAGTAAACATTGTGGAGGAATTGTTATCTTTGAAAATGAAGGTGAAGTTCCGGAAGAGTTACGCCTTAAAGAAATTGAGGCAGATGGAGTTCCTCTTTTCCAGATTAATCTGAATAAAGATGATACCGAAGATCGCGGATTTATTAAAATAGATTTACTCAGCAATCGGGGTCTAGCACAACTTGCAGATATTTGTCCCGATCGTTCCTTAATTTCATATCCAAGTCGTGATGCAGCAACAGAACGAATCTTTGCTAGAGGCTGGAATATTGGTATCACATTAGGTGAAAGTCGCGGAATGCGTAAATTATTTATGGATATGAAACCAGAAGGTGTCTCCGATATTGCGGTTGCTCTAGCATTAATCCGCCCTGCTGCCGCTGCTGAAGGTCGTAAACAACAATTCTTGGATAAATGGCGACTGCTAGATGGGAAACAGACTCCCTTAACAAGACCTATTGTCTACGATGATGATGCAATTCATAAAATCCGGTATATTCTAAAATGTGACTCAGCAGACGCTGATTGTTGGAGAAAAGCATTTGCAAAAGGAAATCCGAAGAAACGTGTAGAATTCCGTCAATTAATGACTTCCCTTGGTTACCAACAGTCCACAATAGATCAGGTTGTTGATGATTTAAATCAACTTGTCTATTATAGTTTCTGCAAGAGTCATGCAGTATCCTATGCTCAATTAGTCTGGGCTCTTGGTTATTGGAAAGCACATCGCACTCATGAGTTTTGGTGCTCTGCTCTAAATCATTGTAATTCGGAGTACAGGAAATGGGTTCATTATAGAGAAGCACGTTGCTCTGGTCTTCTCTTGAGTAGAGGTGCGCCTCCTTATCGCTTAGGATCAAAGACAGGAAAATCTGCGCTACTTCCTTTTGTACAAGAACAATCACTGCTCAAAGAACCAACGGCGATTGAAGATTTTAAGGAACGAGGTTATTGGCTAACAGAAGAATTCTTGCCTTCTTGTGGTCTTTGGTATGAACCACAACTCCGATTAGATGGAAAACGAACAGTACGATTTAGAGGGATTATTGCTTCGGGTCGGCAGATTAACAGGGATTATGGTATTGCAACACTTATCTGTTTAGGAATTGGCAACAGAGAATATTTAGATCTAGTTATTCCAGATCAGAAAAGAGGAGATCTATTTGCATGGGCTACCCTAGAGGGAAAAGGTATTCAAGTTAAACCGGGAACAGTGCAAGTAACTAAGATAAGTGGTCTTGCCATTAAAAATTTAGAAAAAATTGAATGCTGAATGTGCAATATAAAATAGTGGCATAAATAGGATGGACTCTTTTCCCAGACTCCGTTTATCAATTCGGCTTCCGCCTCCTTCGGCTGGACCTAATACCAATGACTTGAAGACACCCCCCAAAAAGCCTTGCAAGAAAACTGTTAGTTTTGGATCCTTAGAAATTTTAATGATTAAAATAGTTCATTATACTTTGTCACCCATTTCCTTTACTCCGAAGATGGTACGGAAGAGACTGACAGTTCGGAGACATAGTATTTAATTTCCGGATTTGGAATGAAATATTCAAGCTGAAAGTTTGTTTTTTCAAGACAATTAATTGACATCTTCTGCTTGAATGTATTGGATGAATGAATCATATGCAAGATTGTCTGGTTTGAGGGAAGTTGAATCATTGGTTCTGTAAAGTTATTTGTTAGCCTTCCTTCTACTGCACATGGCTCTTCATCATCATATGAATGATTATAGAGATATGTAGATCTAAATGCTAGTGTACAATTTAATGCATGTTTATTATGATACGGTCCCGCAACATAGATATCTCCTGTTTCTACATTATACATATACACTTTTGAGCATCCAGCTATTTTCTTCTTTGGATACTGTTGGAATGCTTCTACTACTGATGATACTCGTGTTGGAGGATAATAATCATCATCATCCATAACAACTATAATCTTTCCTCTTGCTTCCTTGCAGAGTCTGTTTAACTTAGAACCCATTTTTCCTGGTGATTGTGTTATATATCTGATATTTGGTAACCTTTCTGAAAGATTATCAAATAACTGTTGGGAATCTGAATTATCATCTAGAATAATCCATTCCATTTTATCTTTTGTGTATGTTTGCGATTTATAACATTTTATCAATCTTGGTATAAAATGTTTGCGGTTAGCTGTAGTTGTGATAACGGATACTTCCATTTAAGTCACTAGTTAAATTATTGTTCGTAAAGAACTCAATTTTTACGGGTCTTTCTTCCCTTTCGTCCATTTCTTACCTTTCTATTTCGTGTTCTGGGTTGCGCTACAGATCCCCAAGCAGGTCCCATTTCTCTTTTTCTTCTTTCTAAATACTCTACCCGTTTTTTAATTACTCGTGTAGGAATTTGTTCTTCATTAACTACTTGCATTTGAATTAATTCTCTGCCCTCCGATCCATCCCTATGAGTTAATTCATTTAATCTTGCAAGTAATTCTGTCCTAAGTTTTGGTTGTGCCATATTATGTTCCCAATCAGCCCATGGACCATAGAAAGATTGTGCCCAAGGATTTAAATGAGGTGCTACAAATTGTAGAGTAGGTTCTTGACCCGGTTCTGGAGGAGATACCTCTTGAGGAATTGGAAACATTTGAGGTGAAGGAGGAGGTGAAGGCGGAAGAGGAGGAAGAGGAGGTAGAGGAGAAACTTCTTCTTGAGGTTTTGCTCTTGGTGTAGGAACAGGTAATTTAGCGATTAATTCTTTTATTGATTTAATTTTCCTTTGTGCATAATCACTTGTCTGCAAAGTTTCATATTGTGTAACTATATTTGCTATTATCCATTCAATAAATGCTCTGACAAAACTATCAGTTGATCCATTTTGACAGACTTCATATTCTAATTTTGCATTACTAATTGCATATTCTAAAATCAATCTAGCAGTATTCTCCTCTTTTATTACTTGATTATAATATGTGCTACCCATATAAGGTATAGATCTTATCCATACTAAATATCCATCAAATATTTTTTTGACAATAATATTTAAATTTTCGCCATTTATACGATCACTGCAGTTTACCCCTTCAAATCCATTTTTAAGAATTAAAATAATACGCTCATCTGGAGGAACTAAATGAGGCAATAATGCTAGTAAAGCAGTCTTTGCTCCCCTCTTTTGAATATCCCATAATTTATTATATTCTGCCCTAGATACTCTTTTCATCTCAAAAAAGTTTCCAGCAGTTGATTCTGCTAAATTCTTATTTTGACGATAGGCTAGATCCATCCCTACTCTAGAATTTTAATTTCTTTAATCTGTGTAGAATGAATCGTACTGAAAGTAATGTAACAAATGTTGAAGACTTAGAAGACTTAATTAATCGCATTAAAAATAATCTTGATGAAATTTTACCTAAACCTAGCGCTCCTGCAAATAATTCTCCTAGTAAAGTTTTCTTGGAAAAACTTCGGGGATTACACGATGATGTTGATTCTTTAAAAGAAATTATTGAAACTCGTGTATCATTTAATGCTACTCCGGTGCATTCAAGTTTGAAAAGAAAGAGAAAGACTCGTAAGACAAGACGCTAATTTGGTTCCCATCCCAACCATTTCTTTGGAACACCCGTTTTTGAAAAAAGTCTTCCCATTATAACAAAGGCACTTTCTGAAAATCCAACATTTATATTAGAAAATCCATAAATCATAAAATCTGTCAGTAAATTAATATTCAAATCATGCTTTTTAATGCCATACGATTCTAGTTTATCACTATCTATCAAATGAGTTCCCTTTCCCACATCAGGAAGTTGCAAAACTGGTGGATCGGGTATAGCCATTTTTGAATTTGGATATAGTTCTAACCATTTCCTGATATATGTAGGCGAATCACTTATAATATAAGTATTCTTCTTTTTATCTTCTGATATCTGCTGATATCCTTCTACATACATCTCAAATAGTCCTTCTACTCCTCTATCAGTTCCCCTTAGATGTACTAGACAATATGGTCTTTGAACATTTAATCTAGGAATTATTTCATTCGCAATAGACTGCTTAAAACGTAAATGATCTCCTAGAATTGCTGAAGACCACTGTCTTAATCCTTTAGAGCATGTAACAAGTATATCACCCGGAAATACTGCATTTTTTTCTGTAAGAAGTAATTTGTATTTATCGTCATAAGCTTCTATGGTTGATGGTTTCTCCAGCATTTCTAGTGTCCATGTTGATGGATACACAGAAGCTCCAGCTTTAGCCTTTTCAACAACTTCTTGAATAGTTATTGTTGGAATTCCTATTATTTCAAAATAATCTGAAAAATCTTCTTTCTCTTGCCCCCAGATTTTATCCCTCCAATCAACACAAATTGCTGCATTATTCTTTTTACAATAATTCAAAAGATGAGATAAGAGTTGGAGTCGGTCCGCAAATCCCTGCCATCCTTTCATTACAACAATTTGCATTTGCGTTTCCATTATTTTATTCTTGCTTTTTTTATTTAAGCAAAAAATAGAATAATAAAGTAAATGCGTATTTCAGATGGTAAACGGTCATTTTATGTAGATATTAATCAATTAAGTTATTTACTAAACCAACTAATAGTTCTAAAAGATAAATCATTTGACGCAATTCAGAGTTTCTTGCAGGAAACACTTGATAGTCGTAAAGTTGAAAAAGCTTTGATTATCGTAACTGCTCCTCAATATGATGTTTTGTTTTCTTTGAATCAAAAATAATGGCTGCATGTTTCAGTCTATCATCCCTTTCTGCTGGTGTTTCTTGTTTTGTTATTTTAGGAAAATTTAATAAAATCTTTGGTGCAAATATAATTGGTTGGACTGGTTGGACCGATTTGCTTTGGAAAAGACCCATTAATTAATTATTAGGATAAAATGCGGAAAATCATCCGCTCCTTCCAATAAGGCCTTGAAGCATCAAAGGAGATTGCTGCTCGGATCTTGTCACCCTTCTTAAACTCCATTTCGCTCTTTTCATCACGAGTCTTGATCTTAATGCTTGTATCGGCAGAGATAAAGGGATACTTAATCTTAATAGACTTCTGCCAAGATGGAACATAGATTTCCAACTTAGCTGTAGTATCATTATGCGTGTAATCTAGCAGATATCCTTCAATAATATCGTCTGTTGTCGGGCGCAGCGACTGTAGGGCGACCAGAAATGTATAGTCACGATCATGCTTCTTTGCAGCCTTAGATGCAGTGTTCAGAAGTTCCAGAAGATAGTCATTTGAGGTAATATCATGATTTTCACGAATAATCCACTTCCACACACGCTGATTTTGGATATCAGCATATCGGCGAAGTGGAGATGTTGCATGACAATAGATTTCTGCATTTAGACCATGATGACGAGTTTCCGGGGCTCCAGCAGAAATATACTCAGCTGATGACATTGCTAGAAACTTGAGGGTTGGATCAATCTTCTCAAGAATCTTCATCTTCTCCTCATTTGGTGCCTTATGAGAACGACAGATTCCTGCAGACCAATCCTTGAGCCTTAAAGCCATCTCCTTGTTGTAGAAAATCATCAAGGCTGCAATCCAATTATGAGAATCACTTGCGTCTGTATCCGGTGTGAAAACTTCGCATAATGTTCGCAGAATATCCTTATGTCCCGTATTGTTAATAGATTCGTATGTAAATGTCTCCTTATTCTTAACGACTGTTTCCCTAAAGACTGTGCTAAACACCTTGTTATTTGTTAGCGTAAAGATAAGACTCAAACCAAGACGCTCCCTGTCAGTAACAAGCGACCCATAATCTTCAGCCAAATCTGCAGGAAGCATATGACGCGGCTTCCGGCCATCTTGATATAGACTCTGACCTGTCGCTTTTGCAATCAGATCAATTGGATGATTTTCTGGTAGAATTTCCGCCACATCCGCAATTGTAATGATGCAATCTACTGAACCATCCGCCCTCTGCCTATAAGAAAACACATCGTCAATATCACGACATCCTGCAGGATCCACATTAAATGTTGGCCAATCCGTAATATCCATCCGATTTTCAACATCATAGGATACTGGCTCCAACGAAAGCGACTGCTTCTTTGTATATGCTGTGAAAGGTGAATAGAGCCAGTACAGTGCCTCGGCTTCAGCTAAATAATCACCTACAGGGCCAAGAATCTGCTGGCATGATCCCCTTGGTAGACTCTGATTAAGATCCCACGATTCAAAAGCAATTACTGCAAGAACGTTCTGATTTGGCTCAGTTGTTGAACCAACTCGGAATGGAGGAAATGCCTTATTCATCGGATGAAATAGATAAATTGGTACATTCTTTGCAGTAAAACCGTAACGTGTCTTATTTGTCACATCAAGGATGCCAACAAGGGGAGGATATTTTGCTCTCGTTGTTGTAATCCAAATTTTCTTGTTCTCGGGACCACCTCCTTGGCAGACTTGGTCCTCAGGAAGACACCGGTCTAGACAGGAGAATGGAATTTCAGCGCCATCAATTTCAAATTTCTTATAGTCTTTTGTCTTGAGAATAGGCATTTTTTCGGGTGACTTTTAGTTCTTGGTTTAAGTTATTCAATTTTTTACTAAATCTTTATTGTAATAAAATCTCTATGCATCTCATACTCAACTCCACTCTTCTTCAAAGAAAGCATCAAACATTCCTTATCTACATTTGACATTTTGTCCATAGAATAATCATCCGCAGCTCTGTATTCAAGATCAGGATATGCTGCAAATAAGTCTGCTTCAGAATATAAGACAGGTGATTGTGCCTTTCTAGCAGTCTCATATTGCTTCTGTTCTGTCTTCTTTCTACGTGTCTGTGATCTGTGGTTAAAAGCGCATCTAGAACCTTTGTCGCAAGGCATTGGTTTTCCTTTTTGAGGATTTCTCTTTCCACCAGGAAGTCTTTCTCTTTTATTAATCATCTTTCCAGCATGAAAATTGCACTCTTTTGGTCCATGGAACTTTTCACATGCATTTCGGCTGCAAGTGGCTCCACGAGAACAACGCGGCGCAACCTTATATTCAACAATTCCGTCACCAAAATTCTTAGCTTCCTGCGTTGCAGTACGGGATCTACTTCTTGATCTTGATCGTGATCTTGTCTTTGCCTTAGACTTGAAGAAATTAGGATCATTTTCTTCCATTATAACGGTCCAATTACGATTATTAAACTGTAAAAGTTTTGACATCCTATATTAGGTTTTGGAAATTTAAAATACTAAGATTAGAAATGCAGGCTTGCATTTTTTGTCTAGAAGATTTAACAGATATAACCCCATTAAATTTCTCTAAAGAAAGAATCTGTCCCTGTAAAATATATGCGCATGTTGATTGCTGGATGAAATATCAGTCGCATAAAGGTTATTTTGAATGCCCTATCTGTCATTTTACTATTGTTTCTTTAATTAGATCAGTTCCCATTAATATTCCCATTAATATTCCGACAGAACATATTATTTCAATTAATTTGTCTCAAGCACAACAAGGTATTAATTGTAATAACCGAGGACTGGTTGTGATAATTATATTATTTATTATTTTTATGACTACTTTTTCTGTTGTCTATATGACTAAGGCTTAAAATATATTAAATATTATTCGGAACTCATCTGTTTAATTTGTCTTACTAAATTAGGGATGCAATCTACGCATTTTCATAGAACTCATCAGACTAGAAAGAGTTTACATCATGTAACACATGCTTTAGCTCCAACAGAACGTCCTGTGCTCCAAACTTTTTGGACTGGCAAACATATCGGACGATTAGAAAGAGCATGTCTTCAATCTTACGTAAATCAAGGTTACACCGTGCATGTCTATACTTACTTACCTCTTGATGAATTTAGAGAACATATTCCTAGTCACGAACATATTCATGTTATTGATGCTCGTTTAATCCTTAATGAAGATCAACTCTTTGAATACCAAGGTCGTGCTCATCAGGGTAAGAGATCAAATGCTTACTCATTTTTGCCTTTTGCTGATCTTTTCCGTTTTACTATGTTACACAAGTTGGGTGGTAACTGGATGGACTTAGATATCTTTCTCTTGAAACCAATTCCTGCGGCAATTTGGAATCGTGATTATGTATTCTCATCTGAACGAACAATTCAAAAAGGTGCTTACAAGCAAAAGACTCCCGAAATTGTGGATATGGGATTCATCAAGGTTCCCGGTCCTGGTTCAGAGTTGACTACGTGGATTCTTGCACATATTCCTGAGAAACTTTTGGATTTAAAGACGCCTTTTGATTACATGAATTTATATCGTAAAGGTATTGCTGCGTGCAAGTTAGAGAAATTTGTTTTGCCGGCAAAGGCGTTTCTGCCCTTGAATTGGTGGGATGTTAAGGAGGCTTTTAATACGCGCGGTGGCTCTAATGCTGTCTGCTTTCCTAGCAAATATGGTGTTGATGGATTCTGCGTTCGTTCTCTGCGATCACCTAATGTGCTTGGCGTTCACTGGTTCCGCGCGATTCTAAGAAAAAGAGGCTTGCCTTATAATACTCTTAAAAATCGTAAGACTAAGAGTTCACTTTATGAAACTTTGATTCAACAAATTGAAGATGAAGGCGGTCTGCCACGCAATTCTATTTAATTATTTTCTTTTAGTAAAATGCCGCGCAAAACAAACGTTTATATACTTCGTCTTCTTGCAGGAAAATACTATGTTGGAACCTCGGTAAATCCTACAAAGAGAATTAAAGACCATTTTGCTGGAAGAGGTGCTGGTTGGACAAAACAGTACAAGCCTATTGGAGTTGAAGCGGTTCTTAATGGAGTTGATGTATTTACCGAAGATATGATGACTAAACACATGATGGCGGAGAAAGGTATTGATAATGTGCGTGGAGCATTCTATGTTCGTAATGAAATACCGGAACCCGAGCATAAAATGATTCAGCGTGAAATTTGGTCAGCAACTGGTGTTTGTATGCGTTGTGGTCGTGCCGGTCATTTTGCTCATGCATGCGAACATATAAGAGATATTGAAGGTCGTTTTATTACAAGTTGGCAGAAATGTGTGCATTGTGGCTCTTGGAAAGATGAAGTTTGCTCTGATAAAAATCACAATTTAAAATAGGATGTCTTGTGACCAATGTGCTAAAGTTGGAATTGCTAAATTTTGCAGCATGGGACAACCTTGTTTTCAGTGTAATGGCAGAAAAATTAAGTGCACATATGGTGTTCCTTTAACCGCTAATAATGTACTACAACCTTTTAAAGAAGCACTTACTAAAGGTGCTCAATCACCCAAAAAAGAATTTACATCTGCAGAAGTTGCCGCTGGTGCTGCGTCACGTGCAGGATCACCTGCTTATGAAGTATCAAATGCTGAAAATTCCAATGTGGAAGAGGCTAAACAAGCCGCATTAAGACAAGAAGTTGTTGCTATGACTAAGAAAAGTCAATTAAATAAAAATAATAAGAATAAAAAGAGAAAGTCTCGTAAGTCTCGTAAATCTAAACAGAGTAGAAAACTTAAACACAAGTAAGTAAACAGGGAAGATTCTTCTTAAAAGAGGTATATGCCTTGAGATAAAGAGCACCTGTTCCTGGATAGTACAAAGAATTCTTCCACCTTGGAATAATTCTTTTGATTGTAAGCAGCCAAAACCTTAGTAAAATCTTTGTTAATCTCTGCTTCTTTTGAAGATCTGGGTTTTTTGCTGCAAGAGATGTGTAAAATTTGTAATACTCAAGAGGAACCACCTTTCGGATCTCTGTAAGAATGTGCCCAGTCCTTGGAAGGGAAAAGAAATACTCCAACTCTTTAAACTTATCGCTCTTACCTAAAATCATAATTGTATGAGAAGGATTTGTTGGATCAAATGCGTTTGATTCTACAAACTGCTTGAGATAGCGGGGCTTCTTGAAGATAAAGAGTCTTAAAACCTGTGTCTGCAACTTATAATAGTTTGGAGTAATCTTGAAAATCTCAAGAATCATTTCATAACGGTGCAAAAGAATCGCTTTGGAGACCCAAATATCATATTCATCTTCATAGATACGCACTCCTTTGTATCGGATCTGCTCAAGTGCATCTTGCAGATTATAAAGTGATGACTTCGGATTGTTAATTGCATTTGTTACCTTCTTAATTAGCCGCTCCTCATTCACAATCTTAGAAGGCATTTTGACGACACCCTATATTCTTATAGGGTTTTAATTCAATTTTTTGGGGCCATAAGATAATTAAACTTACATAATATAGGATGAGCGAAAATACTAGAACAAAGTTAAAAAATTTACTAGTTGAAAAACACGGTTCGGCAACTTATGCTTTTTACCGTAAAATCCAAGAAGAGCTTCCAGATAAATTTTTAGTAGGTTCTTCTTATGATAAAAATAATGCGGAAATTGAAATAATCTTAGATGAAATTAGTAAATTATTTACACATCCATCTGGAATGTCTAGTAAAGAATATTATAATAGTTTATCTGAAGGAAAAAAAAGTTCTTTTTTTTCAAATTATAGATCTAAGCCTGTCTTAAATGACTTGCGAAGAGTATATGGTGTACCTCCTCCTATGGTTCCACGTGCATCAACTCCTCCTTCAGCAAGTGACAGACAACAGGCTTTATTACAAGCAACACCTCCCCGCCCTTCCCGCAGAAGTCGTAAGACTCTTATGAGAAAATCCCGCAAAAATAGAAAGTAAATTGACTACATCTTAGCATCTAAGATAAGGTCAAATTATAGAATAGGATGCAAGAGGCATTTTTTGATACTCCTGACTTGATTGAATTCCTTGAACAAAATAAAATGATGGCTGAATTTGAAAGAGTTATAAATAATGACGGACCTTTAGAATTCACGCAGGAAAATATTCTAGGTGATTATTTTACTGATAAACGCAATATTCGTTATTTTATCATTTGGAAAAGAAAAAGAATTATTTTTACTGCAAGAATGTTCTTACCTTTCGGAAAAGGAACAACTGGCATAATTACAATGGTTCATACAGATAAAGAATATAGAAGAAAAGGTATCTGTTCATCCTCTTTTAAAAAGATATTTCAAGAATATCCTGTTAAAAAATGGTATTTAGAACTTCATAAAGATAATATTTCGGCATTTCTAGCATATATGAAAATTGGATTTGTTCCTACTACTAAACAGCATAATCCTGATATTATTTGTATGTCTTACTCATAGTCCCGAAAAGTAATTCCAACCGGGAAACGTGGAATGTTATCCTCCGACAACTCTTGGTACCTAACAGTCAACTCCTTTCCAACATATGACTGTGCCTTCTTGAAGAGAGCAGCCCTTTCCTCATGCGTTCCCCTCGGCCTAACATGAAACTCCTTACCCTCCTTTGTCTTGCAGATCCAAATGACTAGACCCTTCTCAATACCCTGTCCATCTGTGAAGCCAATAACCGGATACTCAGCATCCTCAAACTCCTTGTACTTCTGCAGATCATTGGACCGAGAACCCAACTGATATAGACCCTGTTTGTTCCTTACCATCAGACCCTCATTGCCCTCTAGCACAAACTTGTCATGAAACCCCTTCAGATCTTCCTTCTTCTTGCACTCTTCAGTGGGTAGAAGGTGAACCTGCGTAAACTTGTTCTTTGAGAAGAAATCCTTAAGAGTTGCAAGACGCTCCTCAAACGGCTGGTCATTCACGCAGTCATAGACCCACAGATTCACAAACTTAAGCTGCTCCTTATCTTCAGCCGTGAACTTCTTCTTCTTGACAAGACCTACAAACTGCTGGAATGACAACTTTGTAGAATAGACCTCTCCATCCAGAATCAGACCTGCCTTGGTAGCAGGAGCAAGTTCGGCAATAATATGCTCTAGACCTGTGAATGCCTTGCCATTGCGGCTAGTTAGAGCATTATTGAAGAAGATTGAGCGAACTCCGTCCAACTTCGCCTGCACATAGCATGGAAAGATGATTTTCTTACCCGCCTTGTGATAATCTAGCGCAAGCATAGGACTAATTGTCTTGTGCGCTGCAACAGCATTATCGGATGCTAGACCCGGAACCTGTGCATTACCCAGGTTCTCAGCATATCCACCTTCAACCTTTCCCTGCCATGTTGACTGTGCATCTAGCAGAGCCTGCTCATAAGGTGTAGTCTCGTTCTTCTTGCCGAGATTCTTGCCCTTTGTGATCTCCTTCTCATTTACAACCGTCTTTCCATCAAGATAGCCGTAGGAGACGCGGATTAGAGCAGTTCCTCCTCCTGCTGCAGCAGGGCCCTGCTTAATTACTTCAATTTGCCAGATCTGGGTCTTACCAGTCTTGGACTTGCTATACAGCTTGGGAAAATTACCATTTGCGGGAGTTGCCATCTTATATTTTCTTGTTATCTCTACTTCAAGTCTTGTGGGGGCTAGTAATTCAATTTTTTGATTGCGGCTTTCTGCTGTCACTAGACGACCATTTGTTGTTGACAGACGACCATTTGCTGCATTCAGACGACCATTTGTTGTCTGTAGACTACTATTTGTTGCATTCAGACGTCTGTTACCAGCAAATGCCGCTTCAAGACTGTCATTCCATTCAGCAGATTTTGATTCTAATTGACGTGAAAAACGGGTTAACCAGTTCTTTCTTTCTCTAATTTCAGGAGCATTTACTTTTGTTTTTGAGTATAAATTAATGACTTTTTTAAGAGTCAAGCGGTTCTTATTAATATTTCTTGAATTACGGGTCTTTGCTCTTTGAATAATTGGTTCTAGCCTAGAATCAATTATTTCGCCAAAGGTGGCTGGTTTATTCTTTAAGATTGGATCCATCCTATCTAGTTAGATGATTATTCCGCCTTTGCCTTTTGTTGCGGGGCAAAAGGAACAAAGTTATTTAGACGCTTGAGGTTTCCTACATTGGCTTTTCTTGAGATAGCACGCACTTCCGTGTAACCATCCTTCTTCTTGGCCTCCCAGAGAATTAATGCATCTCTTAGCGCCTGCTCACGAGGAGAACGACCCGCGGCACCAGTGGTAATTGTCTTGGAGTGGGAAGACATCTTTCCACCCTCTGTGCCGTGAAGTGTTGTAATAGTAGCCTGTCCTCTGCTCCTTTGCTCAACCTTGATGAACCAGAGATACTTTGTCGTATTAACCATCTTCATTAGCATAGCAAATGAACCTGTAGCAGGGGGAGCACCTACTGCTCTACGAGTGTATCCACGCTTTGATGCACCCAAAAGATTGCCTAATGTTGCCCCAGCAGCTGACTTGGACACCTTTCTAGAGGCTCTTGATCCACGGCTTTCCCTGCTTGAACGACTTGACTTGCGGCTCTCTCTGCTGGCACGGCTTGACTTACGAGATGCACGGGATCCACGAGATCCACGGGATGAGGCACGAGATCCTGCAGGTGAAGGCGGCGCGGAGTGCTCCAAAGATGTAGCTAATGTCTTAACCCACTGTGCGTGACCCATTGCCTTTTCGCCTACTGTTGATCTCATACTACCATCTTTCTTGTACCAACGGGAAGCGGCCTGCTGGGCCAAGGCAAGATTCGCCTTACGGTTGTCTCCACGACGCGTGTATCTACCAGAAACAACACCACCTTGGATTCTATCAATCAGAGGCGGAACAACGGTACCCGTCATCTCAGGTCTTCTGGAAAAAAGTTGACCAACCTTGCTCATTCTATTTAAGCACGAGAATAAAATAGGTTAGAAGCAAATGTCTACGCAATCAGTTAAAGAGAAGATTTTGACCGCGCTTCACTCCTTGAAGCAAAAGGCAGTGGCTGAAAATGAGCCTTTTAAGGTTCGGGCATATAATAAGGCAATCAAGGAAATTGAAGGAGTTTCCAGCATCCAGTCTGTTGAGGATATTAAGGGTTTGCCGGGGATTGGTGCAAAGATTCAGGCAAAGATATCTGAAATTCTGGAAACTGGATCACTGCAGGAAGCCACCGATGCTGCTGAAGCCTACTCCCTAGATGCATATAACGCACTCCAGGAAGTTCATGGAATTGGTCCTGCTAAGGCTCGTGATCTCATCACAAAGCATAAGATTCTTACAGTGGATGCCTTGAGGGCTGAAGCTGATAAAAATCCTGATTTGTTGACGTCTTCGCAGAAGATTGGTCTTCATTTCCTGGATGACTTGCAGAAACGCATTCCTCGTGCTGAAATGGAAAAGCATGAGGCATATGTGCGGAAGATTCTACCTCGGGAGTTTGAGATGGCTGTCGTAGGTTCTTATCGTCGTGGTGCTGTAACTTCAGGTGATTTTGATGTCATGATCACAAGTCATACTCTTCCTGAGGCTGCTGCTGCATCTGCCTTTCAAGATGTTATTGAACATTTTGAAGAAATGGGATATCTTAAGGCAGCATTCGCTAAGGGTGCTCATAAGTATATGGGTGTCTGCCGTCTACCTAAGGTGCATACTCATCGGCATATTGATCTTCTTCTCTGCAAGCCTGAGGAGTATTGGTATACTATCCTTTACTTCACCGGCTCTGATGTATTTAATGTGTCAATGAGAAAGATGTGTCTTCAAAAGGGATATTCACTCTCTGAGCATGGTCTGAAGATTATGCGGGAAGGTCTTCCTGTTCCTCCTCTGATGAAGTCTGAAAAGGATATCTTTGACTTTCTGGGCTTCACATATGTTAAGCCGGAAGACCGAGGGAAGCCGCTTGAATAAGCCATAATTTGACATCCTCATTCAATTTAAGATGTTTAGTTTGATTTATAGTAAACCACCCAATTCCTGAATGATCTTTTTCACCGCGGTTAAGTTGCGGGGGTTCATCCGTATGAATAACTCCGATCCAATATGGTCTGCATCTGAGGTAGATTGGTCCGCTTGTTATTTTATAATGAATCCACTCCAAATATCCTGATTCTTCTTTCACTTCTCTGGTCGCAGTTTCCAATGAATTGATATCAAAGGTCTCTGCATGACCTTTTGTAAAACCCCATTTACCTGTTCTTTTGCTTTGAACTAGTAAAATCCTGGACTGACTATCAAGCAGGATGATTCCTGCGCGTTCAGATTCCATCTACTCTGCCAAATTATTTTCTAATCCCAGAATATAAATGTCAGCAACACGTACTCGCGCATCAAACAGACGTGGTGACCAGTATTTTGTGAATATCGTTGCGCTAGCCGTTGCAACCTCAGGCAACGCCAATGACGTATATGACTCAACGGGTGCCTCATTGATGACTACAACTAGCTTAACGGCTCTGCAGCTCGGCTTCACCGGCGCCTCCCCCGCTGCGGGCACAGTTATGGTTCGTGATATGGGCACGCAGGTCACAGTTCCGGGCGACTACCAGGGTGCCAGCGGTAACACGGCTCGTCGCGTTCTCCGCAAGGTTCAGCTCATCGCGTCGGATGCATCTTCGCTCAACACCGCTGCTAATAACAATATTAATGAAGGTGTCAAGGGTACCGCTACAGGAAGTACGGTTACAGCACAGGGCAATGTTGCCAATCCTGGTTATGGCTGCTTCTACATTGAAGTTGGTGGCATTGCGCCTTCCAACAACGCGGTTGGAGGCGTGAACAAGTGGGCTTCCCTCTCCCTTCCGCAACTTTAAACTTTGTAAAAATTATATTTATTATACCGATTTTAAGCATATAATATGTTTAAAATTGTTTCATGGCTTTTTTGCAAATAAGAATAAACCAATAACAATCTAGCAGAAATAATGTTATTAATGCTGCTTTTGTTTTAGCGTTTGGATATTCATTGATTATAATGATTTGCCAAAAATAATCCCAAATACGGAACTTTGTAAATGTTACCATAAATGCAATCCTATTTACTAATCCTAGTCCCTTACCTACTCTGATTACTCTTTCCCTGAATAAAGTCATGAATCCAAGAAAAATTGTGCTTATTTCCATATTAACGATTGCATTTGTCTGCTGACTGAATATCTCATACTGCACATTTCTTACAGATGTTAGAAAGAGTATTGTTGAGACATGATGAATGAACATATCCAATTGTGTTGTATAGAATAAATCAATGTAAACATATGTTGATATAAGATGATTTATTGTGGTATATGCTTGGATATATGAAAGACCTAATGCTAGGGTGGAGACTGTTATTGAAGATGCACTCTTTATAATCTCATATTGTCTATCCATCTAAGGATAAGTCTGTAGGAAACTTTAGGCACATTAGGTAGAAATGCCTAGACATGCAGTAAAAAAAATAGTACCTGCTTCACAAACTCTTCAAGTTCCTGCTCAACAGTCATTTCCTCCGCAAAAAGAGGAGCAAAAAAGATCAGTTATTGGAGATGCGCTTGTTTCTGGTCTGGGATCGGGTGTTGGATTTAGTTTAGGGAATGCTCTTGTAAGATCATTTTTTACTTCTTCTGCTTCTTCTCCTGCATCTGCACCATCTTCATCAGCTGCCCCCGATGATTGCAAAGATGTCCAAAAACAGTTTCTAAAATGTAGTGAAAAATATGATAGAGAAACTTGCAGAGATATTCTGGGTTATAATCAATGTCCTGTGGATTAATATTATGTTTGTTAGATAGAAATGTCCAGTTTCAATATGTTTGTTGGTGTTATGGTATTTTATGCTGTATTATCTTATATTATCATGCCCGCTGCTTTTTATTTTTTTGTTGAAAAAAATCTTAATTCTGCAGGAAATGGTTTTATTGTAGGAAGTTTACTTTCTGTTGTGCTATGGTTAAATTTCCGCTCTATTATACTTAAGTAGAGTTAACACGAATAGGCCAGTTTGAAAGGAGACAATCAAAGCGCTTCAGAATGACTTCCTGAATGCGGTAATCACGAAGTGTCTCCGGCGAAAAGATAACTGCAGGAACTCCCGGAAAGTTGAACTGTACCTGCTCAAACGGCTTCTCATCCGCAGAGATTAGAGTAACAAAGTCACGCATATATGCAAACATCTCATTTGTGTTAAGAGACTGCTGGTGCTTGATCTTCTCATCCTTATTATTGTAGGTCAGACCAAAGAACTGACCATCTGGCTTTACATGGATACTATCATCCTTTCGGGGATCAGCAAAGTTACGAATTACATTGATTGAGAAACCAGCACTTACAGGAGATTCATAGATTGACATTTCGGATTCACACACTTGATTATTATATAGTCAAATGTCTAATCAAATTTTTTAGTTTTACAGAAAAAATGAGTTTCTATCTTACTTGCAAGACGGGTCCACAAAGTAAGAGTAATAAGGATAATATAAATCACTGAAGCAAAATGCAAGAAACGCATAAACTGTGGCAAGTCCTTGACTCATTCCATTTGAAGTATTGAAGCACCAAGATAAACGCGCAGCTCCAAATCTAACAAGAAAAACAAAAATTGTTCCTAGAAGAGCAACTAGAGAAATAATACCTACTAAACCGGCTTCCTGAGGATCTACCATCTAATATAAACATAGAATAGATGGCTGATATATCACAACTTTTATTCTCTTTGACTCTCTTGCAGATCTGGTGGATTTCTGTTTGGGGTCTTTTTGATCTTACATTGAGAAGATTTGTTGGTCACAAACCTCTTAATCATGTTATCATTTATTTAGTCTGCATGGCTGCTATTTATACATATTTATTGGCTGATCCTTCTTCTGTGATTCATCTATAACTGCGTTCTTCCAAATCTCAAGATCTGCATAATACTTTACTATCTGATCTTCATTTTGCTTTTTTACTTCCTTGCACTCTCCACAAACGTTACATGAACCATATCCATCTTCCCACTCAATAATATGCTTAGATCGGATTGGCTCTGGCTTTTCTGGAAAGTTTCTGTAATCCCGGTGTTTTGGATACAGCGTCTCATTATACTTTACTACATGATGGTCATCTGGTAAATAATAAGGATAAAGGGTTGGAAATAGATCATAATAGTACTCGGCTGTATTGCCAGGAGGGGATTGCCAGATAATTACCAGTCTTTTAGTTCTAGCAGGATTTAGATGCTCTTTACCATACCAAGTTGGAAAACGGGGCATTTGTTATTTAAATTAAACAGTTGAAGCCTCAATTTTTTCAGGAGACCTTAGTTGAAGTTGTGATTGTCTACGCTCAACTATTGTTATCTGCCTTTGAATCTCTTTGGTACCTCTTTCTTCATTTGGTCTCTTTCTTCCAATAATCATGAAGCAACAGCATGCAAGAATACAGAATCCAAAAATTGCAGATAAACCAATCGCAGCATTATATCCTTCAAGAATTGGTCTATCTTGATAGACAATTGTTATATTTGTTGAAGGAAGCGGCGTAAATGAGGGAGTTGCTGTTAATGTTGATGTTTTCGTTGCAGTAAACGTTGCAAGAGATGTTTTTGATGCTAAGGCTGAAGCAGAGGATGTTGCTGTTGCTGATGCTGAAGCTGAGGCAGAGGCTGAGGATGTAGCTGTTGCAGATGCAGAGGATGAGGCTGAAGATGTTGCTGAAGCAGAGGCTGAGGCTGATGAAGAGGCTGTTGAGGTCGCAGTTGCTGAGGCTGTTGAGGTTGCAGTTGCTGAGGCTGTTGAGGTTGCAGTTGCTGAGGCTGTTGAGGTTGCAGTTGCTGAGGCTGTTGAGGTTGCAGTTGCTGAGGCTGTTGCAGCAGCAGGGGCACCACCAGTGATGATCAGAGGGCAGCAGAACTGATCTGTTGTAGAGTATAGACCACTAGCAAAAATACATCCATAAGAGGCGCCTCGTAAATTACAATTTGGTCCATTGATAATTTCCCAACTTGATGCAGCTGTTGAGCAGAATTGTTGCGCATTTGCTTGAATAAATGAGCAATCAGGATTGCCCTGATTTGCTGGACAGCCTGACATAGTATGGGTTAATTGTGTAAAATCTGAGCATCCATATTCAGCAGCCGCTAAAGAAAAGATACCTATGAATGAAAGGAGCCTTAACATTCTACTTTAACTTCCGATTTTTGGTTTATCTAGAAATGCAAGCCGAGCTGCCCTCAACTCTTCTCTTGTTAACTGCTTTGTCTCTTCTTTTGCCTCAGGTTCCGCCTCTTTAACCTCCTCTGCAGCAAGAGATGCCATAATAGCGTCTTCAATCTCCTTAGATTCAGCCTCCTCATCTTCCGCATCCTTGATATTTAGAAGATCAATCTCATAATCAATCCGCGGATAGACTGCTCCAATAATCTGATCCATATCATATCCTTCAATAAAGGCTGTTGCTGAATCAATGTACTCTTGGTCTACACTAAGACCAGAATCAAGCGCACTCTGAATCTTCTGCTGGATCTCTTGCAAGTCAGTAGTTTCATGTCCTTGAGTCTTCTCATTTGAAATGATATCATCAAGACCTACAATTAGTAGAAGCGATCTCCGAGCATTAGGTGTTAGACCAGGCAACTGCTCCATGACTTGCTCAAACAGATGATTTCCCGCATCTTTTCTGCTTTCTTCTTTTGCCTCTTCCAAACCTGCGCCTTCTAGACTTGCCTTAATTGCAGCCTCTAGCATATTATTATTACTAATATCAATATGCTGGATTGTCGCTAGAGTATCATATTCAAATTGCTGCCGATTTCGTTTTGGAGGCATTTTCACTGCACTAGTTTCTTACAGTCATCTGTTTCAATTTTTACGGGTCTTTCTTTTGCTCTTGTTCTTCCTTTTACTATTTCTATTTCCAGACTTTGGCTTCTTTCTATTTGGTTCTTTATTTCCATTGCCGTTTCCATTATTACTTCCATTATTACTTCCAACATTTGAAAAATTTAATTGGGGATGTCCTCTTTGTCTTGGTGCTGGTTGAGGCATCATATATTTTGGTTCTCTGTTTTCTATCTCAGGTGGGGCGGCTGGTGCTTTTGCAAACCTTACAGGACTTCCTGCTGCATTAAAAGGGTCAGGTTCATTTTCTTTCTCCATAGGCTCCCATGTAGTAATGACTCTTCTATGCTCGGGATCTGTAAGAATTGCACGAATCATCAATTTTGCATACCACAGTTTAAAATCAAGTGATTTTTCTTTATTTGATTCTAAGATTTTTCTTCCTTGTTTAGTGGACATTGTACCAAATGCTTCAGCCATTCTTGGGATCGCAAGATACTCATCTAATTGAACCTTTTCTTCTTCTGTTAGTTCATCAAATACAGGCTTCAAATGCGGATTTTCTTCTACAATTTTGGCAATTGAACTCATCTACTTTATGTTTATTCTTTTATTGAAAGTTTGTTAAGTATTTTTCGTAAAGCGGTGGAAGATTTTTATTATCCTTAATTGCAATAATTTCAAATTCTTGATTCCTTCCAAAAAGATCCTTGCATGTCTTAATTTTATCTTCAATGTTTGAAATATCTGTAAATTCTTTACTATTATATTCTTGATGTGCAAAATTTTTTAATTTATTTGATATAAATTCAGAATTTCCAAAATAACTTAGATGCCAGCCACTATTATAAAATGCATGATTAGTTACTTCCCTTATTTTATTAAAAGTTAAATCACTTTGCTTGTACCATCCATATTTCATAATTTTAGAATGATACCATTTTGATACAATTCTACATCTTAAATTATAATAATAAAGGTCTTGCTCTAAGGATACCAGATCAAATGGAACAACTTGTTTATTTTTTATTCCTCGTAATAATTCTGGATTTGGTATTTCATCAAGATCAGAAAGAATCAAAATATCATCTTCATTAAGTTTAATATGATCTAAACCTTCAGAGATACAATCTCTTTGATAATTTTCATTCTTCCAGTACTCATTTTTTTCTATGCTGCATGGATATTTATGAGGCAATTCTACGATAATGTGAATAATTTTATCATTAAATTGTTTAAATCTTTCTGCATTTTCTTTAAAAAATAAAGGTTTTTCTTTACCAACATGTGTTTGATGTGCTTCAACAATTATAAAATAATCTACATAAGGATCTAACAAATTAAGTCTATAGTTTAACATTTCAAGTTCATTATAAAATGTGAAACAATCAACTATTTTCATTATTCTTGGAAATTTATTATTTTACTTTTTTAAACTTGCTTTCTTGTACGCTTTCTTTGTTTACGACTACGTTTTCTTGATTTCTTATTTCCGTTTCTTGCATTATATGCATGCAAGAGTTCTTGAATTTTCTTTAATCTATCTTGATCCGGACCCCAAATCTGTAATCTATCCATTATTCTATCCACTTCTTTGACTGCTCTTTCCAATTGAATCTTCTCCTTATCAGGATTTCTTGCAAGAATCATTTGAACTATTTCTAAACACGCTCTTTCAGCCGCTTCTGGTAGAACTCCTTGACCGTAACAACTTAATGTATATAAATCTGCACCTTTTTCCAAAAGTGCATTAAAGATAACAGGTCTTGTGTGTCTTGCAGCAAGATATAATGCAGTTTCATTACCTTGGTCTTTCTTTTCAGGATCTGCCCCCGAATTAAGTAGTTCTAGTGCAACTTCATCCGCATCATTTTGAATTGCAATAAAAAGTGGAATCTCATTTCCATTTCCATTCACATCTGCTCCAGACGATAGCAGGAGTTTTACTGCAGGAAGTTGTTTATGTTGTGATGCAATCCATAATGGCGAATAACCTGTATTATCACCCATGTTAATTGTAGCACCCTTTTCTAGCAGAAGTTTCATGACTTCAACGTGACCATTTTGCGCAGCCCAATAAATCGGTGTTCTTTGAACTTTATCCAATGTGTTAGGATCAGCACCTTCTTCTAAGAGTTTGGAGACTTCTTTTACATTACCTATTTCCGCTGCCTTTGCTAAAGGTCCAAGACCGTAGTCCCACTGTGGTTTTCTGCTCATCTACTTATTTAGATAGAAAATCAGCGTAAATTTTCATAGCATTTCGCATACCGGGTGTTTGAAATTTATGATATTTTGCCCTATAATACATGGTTCTTGCAGTTTGCTTCTGTTGCTTTCTTGTTTCTTTACGAAGACGTCGGATGGTATTACGCGCTTTCTTTGCAGTTCCATATCCTGCCTTAATTCTTGGAGGATTTTTAGGGTTATTAAAGACACCCATCTACTATTATTATTTTTAATGTTTGCATTCCTAAATATTTAATATTTACGAATGTGATATAATGATTTAACGCTAAAACCAAACAATAAAGATGCGGAGGTTTCTAGTTGCTGTAGGCAAGTCCACCCATGCCAGACATGATACGGAGAACGTTGTAGTTCACGGCGTATACGCGGACCTTGGCCGTGTTCGTTGAGCTGACCGTGTTGTTGGTGAGCGTCAAGAGGAGCGTGGCGTTGTCAATGCGGGAGAAGTTGCATGAGCCTGAGGGCTGGTGGTCCTCCGGCTTGAGGGCAAAGGAGTAGACGTTGATGCCAACAGCCGGCACGTTGGTGTGGTGCTGGTAAGGCTGGACCAAGTTGAAGTACTTGCCTTCACGCTCGGAGAAACGGTCGTGGCCGTTGAGCTGGATCTTGGCCGTGACTACAGGGTTGTTTCCGGCAAGGCCCTCAACGCGGGTGAGTGAGTAACCAGAGTCCAAGACTGATCTGTCCCACCAGTCGGAGTAGTTGAAAGGCTGCATGCCCTTCCAGGCCGCGGGGGTGACATCGTCGCAGGCAACGAAGGAGTCACGCTGGACTACCCACACAAGCTCCTTCGTGGGGTGGTTGAAGTTGAGCTTGATCTTGTTGTTGGAGGACGTGACTGACTCAGCGCCAGTGTACTGGAGCTGCTCAATGAGGTACTCGTGGGAGACCTGGGCGAAGCGGCGACGCTCGTCCGTGTCAAGGTAGATGTAGTCAACATAGAGGGAGGCTGAGACGAGGCCAGTTGAGGCAACGCGGGTCTTGATGGCGTTGTTTGTCGCGGAGCCCGTGACGTTGTCCCAGCAGAGGTACTTAACATCCGTCATCTCAAGGTTGATCTTGACCTCGTGGTACTGGAGGGCGATCAAGGGGAGCGCAAGGCCCGGGTTACGGCAGAACCAGAACTGGAGCGGGATGTAGAGCGTGTACTCCGGGGCGCAATTCCTGACCTCAGATGAGGCACCAGGCTCGCCGCCCGTGCAGTAGTTGTCGCAGCCCTCGCCACCCTGTACGAGCAAGTTAACGAGTTCCGGAACGTTGCCAACCATCTCCGCATAGCCAGACTGCTTGCCGGGCTCCTGTGTAAGTTCATTCCACACGTGGAGCCAGTCGCCGTAGTGCTTGTCAATGCGCTGGCCGCCAACCTCGAGCTCAACTGAGTTGATGAGGTTGTGACCGACGTAGTTGAGCCAGCGGAACTGGGCGCCAGAGCCGTCGGAGGCCTGGAGAGTTACCTGCGGGAGCGTGGCCTGGAGGTAGATGCGGTGGATCAAGTCGCCGTTGCGGCTGATCGTGCATGTAACGCGCTTGCCGAAGTTAGCAGTGCCGTTGAAGGTCTGCTCAATCGCCTCCATCGCGAAGTTGGTGTGACGGCGGTACACAACCTTGAAGAACGTGATCTGCGGGTTACCTGTTAAGTAGATGTCCTGAGCGCCATAGGCTACGAGCTGCATTAAACCACCACCTCCCATTTGTTATATTCATCGCAAAGAAAATAATTTGGCAGATTTGGGAAATTCTGACTTTTCCCGAAAAATTTCTGGATCACCGGGGGCTACCGGGAGCCAGCAACCCGGGGGATTCATGTGTCCAAAAACCGCGAACTATCTTTTTGAACATCCACATAAGGATGGCTCCTCATTAGTAGATAGCCAAATGTCTGGACAAAAACCTTTACACATGGTTCTCCAAACAATGGAGGCTCCAACTCAAGAAGTCACAGATATGCCCACCACATTGGAGGCATTCCATTCTGAAAAGATGAGGACTATGAATGAACGTCTTTCAAAAAGAAGTGTTTTAGAGAAGGAGATTGAAAAGAAGGAAGCACAGATTGAAGCCTTTAAAGGTGCTCTTCATTCTGATGAATATAGACTCTTGCAGGAAGAGTTACAAGATTTAGAACAACAAGTTGTCCATTTGAATAAAGATAATGAGCGTCTTGACTATTTCTTGCAGGTTGGTGATATTTTGTTCAATTATTATGAAAGTCAAGAGAAAATTGCATCCGGGAATCACACAAAATCCAAAAAAGCTCCTAGCAAGTTAAAGACTCCTCAAAATTCAGTTTTGAATTATTTTAGTTCAAATGACGGGTCTGCTGATACACCGACAATAGAACTTATAGATAAGATTGAGGTTAAAAAAGTTAAGAAGGCTCGGGATATTGAAGATTCTAACGGTTTGCAGCGTGATAAGGCTCTTGAAAAGTATTTAAGTATCATTGAACCAACTTCTATCCGTGGAGGAATTCTGCCTGGCTCTGGTATTGAACCTGATTTTGGTGCATGTCCTCATTGTCCATCCGCTGAGATGGTTTTCTATCATAATGAAGCTACACTTGGTTGCCCTGAATGTGGATATCAAGACTTTATCTTGGTTGATTCTGAGAAGCCTTCTTACAAGGATCCGCCCCGTGAAATCTCCTATTTTGCTTACAAGAAGATCAATCACTTTAATGAATGGTTGGCGCAGTTTCAAGCAAAGGAAAGTACTGAGATTCCTCCGGATGTTTATGAGAACATTCTAGCTGAAATCAAGAAGGAACGCATCTTAGATCCTAGAACTCTGAAGCCTCAAAAGTTGCGCGAAGTCTTGAAGAAGTTACACTTAAACAAGTTTTATGAGCATATCCCGCATATCTTGCATAGAATGAACGCGTTCTGTGCTCCGACCATGTCAAGAGAAATGGAGGATAAGTTGCGTTATATGTTCAAGGAAATTCAGCCATCTTTTATTCGTCATTGCCCTCGTGGTCGTTCAAACTTCTTGTCATACTCATATGTATTATACAAATTCTGCCAGCTATTAGAACTAGATGATTTCTTACCTTGCTTTCCCTTACTAAAAAGCCATGAAAAACTCTATATGCAAGATAATATCTGGCAGAAGATTTGCGTTGACTTGGGTTGGGAATTTATTAGAACAATTTAATTTGTAAAAATAGGAATGGCGAATATAAATCCAATTGGTCTTGGTTTACCTTCAGAATCTGTTAAATCATTAGGTGAATTATATTTAAGTTTGGGTTCTACTCCCATAAGTAGGAAAAAGATAAGCCAAAAAAGACCTCAACAAAAGTCGCAAAATAAAATAACTTTCGCACGTAATAGGTGGTATAATATTCCTAAAAATGAAAATGGTAGGAAAGCACCCACAACTATTCATCAGTTGCCTAATGGAAGAGGTGGTTTTAGAGAAAAGGCACTTTTTACTAATAATGTTAGTAATATAAATAGAAAGCCTACTGGTGAAAAGTGGACTCCCAATAATGCCCGCAAAAAGGCATTAAATCTTCAAAATGAACTTGCTAAGAATGAAAATAAAACTAGAAAGATTCATAGAATAAGAAAATAATTCGTTTAATTAGAAATGTCTGGACCAATTGGACTTGGATTAGGTAATGGAGGTCCATCATTAGCCGAGTTACTGCAAGTTCCTGCTCGCCCACAAAATTCTAAGTATACTGAAATTATGAGCAGAATTCCTAAGAAATATTTATGGACATTTGTAGGTTCATATAATTATTATAAAACTTATGAAACTGAAGAAGCAACAGAAGCATTTTTACAAAGAATTTTAGATAGAATAAACAGGGTTCCTGCATCTTCAAGTAGTAGAAAGCGTACGAGAAAGCGCAAGCAGATTAAGTGATTTGAAAAACATTCTGTGTATGCCCACGATAAAGACATATCCACATTGAACAATTCCCAGTATTACATACAATATATTGAGACTTGGACATAATAATTGTTATTGCTAAGAATAGTTTTGAAAATCGCAAATTTTGATTAATATCAAAATGGTCTACTGTTGCTTTTTGTCTAGGTATATGACGAATTTCATCATGGAAGTAGAAGGAATTTGGTAACTCTAACATTTTCTGCAAGAATTCTGTTTCATCACTTTGGACTAAAAATCGGACATTAGGATTTTGTTGTTTTATTTGTTTAGCAGCTTCTAACAAGGATTCATATGAAGGAAGAGTAACTTCGGTTGCTTTATCATTTCCTCTATAAAATAGGACACATGTATTAGGATAATCTATTTTATATTTCTCTTCTATATCTTTGATTAACTGTTTGACTTCTACTGATGGATAAAAATACTTTCTAATAAATGGAACATAATCTAGATATGGAAGACTATGGTAATTTAGATATTGATACCCATTTGTAAATCTTATTTCTTTATAGTTAATTGTATGATTATTTTGTTTTTCAAAGTATTGATATGTTATATCCGCTGTAGAATACATTGGTTTATACCATTTAAATTGATCAGAACTGTCAACTTCTTCAGGTTCTTGCTTATTTAAATTGAAAAACTCAATAATCTTTTCAAGCCGTGTTGAACAACAACTAAAAAATCCTTGCCACATATCTTGTTTGATTTGTAACATTTAATTTTATGCATTTATTTATTTTATTTTATATTCGCAGATGGATTCAATTGTAATTCTCAGTATTTGTGTTGGTGTTTTATTTTTGTCTCAATTTTGCTGTTATTGTTCCACCGTAAGAGATATTAATGCTCTATTAGAATATCAATCTAGTCATAGTAAATGTGTTGTTTGCACATATGAAAAACATATGGCTAAATATCATCGCCAATTCATATCTCCTTTGCAGAGTGTGCATATTCATTCAGGATCTGAAGATCCTTCAGAGTAAGTCTTATTTAAAACATATACTAGTCAGTAAGATAATGACTATTATTTGTTCTATAGATCCTGGTATTAAAAATTTAGGAATCTGTGTTGCAGATCGTGATATTAGTGGAAACATATTAGATATTCTTTTATGGGAAAACTTCAATTTAGTTTCTGATACATCAGCCCAAGCATCTAGCAGATGTGGTTCTTGTGGAGGACCTGCATCATGGTCTTACAAAGGAGAAAAACTTCTCTGCAAGAAATGCGCTAAGAAAGGATATTTAGGTCTAATTTGTGTTGATCCAGAAAAGATTGGTTCCCTTTCTAGCATCAGAGATTTTGGTCTGGAGTTGGGATGGACTGATGCAAAGAAAAAGACTAAAGCGGCTCTTATGGATGAAGTTGCTAAGTTTTATTTAATGCCCTATAAGGCTGCAAAAGTTAAGAGTATGAGTCCTTCTGATGCTTTTTCTAAGATTCGTGTCTTTGTGGAATCCCGAATTCCTATTCTTAAGAAGACTTCAGTAATCCGTATTGAAAATCAGAAAAGTATTGCTCCTTTACTACGTGATATTCAGATGCAAATCTATTCCTTGATGCGATACATTTTGGAGAAAGATGGGTGGACTGGTACCTTTGAATTTATTCATCCGGGTGCCAAGAATAAGGGCGATGATATTGCCGCTGGTTCTGCACAGTATAAGGATAGAAAAGATGCAACTTTAGCACGTATTGAAAAGAAACTAGCTTCTTGGGTTTTGGCTAAACCGGTCATGGCTCTACCTTGGATCCAACTTTTTAACAGTGTTTCCAAGAAATATGATTTGGCTGATACATTACAGATGATTTTGGGCTGAGCTAAAACATCTTCTGCGTAAAGAAATCTCAAATAGTCTAGAAATAAGAAACAGAAGATGTCTAGTAGTTTTAGACCTGGAAGGGAAGAAATGATTGAATTTGCTAAGAAAGCCAACGAAATTGAAATCGGAGGCATCACAGATCTTGCAGATGATATGGGTATGTCCTTATTAACAAATCAGAATAAGGTGAATATCGGTGTAAGACAGGAATCCGGACATGGTGAAACAATTACGATTGAGCAACCGAGACAAACTTCCTTTTCCGATAATCTTGAGTTTGTGAACTTGGATAATATGGAAACAGTTGGTTCTCAGTCACAGTCGCAGCCCAAGATTGATATTCCTAATTTTAGCGGTTCATCAGAACCATTCGGATCTCAACAGCCTATGACATTTGCTTCTGTGCAGCCCTCAGCACAAGTACCTTTAGAGAGCCAACTTTCTCCTGAGCAGGAACAAAGAGAAAAGAATTCATATTTGACGAGGCTGCAGCGTCTTTCTGGCAGAGGAATGACTGGACAACGCATGACGATGACGAATTCCCTGGAGGAGATTAAGGCTGAATATGGTCGGGTAGTTGATACGCGCAATTTAGAGGCTTCCCTTAAGTTCCAGCGTAATGCTCTAATGACATTTGCGACAGGTGCTGAATTCTTAAATAATCGTTTTAATCCTTTTGAAGTTAATTTGGAGGGCTGGTCTGAGTCAGTACATGAAAATGTAGAAGACTATGATGAGATCTTTGAAGAGTTGTATGATAAATACAAGGATGCTGGAAAGATGCCTCCAGAAGTTCGTCTTGTTATGACACTTGGTGTATCTGCTGCAATGTTTCACGTAACAAATACATATTTCAAGTCCAAGATGCCGGGTATGGATGACATCTTGCGCAACAATCCGGATCTAATGAAGCAGTTTGCAACAGCGGCGGCGGGACAAGTTGGACCTGGATTTGGACAGTTTGTTGGAGCAGCAATGAACACACAAAGAGGAGGGCAGCAGGGTCCCCAAGGTCAGCAGGGACCTCAAGGACAGATGGGGACTCAAGATATGGGTGGAATGCCTTTCAACATGAGTAGCCGCGCCGCCCAAGCACAGCAGATGGGTCAGGAAGAAATGCCTATGCCTATGTCCCAACAGCAAAGACCCAATTTGCGTAGGGAAATGCGTGGCCCCGCTGGAGTAGATGATATCCTTCAGGCCTTTGAGCAGGAAAGACAGAACCAAGGTCAGCCTCCTTCAGTTCGTATTGATATGAATGCTGTACCGATCTTTTCTCCAACTGATTCCGGATCTCCGCAGACAATTAACATGAATATCTTGCGTGAAGGTGTTGGAACTGAAGTTGATCCGCTAAGAGAAGTCTCTAACATTCTAGATGAGATGCAAAGTGTTGCATCAACTTCTATGTCCCAGATTGATGGTGATAAGAAGAGAAGGGGCCGCCGTACAGCTAACTCAGTTACAGGTGGAACTCTAACATTGAATGTTTAACAAGGATTTTAATTATATTTTAAAGATTTAAATTAGAGTATGGCATATCAAATAGTTGATAATGTAGGAGTTCAAATACAAGGATTAGTTGTTGGAAATTTTTATTCACCGTCCGCAAATCCTCTTCCAGGTCAAGGTAATAAACCTATGCTTGGTGATATTTTTAGTGTAGTTTTTTTAGTTGGTCAAGATGTTGCTATTATTAATGTGATGCAAGGCGCTCATCAAGGCCAAATGAATATAGTTGGACGAAACTATCCTGCTGGTACAAGATTCTATAGATACGCACTACTTGGTGGACAAATGCCTAGAGGAATTGCTGGTGGGGCTGGACCTCCTCCTGCTCCTCCTGTTGCTCCTGTTGCTCCTGCGCCTCCTCTTCCTCCTGTTGGCCCTGCTGCTCGAGAAAATAATTCAATGGGTAATATGAAACCTATTAATAACAGTAGCCAAAGAAGTAGAAAACAACGCTCAAGGAAAACTCGTAGAAGATTACATAAAAAAACTCGTAAACATTGAGTCTTCTTTTGCTAGAAGTAACATGCAGAAAGTTCTTAAATTTCTGTCTTAATAAATAATTTTTTGTGATTTAATCACTGAAAATTAGTTATATTTATTAATTTTAAAACATTTTCATGTTTTTAAGATAATTTGCTTCTTCAACAGCCAAATTCGGATCAGGAACTGCTAGAGGTCCCTTCATAAATAGAGGAATCATAGAAGGTGATCCTGCTGGTGCCGAAGGCTGAGGCTGAGGCTGTTGTCCCTGTTGCTGCTGAGATGAAGGATAATCCGGAGCCTTAGGCGGTTCATCTTGTTTGGGAATCACACGGAGTAAACATAGAGGACTAGCCTCATAGAAGATTACATAGAATACTAGCATAAAAGCCATTGTTAGCCAGAAAGCAGTTATAATATTACGAGTAGCTACAAAACACAAGCAGAAAATGATAATGGGTCTTATCCATGCAGATCCAAGCATCTTTTCCTGCTCAGGCGTTAAATTCATGGCGATATGTTTTCCACCCAAATTTACAATAACATAACAAAGTCCAGCAATCCAAGGACTTGTACTGATTAATCCAATAAGTTGAGCAGTGGGATCTACTGCAGATGTGGCGGCGACCGCTGCTGCACCTGTACCAACGGCAGCACCAATTGCTGTTTGTATCGCGACTATTGGAGGTGTATTATTAGAGTTCTTCCCCATTCCCTAGAAATATATGATATTATTATGTATAATCTGGTTTAGCCAGATAAAAGGTGAATGTCATAAAACCAGAAGATAACAATCAAAAATGTTAGAGAACCAACCACAGGATTCCACTCCATTCCTAGCAGAACTAAGAGATAGGCTAAGAAACGAAAGAACGGTTGCCGGGCTAGATAGCGTAACTCTTTATTGTAAGGAGTCTGAAAAGATAAACTAAAAAGAAGAACAACAAAAAGTAATGCTAAAGATGTTCCGCCCACTAAGATATTTTCAGTATCAATCATTTCCCTAATAGTTCTTTTGAGAAAAAGAATTTTTAGTTAGCCGGAGGATATGTTGTTACCGTCTTATCAATAATTGCAATAGGTCTTTCATCTAATATTTTTTCAACTAGCCATTTCTTATTTGATGTTACAATGTCAGTAATCTGTTCATTATTAAAATATTCCTTTTTATTTTGCTTGTGGTGCTCTGCGATTAAAGCAAACATTAAGATAAAAATTGCTGTTCCTAAAATTCGGTAATGCGTAAATGCAACTAAGCCAAGACCAAAAGTTCCGAGAATACCTATCCATGATGCAAGAACTGTACGGATGTCAGAGGGTAAACTATCCGGTCTTGCAGCCACAATTAATATTAGAAAGGATGTTACCCATTGGACTGGAAACGGGAATAAGAGTTCTAGCGACATATCCTAACTAAGACCCACAATTTAATGGATTTATCCAATCTTTATATAACGTATCGGGTTCAAGCGATTTTTTAATTCCAATCTGATTCTTATCAACTTCAAAAAAAGTTTCCTTAAAATTATTCAATACAATCATGCCATCTCCTGTTATGTCACTTGCAATGTAGCGCATTACCTGATTAATTGCAGCCGCTGCTTCTGAACATGTAGGGATTTTATCTTTTTGTGTAATATTTTCAAACATCTCTTTTGTTGGATTTGCAGAACTTACATACAAAAGGATTGCTGAAAAGAATACTGTTAATAAAATAAAATTTACAATTTCTATAGTTTCCATTTTCCTTATTCTAGTTTACTTTATTTTTTGTCTAAAAATTCAAATCCTACGATAGGGAAGTAAATGAGTTATGCATCTTTAGATGAAGCATTTCCTTCTATAAATCTGGCAGCCACTACTAAGTCTGGTAATTGGATGCCAGGTCAAATGGAAGATATAGGAACACCATTAAAGAAAAATAAAAATAAGAAACGTTCTTCTCGTTCTATGCCTGAACCTGCTGTTATTGAACCTGACAGACCAGGTGCTAGACCTGTTGAAGATGTTGAAATTCTACGAGGATCTCCGAATGAAAATGTTAAATCAACTTCATTAAGTAATTATTTAGTGGCGGCAGATGATCCTTCTGAAGATTATTTCCCGTATCCTCTGGGTGCTGATGGTGATAAATCAGAATATATGCTACAGCCTGATTGGACTCAACAGATTTATAATAAGGGAATTGGTCGTCATTCTGAAACACCAATTGCACCTCCAACTCCTGTAGATGGATATTCAACTCTTTGGAGAAATATTCCTAATCCGATGAATGATGATGAATACAATCAACGTAAGAGAACCGATGCAACTGATACTTCTGTTAAAGATGATCTAAGAGAAAAAGTAGATCGTATTCTTCAACGCCTGGACTCTCAAGAGTATAAACTTGCTGGAGCAAAAGATACGTTCTCAGAGATTTTATTATTTATCTTTATTGGTGTTATTATTATTTTAATGCTTGATTTGTTTTTTCGTGCTCAGCAGTATGCGATTGCACACTTACTGACTACGTCTATGAGACAGAGTGGTGGAGCCATGGGCTTTAAGAAAAAGAATGGACTATCTTCTATGATGCGAAAACTTAAGATTGCTGGCTTTATCTAAATACTAAATAAAAGTTACATTTTTTGTTGTGCTATCATCTTGAGTCACATATTGTCCCATTCCTCCGATTGCCTTATACTCAGAAGTCTTTCGTATTGCAGGTTTGATCTTCTTTTCATTTGCTGTATCATTTACAATCATTAACTGTTCCCTTTGCGACTGCTGCCGTTTAATTGCTTGCTCCGTCACGTCAATGAGTGTTTTAATATAAGGCGATTCATTGATCCGATAATTTCTTGCTTGTTCCTTCCATGATATATACAGTGCATTAGGATGAGTATAGGTAACAAAGAACCCTGTAGATCTTAAATTATAAGCTAAATAAATAATACACTGTTTCATATCAAAACGCGGCACTCCAGGTATAAATTCAGGAACTAAATAAATCAATTGTTGTCCATTTCCTGGAAGCTTATTTGTAGCACGAATTCTATTATGAACTTGTGCTAGAATTGTATTATATGTTTCGCAACGTATTTGATCTTTTTTGTTTTCTTCTGTGAAAAGTGATGATGCTTCAAGACGCGGTGGGTTCAGACCACTCATTCCTGTTTTTAGTATAAGAAGGTTATATGGCCGAAACACCGTGTAAGAAAATCCTTCGGTCAATTGTTCTTAGCGGAGGAGGAACACGATGTATAAGTTTTGTTGGTGCTCTTCTTTTCTTACGATCACGTGGATTTCTTGCAGGAGTTACTCGTTGGTATTGTTGTTCTGCTGGATCATTAATTGCTATGCTTTTTGTTCTAGGTATATCTGATGCATTAATTAAAAAATTTGTTTTAGAATTTGACTTTGAAAAGAGTCGTGATATCAATGCAGAAAGCGTTTTATCCTTATCTGAAACTTTTGGTGTAGATCGCGGATTTGCTCTCCGTAGAATGATTTCTAGATTATTAGAATCTCTACGAGCTAAAGCAAATACTTGGACTCTGCAGGAATTAAAAGAAGAAACAGGTCATGATATGCATTTTTTTATAAGTAATGTTACAACTTCCCAGCCTTTCTTTGCATCCGCTGCTTCTCATCCTGATTTATTTGTTCTAGATGCAATATACGCCACGATGGCAATTCCCTTTTACTTTCAGCCTTACAAATACGAAGGTCATCTATGGTGCGATGGAATGCTTGGACAAAATTTTCCTTGGGCTTATATTCCCGAAGAACATAAGGATACTGCTCTTGGTTTCTATTTTCCTCGTCTTCCTCCATCAGATAAAGCTCCATCCCTATTTGAATATCTAAATTGTATAATTTCATTTCGTAATAATTATGAGACTGATAAAGTTATTGCTAAATGGCCTGCAAATTGTATTGAAGTTCCAACATCTGAATTTCCATCTATCCTTTTAACTCTGAGCAAAGAAGATAGGAAATATTTATATGGGGTTGGACTCAAACAACTTAAAAAGTGGTTTTCTCAAAATGGTGACATGTTTATGAACAGTTTGAAGTCAAGAAATCATCCATTGATGCCGTATTCCTCGGTCCATCGTATTCGGTCACAGAGCCATTCGGCGCTAGAAGAGCAAGTGTCGGATAACCGGAAATCTTTACCTTTTCCTTATAAGGATTCTCCTCCTCTTCAGGGTTTATTGCAACCATCTCAACGGCGTTGCCGCCGATGGTCTTTGTAGAACCTAGTGCTGCAAATTCAGGCTTTGCCTTTACGCAGTGCGGGCACCAATCCACGCTAAACATTAAAAACTTATAAGGACCACTTTCAAAGTTTTCGCGCGTCATATTTACGAGTGGTGCTTCAACAAAATACTTGAACGCTGTTACACCCACAAAAACAACTATAAGAGTTGTTAAGGCAACGTACCAATAGAACATTCTACTTCTTAAGATGTTTTTTATCTAAACAGGAACCGCGATTAAGAATCAGGTATGTTATTCTATAAGAATAAGTTGTATCCATTACCGGAATGTGACCCTCTATGGTCAGAAGAAGAAGTGTATCAATATGGATATCTCTGCTTGTATCTTGCAGAAATGAATATTCCTTCTTCTTATGCTCGTTGTCTCATATTCAAAAAACAATTTCCGAAATTACTTTATTCGCCGGAAATTGAATCTAGACTTGCACTTTTAGATCAGTTAATATTTAAAAATAATTAAAATAAAGCCTAAACGGGCTATAATAAATATAGTAAAATGGATTTAATATATGTGTTTGTTAATGGATCAAAATGGGAAGATTTAATCATATTTTTATCAAAAGAAGAAGCAAAAGCAAAATCTATTGAATGTCCAACAGTTAGAGTAGAAATATTTGCAAAATCAATAAATGGTTATATCCCGACTTATAATTATTATCTAAATGGTAACTATGTCAGAACAATATAATTATAAAAATCCACCAACTTGTTTTAAAGTCTTACGCCTCTTCACTTTTATTGCATCTCTTTGCTTAGTCTTTGCTACTCTGCATGTCTTACCCTTTGTGCATGCACTACTAAATGCTCTTGTCTCTTTTGTAAAATCCTTGTAGTTTTGTTTTCCTTGTATTCTGTATAACCAAGCAACAACTGCCTGCCTTCCTTTTTCTAATGGTGCTTTGCCTTCCTTTTTTTCAGCCGCAGACCATTGCTGGCGCCATGCAGGAAATGGAAGGGCTTCTCCAATTGAGTTCCACCATTCTTTTAATTCGGTTTCTTTACTTGATTTTGATTTTGATTTTATATAGGCAACCGACTTGAAGAAATCAAATCCTAAAATATGTTCTGGAGGGTTTGTTAGCCATGGCTTATACATTTCCTTCACTTCTGCAAAAGTTGGATTTGGCGTTTTAAGAAGACCTTGTTTTCTTAATTTATTGTTTACATCATTATGAATGTCATACATCCATTTTGCTAGATCATTTGGATACGCATCTCTTAAAGGAGATTCTTTATAAAATTTTCTTAATGATTCTCTGCAGTACTTGCAAGGTAAAACATTAGGTAGATTTTTAAGAAATGTATAAAGTTCCGGTGATCTGTGATCTGAAAAAGCCATTAAATGTAAAAGACGCCATGCACTTGGACCCCAGAATTTTGTGTCCATCCCTACTTTATCATCTTAGTATTCATTGAATAGTAAGATGATTTATTTCTTAATTTTTTATTTTTTAATTAAAATCCCCATGAAGATGTGGAGGCAAGCATCGGTCTAGGCGGATTTAAGTCCTGATAATTTGACTTGCACTGCACATTCGGTTCCGGACATCTTTCAGGTACAACTGTCGGGCACGGCGCACACGCCTTTGGCTCAGGACACTTCACAACAGGGCATCTAGGACGCGGGCAAGGCGGGCATTCACCAATCTTGCAGGGTTTGTTACAGGAGGCAATGCAGGGCGGGCATACAGGAACAGATGACTTCAAAACATACTTTGACATATCAGGGAAAGGAGGGCATTCAGTCTTTAGCATATACTTGGATAAGTCAGGAAGAGGAGGGCATGAAGGAACAGTAGCTTTTAAGATATACTTGGACATATCCGGGAAAGGAGGGCAGGATTGTTTAGCCGGAGGAGGAGCGATTATTTGAATAGGAGGCTGCTGTTGGCCAGTCGGACCTTGCTGTCCTGTAGGCCCCTGCTGGGACATATTCTGCGCAAGCATCTTCTGCAACATCTGCATTTGACCTATGGATCCAGATTTATTATCATCTGAATCATCATCATCTTCATCAGACTTTCTTCCGGTTTTATTTCCAGACTTATCGCAAGAGCAGTCTTTATCCTGTCCGCACTTGTAACAATAAGTTTGATCGGCAAAATTCTCAGTTGTAGCCATTGATTTAATGCACACTACGCCTAGTGCTAAACCCAGGGCAAATACTGTAGCCAGTAAAAATATTAATTGTGTTGTGAACTTCATCCTACAATGTATTTGGAAAATTAGAAGTCCTATCAAGAATTCTAATTGTCTATTTTATTCTATACTTACGCATACGGCCTATATGTTTGCGGAATTTTATTCGGTGAAAAGAAACTTTCTATCACTACAGGTGGTTTCTGTTTACTTGTAAAAGCTTCCTTTCTCTCCGCAGTATCTGCGATCCAAGCATACACAAAAACTGCTACCATAAGCGCAGTTCCAATAGCAGGCATATTTTCAACAGTGACGTTGTCCATCTATTTAATGGGTAGAATATCTATCGGTTGGGTCATTGACAGGACATCCAAACATTTGAGGATAAGCAGATCCCCAGGTATTTTGAAGACGATTGCAAACCATTGAATAAGCTCCCTTCCACCCGTAATCATTGCCTACCATGGATAAATCCTTCAAGCACCCTAAATCTTCACCACTACCTAGACCAGAGGACGTAATTTGTGAACATAAATTACTTAATTTAATCTTGTAATCCGGACCTGTTACATCAGCATAATTGTAAAGAGCATATGTTCCAGAACCACGTTTTATAATATTATCATCTGTTTGCATTGATAAAGAACCAGGTCTTATCTGTGAATTATCTCCACCCGCTTGTCCTGCATAAGAACCATGTGATGCGGCATCTAATTGCGAACTATCAGGCATATATCCTGTATTTGCGTAGGATGTCTTAAAAGAATTTTTAGAAGGATCACTTATATTAGCATTTGCTGCTTGGAATGGATTTGTATTACTGAAACCAGAAGGTCCGAGTTTTCCTTGGATTGCTGAAAGTGCGGCCAAAATATTTTGGGCATCCTTAGATGTAATCTTCTTATTTTGAAGCAAGTCTAAGATATTGTCAACACGTGCAGCCATTTGTTCACGAGAATATGCATCTGAATCAAAACTTACTGAGATTGTTCCCTTTAGGAACTGCGCCATCTTCATCAGTTGATTTAGTTGTGGGGTCTGAGCCGGTGCTGCTGCTTTCTCCGGGGCAGGAGCAGGTCCCGTAATTAAATTGGGAAGCTGCTGATCTACTTGCAGACTTGTTGCCAAGAATGCACGAGCGTCTCCTACCTTAATTGGAATTTGTGTGGGATCAAGTGATCCATTTCCGATTTTAGTTCTCATATCCTTCAAATCATTGTGTAAACTTTGCAGTGTCTGTATTCTTGTTAGAATTACCGGATCTTTTGTATTTAACGCATTAAGACTATCTAAAAAGCCTTTGACACGCCTTATTAAATCTTGCACATCTGAGGGATCACAATAGTCTGAATCCCCCTTTGAAGGTGCAAACTTTGTATTATTAGGATTTGTGTTATTTAATACTGTGCTTGTTGAAACACTTTGTGTTGTATACTGTTGTCCCGCAGGTGTTGTAACACTTGAACTTGGTGTGCCAATTGTCTGCTGCATAGGAGGAGGCGGTACACCATAAATTTTTTCATTTACATATTGTTTCATTGTTGAACTTCCATTTACATATAAGTTCCAATTTACTCCTGCAAGATACTGTGCAGCATAGGAATAGATTTGTGTCTTTGTTTGTGTTTCACCAGAATTGTAAGGGAAAGCACCTCCTTGTACCCATGAAGGAACCTTAGGAAGTTCAGACCATAATGATGTTAAATAATTTTTATCATCGGATGATAATTTAGATTTTAATACAGATTGTCCACCTAAAGTTGTAACCTGCTTTGAAAAATTAAGAATTGCATTTATAAAACCTTGCTTATTAGTATTTGATACTACTCCTTGAGAAGGATCTGCGACTGTTGTTCCAGGAGCCTGTGCAGCATTTATTGCACTCTGTAATGTGCACGTTGCATCAGGAGTTGGATTTGTTAGAGATCCACTATATACATATGCAGGTGGGCATACATCCTCAGGTAAAATACGGCATTTATCAACTTGTATAGTAGAATCAAATTTGTATCCAGATGGACATGTTGGTACCACAGAAGGACTTGAAGCAGCAGGATATACACACTTTCCTAAACCAGGAGTATATGCTGTAAGAGGTGGACATGTACCATCTAAAAGAATAGGTTTAGGAGCAGTTGTTATCGGATTTCCACTTGCATCACGTAAAGGATTTCCACTTGCATCAGTCGTAGGTATACTAGTATCAAATCCTTCATAAAACTTACTGTTCTCATTTAGAAAAATTATAGCGGATATCACAAAGATTGCGATTCCGATTAAAAAGTAAATGCCTTTCATCCTGTCAAATCTGGCGAAAATTTAAATAGATGGCAAGTAACCTTTGAGATCTTTTATCCATTTTGTTGTTACTGCATTTTCATTCCATGTCAAATTGGGGTTTCCTTTTAATGGTCCTTGTGCTAAAGGATTTGGTAAATATTTATTTGTGTATAGAGGTGGATCTGTTATTTTCTTAATTCTATCTGTAGTATCTGTAAATGCTTCTTCTACTTGTCTTTGAACAAATAGAAGAATTATTAAAGCGATGGCTACGATTACTAAAAGTTCTTTCATCCTGTTGTTTAATGCTATTTAAACAGAGCAACCCCAGCAAGGTATTTCTTTTCTCTTAATCCATATCTGCGGGTCAGGAGGAGGACAATACTTTTGTATATACTGAACTTGAACGGGCGATAGTTTTTGGTTCTGTTGCATAACTCCTTTAGAAATTCCTTGATTCTGCATTTCTTGCATTTCCTGTTGCTCGGCTCGTTGATGTAACTGCTTCTTCTTATGCAGCGTTTGTAGCTCCTCAAGTTTCTTCTTGTGACATCTAGTAGTCTTTGCATCCTGCGCTTCTTTTGCTGAGATCTGTGCTTCCAGAATATCATTGTAATTTGAATTATTCTTTACAGGTTGTGTTCCACAGCCTGGTTCTGGTGACATGATTGTGCTTGCATTCTTTTCGTCCTTCTTTGCTTGTAACATTGATGCAGGCGTTGTATTACGCATTATGCTGGGAAGCATTTTATCAGAACTTATAACTTGATCTGTTTGTTGTTGTACATATAAAGAAGGTACAAATTGTCCTGTAAATTCTCCTCTAAATCTATTCATACTTTGATCAGATGTTTGTCTTGCAGTAACAACAGGTCCTGCAGGAGATGGTGTGCCAGGATAAGATGCATTTATAGGATTTCCTTCTGCATCTGTGTCAATAGGCTGATTTGCATAAGGATTTGAAGCCCCAGAATTACCAGATGCTATGCCTGTCTGCTGACGTAATAATTCTGTTTGATCTTTTATTGCCTGCTGTTGTTCAGGTGTTAATGATGTATATTTTCTTATTAATTCTTCAAAATCTAAACTTCTAGTATATAGCTCAAACTCTTCAACAGGGTTTAACGCATAAAATATTAATGTAAGAACACCAATTGCTAGAATTATCATAGTAAATTTCTTCATCCCTATTTATACATAAGAATTATTAGAATTCCTACAGAAATAGAAATTGGAATAATTACAGGTGGCTTATAATAAGGTGAATTTGAAACTGGTAGATATGTTCCATAATCTGTGTCCTGCTGGTAAATATAACTTGAGACTAAAATGAAAGCCAGACTTCCTAGGAGAAGACCAAAGATTAATACTTCTAGCAGATCCATTCTAGAGTCTTAAATTAAATTAATCACAATCATCATCATCAGGCTGCTTAATGCCTAAAACATTTTCAATTTGTTTTTCAGTAACAGGTGCATCATAATTAATCATTACTGTTTTTGCACGCATTCTCTGCTCAAATGATTCTCTTACTGAAGCAAATCCATAAAAAATACCAAAAAGAACACCAATTGTTACAACTAAATGAGGAAGACACTCTTTCATTTCCTTATAAATTTGAAAGATATTGTTTTTGCCTGTACCTTCAAAATGCTAGACTATAAATATAAGAATGATGATGTGCTAGAAGTTGGTGTAGATGAAGTAGCCCGTGGCTGTCTATTTGGTCGTCTTTATACTGCTGCTGTAATTCTTCCTGTAGATAAGGATGATCTCTTTGATCATGGGGCTTCCTTGCATTGTATTAATGACTCCAAGAAACTTAGTAAGAGAAAGCGCCAGATTGTTTACGATTACGTAAAAGAAATTGCTCTTGATTGGAACGTCTCTTTTGCTGAATCACAGGAGATTGATGATATTAATGTTCTTCAGGCAGATTTGGCTTGTATGCGGAGATCTGTTTCCGCTTTGCAATTCACACCGGGGCGTATCCTTATTGATGGTGATCGGAGTCCATTCAAAGATAATGCTGAAATAGAACATATTCTTGTAACAAAGGGTGATGCAAAGTATATTAGTATTGCCGCTGCTTCTATTATGGCAAAAGTAGAGCATGATCAGTGGATTAATGATTTGTGTGCTGTAAATCCCGATTTTGACACCAAGTATGGCTTATTGTCAAATATGGGTTATGGTACTGCTACTCATATGAAGGGCTTAAAGGAACATGGGGCAACTTCTTATCATCGCAGATCTTTTAAACCCGTCGCTGCTGTAGTTGGCTGGAGCGGTGAATAATTTACTTGCGTGACTTGCGGGTCTGCTTGCGCTGCTGCTGTTGCTGCTGACGGTGTTGCTGTTGCTGCTGGTGTTGCTGCTGGTGTTGCTGCTGGTGTTGCTGCTGTTGCTGGCGGTGTTGCTGCTGTTGCTGCTTCTTAGCCGTCTTCTTCATCTTCAATGTCTTCTTCATTGTCTTTCCAGCCATTATATATATTATGCAGAGAATTAAAAATTGATCTGGGTATTTTTAACGCACCGATTATAGTCAAATTAAGAAATGCGTATTCTTTTCGTAGATACAGAAACTAATGGTGTTCCTCGGTCAAGATGGATCAAAGAGGAAGATTGGATGCAATGGCCAGAAATTCTCCAAATTGCATGGGAAATTTGGGATCTACAGGAGGGACAGGAACCTAAATGTGTAAAATCAGAAGATTATATTCTGAAGCAATCTCCCAATATTAAGTGGGATTCTATTGCTGAAAGTTTTCATAAGATTCCTCTTTCACTCTGCCAGAGTTCAGGTAATGAATGGACACCTGTTCTGCAGATGTTCATGGATGATCTTCTTTCCTGCCAGAATATGGTTGCTCATAACTTGGATTTTGACCGCAAGATTATTCGCGCTGGTCTATCCCGCTGTGGAATCAAGGCTTGGCCAGAAAAGTCACTCGTTGAATCTTGTACCATGCGGGGAACTCAAGGTTTCTTTGATTTTGGTCTTGATAAGAATGGTAATCCAAAGGCTCCCAAGTTAACGCAGCTTCATGATGCTTGTATCCCAGGTACTTATGATTGTTCGGGCGGTGGTCCATGGCATGATGCTAAGCATGATCTCCACTGTTGTGCTCTTTGTTATTGGGTGCTTTGTCTTTCACCTCGGTCACCAGAGATTCTTACAAAGTGTTGCCAATTAACTGGTTCTCAATTCACCAATAAAGAAATTGCTCTTCTTAAATCAATCAAGCCCTATACTGGAAAGTAAGAATGAACAATCCTCTGCCCTCTTTTCATTTGTTCCATCACCTATCATAAAATGACCAGTATTAGGATCTATTCTGCATGCAACTTTATTCCATCCATTTTTTCTCAAAATATGACACCATTTTAGTGGCTCCCAATACATTACTTCTGTATCATGAAGACCATCTGTCGCTAATACTGTTACACCTCCACCTATCGCCTTAGGAACAGTTAAGATAGGATCTAATTTTACTGCTGCATGAAATCCTTCAAATGTTTCTCCTACAAAAAATTCATCGCGCTCAAAAGGTGTAACCGGAATATCATAATTTAAGCATCCTTTCAAAACATCAACATAGGGTGCTTCCGCCCATACTGCTCCACATAATGATTTTGGATTTGTTACTTGCTGAACCGCATTTGCAACATGAAATCCTCCAGCAGATCTGCCATATAAAATTGTCCTACTTGGTTTTATTCCATAGGATACTTGTAGTCTACCAATCGCTGAAATATAATCAAGAAGACCTACTGAACGATTATTTCTACTTCCTGCATCCCATGCTTCTATTCCATCATCTCCTCCACCACGAACTCCAATAAATGAGACAGCAAATCCTTTCTTAATAAAGGACCACCATCTTGGAACTAAATGAGTCGGTGTCGGAATATGATAATGACCATAGACATAGGCAACTAATCCTCTTGGTTCTGTTCCTCTTAGATATACTGTTGTAACAGGAATATGGTAACCCTTTCTGCCAAAAAGACTGTAGGCTGCAACTAATCCTAAGTCTTTAGATTTTTCCTGTTTGAGTTCACCATTAAATGTAATAAGTCTTGGTAAATCAGTGGATGAGAACCAAAGGAAATTAGCCTCAGTTGCTTTATCTTTTATTTTAATAAGTTTTCCAGCAGAATTTGGTGTGAAAATAAAACGTTCTTTTCCATCTTTCAAAAAAGAAAGTGAAATAATTTGCTTTGTTAAATAAGTTATTAGAATGCCCTTCTCAAATGCATGGATCTCCAATATAAAATGATCTTTTGCTAAATAAACATGCTGTCCCGTCCTTACATTATAAATATCAGTATCTGTATACCAATAAGGATAACTAAATCCTAACATGTTCTTATTTTCGTCAACTACTCGTTTCTTTTGACCATTATATGACCATAAAGATCTGTGTCGCTGACTTGCTTGCATATACCAAAGATTACCTACAGCGTATTCTAAAGGCGTTAGAGTTTGACTTTTCTTGGTTGTTGTAATGATTGTTTTTCTGGCCCCTGTTATATCAACTTCATCTATTGTATAATATCTTTGAACACTCTTGCATCCTTGCACGTAAATCTTATTCTTGTTAATAACAAATGATGGTCCCACATTTTCTATAGACCATTTTCCTAAACATGTTAGTTTCATAATCTCAGATCCTACATATTTTACATCCTCAATAATAAATAAATCTGTTTCTGTCTTTTCATATGCATAAGTTGCTGGCCAAACTTGGCTTCCTTTTTTCAGTTCAATATATCCGTGATCTTTGTATCTGATTTCTATTCCATCATCTATGCAATGAGGTTTCTTAAAATACTCTAGGTCAGATTCATCCAGAAGTTCTTTCCATGCCTTTTGCTCAGGTTGAAGATGTGATTGAATTTTATTCCATCTTTGTTCTTCTTCTTTCAAAGCTATCTGTGTTCTAGGATCATCTAGAACTTCCATGTATGCTAATTCATCTTTTATTTGTATAAAAGGAAGATCAATTACTTCCATCTACTTTATAATCTACTTTAAATCAAAATGATTTAAGTAAAATAGGAAGTTGATTACATGAATATAGGAGGACAACTTAATCCATATATTATTGAACATCTTAAACAAAATGAAACAAATGCTTTAATGATCAAATATGCATCGCAACTATTAGTTGATGGTATTTATCAAGAAGGAAAGGCTGTTAAAGAAGAGGTTTTTGATTCTGTTAGAATTTGGTGTTCTGAAAATCATGTTCAGTTTATGATTCGCGAATTTTATGGAGGTTTTGATGAAGATCGTGAAATGATTGAAAGGCTACCTGCTTTTAATATTTATTTTAAAGATGAGTATGAAAAAACTTTTTATCCTGAAGATTCTGTGGAAGAAGAAATTTTAAAAATTTTGCCAAAAAAAGAAAAAAAAGAAAATGGAAAAAATGAAAAATCTAAAAAAATAGAAATTGGAAAAAAAAGTTGGAAACAATTCTTTGGAAAGATGTTTAAGAAAAAACTTTTAACTTCTTCTTAAATGAGTTCACTTACTTAAATAAATCTCAAAGATGAGAACTAGATGCCAGCAACTGAGCTCAAAGTTCTCATTTTTTGTTCCAATACATCTGTAAAATATGGTCTGGGTAAGGATGCGACTATCCTTGAACAGGCTTTGAAGGAAAGAGCATTGAAGTCAGATAATATAAAGTTAAATGTCATGCATCTGGATCCACGAACGGCGCAGATTCCTTTTGCTGATGTGGCGTTTCATATTGAAGTTCCCTGCAGGTTGGCGATGCCGTATTGCAAGAAGCATTATTTTATTGTAAATCCGGAATGGTTTTACAAGGATGAATGGAAATGGGCTTTGACTGCTGGAACTTTAATTCAACGTTTCCCTAAGGCTCTATCACAAGCCGTCACAGATATTTCTGGTGCTCAAGTGTTCACACTATCATGGAGGGCGCCTCCTGTTGCTCTACCTCCTACTCGTCGTCGGGCTAAGCAGTTTGTCTGTTTTCTAGGAGGTTCCAAACATAAGTTGGCTGCTTGTATGGATATTCTACCTCTTTGGAAGGCAGAGTTTCCTCCCCTAAAGATCTGGGGATCTGAAGGAACTATTGAGAAGTTAACTCCTCTTGCTAAAGATCGGAGTAATATTGTTCTGAGCAGTCAGTATGTTTCAGATAAGGATGTTGTTCAAATTCTATCTGAGGCAGAATGGTGTTTGCTTCCTTCCGAGGCTGAAGGATTTGGATATGCTATGATGGAAGCGGCATCTGCGGGTGCTCTACCTCTTTGGTCTGGAATTCCTGCATACTGTACTATGCTTGATGATATAATGGGATCTAATGGACAAATTACAGTGAAGAGTTCTCCTCAAACTGAATTTTTGGTTTCACCTTTGAAGATGAATCCTAAATCATTTGAGGTAGCATTTGGTCTTCTTCTTGGTCTTTCTGAAGATGAGATCAAGGGAATTAGAAAGAGACTGATGGATTCTGTTGCAGAACGTCTAAGTGTGTTTAGACAGCATTGCACAATCTTATGGAATACAATGCTACGATCCTTAGAAAAGATTGAAGTAGTTCCCGGTTGTGGAGCACCTCCTCGTCTACTAAAAATGGATGAAGAACCACCCAAAGTAGGTATTGTAACTCTAACGTATAATAGACCTCATTGGATAAAGTTGGCTTTTGAAAATATTCTGAAAACAAATTGGCCGTTGGATAGATTTGTTTGGATTGTTGCAGATGATGGTAACTTTGATAAGAGGGTTGATGCACAGGTATCTAAATTTATGGATGAGCATCCCAAAATGATAGTTGAATATGTAAGTATTCCGAAGCAGATGTTTATTGGAGCTAAGAGAAATCGGGCAATCAAGCAGACTCTAACAAAGTATATGGATATTGATTATTTTGTAATGATGGATGATGATGATATTTATTATCCCAATTCTGTTCGTGATCGTATAGCGTACTTGCAATCCTGCAAGAAGGGAGCTGCTTATTGCTCAATCCTACCTATGTATGATTTGAATACGTATACTTCTGCGATCAATGTTCCTCCTCTGAATTTAGGTCCGGCTAAAAGATGTAGTGAAGCGACAATGGCTTTCACGACAGCATTTTGGAAGGCGCGGGGTTTTACTGATAAGACTAGCATGGCTGAAGGTGAAGGTTTCTTGGAGGGACGTGAAGATGATACAGTTGAAATGTCTCCGCAGGGAATTATTGTATCTCTTCTTCACTCCCAGAATACGAGCAGTCGTCGTATTCGTTCTTCTATTAATGATATGAATATGGAAAATGGATGCCATTATGGCTTTAAAGACGATTTTTTCGTGTTCGTCCACGAACTTGGGAACGTTTCTTCCGAGATTGTGAAGAAAGAGAACGCTTTGAAGGAGCAGAAGTTGCAGGAGGAGCAGAAGTTGCAGGAGGAGCAGAAGTTGCAGGTTGAGAAGGCATCTTAAATTCAGAATCCTTTGCAGGAATCTTGTAATCCTTTATTGCTTTTGTAACTTTTTTCATAATCGGTAACTTCTGAAATTCTTTCATGACTCTTGGCGCTTCAACCTGTATTTGTTTGCCTTTTGCTGCAAGTTTCCTTAGAGCCGATGATAGAGAATCAGTATCCTCTCCAAAAATACGCTTTTTGGGATATGCAGAGATCCATTCACTAAATTTATTTATTTTTTCCAACTCATTTTCTGATTTTTGTTTTATAATTTGTTCTAGTTCTAATTTAAAACGCGGATTCATAATTTTTAGCAATGCTGGATCTTTTATAACAGGACCCATTACTGCTTCCAATGTTAAACCATTATTAACAAATACATCAAATGGATCAACAATATGTGTTAGAACTGCTAGAGCTTCATTTGCAACTTTTGGTAACTCTTTCTTCATTGCTATTTTACCAACATCATGTACTAAAGGAACATACTCTTTCACAACATGTTTTACATCATTAATCACCAGCGGATCCATTAATTTAACGGCTGCTCTTGTATTAATTATAAATGATTTATTATAACGATAAATCCATTCACCCCATCCATCTAAATCATTTGTTGAAACAAATTCTTGTGTTTTCTCTAAGAATTCATTGTCAAAATACTGGCGTAAGGGTCCCTTAATATTTAGAATCGGTTGGAATACTTCATGCAGAGTAATCTTATTATCCTTCAATATACTTTGAGGATGATCTATCTTTTCTAGGTAAGGAATGAGTCTTTCCCATAAATCATGGAGACCCTCGGGTAACAAAACACTAATTCTATCTTTATTATCAATAAGTCTTGTTAGGATTCTGTAAAAACGATTAGGAGCTGTTTCTGAGCATTTTGCCTCAAATGTTTCAGGTTCAGCCATTCTTGGTGCACCAATAGTATTTTTAATTGCTTGAAGAGGTAAGAAAAATGAATCCCATGGAGCAACCACTTTTGTCATACTTTGTAACCAAACATGCACAGGAGTAAAACATAAGATTGGTGAATTTAATAAAATACTACGGATTCTATAAAAATCAGAAATCTCCAAATGATGAATTCCTGTTAGAGGTGTACCATTCAAGATATAAAGCAGATCACGGTATTTTGAAATTGTCTTCAACTTAGGACAAACTTGAAGGAATAGCCAAAACATAAATCCACGGAAGAATTCACGAGGAGTATCTAGCATAAGTGCTAATGCTTGGTACTTTGTATCTGGGCTGACTAATGATAGAGAATTTAGAATCATCTTCCAGCGCATTGAAGACCAGAAATTTGTCTTCATCGCTCCATGCATAGTTAACCATGCATGTTTCCAATCTCCACGACTCAGTTCAAAGAACGCCATGAGAATAGAGAAAACTGGATTAATATAATTGAACCAACTGTCTGGCAGAATTGATAGGAGAATACGAATCAATTCTAGAAGTCCAAGCAGAAGTGGTAAGATTAATCTGCCGGGAACTGGTCCAGCAAAGAATGCAATAGGTAAATTATCTTCTAGTGCCCAGTAACCGAGACGACTTGCGGCAATATCAGTTACTCTATCAATTGTTGTAGCGGTAGAAATTGCTCTTCCAACTAATTCATCCGGTGTAAATTCTAAGGCAAGCAAATCTTGATCTTTACCGTAAGCAAATCTTTGGGGAACAAGTGGTTGTTGTGCAGAAACAGTAATAGCATCTTCCACATCTGCTAGAAGTTCAAACATATAAGGTGAATCTTTGCGCAACTTATCACGTAACTTCTTCCACATTGCTTTTCCCGCATCCGTATAGGCAAAGAAACCAACTGTTCCTGCCACTGCTGTGCCGGCAATTGCTGTTGGATTTGTTACAACACTTTTAACTGCATCTTGGGCTGTCTGTAGATCAATTGCACCTCCTTTTTGTCTTTGTCTTTGTCTTTGTCTGCTACTTGATTTAGGTTCAACATCTTCTTTTTCAGTCTTCTCCTTAGACCAATCAATAGTTGTGAACATTTTAGTTATTTGAATGGCTTCATTTAGTGTTACAAGTTGATTTCCATCTTCATCAAGTTGTTTCGCTAATTGAGCGGCAGCATCTTCTTCTGAAAGACCTTGCACTGTGATAAGACGATAAAGATGACCCCAAGTAAGCATCATTTTTTGAAGACTTTTTAGGAAAATATTTGGATGAGATTTAATCTCAGTTTTAAAAGAATTTAATGTTTCATTAAATTTTTGTCTATCTAATTTTTCTGGATGCACACTCATCCCCCTATTTATAGACAAAGAGTAGAATTGATACCATGGACTGCTTAATTTGTGGTTTAGAAACTGACCAATATTCTTGCAGCTTTAATCATAAATATCATAGGCTCTGTCTTTACTCCGAACTAAGTATTAAGAAAAGAGGTCGGTACTGGTGCTGTCTTCTCTGCAATGCTCCACTAAAAGCAAAAAAAGTACTAAAAGTTGTTACTGAAGACAAAGGTATTGGCTTTGAAAAAAGACCATCTAGATGTGTTGGAACAACAGCAAAAGGAAAGAGATGCCGAAATAGAGGTCAAGGAGGATGGTGTCATATTCATAAAGTAGACGATGCGTTGTTAGAAGTATGATAACTTCTTATAGTATAAAAGAATGGCGTCTCAGGGTTCATCACCTCTTTTATCAGGAATGGAATTTGCTTTGGGTCATCTGGCACCAGTAGATTTTATGGATCTGAATGCAGGAGCCGGTCCTAGTTCTGAGACTACACGTCTAGGAAATACGATCGGTGCTACTAGAACTATACAACAACGATTTATGAATGAAGTTCAACAAGGTGGTCATGATGAACGTGATTGGATTCGTACTTGGCGTAAAAAATTAAAGGAAACTATATCACATTTTAATGACCAATATCATGATTTCTTAATTCGTGACAAGAATCCGGAGACTGTAGGCAAAATGAAGGCTCTTATTGCACGCATGGCAAATATGCCATCAAATTCCCGTAATTATTTCCCTGAACTGGGATGGGATATCAGTATGAATACAATTGTTACTGATCTAGAGACTGATTTGGAATTAAACTTTGGAGAAACAAAAGATGGATTAAAGAAAATTTTACGTGTTTATGCAGAAACATTAAAGGAACTCTTTTTACTTGATGCTAGACTTCAAGACAAAATTACTAAAGCTGGATCAATTACTGATAAATTGCAAGGTATTCTTTCTATAGAAGCCAATTCTGAACTTGCTACTTTGGCTGAACCTATGGCTGCATATGTTGCATCTGTTCTTAAAAATAATGATATTAGCAGTGACTTTGTTCTTTTTATGATGACTTACAAACGCTGGTTAGCTCTGTATGAAATTGTTACTTTGCTCAAGGTTACTGAAAGTTCTAGCATTCCTACATGTTGTGTATGCGCTGAGGCTAGTGTGACTCATGCCATGATTCCATGTGGTCATACTTTCTGCTCGGGTTGTATCACAAAACAAATGTCGCTATGTTACATCTGCAGAACATCTATTAGAGATAGATTGAAGTTACACTTTCCCTAATTCCGCTTAGCGGAATGACCGGGTCGCAAGACCCTAAGCGCAGCAACCAGGTCGCAAGACCTTAGTTCCGCTTAGCGCAGCAACCGGATCAGTAGACCCTACTTCCGGAATTCTTTTACAGTATATTTACACCAATTCATAACTTCTTTTTGATTTATAAAAATGTGATAGGAAGCATAAGCAAAAGGGCTTAGAAGTACAAAAGGTATTTGATCCCACTGATTACGCTCTACAGCATATGCTAGACCACCTCCAAAAAAAATAGTCCGAGGTGTATTTCCTATATAACGTTGTACAGTTGGCATAATATTTTGTATTATAGTCGGATGCACTGACATTCTATATATTACAGTTTGATTATTGGTTTAAGTTCAAGCATATCTGGCATAGTATAGTCATTAAGAAGACTATCTAATTTGATTTTTTTATTAGGATGAATCTTTTTAAGTTGATTAATGATCCATGTTCTTCGTTCTGCTAGTAATCTAGCATAGAATTGATTTGTTGCTATATCAACTATTATGTTCTCCATTAATTAAATCCAAAATACGTTCTTGTTTCAAATTTATAATTTAAGGCAAGAGTAGGATAATGAATACAGAAGATCTCGTTATTACACATATGTCTGCAGAGCAACAACAACAACAGGAGAATCAAATAGAAGAAGTCCCCGAGATTGCAACTCTACCCAACTATCTAAAAGAATGGTTGATTCTTGAAGATGAATTGAAGGTTCTATCAAATGCGGTGAAGGAAAAGAAGAAACGGATGGGAATCTTGCAGGGATTAATTACCAAGACTATGAAGGGTCATAAGTTGGCACGTGTAAATATTAAGAGTGGTGCAATTCTCTATCAGAATAAGATAACTAAGGAAAGTATGGGTAAGCGTTTCATTGTTTCTAGACTAACTGAATACTTTAAGGGTGATATTATTAAGGCAACTGAAGTATATAATTTTCTGGAGGAAAATCGTGGTAAAAGAATCAAGGATAATATTAAATTAGAACGCAATTAATAGGAAATGACAATACGTATGTTTAATGCAGTTGTAGATGGCGCTGTAAGTTTTAATTTGAGAAATGAAAGTTTTCAGAATAGGAATGATTCTCGGATTCCATTCTTTGAAATAGTGTTTCTAGCAGTAATTATGTTTATTGATATCTGGATTATCTTCTGGTTGTGGAATAATGTTGTAACAAAACTGATTTCAGTGGCTCGGCCTATGAAATCACTCTGGTATTCAGTTGGTCTAATTGTATTGCTTTTTATTACAGGTCGTTAGATTATTTATTTATGAGTTTATCCAGGGTAGAAAAGTAGACGTTGCACGTAACTCTTCTAGCTCTTCACTTTCATAATATGCAGGATCACGAGGAGATCCGGGCATATCTAATTGAGGCTGCTCCTTCAAGCATTTAGCCATCATTAACGATTTTAGGTCGCTCGTTTTTTGTACCACAAATTGAGTAGCAGATGATGATTTGCCCGGATAATAAACATTTAATTCTTGAATTAATTGTTCTCCTCTAAGTTGGAATTGATCTATCTGCAGATTGATATCTCTTTCTCTAATTACTTTTCTTTGGCATCTTCCAACAAGATAGGCTGCAGGTTCCAAATCTTGATTGGTATTATAAGGAATACTTACAGATTTGTGACCAAATGTTATAATATCACTTGAAATTGCATCAATCTTATCAATTAAAATGCTGAGTTCTCGGAAAGCCATATTAGCCTCAGAGGCTGTTAGATAATTGCAATTAGGATATAAGTTGCCAAGTTGAGAATTTGTGGAAGGATTCCAGTTGCTTGGACCTGTTTGATTTGCATTTCCGCTGTCAAAACCTTCTAGCAGTTTATTCTTGAATGTTACTGAAAAAATAACTATACCAACTAAAACTGTCAACAAGATTAATGTATTAAGCATTCCCTATTTTACGCAGACTTTTTATGCCCTAGCCTTGCGTGCCTTTCTAGGCTTGGGCTCTTCAACAATGCCTTCATTTGCCTGAGGAGGCTCTTCAGCATTCACAGGAGCTTCTGGTAAGGGTAGCGCAGCAGGAGCAACCTGTCCTTCACCTGTTAGTGCCAACCATTCACGCTCCATATTATCAAGAACGCCAAGAAGATAACGAACAACATCAACAATTGCCTTACGAGCAGTCATCTCAGGTGCATCTGGAGCACCAATCTCAATAATTAGTTCCTTCTTGAGCGGATGACCCATCTTATATGCGGCGTATGAAAGATGAGGTGCTGCTCCTCCCTCAATATGACGCTCAACTAGATATGTCTGAAGCAGATTGCCTAGAGTATGATCCTCATTGTTCTGAAAGATGATCTCAACGCCCTTACGAGCTCCCAGTGTTGGCTGGATATTTACTCCTGCAGGAATCTGCATATCAAATGCTTCATACTTCTGAATCAACTTCTTCAGTTCACGAATACCTCTGTGTACAACTGCTGGAACACTCATAATACCATTAGTCTCAATCTCAAAGTCAAAACTAAAGGGCTGATTCTTATCATCTACCAGAAAGCATCGCTGGATCTCCAATGTCTTCCATTCACGACGGAGATTGTTGAGCTGTGTAGGATTTACTTGTGCAGTATCCTTGATCTTCTTTGATTCATCTAGCCAAGACTGGAAGAATGACTCCTGTCTATTCTGATCTGGATCAATAGTCAGACCATACGAGCACTGGCAAACTGGAGAATATCTGACATTCTCTTCACCTGTGGCTACACTCGGATATGCCTTAATTTCAATTGCTTCAAGTGAATCCGCAGACCACTGAGGCCTTAGGGTCGTAATCATAATATGATCCTTTGTGATTGAATCTGCAGGAAACCAAACAGATGCCTCTTCCGGTGTTAGTTCCCGCCATCCCTCAGCATCCTGAGTAAAGACTTTGAAGTCCTTTGTCGTGACTACCCGACTTTCTTGATCTGAGTTCGCAATGCTAAGTTCAACACGGAACTTCTTCGGATCAAATTCATCTACAGTTGTGACAGCAATAGGAATCATTCCAATTCGGTGGGCAAGCATTTCATTAGGCAAAGGTGTGGTATTCTTTAAAATCTGGACCTCTGACTCTTCAGGGGGTTCTGTCCTAAATCCGATGGTCGGAATCTTAGATTGAATGATACGTACAAGACTATTTGCTAGAGTTGTGTGACTAGGTGCAAGAGTGAAGGATGCCCGCTCCTTCTTGCTTGGATCTGTCATTAGGGGAGCCCCCGATTCTTTGTAATTGCTGAACATTCTACTTTATCTGACCAGAACAATCCTTTCAACTTTATGCGTAAGTTGGTAAAAAGCAAAAACTCATCTTAAACAAGGGGATGCCACACTTGTGCTTTTATTCTGAAAAATGTAAATTTTCCCAGTCTTTTTTGTCAGAATTAAAAGCAAGTCCTTACATGTCAGAATTTAAACTAATTTGTGTAGATCGTGATCCTAGAACAGGGCAACTTCCTTCAATTGTGTCAAAGGGTATTGCTGATAAATGGCTCTCTGCAGTTCCGACCTTGGTCATTGATGGCGAAACTGGACCTAGAACTGATGCAGAGGTTTTCAATTGGTTGTCTATGAGAAAGTTGCAGGATGGACAGAAGAAAGGACCTAATCTAAATGAACAAGTGGGTGGAGAACCAAGTGCATATGGACCTGAAATTGCTTCAGGTAAATGGTCTGATTCTTACTCTTTCTTTGACCAATCCTTTGATGTTGCAAAGGGAACTGGTTTTGATCCTATACAGAAGAACTTTGCACAACTTCAAGATTTTGGTTCACCTTCTGCTGGCAACTCAACGCCAGGACAAACTGTTGTTGCACAGGCACAACGTTCTAAAAAGGAAGTGGCAATGGATAAGGCTTTAGAAGATTTTCAGAAACAGCGGCAAATGGATACACCGCTTCCATTTGGAAGAAAGTAACCTAAAGTTTGACTTAGAATGATAAAATAGGATGAGTCAGATTTCACCTTTAAAGAAATTTACAAATATCTTAGTTGCTTTTTTTGAGGATCTGTCAGAGTCATATCCTGAAGAAAAAGATATTCGCATGGCGGCGGAAGGATTACGTGGACTAGGTGCAATTAATCCCAAACTGATTCTTTCAATGTTTATGGAAAGTGTATATCCACAATTTAAGGGACCTGTTATGGCTCGTGATGAAGTTGCTTTAAATAAACTTGCTCATACTAAGTTATCAACTGAGTTTTCTCAGATCTCATACGCTTACTGGATTTTTGACAAGCACTGGAAGAACATGTCAGAAACTAATAAAGATAAGATTTGGAAGTATTGTACAGCGATTGTGCTTCTTGCAGAAAGGGCTTCAAGTCAATAGTTAAAATGATACATTTTCTACTTCATATTCATTTCGTCGTCCTTGACCAGATTTATTAAATTCAGATTTTAATCCACCATAACCTGATTCTCTTGTGAACTTAGGTTCAACTACAGAGTTAAAGTTATTAGGTCCAAAGTTATTGCGTCTTGTTAAACGGGGTCCAAAGTTATTATTTGTATTACTTCTATTACCTTTGTTACCTCTATTTCTATTAGTTCTATTATTTCTCGTCAACCGAGGACCAAATCCTTGATTATTATTTTCATTTCTATTTCTATTTCTGTTTCTACGTACTTGAGTCTTAGAGGATGTTGCATACGATAACTTCAAATTAATATATCTATAAACAAATTCAATAACTGTATTCATATCCTTACGCACTTTATTGAACTCTCCCAGCATAGAAATAAGTTTTGAGTACTCTTCCGGCGCAGATCTGTTAGGAAAAAGTTTGCCGGGAGTATTTCCATCTTTAAGGATTTGTTCAGTTAAGAAGCGCACGTTATCACTAGTTTCTTTCAATTCTCGTTGCCTAATTCCCTCTTCAATAATATCCTGCAAGATCGTGGAAAATTCAGATCCTGCAAGAATATTTGTTTCATTTGATAAATCATTCAAAAGTTTACTTATTGCCGCTTCTGACTTTAATGAAAGATCAGTGTAGCCACCTCTTTGTTTTAATTTACGTGTATGCATCCCTATTAAGGCTCCCTATTTTTGCGTTACAAGAAGATAGAAATATCCTAGACTAAATCAAGCATGTCAGAAGTTAAGACTCGGTTTACTGCAATTGTAACTCAGTTTACAAATGAATTAAGTTTGTCCTATCCTGAATTGGGACCGGCCATTACTAAGTATCTTAAGAAGAAGGATAGTTGTTTGGATGTTTTTGGTACTTTAGTGCCAACTCTAAAGGAATCTGTTGCCAATCGTAATGATGATTTCTTTTTAAAGTCAAAGGGGGAAGGCCCTGAGGTACTGCCAGGAATCCATTTCTCTGCAAAGTTGTGGAAGGAAAGTAGCAAAGAAACTCGTACTGTATTCTGGGACTATCTTGCATCACTCATTCTGCTTTTTAATTTGAATCTTAAGATGTCTGGTTCTGCTCCTGCTAATTCTTCCGCTCCCGCAACCGATGAAAGCGAAGAGATGCCCGATTTTACTGCTATGATTGATGAAATGACAAAGGGTTTCAAGTCAGAAGAATTTAAGAAGATCTTTGAAAATCTCAAGACCACTTTTGACAAGTTTGTTGATTTGAGTGGTAGCATCCCGCCTACACCTTCTGATGCTGATGCTGAAGCAGGTCCGGCTGGAGATTTCAAGTTTCCCACCATTCCCGAGAGTCTTCAGAATGGCCAGATTGCCAAGATTGCTGCCGAACTAGCAGGTGAATTTACTCCTGCTGATTTGGGAATTGATGCTGAACTCATGGAGAAGATGAATCCCATTCAAATCTTTGAGCATTTGCAGTTTGTATACACAAATAATCCTGATTTATTGACCGGAGCCATGAAGCGTGTTGCTAAGAAGATTGAAAATAAGTTTGCCTCTGGCTCCTTAAAGCGTGAAACATTAATGGCTGAGGCAAAAGAACTTATGGAGCACTTCACAGATAATCCCGCTTTTAAGGAAATGTTCCAAACATTTGGCACTATGTTCACCAATCCTGCAGATATGTTTGGAGGTGGTAGCGGCACAAGTTCATCATCTGATCGTCTGCAGAAGGCGCGTGAACGTCTACGCAAGAAGACTGAAGAGAAGAAGAAAGGTAAAAAGTAAATCCCCACTTACGATAGGGATGAATTGTAGTGCTTTTTTTGTTGAAGATCCATCCATTTTAGTGAAAGAAATAAGTGATTTTTTTCCCTTTCATGCTAGAGCCCGTCGCTGTACAAGTGTAGCTCTTAATAGTTTTACCCGCTTCGGCCTTCTCTTAGGAATAATTCTTTCTGTGATTAAATTTGATCTACGTTATTTAGTAATTAGTATGCTATTTCCTTTGTTAGCAGCGGCTGCATGGTATGGAATGCAGTCTAAGCACACAATCCGTGAAGGATTTGCTGGAAATGTAGTCGCTGGAACTGATGCTGCTAATAAAGTTGTGGCTGATGTGATTGGTATCCAAGAAAGAACTTTACCAAATGCACCCAATCCTTTTATGAGTGTTTTGAGTAATGAAATTAATAATAATCCTTCTAAGCCTCCGGCAGTCTATGTAAATTCACCCGCTGTTAAGAAAGAATTAGATCAGTTCTTTGAAGTAAATCTACATGGTGATCCTGGAGATGTATTTCAACGTAATCAGTCACAACGTCAATTTGTAACTCCTCCTAGTACAAGTGTTCCAAATGATAGTGATAGTTATATGAATTGGCTTTACCGCGTACCTGGAAAAACCTGCAGGGAGGGCAATTCGGCTGTTTGTGTTTCACGTACTGATTCTGGACGCTACCCGCATTTATCATAAATATTTTTTTATATTCTCTGAATTAGAGAATGAATCCCAATACTTTTGAAGTAAATCAATTCACTCGTGTCCACGACGATAAGTGCGGAGTTGATTCTTTTTACCGTCAGTCTGCTGGTCCTGGTATGTGGGCCTTGACAAATCTAGTACCTCCTTCCGATTCAGTAATTCCTCAGTCCCTCGGCAATCCTACAATCATTGCTGCTGAAGGATATGGTATTAATCCTAATAGAGTAAATGATGACAGTATCTTACGCAATCATGGCATACAAGAGAATTCTCAGCGATGCCCCATCCACCCGCAGAGCCGTCCCTTCTTAACTGTTCCTTACATGGGTCGTGGTCGTGGTGAACCTGTTCTAGAGGCTAAGTTGCAGCAGTCTGAATTTGTTCGCACAGGTAAGGATTGCGGGACAGTCACTGATAAGCCTTTCACGCAGCAGTTCACACCTTTGATGCCTCATGTTGAACGTAATATCCAGAATCCTGTTCATATTGTACCCGAGGTTGCTGCTGCTGGATGGGTATGGGGAGGAATTCCGAGTCGTCAGTATATTCGTGATTTAAATACGTAATTCTGTTATTTTATTATTTATTATTTATATCTTGACAAATTTCAGAGTCCATGTATGATATTTCCATCTATGGACTGGGAAAAAAGAAAATTAATTATGATCTAAGTGATTTATCTAATAACCAGCCTACCTGGAGTGATTTAATTCCTTTAAAAGATACAATTCCCGGTTTAGATGATTTTCGTTTGTTAACACGTGAAGTTCAAGATATTAGCGGATCTAGATGGCTTCCTGCATTCCAGTGGGATTCGCTACTTTCAACTGGAGCGTATGGTAAAATCTATAAGGGATTACGTGCTGTATATACTCCATCAATTAATAATAAATATAAATTATCTCAAAAACAAGAGACCATTGTTTTAAAAGAAGTTGAAGTTGAAAAGAATCTTAAGAAGGATGCATATTTAACTGCCATTAAAGCAATTTTGTATGAAGCAACTATTCATGCTCTTGTTGTTCAGTTTTTTAAGAGAATTGATTGGTCATTTGCTGTGCCTAAACTATATGAAATTTTCTCCCGTGGGTCATCATTAAATAAAGATATTCATGATATCAAAGAAGTTGTTTTTTGTATGGAATATATTCGCGGAAAAACACTGTATACCTATTTGAATGAGAATTTTAATAAATTACCAAGTTTAGTCAATGATGCACTTTATCTTAGGATTCTAGCAGAACTTGCTCTTCTTCTTAATCAAGTTCAAGCCAATTTACGAATGAATCATCGGGATATGAAAGTCAATAATATTTTAATAAGGAGTAAAAAAACTGAATGGCTGCCTATATTCAGTCGTTTTTATCCTACTTTAGATCGCTTTGATTTGTATGATTTTAATTTGGTTTTAATTGATTATGGATTTGCTTGTATTGCATGTGGTGATGGACATGATGCCCCGGAAATGAGTCTGTTAGAAGCTGGATCATGGTTTGGACCGACAGATGCTTGCTTCAAATCGGGGCGTGATTTGGCTCAATTCATTTATTGCATGCAAGTTTACTATCCTTGTAGACAGTATTTAACTGCTCCTCTGTGTGAAATTATTGAACGATGGTTGGCGATTAACTGCTCAGATGGATTAGCTCACTTGCAGAATGGAATTGCTCCAAATGGAAAACCTTATACTACACCTCATAAAATGATTTTTGATACAGGAATTTATGAATTTTTGCGTAGAACTGAGGTAAATCCTACCCACTGTTCTCCTCAAAATATTTTGAGTGATATTGATTCATATATCGCTAATCATTAGTTTTTTCTTGTGCGATTAATATATTCTCTATTATCCCGTGTTCTCCTTCTAATCCCACCTCTTGGAGGCACTGGTAGTGCAAATCCAACTCCTCTAGCACCTCTTACTGGATTTTGCCTAGGTGCAAGAGCTGCTGAAGCCGCTTGAGCTGCAGCAAGTGCGGCACCTTGATAAGATGATGCCATTGAACCTCTTACAGGATCATTCGCACCATTTTCATTTTCACTTTCGCTTTCATTGTTACTATTTGCTGGTGGTGCTGGTTGTGCTCTAAATATTCCTCTTGCTTGTGGAAGAAGAGGTCTGGCTTCTGGTACTCTAGGAGGGGCAGGAGGTCTGGCCACAGGAGGAGGTACACCTCTTCTAGCCTCAGCTAATCTTAATTCTTCTGCTAAAGCAATTCTACCAGCACTTTCATAAATTGTCTTCGCCTCTTCCGAAGCAGTACGTGCCGCTACTGCATTTGCATTAGATGTAACACTTATAGCAATTCTAGCTTCTCTTATGGCATTTACTGCTGCAGCTTCTGCATTTCTAACAGATTCAGATGCTGAAGTAATAGATCGTTCAACTGATGTCTTTGCATCTCTTGCAACTTGGGCTGCATCTGATGCTGCCTTTTCTGCTGCTTGCTGAGGTGTTTGAGCAGGAGGACCCTCTTCCACTCTTCTTAGGCTGGATAGAGAAGGAGGAGTATCTAAAGGAGGATTTCTTGTTTCAACCCGTAATTTAATTTCACGGAGGAATTGTTTTAGAACATTATCAAGGTTTGCGCGATCTGCTGACCAACTTCCTACATATCGTTCTTCTTGACTTGAACCATTGTTGAAAGAATATCCCTTCACATATGCCAAAAAAGTTTTCATTGTATCTATTGAATTATATAAATCACCCGATGCTAATTCCAAATGTGATTTCAAATCATGTGTTAGGAATTCTAAATAGTAATTTAAACCGTAAATTTCTGTGCGTGAACCATAAGTAAAAATTTCAGTTGGTGTTCCATTATATTCCGCTAAACTTCTTGCTTTTGCACCTTCATCTTGAACAAAACGTATTGCTTCTTTTGCGCAATTTATCATTACTGAAAAAAGACGTATATTCTTTGCATAGGCTTTTGCTACTGGATCATCTGTCAAAAAGATCATTGGATTTTGTACAGCACCGATTAAAGGAAACATATTAAAATCTAGATTAAAATGTGCACTAAATGATTTCATATTTTCTAGCAGAGTTGGAACCTGAGGTAAAACTCCTTCTGCATACTTCTGTTTCCATAATTTGAGTAATTCACTAAATATTGTCTTTGTTGAAAAAAGATTTGCACGACTCAACATATCAGCAGCCCAAGCATACAAGAAAATTAAAAATCTATCTGCAGGCGATTCATGCCAAAATGGTTCAATTCCTATTTGAAGTCTATTGTAAAGCCACATTGATTCATCATCCCATACATCTGGAGGAGCATAAAGAAGAAGTTTGTAGTAGGCATATGCATTTATTCTAACAAGTGTCTTGCCATTCAGTTTCTTCAAATCATTAATATCATTAACTTTAATTTTTCCTCCACCACGAATATCTGAGAATTGAATAACGCCTCCTTTTGAATCAACACGAGATAAGAAATTTTCTCCACTTCCTATGACTTCAATTGTTGTGTTATCTTCTTCTTCTACAGGACCATTGAGCACATAAGATTTTCTTAATCCATCAATTATTAATTGATAAAGTTGTGCTTTTTGTTCTGATTCTATTTCTTGGGTTCTTACAAAAGTTTCCATCTGTTTCTTAAAACCATCATATCCAACTTCTGGATTTACCACTGATAAGACACTACAGACTTCGCCAATAATTTCATCATTTAATTCTTGCTGAAAGAGATGGCATGCAATTCCAATTACGCACGCTAATAAATTTATATTCATTCTGAATAATTCATCTAAGTCCTTTGTTCTGCCTGCTCTTCCTTGCAAATCTGCTTCACCTCTTTGTCTTACTAGATCTGCAACTTTTTGGACTAAACGTGTCGGATCTGCTCTTAAGGTCGCTTCTGCATACTGAAGAATAGGTGTTCTAAATGGGACAGCACCGTCTAATTGAATACCACGATTGTTTGTATTAATTATTCTTATAGAATCAACAATATTAGGGCTTAATACTTGTGTTAATCCTATGGCAGCCATACTCTATAATTTCCTTAATAAAATTATTTTTAGGTTAAGACATAAATTTGAACTTAAAAAAATCTTTAATATTAGATTAAATCATGAATGCAGTAGAAGATTACGATGAGGTAGCGGAGGAAGCGGAGGATATGAATGATGAGGAGGATGTGCTAGAAGCAGAGGAGATTGAAGAAGAAGAAGTCACTCCTGAGAAAAAGCAACTTCAAGAGTTGTTATATCGTGGCTTTTCTGGAAAGTTGCGTGAAGATGCGCACAAACTTCTCCAGGCACACCCCGAGATTCAAGCAGATTATATGGAAATTATTCGTGAACGTCTTCCCGTCAAGGATTTGCCTGTGACAAAGGATAGTAATCACAAGACTTATCCATTTCTTACACAGTATGAGAAAACGAAAGTTCTATCACACAGAGCAAGTGAATTGGCGCATAATAGTCGCCCTTTTATTGAAGTTCCCAAGCATATTACAAATGTTTCAGATATTGCTCGTCTTGAACTAGAAGCGAAACGTATTCCTTATATTATTAAGCGTCCTCTGCCGGATCGCACTTTTGAATATTGGAGACTGCAAGATTTAATTATTCTATAAGTAGGATGGAGTGTTGGGGTTTGCCATTAAAGGATAAATTAGTTGTTCCAATATTAACTAAAAATAACCTTCAAGGAATTAAAATTATTCCGGATGGTAATTGCTTATTTGAAGCATTAGCACGTCATTATAATATTGTTCTGAAAAGAAATGATTTAGATCATATTTTTGTTCGTGCATTAGTTGTTGGATATATGAGAAGGCATGCTGATGATTTTACACCATATTTATCAGAAGATAATTATAGATTTGTTGGTAAAAATAATGAGGATTTTAATGGCTATTTAGAATCTATGAGCAAGAATCTGCGTTGGGGCGGTTCCAATGAACTTACTGCTGCTTTTGAAGCATTTGATGAGTTTGCTGGTCAGAAACTTACACGTATTGGAATCCTTGAATTTACTTTGAAAGAAAAACGTGATGGAACATATAAATTAGATGAAATTAGTTTTAATAAACTTTTTCCTAATAATAAATTTGGTACTATACTAATTTATAAAAGAGCACCTGTTGTACAAATAGAAGGTGTAGTGCAAGCGGAATCTTCTGGTTCTTCTGGTTCACATTATGATTTTGCCTGTATTCCGGAATGGCTTATGGAACCTTTTTGTGGAGGTGCATTAAAAGGACAACCTTTTCGTCCTGCTCTTCCCTTAGCCGCTGCCTTAGTCGGTCCCTTAGCTGCTTCAGCCTCCGTCAAGCCTTTTGCCGATCCAAATAATAATGAATCAATTAGAAATCTTACAAATAGAATTATACAAGAAAAAAGAATTCGTCTTCTTGTTGTAGAATATTTCACATTAAAAAAATATGATTTAAATTCTGTTGATGACTTTATCTTAAAAAGTAGACCAACTGAAGCCGGATTGAAAGTTTTAATTGCTAAAAAATAAAGTTTTGGACACTTTATGAAATAAAGTTTTGGTCGCTTCGCTTACCATATCGTAACTCTCTTCTCCGGTGGAACCCATAATGAGTCACCCGGTTTCAAACCATATGTCTCATAGAATTCCGGAAACTGCGATAAAATCTTATTCACTCTAAGTTCCGGCGGCGCATGCTTATCTGTCTTAGAAGCAAGTTCTGCTTTCTTCTTTCTATCCTTATTTCTCCATGAAACTGCATACGATGTAAAAAATTCTTTTAACATCTTGTTCCGTTCAACTCCCGTCTTTCCAACCATTTCATCTCTTAGAGCTTGAAGCGCAATACTTACACCACCCAAATCCGCAATATTTTCCATCAATGTCAACTTTCCATCAATCTGTGATCCCATATATTCCACTGAAAAGAGTTGTTCAATCAGTTTTGATTTAGACTCATATTCCTTATTCTCCTCGGGCAACCACCAAGGAGCATAGTTTCCATCCTCATCGTGATTTCTGCCATCTGAATCAAAACCATGTGTAATCTCGTGCGTAATCACATTTCCTATTCCACCCAGATTCCATGCAATTGATTTACGTGGATCATAAAATGGCGGATTCAAGATTCCTGCAGGAATTATCATTTCATTGTAATCCGGATAGTAAAAGGCATTTACTTCAAAACATGCTGAATCCCAGTATTGACTTCTTGCAGATTCGCCGCGTTCACCTATCTCCTCAATTCCATATTCTGTATCTTTCTCATTAATCTTAAACAAATTTCGTAACATTTGTTTATCCGATATTTCTTCTCCTTTACTTTCATCGCGCCAAACTGTTGGAAATCCAACCTTGAATCCCATCTTATTTAACTTTAAAGTTGCTTTAACCTGTGTATCTAGGGACAGCCATTGTGCTGCTCTGATTCTCTTTGCACCAGCCCTCTTCAGAATATGGACTAATTCAGTTGCCTTCTCCTTAATTTGTTTGTTTACAAATTTCTCAACAAATGGTTTAGATAACATATTCGGTAAATGAGTTGTAACAATTGCCATCATAATACGATCAACATTACTTTCCTTTTCAACACCCTTCAAAACTTTTCCATAAAAGTTAAAATAATGATGATATACATCTCCAGAAATGAAACGCCCCATAGTGATCACTGCACAGCCCATTAACCATAATTTCATTTCTTCGTGGGATTCACACATCGTATTAAAAAAATGAAAAAACTTAGGATTTGTTATAATTAAATCATGACCTTCTAGCTTTGCTACAGGAATACCCATTCCCTTGAAGATTGAATCCCAAGGAGTTTCCGGATAGTCCGCTTTCAATTTATTGTAAGAAAGTTTGTGATAACGATTAGGTGTATCATCTTCTTCCATCGGTGTTGGTAAATGCTTTGCTATCTTAATTTCCAGATCTACGAATTTTTCAAGACCCATGATTCCAAAATATAAACCTAAATCCTGCAAGAATCTTTTGTATGCATCACGTTCTTTTCCATATTTTTCATCTAGCAGTAAATGTCTGTTAGGAACACAGGGAACATATTCACTTAATTGAACTCTTGTGTATTTGGTATTATATGAATCAGACATTATCTTAACGGTTAAAGGCGATCGTGCTTGAATCCGATTTAAGTGACCAATCATAAAACCAATATTACTTGCATTTTCTAACATGTTTAAGGCACCAATTAATTCGGCTACAACAAATTCAGTCTGTTTAGGATTATCCCATGTATTATAAATGCTTTTTACAAATTTAGAAAGTTTTGAATCTGGTTCTTCAATAAGTGAATCTTTCACAATTTCAATTAATTGTCCTTCTATTTTCTCAGCAATTTCCCGACTAATGTTTGTGGATGCCGCATCATGTGGAACCTTGGTTTCTTCTAACCAAGTTTCATTCACAAACTTATAAAAATCGTGTCTTGGATTTGCTTCCATTCTGATCTAACTTACTATTAAATTTAATATATATTAACTAATTCTTTGTTCTTGTGGACTTGAATCCCTTCCTTAGAGTATTGCATCGTAATAAAAATTATAGTCTGAGGTAGTGATTTTTTTTTCTTAGGAATTTGTATTTTTTGAGTATGATTATCCTGTTTCATAAATTGAATTGAACATAATGGGCCCGGAGCAATTGGGGCAATTCCCCCATCGTAACCACAGATATTCATATCTATTCTTCTGTCCGATTTTTAACAAAATGATGTTCATACACTTTAACCAATTCTAGGATACGATTTTTATTTCCAGTGCCATTCGCAATCATTTGAGCTGCCATTTCATGTGGATGTTCATCTTGTGCCGGGGATCCCTCCTTTCCTGCAAAAAACGTTAACCACTCCGGGGGTGGAGTCTTGCGTTGTTCGCCTGTTTTTTCATTCCACCATACCGTTTCAGCATCTTTTAGTGATGATGGATATTCAGATCTGAAAGCAGCCAGGCTCCACCATCCTTTCCATTCAGCAAATGGCTTTTCTTCAATATCAGGATTGATTCTGCGTCTTTCTATTAAATCGGATGGCATTCCTGCAGGTGGGGTCCTAGAAATTCTGTAAGACCACATCTTCTCATACCAGGTTTCCCATACTAGAGGATATCTTCGCTGCAACAAATGGATCTTTTCATGATCAATTGTCATCTTAAGTCTACTTTCCGGATAAGACTCAGGTATTACTATTGTTTCTTCATCTGTTGTATGCGGTAATCCATGTTCACAGGTATCTGATGTAAAAGTGATATTATAATGAATACCTGTTTGCGAATCATTCATTCCAATCTTTCGTTTAACTTCGCAGGAATTATTTTCTCGGACTCTTTCATTTATTGTCGCCTGTTTATCTTGACCTAGGGATGCTATGAAAAATATAACAAATATAATAACTAGTATTACTGTTAGATACTCTAACATTCTATTATTTGTCTTGTTTCTTATTTCTTATTTGTTCCTATTAATTTAGATATCTTTACTAATTTTACTATATTTTCTGTAAATGAATGCATATTTAATGGTGGTGCCGTGTACCATATTTCTTTTAATATACCATTTTCAAACTTTAATGGCTCTTTTACTTCACGTTTGAATTTTGTTCCTAAATATTCATTTGCTTTAATGGGTATCATTCCTTCTACTTTTACCATATTCTTACTTTAGACCTGTTGTTTAGCCTTGACGCCGAGCCACAGAGTGGCGACTAAGTCGGATAATGGAACATTATCCTTGACGCCATTGCTTTCCGCAATTTACACACAATACGAACAATGTCATCGGCTCATCTGCTGATCTTGTCTGTAGTTCATAATATACACACTGCCTCTTTGAACAATTGCTGCACTTGTAAGCATCTGTCGCCATTTCCTTGTTGCCCTCTAGCAGGCGGGTTTCACGCTTCATGCGTGCATCAATACGGGAAAGCCAGTGATCAGGATTTAGTTCATCATAAGTCATAAAAGGAATACGCTGAACTTCAAATTCGCCTTCCTTCAACCGATCTAACAGACGAAGTCCCTTTACATATGTATTTGGACTCAGGTTGTTCATTGTCCTTCTTGCAGTTGCCTTGTAAATATGCGAAAAGATTGGATTCTCCCAATTCTTTAAAACATTCCTCTTGTTGGCTTCCTGAATGGCTGCATTATAAATTCCCTTCTCCAAATTAATCCGCTGGCCCTCATCCAAATCATCTTCAAGATCATTAGAAATCCATTGCAAAGTCTTTTCTCTTGAAGAGTTCATTGCTTTTTACTAAGAAATCCAAAGATTCAAATTTTAGGGATATAAACTAGAATGAAACTGTCTTGCAAGAAAACACCTTATCCTATCACCGAGGATCGTGTAAGAAAATCTCCTTTAAAAAATGTTTCACAAACTTTGAAGGCGCGCAAGAATTTTAAAAAAGGTAAATCTATCGGCTTCACCCGAAAAGCCTCATTAAAAAGTATGGGTTTGATTCCCAGATCAAATGGATGTTATGTTCTTGGAAATAAATATTTCTAAGAATACTCTTCCTCTTCAAGTTCAGCGGCTGTTGCCCATTTCGGAATCTTCTTATTTCTTGCAGCGGCATATGACTTTGTTACCGCCTTAACAACAACTTCTTCTTCCTCTTCCTCTACCACTGGCTCCTCCACAATTTCTTCTAGTACTTCATCTACTTCGTCTACTTCATCCTCATCTTCCTCCTCCTCTTCATCATCTTCCTCTTCATCTAGACTTTCAAATCCTTGGAAAATCTGCGTGTAAAATTTGGTGTATTGAGCTGTCGTAAAATTTGTAAGATCACCTCCTTCCATTAGTGCAACCATAATGGCGTCACCAAAGAGAAGGACTGAATCTGCTGGAGGAGGTAGTTCATGCTTATTTTCTGTTCCAGCACGTCCATCCTTATATCCCCAAAGTTCAAGCTTCATCTTACTAAATTCCCATGATCCAATCTTTGTTGGCAACTTGGTCTTTCTCAAGATTTTGGCCACACGGGTAGGAATTTCTTCTTCTCCATCTGTAATTTCAATCTTACTTTGCTTAGTGTCACCCTTTGATTGAAGAACTACAACTTGGCACTGCATTTTGACTTCTATTGGGATATAAACCAACCTTCAAATTTAAGAGTAGTGGAAGAAAATATGGAGTGTATTTCTTCTGTTTCTTGCAAGGAAGGAAAAGGTACTAAAACTATTATTCAATGGATCTATGGACGCAAAAAATGGTTTTATTTTCTTGATATTGATTTATTCATTGGATTTCTTGCAAGAGATTTTTCTTGTGATCAAACTTCCATTAAAGAAACCGGTCTGCGCATTTATGAATTACCGCCATTTTCTGAATTATGTATCAAGTTGCGCTATGAAAACGCATTTGTTAATACAGAAAATGATAGTATTATTTTTAGCCATTCTGACTTAGGGTCTATTACAATGAAGGTTCCTTCTTTGCCCAATCAAGAAATAAACCTTTCACATTTGCCTCCTCCGGAGTCAATGCAAGATTTCCAGAAACATCGGGTACATTTGAAGAAACCACTTGTATAACTTCTTCTACAGGCGGAGGAACAGGCGGAGGAGCAGGAATAGATGCAGGAACAGATACGACAGTTTCAATCTTAGCAGATACAACATCTACGACTTGCTGAATAGATGCTACAGATGCTACAGATGCTACAGATGTTCCAGATATATCAGTTACAACAGATACAACAGTGTCAAGTTTAGCAGATACAGCATCTGCAAGTTGAACTGATGCTCCAGATATATCAACCTTAACATCTGTAACTTCAGTCACTAAGGAAGTCAATTTCTTCTCAGCAATTGCAAGAAGTTGAGGATCACTCTTTAGGACTGCTATAGCCCTTGTGCAGAAAGCAAAGCATCCGGCAGGTGTTGTTGGAATATCTTTTAATGAAAATTCACCATTTGAAACTTCAAGGATAATCTTTAAAGTTTCCGGAATTACCGAATCAAGAAGTTGGACTAGTATAGCTTTCTGATCTGCAGGAAGTGCAGACTTCTGGACACATTTTTCTAGAACATGAACAATGATAACTTCCTTTTGTTTTACTGAAAGACCATTAAAGACTACTAGTTCTTGTGCCAGGGATACGGCTGCACGTAAAAACAGTGCTTGCGTGGGGTTTGATCCAAGTATTTGCTCTGCTAAAATTGTTAACTGAGTTTCTGCCATCGCGTTTTCTAATTATACGTTTCGTTAATCTTAAATAGAGCAAAATGGATTTAGCGCGCACAGGTATTCTGTTGGTGGTTGGCAGTTTAGTCATATTTTTTCTTTTTCAAATCGGAATTGTGCTATGGCAGAGAATGAATAACTCAACAAAGTTACGTGAACATTTGTCAGGAGCAACCTACGTTGATGATTTGAGAATGACTCAGCACGTTTCCCCTGCACAAAGAGTTGAAGAACCTGCACAAGTTGCTTCTTACCAGGGTGGAAATCCTCTTCCCGATATTCCTGGACAGACTCCTGAGCAAGTTAGAACACCTGAGCCGACACAGCGTCAAGTAAATCGTCCTCAGACCGCAGAGCCAGAACCCTCGGAGTTGTCCGCACCACAGCAAGAAGAAGCTGGATTTACTGAAAGGTTACGTCACCCTGAAGCCAGTTTTCAAAGACATCCTGGTGATCAAGGATCAATGGCTCCAGAAGTTCAAGCAGGTCGCGCTTCTCAAATCTCATCACCCGGAGCTGCAAATCAACAACCATTTGCATCAGAACTCGCCCAAAATGGAGGCGAATTAATGAATGGTCTCTTTGCTTTTGATTCGCAGGAGCCCCAAGGATTTAGTTCGCTATTTTAAGAAATGATTTGATATTCATATAGGATGAGTCAAGCAACACGATTAATTCCTTTAGCCAATGGCTTTCGTCTACCTGTCCTTTTAGAAGAGGCAGACGTAAAACAAGTATATGATTTTCTAGCATGCTGGAGCATAGGACCATTAGATACAACATGGAGAACTGCAAATCCTTTACAGCCTGAAGAACTTAGCTGGTTAGCAAATGGCAAAGCTTTCACCTCAGAAAGACCTGGAGATTCTAGCAGAAGTGGTTTCTTAGTTGTATATCCACCGTGGGGATCAGTTCTATACGCTGAAGCTGATAAGCAATCTGGTCCAAATGGTGCTAAATCTCGGTATCCTCGTGTATTCAAGGTACCAGTACGAGTTGATCCAACCGTTTTCACTGCAGGAGGAATTATCTATTCTGCAACTTTAGTTGGAACAGAAAAGAAGATTATTATGGAAGATTTACTTTTCTCAAAAGGATTTCCAACTTTTTTTAAAAAGACATTTACAGATCGGTTTGCTCTCTTGCAGAAATCCTTGCAGAACGATCTGTTTGTAGATGAAGACTTAGCTGGTGGTTTGACTGTTTCTTTGCGTTCAGTTCGGCCTCTAGCAGATTTAAATCAATTTGGTGTTTGGGAAATTATTCCAGATGAGCCGGGCAAACGTCGTTGGTTATGGTTTGTTCGGCGTTCTACTGCTCTTCCTCTTATTAGATCATCCGCGGATGGAAAGAAAAATCCGGCTAATGTTATGCGGGCGAAGGAAGAAATTGATAAGTTGAATCTTGGTATCCTTGAGCCGCCTCCTCTTTCATTGGCTTCAACTATGGTATCAGTGATACCAGTGATACCAGTGCAAGTAGTAAGGGATGATAAAGATGTAGCTGTTGCAACAAAGGGAGCATTCCCGGATCAGTATTTCCTTACAGGACCAAAGGGTGAAAAGATGGGAATGGCTATTATTCAAAATCCTGATATCAGCAAGAATCTGCGGATTAAAAGTAAGTTGAATCCTCAGTTCAAAGTTCGTATTCTAGCATCTACTGAATTTTCAGGTAGTTACGAAATCCTTTCTGTCTTATAATTAGGATGGCTGGTTTTGGACCTGATTTTGCTTCAGTCAAAGATAGTGATTTATTAAGAGGTATTTACATTGGCCCCGAAAGAATTGATTCATGCTCAACACCTGCTAGACCCGGCTCCTTGGCTCGTTCCCGTTCCCGCAAGCAGAGAGGAGGTGCCTGCCCTTGCATGCGCCCTCGTTCAAGAAAGCAGTGTGGAGGAATGTACAAGATCAAGAAAACTAAGAATAAGAAGTTGAATAAGAAGAGTGTCAAGAAGCAGAAGCAGCGTGGAGGTGCCGGTTATACCTTTGGTATAGCGCCTGCTGGTCTTGACTTGAAGACATCTGATATGCCTTTGGGAAAAATGCCTGAGGTTGTTACAACTCCCTGCCCTAAACCTCTGCCCGGATTCTATCCCCAGATTGGCGGCGGCGCCCTAGTTGGTTCTGAGATTTCTACAATGACTGCACCTCTTGCAGGAACAACTCAACTTGTAAATCCGGCACTTTACGATTCAACTCCTGCTGGTGTTCAGTTCAAGCTAGGACAGACTTCAGTCTTTGGCCCTGAGAAGATTCCTTATCCACAGGTTGATTCAATCACTTCTCGTAGTTTATGCTCTGCTCCTATGACCCGCAGACGCGGTCGTAACCGCAAGAACCGTAATTAATCATCTGTAAATAAGCATTCTTCTGCATCTTTATTTACATGCTCTACGAGATGCTTTTCAATCGGTCCTTTTGAATTCCAATGCACAACCTTATAAGCGCACTTTTTATAGTAATCTTTGCGCTTATTCCACTGACTTACAAATATATCATGTGGCTGATCTAAACAATCTATTACACGTGGAGCATAGGCTCGTTCATCCTTTTTCTGTCGTAAAATACGACCTACTGATTGCTCAATGTTTGACTTTGGTGTTGATAATACTATTGTATTAAGAGCAGGAATATTCATTCCTTCAGCAGCCATTGCATAGGTTCCTAGCAGAATTGCTGCTTCTTCTGATTTTTCTAGAGCAACTTGTTTCATGCCTCCAACATAGTAGGCAACACTTTGAATGCCTGATTCCTTAATTAATCGCTCAAACATTGCTAAATGATCTCTTCTGTCACTCAAGATTAAGGTCTTTCTGCCTTCTTTCCATGCATCTTTCACAGCTCCTAGCAGATATATTGTTCTTGGTTCATATTCTGAAATTGTATTTAGAAGACGTGCTCTTATCGGATTACCCTTGAAATCATAGGATGTCTTCGTATATGCGTCGTCTGTTGATGTGTAATCGTAAACACGCACTTCAACTTCAGCATCTGCTTCTCTGTTCTTAATTTTTGTTGTCAAATCTCCCAAATACCAACCAAAGACTTTTGATAATCCATCAGTTCTATCTGGTGTTGCAGATAGTCCTAACATCCACTTTGTTTGAATCTTCATAAGTGCTTTGCTAAAATAGGCTGCTCCCAAATGATGACATTCATCAAAGATTGCAAAACCAAAATCATTAAAATATCCTTCCGAATATTCATGTTTTGCGACTGTTTGAAGCATCGCAATCGTAATATCAAATTCTGGACCAACTTCTTCTTTATCTGCTTGGAGTTTGCCAATTCGGATTTTAGGATAGACACGCAGTAACTCTTTTTGCCACTGTCCTACTAAGAATTCTTTGTGAACAACAATAATTGTCTTCCGTCTAAGTTTTCCCATGATGTATAGTGACATGAATGTTTTTCCCCATCCACAGGGAACACAGATAATTCCTCCTCCTGCTGTCTTTCCCTTTTCTAGAAAATTAGCAGTAATTTCAAGTTGCTCTGGCCGTAATGAACCCTGGAATACAAGCGATTCATTAAGTGCTTCCCCTTCTTTTCTAATATCAGAATCAGGTGTGCCAAATGCTTTTTGGCCCCAGCATCTGGGCAGATAATATCTCTTTGGTGATTCATAATAGACTGGAAAACTATCTTGAGGTGCAAAACCTGCTATTACTTGCGCTGTTACTGTTAGTGTATTTTTAAGTTGAGCTTCTTCGCCATGTGTTAATCCTTCTTTCGGTATTGAATATCCACGATTTGATAAAATTCTTTTACCAAGTAGTTTTTCAGCCGGAATTTGCTTTAGCATATCAGGAATTCTTATCCGAGACATAGGGTCCTATTCTAGTCAAGTTTTTGAAGGTAACTAAAAAAACTATGTAATATAGAGAAAGATGCAAAAGTGGGAAGTCGCTTCATTAGTTTTTTGTGGTCTACTTGTTGTCTTAGTTACTTCAAGTGATAGATTATCAGATACTGTTATTGAACTGCTAGATTCTCTTTTTATTCAATTTATTGTTATCTTCGGCATCATTGGCTTAGCTTACGTTTCTCCTACTGTTGGAATTGCTGCATCTGTCTCTTTTGCTCTTCTATTTGTCTTCCGTAATAATAGTCATATACAGAAAATTGGTTCCGCTATGCCTTCTGCACCTTCCGCACCCACCTTTTCTTCACCTACTGTTAATTCAGTTGTTGGTGTGCCACCCTTATCTTCTTATACTCCTCCTTCTCAGACTCCATCAACTGAAAAATATGTGGATGAAAAGACTGTAAAGGCTATTCACCATAATTTAACGGCTGAGCAAGAAATTCCCGATGGACAATACCCTCTTGATGAACAAAGACCAGTTGCTTCATCTACTTTGCGTGAATTTGAGTATTCTCCTCAAGAAGATACTGGAACAAATGAATTCTATCAGATTGGTGCATCCATTGATGAGAAAGGCCTTTTACCCGCTTCTATTAAACCTTGGTTGGCTTAATTAGTTTTATTAGTTTTTATTTTTACTGCAAAAATTTCTAGCAGTCCAACTGTCTGAAATTTTTATTTTTCCTTTATTTATTTTATTTTATTTTTGTTAATTTAAAATCCGCTCAAATCTACACGTTCCGGTGTCTCTGTCTTATCAATATTTACTTTCTTATACACATCGCAATTTCCAATCCATTTTCTCAAATCCTTATCTCTGTAAATTCCATGCTTTCTCAACTCCGCTAATACATTTGGAGTCAAACACATAGGCGTTGTTTTTGAAACTGGCATTACTGTTGTCATACATAGTGGAACCGTTAGTCCATCCATTGCATTATCATTATTTACCATGCTAGAATTATACATATTCTTCGGGCATTTTGTTTGCGTCACGTAGCGCTGGAATGCACATGATGATGACTGAGCAAAGGGATTTAAATCTTCAGAGATTACATTACACATTTGCGCATCTTTAGGACACTGATCGGGTCTTGCACCTGATGGTTGTGCTGAGCAGCAAAATCCACTAATTCCATCCGCTGTTGCTCTATAAGGCTTATTTGGAAGACAATCTCTTGCACCTAATTCTGCTAGTAATCCTTGAATCATTGATCCACAGAAAGGAATTTGAATACCAAATTCATCAATTGTATTACCTCCTAGGGCACAAACATGCGATAATCTACTTTTGTTTTGACGGGGTGCACATCGTCCCTCTGTAAAATCTATCTTTCCATTGCAACACATTGATTTTCCTTCTCTATCTGTGAAAAAACGGAAACCAGGTGGACATAATGGTGCAACACCCGGCTCAGTTACTGCTCCACTACTTGTACTGAGTGTTGCAAATGTTTCCTTCAGTATAAAAGGTAGTGGACTATTTTTAATTGTTATTATTAACAGTATAGTAAGGAACCCTGCTAGTAATAAATAGATCTGATTCATCCCTAGAATATATCAATTTTTAATTATGCATTATATATTATATATTTGACCATAATACTGGATGGATTACTGAAAATATAAATGCAGTCACATAATATGCCACTGTTATTCCCATTGGTATTGCAATGATGTCTTCAAAATCACCCGGTTGAAAACTTGTTGAATCAGAAGGCGTATTTGCTGAACCATCATCATCATCTACAAGTTTTTTAGATCCTAGTTCATCAGGTAAGTATATATTTCGTGCCTTAGGATCAATCACAATATTGTTTCCCTTAATATCTTTCTTTGTATCTACTACACGACATTTGAGTGAATCCATTCTTTTTATTCCATCAGGTAAGGCAGTCGGATTCTGCTCAATAGAGCCAATACGGAAACCAGGTGATTTATAGTAAGCACAAAAACGACGGAGATCTGTAATACTTATAGGTTCGGATGGTGATTCCAATTCGGCTGCATTTGCCTTCTTTAATCTTTCCACATCCTTAATGCGACAATAAACAGGTTCTTGCAGAAAGATAAATTGGATTGCATGTGCTTCAGGTAAGCATTGTGATTCTGCATTCGGTAAACCACAACCTCTATTTTTAAGGTCTTTCCCCTTGTACAGGATTGCCGGTGATTTATCTGTTAGAATACTTGTTATAGCTGGAAGAAATTCACTGCGTAAAGATGCTTCGCGATTCAGGTACTCAAAATAATTAGCACCTTTGCCAGAACCTATCTTAATTGGAATCACTATGCATAAATCATCGGTCGGTCCTTGTAGCCTTTTATTCGGCTTTGAATTTCTAAAATACATATGAATTTCTCCAGCGGGAGGATTTTCTGCGGTAGGAGACCGATGCATTCCAGGAAAATGAAGAATTGTATCACTTATGTTAAATGTCTGTCGCTCAAAAATAAGCGATATCTGCGGCGACTCTTCTATAAGTTGTCCATCACGACCTGCTCTTTCAAGAAGACGACCGGGTCCAGCAGTTGATCCTAGAATTCGGATTTCAGATGTTTTATATTCCGGTATATTTTCTAATTTTAAATTTTTTGGAAACTGAAAAGGTGTTTGTGTACATGAAAGACTATTAAATGGAAAAACTTTATTTTCTTGTAACCGTTTGAGGTCCCCCATATCTTCTATTAGGCAAAGGGATTATAAATGATATTCTTCTGCTTGTAAAGTTGAACTTTGAATGTTTGTCCTTGTGCCGGAACTGCAACTTCATCGCCGTCAAAAACTTCATCACAACCAATATCTTCATCGCAATCACGATTCTTGTATCTTACAGGAACTTGCACGGGATTTAATCCATCTGTGCGTGAATAATAATTCCATTTATCTCTTCTTGCTGCAATTCTACGACCATATAATGGGACTAATGTACGATCACTTGCAGAAAGTGCTGAGGATCCAGGTGCAATCAATAGACCAACCTGCTGGAATTGCTCGGCATATCCCTGTGTGGGAAAATTGAAAACAGATCCAGCAGTGTTAAAATCAGGACCTGTTTGATACACACGTGACGGCTCAGGAGGTAGATTATTGTTTGTTGAAGGGGATCTTTCTCTAACTGTTTCTTTTTCTCTTTCCGGCATCTCCAACTTTATATTAACAGGTTTCTCTGCTCTTGTTGCTAAATAGACAAAAGTTCCGCATATGATTACCGCTATTAATAGAAGAATAAGTAAGCTTTGTGTTGAGATGATTATCTGCTCGGGCATAGAACCTCCACGTTGCTTGTATCTGTGGCTTGCTGATGCTTTTATTTTCACTTGCTTGACCATTCCTATTTTGGACGCATACTAAATTGACTAGAAATCTATGAGCTTTCTCTTAAAATATTTATCAATTATAATTTTTCTAAATTCAGTTATACTTTTGTTTGCTTCTTTCCGAAATGTCTGTAATTCATTAATTCTTTTTCCATAAAATAATCTATCTTTCCATACTAAAGTTGCAAAGTTTTCTTGCATTGTTACGCCAATTTCATTTGTTTTTAGTTTGAATAATATTTCTATGGGAAAATAACGTTCAATTGCATAAGGCTCCAAATAAATAATAAAATCATAATCCTTTAACTGCTCGGCCATTTCTGTAACTCTTTTCTGTGATTCCATTGAGCAAAGTTCTTTTAAAATTATTTTTTCAGATTCTGTTTCTTTACCATTTAACTTGTTAACTGTTTCAAGTCTGTGCTCATTTGCTAAGCAACTTGTTAAAAACTCTTCCTTATCATCACACCGATATCCTGTTGGTACTAAGAGTTGATAATTATCTGAATCATTCCATGTGTGAATAAAAATATCATATTGTATACCTGCCATTTTCATTACATCAAATATATATTCATGATGCGAATGGTATACATTTTGTATAGATTCTGAACCACCAGTATAACAAATAGCTACTTCTACCATTTTTAAATGCTACGAGTAGATATCTTTTATTTTTTATTATTTTGCCTAATTTGCCGTGGGATCAGAACCAAAGAAACTCTTGAATGTTTTCATGATCTCTTTACCATCACTGATTAAGGGCTTCAAATTGCTCAGATTTGACATTAAATCTTTTTGAACTGCTATCAGTTTTTGCGTATCATTTGTCAGAGCATTGATCTGTTCCGGCTTCAACTGCTTATACGCATTCATAAATGTTGTTCCAGAATCTAAGTGGTGCTCACCATCACCCTTCTCAGAAGGTAATCTGAATTTCTTGTTAGGGCTTGCATACTGTTCACCTAGTTCCTTCAAGTCATGAGCTTTGGGCTCTTCTTGGGGAGGACCCGAAGATATAAGATCCTGCAACCCCGTTCCCAAGGCTGCAAGACCAGCAGATTGATCTGATTTCAAAATATCTTTCTTTTCTTTGTTCGCTTTAAATTCTTCAGAGGTTGGTCCTGCTTCAGAGGTTACTGCATTAAGCGCAGCCACATCTACAGGCAACTCTTCTTCCATCTCATCTTCCGCCGCCTCAGTATCCTCAAATCCTTCCCATACGCGCTTTCCTCGGAAAGGCATCGGGACAAAGATTAATGCTACTAACAGAACAATTAGTGCTTGCAGGCCAAATGAAATCTTCATGTGCGCCGCTTTACGAAGACCAAATAAAGTTGCTGCAGTTATAGCTCCAAAGACTAAAGGTAAGGCAGTGCCATTCATTGTAGCGCGGATTAAAGGCATTGAGGCCATTAATAAAACTGCTAACATTGCAACTTCAGTGATTTGAAATCCAAAAAAATCACGCATCTCTACTTCTAACCAATAATATCAGATAATAGTTGATAGCCTCCAAATAAACTTCCTGCTAGAACTGAAAGAAGAACTAGACCTACCCATGAAAGCTCAGAACCAGAACGAAACGCCCAGGGAGCATATGCCATTATAGATGTGTGGAAGACTGGAAGATTTAGCAAAAAGAATAGAGCGGCTACAACAAGAGGCGCCTTTAGTCTTTCAAGAATGCTACCAAACATATCAGACTTCTGCGGTACAGAAGGCATCTGGATCTGCTGCGGTTGTTGCTGGGGAATCTGACTATAAGAAGAAGATGATGCCATCATGGAAGAAAAGTCTTGCGGTGTTGGTGAACTGTTTCCAATCATATGCGCCGTTGCAGGAGCCGGGTCCATTACTCTTTCTTGCATTGTGTTAATCGGAGGCTCAGATAGAACCATTCTCATAGGCTGCTGCTGGAACATTGCCTCATTCGGTGCCTGCATTCCACCATTCATATCTGCTAGTATCTTGTTTACTAAACCTGCATCAGAAGAACCAGGGCCATCTAACTTATCCAACGGTGTGCTTTGAGACATTTATAATAGATAAATATATCAAAGTTTTTAATCTAACTCAGCTGTAAATAAAATTAATCAATATCTACAAATGAAAATGTCTTTATTAATCCTGTTCTATCTACGGGACATTTCACTGGCTTAACTTTGAATTCGTAACATCCTTCTCCAATTTGATACACATTATTCTGAAATTGACTGACTTCAGGACCTCTTATTACAATACAATCAGGACCCTTGCATAATGGTCTCATCATTGCTGCCAAACCAAATCCTATTACGCAACTAATCATAAATGCTAGTCTAGGATATTCCATAATCTCAATGATATCAATCATTCCCTATCTTATCACAACTTTTATCTCCTTATCAAGTAAGATGAGATTCTTTAATAAAATTCAGATTCTCCCCCTTATGATTAGCTTCTTTGTGGGATTTTTCTTAGTATATATCCTTAAGCCCAGCCCAATGATTATCTTTAAAAATCCTTCTCTAGATAATGCGGGAAAATCAACTTATATTGATCGTAATGATGTTTGCTTCCAATATATAGTCAATAAAGTTGATTGTGATAAGAATGAAGAGCGAATTACAGCATATCCTATTCAGTAACTTCTACAGCAGAACCAAAGTTAACTTCTCTTTTATCAGACATTGAAGTATATTTCACTAGCATTTTTGCGGGAGCAGGAGGAACATTTCCTGCAGGAGGAAATGACCATTCAAATGTTTTCACTTCTCTGGTAGGTGCCCCCTCCTTTTCCATTGTCATCATCTTCTTCTGGAGAATGGCTACTCGTTTTGCTCCTTCAACTGTAGGACTCTGTTTATATATGATTATCGCCTGAGCTAATTCTACTGCTACTAGTTGCAGGGCTTCAATCTGTGCCTGCTGTATCTGTTCAACTTCTTCTCTTTGTGTGTTATACATTTGAAGAGATGTTGTATATTTCTCTTTGTCTCCCGTCCTATAAAGATTGAGAGCACGGTAAGAATCTATTGCTCTTGGCAAAGGAATTGTCTTTACTATTTCTGCGGGATTCTCAGGATTTTGCACAACAGGATTACCTGTCGCATAATCAATCTTCAAGTTCTGATACTTACTCTTGTAAAAAGTAGCCCATGTTGCTAAGTCAGTAACTCTTGAAGGATTGATGAATGTTCCTTTTGCTCCTTTCTTTGAAGCCTTCGCTGGTGGCATCTCTACGGATTAGTTCTAATTTTTACTTGGACTTGTCCCCCGCTCAGCGTTTTCAAATTTGTTATAAAAAAGCGGTATTACTCAGAGATGAGCGATGCAACCGGAAAAGTTATTCTTACAATGTTGCTAAATGGATTTACTCATTCTGTTTTACCTCCTATTGGTCTCTATGCCTTCTCAAAGTTTAGTACCGATGATCTCAAGTCTACAAATGCTTTCATTTCTCTGCTCGTATTTATTATTCTTATGAGTTTCCTCTTGAATTTTGTATCCTTCATGATTGTTCAAACAAGCGTCTGTGGTAAAATCTTAAACACAGAACACCTTTTGTCTATTGCTGCAACTGGTATCATTTTTTCTGTTATCTTCTTCTGCTTATCCTGGAATATTGAATTCTTAGGAAATATTATTCGTGATCTTCTTCCCGCTGAAACTCTTGGTGTTGAAATGACTGAATCTATCACTCATAGTTTCTACATGTTCTGGGCAGGAATGTATTCTATTGCTTCTCTTTCTTGGTTTGCTGCCGCTTGCCCTCCTCCGCCAACCGAAAATAAGGGACAAGTCACAAAGTAACTAGAAACTTAAACATATCTTTATTAGTAAAAATATATGGCTGAATTAGTTTGTAGGGGTGATAATCTTGGGTATACAATTTTGCCTTTTTCACTTGATACTGTAATTCAAAATGAACTAATTGGATATCCTAGTGACTTTGTTCTTGGATATATTACATTTAATGAAGAGAATGGTAAACGCAAGTTTACTTACACAGAGTCAGGAAGATTAACTGTAGTCAATGATCATTGGTCATTGGCTATAATGAAGGAGTTTCCCTATGTTGAACAAAAAGGACCTTGGATTGTTTATAATTGTTCGCCCGAAAAGACAAAATTAGAATTTGGTAAGATTCTTTCTAAATATTCGCAATCATTGTGGATTCATAATTGGGATACTTGGACTGTTTATTGCAAGAATGCAAAAGTTGCAGTTATTACTTCTTGGGAAACATATTAACTATCCTTCATAAAGCCTTCAGGAGGTTGATCTCCATAATATACATACGTTGGAACATGATTGCTATTGTATTTTTTTGTATTCAATACATAAAATCCATTTTTGCTCGTGTTAAGACCCATATTCTTTGATACCGGCTCAACGTCCATATCCATATCCGAATTTAGATTTACTGGCTTTCTTGATCTATTTCTTACAGGTGTCGGTTCTTCTACTTCCACTTCAGGCATATCCATATCTTCTATATCTGCATCTACTTCATTAGATCCTGCAGATAATAGAAAACGCTGGATTCCTGTTGCAACTAAATAACTGATAAATGCCCAGAGTACAGAGAAAAGCCAAAACGGCATCCATGTACGATTCGGATCTGGATTTAATGAAAATTCTTTCCATGTTCCACCAGGATGAAACATAAGTTTAGGTCTAAGATATAGAACAATTGTAACTCCCAACAAATAGATTGTTAATGCCAGAAATAATACATGCATCCCTGTTTTAGTAGAAGAAATATACAGATCTTGTTAATCCGTGCGTCCTTCATGATCCTCATTATCATATCCCCTTTCAGCTCTTGATTCTGTGCCAAAAGATGTAAAACCAAAATCTGCACCTGTCATCTTTCCTTCTGCCTTTTGCGGCAATTCAATCATACCCATTTCCAGACGTTGATTTCTATCGTGCTCATAGAGTTCTGGACTATAATCCTTTACATTTTTGCCCATCGCCCACTTGCCAATTCCAAATTTCTTGAGAATCTTCTCAATCGCTTTCTCTTCATCTCCCAACTTATCAAAAATATTAATAACATAGTTGTTTTCCATCTGCGTTCTGTGCAATAGAATATCCGCAATTTCTTTCTCATTCGGCATTCTCGTCTTCTGAGATCCTCTTTCCAGATTTTCTGCAATAAATCCAATTGTTTCGCGTATTAATGTTTCTGTTTCAGGGATCTGCGTTCCTTCAGCAGAAGGTAAACCCTTATAAAATGCACTCTTCGGATCAGATAAATCTAGCAGAAACTGTATTAGAAAAAACCTTAAAATATATCCTCCGTATTTATCGTCAAATCCTAAATTTAAATCCTCAAACATAAGCGCCTTCCATTTCTTCATCCATAGACCCCACTCATATCCAGCTCTCTTTGCGACTTCCTTCGCTTGTACTGATACATCTTTGATTAAATCAGATGCCTCCGCCATTATCTTATTCAATATATCTGTGTGCTCAACACTTATCTTTATCCATTTTGTTTCATCTGCCATTTGTATCGTATCTGTCTTTGTTGTTACTCGTGTCTTTGCTTCACGGACATCTGCCAAAATATCTGTTACTTTATAATTTTTACTGCGCTGCATTAAAGGTGTCACAATTGAATTCATTATTGAATCTATTCCTGAAGAAAAAGGTAACTGCGTTAGGATATCCAAAGATAACATAAATGCATTCGCAACCGCTTCTGCTCTTGCTTTTCTTGTTGTTGATGTAGCAATTCTCCTCCTCAATTCCTCCTTCTTTTGATCATAGAATGTTATGAAATTAGCCCATGCTCCATCTCTGACGGGTTCTAGAGTACCTTGTCTTGAATCATTCAATGCTTTCATTATTGTTAGAATCTGGCCCCAAATCTGCTTATCCGCTTCTGACATCTGTGTCATCCATCCTTGAACATTTACTATGAGTTCAGGTTCTTCCGGCTTATTAAACGGCTCAATTGACTGCTTTTCTCTTTTTGCCGCTAAAATAGTTTGGAACTTTTCTTCCGAATAATCCACTTTCTGTGTATCTAAGGACGACTTTCCTTCCTTCTCATCTGATGGAAATATAAACCCACAGTTTTTGCATGCTCCTCCATATCCCGACTTGTGCGGTGATCCAATAAATGGACCATCGTAACATGTTCTTAAAAATAACTTGTACAAAATATTTTTAGGAATCTCAACACGAATATTTGGAATCTCCCTCGGTGACCAAGGTGTCCAAATATGTGTTCCGCAGGGCGTATTTGTAGGAACACGAATCTCAATATTTCTTAGGGAATAATATATATCGCGTGCCTCATTCTCTAAACCTTCTGTTGTTCCCAGCAGTTGTAAATATCCCTTCTTCAAATCCTTTAAAGCAATTGGTGCAGCATATGAATCTGAACGTTCACTCTGTGAAAAAACTAGACCTTCCTTCTCTGCCTTCTTATAAGCTTCCGCCTTTAGTTGACCGTAGATTACACTTAATCTGTAAGAAAGTGATCTCTTTGGTGCATCTAATGATGATACATTCATGGCTGTAACTTTGTTATATGAATCACCCTTTGTTGGAACATTCTGAACAGTTGGAGGAAAGGTTACAAAAGCCTCCGGTGTAAATCCTGTCGGTAACTTATCATTTTTACTTGGTAGGTCTCTTGTTTGCTCTAATCTCAAAGATTCTCTTCTTTCCTTGATAATATTATTAAGTTCTGATGTGATAGGAAGCGGAACCTTCTCTAAGAGATTCTTTGTGCATAAAATTATTAAATCTTTAACAATCTTTGTTCTCTTTGGAATCTCCTCAAACGGAATTAGACCCCATGATGTTGAATACCATGGATCCTCTTTTCTATAAATCCAGGCCACGCAACATGATATATAGTCTAGGATACCGCTTCCAGCAGTGTCCGGATTTAATCCTTCTGTTGGGAATCCTTGCAGAGAAAACTTACATTGCATGAAGGGATACTTTATCTGTATTGCCGGCTTCGCAGTTTGGAACTCAAACATGATTAAAGATGCTACAATACCAACCTGTTGGTTTCTTGATAGTTCTTCCCATGTTCCCTTCATTCTTCCTCTTGTCTGCTGTAGAACCGCAAAGTATTCTCTTGTTGGAACAGCCTTTCCTAAATACTGTTGCGCCCTATTCACAATTCGTGCATAGATCTCATCAGATATCTGTGCTCCCGCTCGTTCACTAATAATTTTTGCAATCTTGTAAATCTTTTGATCTTCCTCTTTTCCAAAGAACTGCTCCTTCTTAGAAATTATCTCTGTTAAATCTATTTCCTTCGGACCATCGTCTGTTAGGACAGCACGTCCTGATAAGGGACGACCCTCATCGTCATATTCAAGACTATTATCATATTCAATTGATTGAATACCTTCTCCACAATTCCTGCAGGTAAAATTTCCTTCAAAAACGGGTCCTCCAAATTCAATTAGTAGTTTCTTATGAAGGGATAAAGCACGACCTGGATGAAGTGCCTCATTTAATAACATCTTCTCGTGCACGCATACACATTCTTTCTTGCATTCCCTACAATAAATCCAATTTCCTTTCTTTTCACCCTGAAACTTATTCAAGAACTGCTGGAAAAGTTCAATGTATTTAACCTGATCACGCTTTCTTACTTTCTTTACTGCTGTTAAGTATTTGGTATGAGCGCAACTATTTATTTCCGGCTTTGACATGAATGCTTGGACTCTTAGCGCTTCAATCTCATTTCTGTTCTGATTCGCTCGGATAATCTCTAGCAACTTATCTTTCTGAAACTTGGGGTCAAATGCTGCTTCACGTCCCTCAAGAATTGCTACAATATTTGCATACTGAATAAATGCTTCACTACCATATGACTTCTGTAATTCATTCATTATAACTTGTGTATTCTTTGCAAGAGTTGTTTCACGTTCGTTAATATTCTTGAATAGACCACTCAAAATTGTATCCTTGCGAACTGTTTCATTCAGTGTTGCAGGATCTTCAATCATCTGTGAAAAAGTTTCTCCTTGGTAGCCACCTTCCGCTAACTTCTTCAAGATACGTTCGCGTGTGATTGCATTCGCCTGTAACCATAAATCCATATTTCTTTGGACAAACTTCCAGACTTCTGCTTGAAGGGCTGCAGGAAAGTCACTGCGATTAGGGACAAATGAGTCCAACATTACTGATAAAAGAGTTGATGCCGGTGAAAATCCGTGTATTGGTGCAATTGTTCTCCGCATGTTATTTTCCACCCATGTTGTCCACCATTCGCTGGTTGCCTGTGATATGAGATCTTTCGGAATTGTTACCGTGTGATTGTCTGATGTAGATTCTGTAACTGAAATAGGATCCAAATCTTCCAGATTTTTCCTTCTGTGCATACTTTGATAATCTGCAATTTGGATTCGTGTCATAATTGAAGGAATATTTGTTAGAGTACGTGTCATTAAAATTGTGGGTGTATCTAGCATTACATATCCAGCGACTGAAACTTGATCTGCTGGAACTGAGATTGTTCCTGCAGGAATTCCCTTATTTTTTCCTGCCTTTTCAGATGCTAAGAACTTACCTGTGCGAATATCCACGGTTGATAAATTATCATCTGTTACAGGAATGAACTTATCCTTCGCAAATGGTCCTTTAGGAATATATCCTACTGTTAGACCCGACTTGAAACCCTTGCGAACTTCACCAGGTAATGGTGCTAAGAAAGCTTCTTGGTCATATAAAATATTTTCAGGTTGTCTTTCTGCACCAGCTTTGGATACAAATGGTTTATGATCGCTTTGAAAAAGTGTATTTATATAATCATAAAATGTGATTCCATTTGTCACATATTCACCTTTTTCATATTGTTCTGTTCTTCTGGCTGACATATGCTCAACATCCATGATATAGTTAAAATCTAAATAGTCATCCGTAGATACTTGTCTCTTGTCTAAATAAATGGACTTCTTTACATCATAAATTGGAATACATGCAGGAATGTAGGAATTCTTCACTTCATCTGTAACTTCTTTTAATGTATCAAAAGATGACTTCTGTGCACCTATCGGTTTATTCGCTAGATTTAATTTTACAGTTGACTGTTTGAGGGCTAGCAGATATTCTATCTTTTGAGATACTGCCCTCAGCGCTTTCAAATTCTTTTGCTTATCGGGTGACAGATCATTCACAAAACTTGCATACATTTCTTGACGCTGGACTGAATCCGGGAAGTATCGTTCAGCAGTCGGGATTTCTTCAATCACTGAGGATGGCTGGATTTCTAGCAAAAGTTCCTCTAAAGTCATTTCACGTTGTGCTTCCTCAGCTAATTCCTTATTTTCCGCTGTCTGATCTTGGGATCCTTCCTCCTCAGAAGGTGGCGGTATTGCAGGTACAATGACCGCAATAGGAGGCTGCGGGCCAACACATTGAAAAGAAATCTTTAGGCCATTTGTTAAAAGAATAGCATCTTCTGTGTCTGTTGTGATAATCTCCTGTAGGATAGCCAACGATTCATTTGTCTCAGGGTCTACAATAGGAACTCCATCTATGATTGATAGTTGTTCACCTTCTTTTGTATAGAGTTCTAACTTTTCACCCGGTTCTACACCTATCATAGCGGCAAAGTGATAGTACTCAGATTTTGTATGAACCTGCACTAAATAGACACCATATTCTTCTAAGAAATCACCATTTTCATCTAGACGCCATTCTTTTGCAGTTGATCGGGAAGATTTTGGTTTAATTCTGATCATTTTATTGTCCCGATACACGACATCGCCGGTAACAGGATCTTCTAAGGAGTAGATTGTTATCCAATCTCCTAATTCAATATTTTCGCCTTGGTTCTCCATCCTGTTTATTACAGTGGTTTAGTTTTCTCCGCTTTCAACCTAAAAAAAAAATTTGAAGGCTGTTTTAGCGGAAGGGTAAGCAGGTAGTAAAGTAAAAAAATGTCCGCCTCTAGTAATTTCTTCAATAATCTCTGTACGCAATATGAGAAGTCCGAGGACCTCTTCAAGTATCTCCAGTCATCGGAGGGTGGATCCCTCAAGGTAATTAGCAACAAGGAGTTTCCCCATCTTGCTATTATCCGATATGTCAAGGCTGCTTCTGGCACTTCGGCTACTAACATGTCACATCCAAATGCATCCTACTTCCGCTCAGTTGTATGGGATATTAACACCAATAAGCCTGTAGCCATTTCTCCTTTCAAGACTGAGCCTCTTGAGTCTCTTGACTCTTTGTCTTCTGAGCAGAAGACGTCCTGTGTTGTGGAGGATTTCTGGGATGGTACTATGATCACCCTCTTCTATGATACAACTGTCAATAACTGGCTTCTTGCATCTCGGTCTAATGTTGGTGCCAGTTGTCGCTTCTACGGACCTGAGACATTTAACACTCTCTTTTGGGATACATTCCGCTTCATGGGTCTGACGATTCAGCAGTTTGATCCAAAGATGACTTATACTTGGATTCTCCAGCATCCGAGCAACCGGATTGTTGTGCCTGTCACTGTATGCGCTCTGCGTCTCATTCAGATCATGAGTGGTGCAGATGAGGTTGCTCCTCCTCCTCATCTGATTAACTTTCTCAGTCGTCGTCTTCCTCTTGCTGGAAACGCTATTACGCTGAAGTCTCTTAATGATCTTATTACGGCCAATAACAATATCTTCTGTCAGGGCTTTGTTGTTAAGGATACTCTGACAGGTAAGCGTTGGCGTCAGCGTACTCCTGTGTATCTTTCGGTGCATGAGATGCGCGGAAATACTCCTCGTCTTGATTACAAGTGGCTAACTCTTCGCGCATCGGGTGATCTCAACAGTTATCTTCATCATTATCCCGAGGACAAGCCTGCCTTCAATGCTCTTTGGTCAAGGTTGAAGGATGAGACACGGGATCTCTACAACACCTACTGTCAAGTGTTCAAGGCTCGCTCTCTTCCTAGCAAGGATGCGCCTAAGCACATGCGCAAGCTTCTCTATGATATGCAGGATCACTATCTCAACCATCTGCGACCGGCTCAGCTTACTATGACTTGGGCTGCTTGCGTGCAGTGGGTTAATTCACAGGATGTGCCCCGTCAGCTCTTCCTAGCTAACTATAAGTTTCTTCAGCAGAACAAGCAGACATCTTTCCCTTATGAGCCAACTGATGAGAATCTTTTGACTCCTTCATCAGACCTCGTCAAGGCTGCTGCTCTTGAGCCAATTGATGTTCCTGTGGCTGCTGTGGGACCTGCGGCACCTGCGGATGCAACCGCTTAAATCATTCCTTTTAAAAATATAGATGTGTGGAATTTGGGGCTTTCTTGGACTATACAAACAGTTAGGGCTAGATCCTGCTGATCTAGTAAAAAAATTATTACCAAGAGGTCCCGAATATATGGAAACAAAAGAACTAAAAAATTGTTTTTTGGGCTTCACACGTCTAGCAATTAATGGACTAACACCTGCTGGAAACCAGCCTATGACATCTCCTTCCGGTAAATGGATTGTTGTTTGCAATGGAGAAATTTTTAATTATAAGCAACTTTCATCTAGATTTAATATTCCTCTTGAATACCTGGGTTCTGATTGTTTTGTAATTCCATGGCTTCTTGAACATTTATCAGTAAGAGATATTTGCAGACAACTTGATGGAGTTTTTGCATTTCTAGCATATAATACTGAAACTGATGAACTCCATGTTGGCCGTGATACGTTCGGTGTTCGTCCTTTGTTTTATTGCAAGACCGAAAAAGGATATGCATTCGGTTCTGAAATAAAATCTCTTATTGACTTGCAAATTCATATTTTTGTATTTCCTCCATCATCGTATGGTGTCTTCAAGGGTTCCAAATCAGTAATTGAAAGATGGACTTCTTTAACATGGCACAAGGATCCACTACTTGTAAATGAGCCATCGCAATGCATAGATAAAATACAAGAACTTCTTGTAGAATCTGTTAGAAAGCGTCTTTTATCTGATAGACCTATTGGCGCCTTGTTGTCTGGTGGTCTTGATAGCAGCTTAGTTGCTGCTCTAGCAGCTAGGATGTTGTGGAAAGAAGAAAAAAAAATTCATACCTTTTCTATTGGTCTTGGTGAATCACCTGATATTCTGGCTGCAAGAAAAGTTGCAACCTTCATTGGATCCATTCATCATGAAATTATTATGACACCTGAAGAATTCTTGGCTGCTGTTGAACCTGTTATTAATGCTGTGGAAACTTATGATATTACCAGCGTTCGTGCATCTGTTGGAAATTGGCTTCTTGGAAAGTGGATCAAGGAAAATACAGATATCAAGGTTATCTTGAATGGTGACGGCTCAGATGAACTTTTTGGTGGATATTTGTATTTCTATCGGGCTCCATCACCCCAAGCATTTGAAAATGAAATTGAACGTCTCTTGCAGGATATTCATTTATATGATGTTGCTCGTTCAGAGCGTTCTATGGCTGCCCATGGACTAGAGTCGCGTACTCCTTTCTTAGACAGACAATTAGTGGATGCTGTTCGTCGCATGCCTACTGAGTATTTTATGCCAAGTACGGAAAGACCGGAGAAGTGGATTCTCCGAACAGCATTTATGGATCAAGGATTGCTACCAGATGAAATCTTATGGCGACGTAAGGAGGCTTTCAGTGATGGAGTTTCTAGCAGAGAAAATTCGTGGTTTGAGATCTTAAAGAGGGTCGCTAAAGAAAAGGTTGTAAAAAGAGGCGTACATTATACTCTTGCTCTTGAATACGAGCATAATTCTCCTTCAACTGACGAGGCGCGCTGGTATCGGGATATTTTTGAAAAGTGCTTTGGATCACAGGCTCATATCATTCCGCATATGTGGATGCCTAAATGGTCGCCTGAAACAACAGATCCTTCTGCTAGAACTTTGTCGCATTATACGGCAGCCACTTAATCAAATACTCTACTGATTTAGCAGGAGATGTCTGTTCCAGATTTATTTAAACTTGTTGCTCGTGGTCTGCAAGATACACGACTCCAACCCAAACAACGCAGTCTAGCAGATATATCACAATACATTACGGTTTATAAAGCATCTACAAGATGGGCAGCACAATTTGTTCGTGTTGATTTTGATACGAATCCCGACTTTGGTTTACAGGCATCTGTAACTTTGCCAAGAAAATACGATTTTATCCATCGTATTATTTTAACTGTTGTTCTGCCAGATATTTATACAGTACAGACGGCAGCATCTACCGCTGCTACAGCTGCTGGAGCTACTTTTCTAGGTCCATTCTTTAATTGGACTAATAGTGTGGGACACGCTTTAATCGCAAGTATTGATCTAGAAATTGGAGGAACTCGTGTGGCATCTCTTGATGGACGATTGCTAGAAGTCTTGGATGAATTTTATGAAGGACCCGAGAAACTTCTTGCAAAGAATGTGATGATTGGTCGCTCTGATACTTACTCAGTTCAAAGTACTGTTGGACCTATTCTGCATATTCCTCTACCATTCTGGTTTTGTCAACATCTAGCACAAAGTTTACCTATTGAAGCTCTTTCAGTTGATACAGTTCGCTTACAGATTAATTTTAATCCAGTTTCTAGCATATATTATACTACTGCTAGAGGTACAGGTTCTGATTTTACTGTTTACTCAGCAACTCCTAAAATGACAATGCCACCTTTAGAAGGAGCGCAGTTTTATCAGTCAAATGCCGCAGCATCACTTCTGTATAATTTATCTGATTCAACTCCACAATTTGGTATCAAAGGATCAGTAATTCCTAGCATAAGTATTCCTTCTAAACTTTCAATGGTTGATTGCTATCTTCTAACTGAGTATATCTCAATTGATGAATATGAGACAGTTAATTTACGAAGTGCTGATTTAGAATATAAGGTTCCGCTTTATAATGCAGTTGCACCTGAAGATACACGCGGTCAGCAAGTTCTTAGAGTTCCCATTACATATAATAATCCCACGCAAGATATTCTTTGGTATTTTCACAATCCAAATGCGGATGCATTCAATCAACCCTTCTTGGCTACTCGGGATTTATCGGGTTCTTCTGTTGGTACAGTACCATGGTTATCCGACGGAACTGGTTTTGCTTATTCCTACTCTGAGCCTCTTGCAGGAGTATCATTTACGTTTAATGGTGTACAACGATTTTCTCATTCGGAACCGTCACTTTTCAGATCTTTATTGCCATTAATTCATTACAGAAAAGCACCCAGATTTTGGCGGTATTATTATTTATATACTTTTAGTCATGGTGCTGGTGCTTGGGATGATATGGAACTTGGAAATCCTTATCAACCTAAGGGTTTAGCAAATTTTGATAAAATCTTGAGAAAGGAAATGGTTTTTAATTTACAGGAGGATCGCTTTGGTGCCTATCCTAATCTGAGACTATACCTATGGACAACAACTTGGAATATTCTACGCATCTATGGTGGGCGCGGTGCTTTCCTGTTTGCTATCTAAAGTAGGAATAGACCAGACTTCATAAAAATTATTTACGCATGCATGATGATGCAACCATCCACCAGAATCCGAGTATACACATTTTAATCCTCTTTCTATTAACATTTTATCTATATATTCTTTTTCATGCAACTTAGTATAATCATTTTCAACAATAACTAGTTTTATGTTATCTAAAATTTCTGGATAATCTAAGACAATTGTGTAAAAAGATCCTTCACAATCTAATACTAGAGTATCAAATTCAATAGGATATTTTGCTCTAAGTTCTGGCAGAGTAATTGTTTGAACACGTTCACATCCTTTTGGTACATCTTCAGCTAATGATTCAAAAACGGTCCAATGTTGCAGAATTAACTTTCTTTTTGATAATGCTGATTTTTCAATATGAAAATGTAAATTATTTGTATCTCTATTTATTTCTAACTGATTAGCAAAATTTTGACTACATTCCATTGTGACTAGATTACGGGAATCTTGCAGGAGTTTACCTATTATTAGACTATTTCTTCCTATATTTCCACCGATTTCTAAAACCTTTTCATGTCCCTTTAACCAATGAGTTGTCATTAATGTTTCAGGTAATTCTTCATCCCATTCCCCAAATAGTAAATTTATTTCTTTTATCATTTTGAATAATTTAGGATATGTATTGCTAAAAATTCCATCAAAAATTTTTGTGCTTGGTACAAATTGAATCATATTGTTAATGATATTTATATGCACTTCTCTTGTTTCATTACATTTTGATAGAGTTTTCTTCACAAAATCGTAAATATATATATATTTTGTTTGACCGGGGAAAGGATCACCAAATAATGCTGTAAGATTTTGATTTCCTGCAGGAATAAAAGCATGTTGTCCTGACCCTAACATACACTTTTGACTAACAAGAGGTGAAATATCCATACAATTTTCATTATTACCATAATAAAATACATAAGGAAAACTCATTCTATTTTAAAAATCTTAATTATTCATCTTTTATAACGGATAAAGTTATTTCTACATTTTTATTTGCGGCTTTCGGAAAAAATACTTTTGCAATCCTCTTGATTGATGGGATTTCAATTTCATCCTTATATTCTTCACCTGTCTTGATATAAGTATCAATTGCTTCTTTTAATGTGTCCATGCCTGAAAAAGAGGGGGGAATTGCTAGATCTACTGTCAATTTCCTCCAAAGTGTTACACATTCTTTTACCCGCTGTCCTTGGGTTTTTTCCATTACCAGACAGGATGAAAATCATTAGTTTTTGCATCCGCATCCAGAGCAAGCATTTTTACCAACAACATAAAGAAGTTTCTCTTCATACGACGTGAAGACTTTTATGCAAGGAGTTGCTGCATTATTCTCAGTGCATGTCCCGCACAGTGCTGTTGATGCGTTTACTCCTTGAGCAGCGAAGACTGTAACTTGCTTGGCATAATATGCGTTTGCCCTCTTCTTTCTTGTGGTGTCGGACGCGTCCATTCTACTAGTTAATTTGTTATTCTTTGAGAATTGCAAATTATTTATTTAGAATTTATTTATTTAACGGCGACCGGCTTTACGCTTCTGCGTCTTGCGCTTAGGTCTCTTGCCTTCGGCATTGGCTCTGTTTAGTGCTTCATAAGCATTTCCGGCTCCTTGAGTTAAGCCAAACGGATTTTGACTTTCACCTGCATTTTCTGTTTCTGGTACATTTCTTCCAAAGCCTGAATAATTTCCCTCCTTACCCTTCTTCAATGTTAGTCCACGGGGGACGCCGAGTGTATTTCTTACTCTTCCGAAGAAGCCACGGGAAGGTGCTTGAGGAGCGCTGGCTCTAGGCTGTACATATAAACGTTCACCCGATGCACCCGCGGCAGCCGCTTGCGGGGAGGTAAAGGCGTTTCTCATAGGGTTGACTTTATTAAATGATCCATTGTTCTGTCCATTCGCAGGCGCCGCTGTCAACTTCTGCACGGCTGCTGAGGGCTTGCGGCTGAATGCAGATTTGAGTGAATTACCGAGGCGTCCAAAGAAACCCTTCTTCGGGGCTGCAGGGTTTGAACCAACTACACCGGGAACATAGCCAGATGAATTAGGCTTGGATGCATTCGTCTTTCTCGTGAACATGCTTCCGATTCTGCTGCCAAAACCGGAGAGACCCTGCTGGGCGGCGCGTCCATATGATGCCGCATTGGAACGGTACTTCTGCGTCTTGTTCCACATCTTGTTAACTGACGCCTTCGCATTTGAGCCCTGCGCCAACTGCTGGAGTTCATCCAAGACCTGCACATCCTTCAAGAACTGAGCAAAGGCAGTTTTGATCGCCTCAGCCTTAACCATCGGGTACTGGGCCTCAGGTACATTGCCTAACGCAGATGCAGCCAAATATATTTTTTGGATTAATAGTTCAAGATCTTCAAAGTCTTTATCAGAAATATTTTGCAATTCAGGATTCATTGTGACCGCTTGAGCAGTTGCTTCTTTCTGCTTCAACTCTAACTTATCATATAATGCATCACCAATGTCCTTAGCAAGTCCTTTGGCAGCCGCCTTAATTTCACTCTGCTTGCCAGCAAGTAAACGCTTGACAGTCTTGATCTCAGCCTCAACGCGGTTCTGCACAGCGGCATTGTTGCTGAAGCGGCTTGAACGCGCCTGCTTGGCCGCATTCACAACCTGCTGGATACCCTGCTTGTTGAGGGTCTGGTATTCAGAGATCGCCTTCGCTAACTTCTTCATGCGCGGGTCAGTACCGAGTCCAAAGAGATTGGCTAGCGTGATTCCGGGGTAGATCTTTCTGAAGTCTAAGCCAGCAAGGGCTTGGAAAGCACCAGCAATCGCCAAACCGACTAAGACAAAGCCTTGACCGATGAGATAAGCACCGAACATGGAACCACCTACAGATGTGGCGATTGCACCACCAGCAACTGTGCCAACAGCCTGTAGAGCAATTAGAAGAGGAGTTAGATCAATCACAAATCCTTTCAATCCCTTCAATGATTCACCAAAGTTTATTCCCTTCCAGGTCCACGTCGCTTTGGGCTGCTCCTCAACTTGCTGTTTTACAGTCTTACCCACACCTGATTTTAAACTGAAACCAGGCATGCTCCATGAAGTACCCTTACCTTGAGGACCTGTGCTCTTAAAAGTTACTGCAGTTTCACCGGTCATTGTTCTTTGCACTGTGGCTGCATACGTGCCCGGAGCCAAGCCAACAGGAGGGCAAGGCGCACTACCATCTACAGGGAGAGGTGATGTCGCAGGTCCGGGAACAACTAAACTATTTGTAGCAGCGGCAGAAGCGGCACCTAAGATTGCAGGGGCGTTAGCCACTACACCAGCACCAGGTGAACCACCATTAGAAGGAGGTAAGACAGGTGATAATGCAGCAAGTCTGTTTGCCGCACCAGCATTAGAAGCCACCGCACTAGCATTGGCAGCGGCAGCCGGTGATCCACCAGCATTCACTACAGCAGCCTCAACAGCGGCAGGAGGAGCACCTGATGCAACAGCATTAGCCGCAGCCTCAACAGCAGCAGGAGGAGCACCTGAATTCTGAACAGCAAGAGCCGCCTGCTGTGCCGCAGCTTCCTGCTCTATTCTATCCGCCTCAGCATTCGCATTGCCACCAGCATTACTAGCAGCCGCTTCAGAAGCCGCAGCCGCCTGCTGTACATTTCCACCACCCGCAACAACAGCCTCTTCAGCAGCGGCCGCCGCGACCTGACCTTCTTGACCAGGAGGAGCATTTGCAACTGCATTCGCAACAGCGTTGGCTGTAGCATTCACAACAGCGGGAGAAGCACCCGCCGCCGCAGCAGCGCTAGCCGCAGCATTTCCAGCAGCAACAGCATTTGCCGGTTTATTTTGACTAGCCATTCCTTTCTGATTATTGCTGACATTTTCTTCAGAACCGGGGGCTTCTTCTGCTTCTTCATTGGATTGAGGGGATGAAGATCTACTGCTTTTTTGTCCACTTTGTAAAGATTTACGAACTTTCTCTGCTCTTTTTTTATTTGCATTACTAATTGTTGGAAGCATAGTCCACTTAGGAGGCGAAACAGATCTTTTAGGAACAGCCGAAGAACCTGATGCTTGAGCGGCTCTTAATTTATTTCTAAATGCTTGTGATAATTTTCTATCTGCAAGACGACCAGTTTCATCAACAGTAACAGGTTTTTGTAGACCCACTATTTGAGAATGAACTAAGGCTTCTTTCGCTGCCTTTTCTTTTCCTTCTGCAGCCGCTTTTCTTGCAGCCTGCTTCTGTCTAAATTGTTCTAAAGCATACATCTTTACTTCTTGTTGCGAAGAATCTCCAGGAATTAAGGAACTAACTTCATCAACAACTTTCTTAATTCCTTCAACAACCTTTTCAGCAATTATAACAACTGGATTTTTAGGCTTAATTTGCTGATTTTTAGGTGACTTTTTACCATGAAGTCCATGAATTACTTGCTGTGCTTTTGACCGCAAATGTCCTTCAGGTTTTAATCTTTTTACTTCTTCATTTGTATTATATCCATCCATCCCTACATTCCAAACTCTTAAAAAAATAAGTTTTTTTGATTAGATCAAGTTGGACTTTTGAACTTCATCCACAATAGGAGAAATTACAGTATTTACACCTAATGTGAAATAATGTTGTGTTGAAATATACTGATAAGGCTGTTGCCTATACTCCTCATCATGATCATCTTCATCATTCTCGTGCGGAGGAATATATGTCATCTTTTCATTATACTGATAACTTAGATATGGAGTAATTTGATCTTTTTCAGGGATATCTTTTGTCCTAGTAAACAGGAGTCTAATGCAAGAATTTCCAGGAATCATCTGAATATTTACATCGCGTTTTTCAGACGAATTTACAAACTCAAAACCATGAGGAATACCTAGGCTAAACATTTCAATTATTTCATTTCTAGTTGTAATTTCTGCGCAGAATATGCTAGGATTGGTTGGAGATTGATAGCAAGATACATTCATTTTCCCTACATGTATTCAAAATAAATTAGTTTTCAATTTTTTACGCTAACTGTGTTAGCCATCCGGGTCGCATTTTTTAGGCTTACTATGTAAGCAAAAAATGGGAAAATAAGACAATTTTTATACGCCTAAATCCTCTTGATACATATTTTCTATTTCAAGATCGTGGACTTCAGCATAATCACGAGCAACAAAGACTTCCTTTGTAGCCGGATCTCTTATGTAAAAGATTCCATTCTTATCACCCATAATCTGATACAGAATTTCTTCAATATCTGTTCTAGGTCTACTATGTTGTCTTTCCCAACATTTCAACTTATCCGACCATAAAAGTTGCGCAGGAGCTATTGATCTTCCATCTTCTGTCTTTCTAACTTCAGTAAATTCCTTAACCAATGCTGCAACTCTATTTCCGCCCACTAATCTGTCATTTAATTGAATTTCTCTTAATGGTATCCATCCCCTCATAGTCTTTACTTCATAGTCTCCATCTAAACCAAGTGAATAATCATTATCTTTAGTTTTAGATGGTGATGCATTAATCTGTTCATCAACCTTCTTTTGCACTTGTAGAGAGATATCAGAAGATTCCTCAAAATCTGCTACTAAAAGTGGTCCCGTTTCTGAACGGATCCAAAATCTATGATTTGTTGTGTTCAAGCAGAATATTAATTTATAAGATTTATTTGTCTTTGCTGAAGGATGATCTCCTGCAAGAATCCACTTGTTTCCGTATCGTATTAAGTGATTCCTAGATATTGGTGCTCCATCAATAGAGACCATTTCTGTTCGTTTTCCATCAAATTCAAAGAAGGACTCAACAAAGTTAGAACCACCACCAGCCCATAACTCTTCACCCGCAACTAATACTTCAATGGGTTTCCATGAACCATCCGCCATCCTTATAAGAGTTCCTGCAGGAAAGCATCCAAATGTATCTAAGAATGCAAAAATTGTGCCTTTTGCAAAGGTTGATCCAGCCGCTAATCCAGAGATTCCAGAAAACATAATGGCAATAAAAAGAGCAAAGACACGTCCCATTAAATTTTCCAAATTCTTGAACTTTCCCTTGATTGTTTGTAAAATCATTTGAATTCTTAAATTGAATGAACGAGCAATAGAACCAATACCATCTGTTAGACTTGTTAGAGTTGTACGAATACTCATTAGACCTGCTCCCGCAGAAGCCATAGAGGAATTAAGTGAATTAGAAACTTCATAGATTGGTGAAAGAACATCAGGAGCTTCTTTTAAAAAGACATTCTTCAAGCAGAATTCAATATTCTCTTGCGCATTGTAGCCGTAGAGACCGGCAAAAGGCATAATGTCAGGACGGCATCTATACTTGGGCCAATTCTGAGAAACTTCTTGGCTTGTTCCAAGTCCTAAGATTAAGACTATTCCAAGTGTTAGAACTGCTGTTAGAATTCCGGGTTTAATAAAAGGATTACCTTGATCCAAAGGAACTGGTGCTAAAACTTGTTGAATTGGTTGTGGCATATTCACCATTGTTGGTGGATTTTCAAATGTCTTATCCATCCCCTGCTTTAGCGTGATAAACTACTATATTCTTTTTGCCTTGCAGGATAAAAGAATATTTAGATTAGTGGATTATTCATATTTACTTACGCATTGTCTTCTTCCCCTTTGTCTTCTTCTGTCTCTTGGGCGTCTTAACTTTCGCGCCTCCACATTGCTGACGGTTCTTACGACTCCGTCTTCTGGTTGAGGCAGAGCCAGAACCCATGGCTGAAGCATTTCCCGTAGCGGGAGGAGCACCCTCCGCTGAACCAGTAACAGATGTGCCGGGAGAGGCAGGAGAAACATTTGTATTATTATTAGTATTATCTAACTTGACTACATTTGTTTTATTGTTTCCGTTATTGTTACGGCGGTTGTTACCACGATTGTTATTGTTAACAGGAATTACATTACTGTTTCTCTGCGCATTTTTTGCAGCCTGATTTGCACGGTTGACAGCATTGTACGAATTGCTGTTACCGTGGTTTGTATTGTTTGCAGGGGCATTTACTGTAGCAGGGACTGCTGATACAGGTTCAACACCCGCATTTGCACCCGAATTACTTGGTTTTGCAGGTAAACTTGGTTTAGCACCCATTTCTATTAATAGGCAAAGAAAATTCGGGATGTGTTTGTCTCATCCTATAAATAATGACCAAATATGACAGGGATGAGTGCGAAACTCGCAGGAATAAATATTGTTCTAGTCATCGGTCTTGCAGCCGTCTATTCATACGGACAACGAAGCGAAATTATGGCAAACTGGCCAATGAGGCGCTGTGAACCCGGGATTGTTGCATCCGCTGGTCTGTATCAACCATCTGATGATAAACGCAGCACCGCTGAATTCACACAGGAAAACTTTCAATTCTGTCAGGGAAAACTAGCTGCTCAGGCTCTTGATCTGGCTGCAACTCCCGTAAAATTCTTGCAGGAACAACAAAAGAATATTGTAAATACGATTACTAGTAATGTAAGTGCAGTTCAAGGAATTGGAGCAACTATCGCAAAAATCTTTAATGATATGATGGAATCTGTTAGAAGGCGTTTTGCCGGTACATTTGTTGAAATAAGTAATTCATTTGCTCACCTATGGAATGCAATGGGGAAAATCATGGCTTCAATGACAGCCATATTCTTATCCCTGATTGCTGTTCTTGTTACATTCACAACAATGATTCAAGTTGCAATGTATGTTATCGCTATTATCGTAGGAATCCTTATTGCACTCATGGTTATCTTTGCTGCTTTTCTTTCACCCGTAAGTTGGTTAGTCTTTGCTGGAATTTCATTGATTGGTATCATCTTAGGTGCTGTAATTGGTGTAGTTGCTTCAAATGGATTTTGTGTTGCAGGAGATTCACAAATTGAAATGAAAGATGGATCAACTAAGCGACTTGATTCTATTATTGTTGGGGATGAGTTAGCTGAAGGATTTGGAACAGTAACTGCAACAATGGAATTCTTAGTTCCAGAGAAAGATAGACAACCTCTGATCTCTATCCATGGTGTCACAATGAGTAAGACCCATCTTGTGCAGCATGAAGGTAAAGCAATTCAAGCAGGAAACCATCCTAACGGTATTTATGCTACTAGCAGAAAGACTTTGTATAATCTTAATACTACAAGCAGAAAGATTCCTGTAAGATCGCTGTTAGGCCAACTTGTTTTGTGGGACTGGGAAGAAATTCCCGAAGATGATGAGGCACAAATTGATCAGTGGAAGAGATGGGCTTTTGCTGCCCTAAATCCTAAATTGAGTTATACAGATCAAAATCCTGAGAATGTTGAAGCGGCTATTCATGGATCTCTTCTTGTTGAAAAAGATGGTCAATTAGTTCCAATTAGTCTTATACTGCCTGGAAATGTAATTCGTTGTTCGTCTGGCTACACAACTGTCTGTGGCTCAGTCAAGCTCTTGATTGAGAAAGGAACATCTGTATATGATGGAATGACTGAAGGTGCTTGGTTTATGGATAAAGGAGGCCGGTGGATTTCTCCGAAGTTCAAAGGGGAGCAGATCATCTTGCAAGAAGATATAATCATGTATCATTTATTTACGGAGGCGGGTGATTTCCAACTTCAAGATTGTTTTGTTCGGGATTTTTCAGAAGTGGGGCTTGATGTCCTTCCGCAATCCTACGATTTTGTTTGTGGAAGATAGAGATGAAACTGAGTTTTGTGTGGTTAATGTCAATGCTTTCTTTGCTGTTTCTAGCAAATATTATGATGGTTCTTGGCTATGTCAATACTCAGAATACCATGGATGAACAGTTTGTTGAACATTTCTTGAATCCCGCGCCTTCTCTTGCATCTGGCGGCTATGAGTCAATTGGTGAATACGATAATCTTGAAAATAAGCCGACTAATGGTAAGTCTGAATGGCGTGCGACTGCTCCGGATGAGCCGTTGAACGGCCCTGAGTTCAAGGTAGATGATGATCACCTCTACATATTTGCGAATAACCAGTGCAAGCCTGAGTGCTGCGGTGCTTCATTCTCTTGCTCTGGTGGATGCGTTTGCACAACGCCTGGTCAGCGCGACCAGATTAACAAGCGTGGCGGCAATAATACGTTGCCGGCCGCGTCTGTCTGAGACCTAAGACAATAATCTAATTTCTAACAGATACTCTGCTAGAAACTAGAATGGCAGATAAAGAAATAAAAACTGAATTTCTTGAAATCATATTCGCGTGGACAAAAGGTGATTCTTACCCTGATATTTACACAATGCTTGTTTTATGGCTTTCAAAACACAAAAATGAAATTAAGACTCAAAATGAAGTTACAGAAATTTTACAACGTATGGACTCCGATGAATTAAAAGAAATTGTTGAAGATGTTTTAGTCGGAATGAGATATTTTAATTTAAGAAAAGAAATTCTAATAAACCGCTGATGCATAGAAGGGCTCCGGTGTATCTGGTGCTACAAAGAACTCTTCTTCTTTCTTCTTTTCCAGAACTTTCGGTTCATCAAGGAAAATAGTTTGAATCGGTCCCATCTGACCATCAACCCAGCAAACTCTATAATGAATATGTGCTTCAAGACGACCGGCAACCGGTACTGTATAAGGCTGCGGTTTTCTAACACGAAGAGTTACCATGTTATCTTTTCCTACGATTGCAACACCAGCATTTTCAAATCCAAGATAAGCCTTGCGCCAATCATTCAACTCAGATAAATGCTCATTCGTAGGTTCAGCCGCCCAGAATAGAACTTTTTTACCCGGACCTTGTACCTGCACTTTCTTCTCATAATCTGCATTTTCAGGAACAGTTTCCTTAAGAACTGAGCAGGGACTTACAGTTGTCCCCAAGAAAGGAAGAAATGTTGCTCTGTCAAAAGCCAAATAGAGTGCACAGACTCCTACGACAATATAAAGTAGATTCTTTCCTGCAGATAAGTTCTTAGAGAACGCATTAAAACTAAGGATAAGAGAAGTTACAACAATTACGATAGCAGCAAAAAAGTGAAGCCATTTTTTTGTATCACCCATGGTATATCTATTTATACTATAGAAAATGTCTCTTAAATTAATCTGGTTATCGGGTTGGGCTTCATCGGGAAAAGATACAGCTGCTGAAGTTCTCTGTTCCGCTGGTGCAAAGAGACTTGCATTTGCAGATGCATTAAAAGATATGGTTGCAAAGAAATATGGTTTTCCTCGTCAATGGTGTGATACAGTAGAAGGAAAAGCCACTGTTATATCTGAGCATGGTGCAACAGTTCGTGCACTTTTGATTCGTGATTCTTTTGAAGCAAAAAAACAGGATATAAATATCTTTGCCAGAATTGTGTTTGAAAAAATTCTAAATGAATTTGTTAATGGAACAAAGATTATTGTTATTTCAGATTGGCGTTATCCACACGAATATCATTTTGTGACTGGAGCAACTGCAGGTATTGAACCAATTACTGTAAGAATTATGAGACCTGGTTTGGAGCCTCTAGCAGATGATTCTGAGCATCAATTAGATTTTTGGAATTTTAATAAGTATATTGAAAATACTGTGTTAGAAGAGTTTCAGAATAGTGTTGCAAAAATATTGCATTAATGTAGAAAATGTCACTAACTAAGAATTTTTGCCATTGTGTTAAAAAAGTTCGTCATTCTATTAAGTTGAGACAAGGTCAAAAGAGAACTAAAGGAGCCCGTGAATCAGCGGCAATAGCAGTCTGTGTTAAATCAGTTTTGCAGACAAAAGGATTAACTCTGAAGAAGGTTCGTTGCTTACCGAAGAAGAAGGCGCGTCTTTTTACGCAAAAACTTCGTAAATAAATACTTTGCTGGAATTAATGGATATGGAGGTAAAAGGACGAGTTACACTAATGTCCAACTTTTATAATGAAGAATATTTGCTTCCATTTTGGTGTGAATATCATAAACCTTTTTTTGATGATGCAATCCTAATCAATTATGGTTCAACTGATAAATCTGTAGAAATAATTAATCGTATTTGTCCTGAATGGAAAATTGTAAATACACGGAATAAAGATTTTGATGCAATTGAAATTGATAGAGAAATTATGGATCTAGAATCTGATGTTAGTGGCTATAAGTTTTTTTTGAATACAACTGAATTTTTTCTGATTGGTCCAGATTATCGTAATTATTTAAAACCTGCAGATAATGAATATTTGGAATTTCCTTCACTAACTGCTTTATCAAAACGTAAATGTCATTATCCCGCTTCTGTAAAAGATCTTTTTGGAGATATTGATTTCTTGCATGATAAATTGAGATCTCCAAGATATATGCTTTCCCATAAACATGGAAATTATACACCTGGTCGGCATACAAAACGTTTTGAATTAACTAATTTGTTACCCGGATATGTGATCTGGATGGGTTATTATCCTTGGAATGATCGCCTTTTGCTAAGAAAGTTGCAAATTAAGAACAAGATGTCTGAAAGAGATAAGAAAGAAGGATTTGGACACCAACATTTAATGGATTATGAAGAAGTTGAAATGGAAAAGAACTATGCAATTTGCAAGGCTAAACCGGCTGATTCGTTTGAAGTTTTCAAAATGCTAAGATTCTTGTATAATATTCAGCATAAGTAGGATGCTAGAAATAATTGGATTTATCCATGTTATTCTTTGTAGTATTATCTCCTTATATTGGCTTTGGTCTAGTAAAGCATTTGATATTTTTTATATTTTTTATTTCTTAAGCCTAAATCTATCTTGGGTTATTATGAATAATGAATGTTTTATTACGTATTTTTTCAAAGTACTTAAAGATCCTAATTATAAAATGGGACAAAATAATGAAGTTAAAGATTTTGAACCTATCTTAGGAAAAACAGGTTCTGTACTTTTTAATCAATATTTATTGACAATGAATGTAATAAATTTATTTTTAATTTTGACAAGATCTTTTGATTCTTTTAGAAAAATTGCAATTGCCTTATTTATTTTATCTTATACATTTTATATTGAAGCAAATCATTTTTCTTTTATTAATAAAGATTCAAGAAAGAAAATCTACATAAGTCATGGTATTATATCATTTTTCGTATTAGCGTATTTTGTAAATTCTTGGCTTAAAAGTCGCTAGTAAGTGATACTGAAGAATTTTCTCTTTCTCTTCTGTGCTGCCTTCTGTAGTACTGGTAACATGAAATAATTACACCACCAAAGGTACAAATAATAACAACAAGGGCAACACTTACTGCAAGAGCAGAATCTGTTATATCATCATAAAAAGTCATTTATCTTTTTTGGCTTTTTATGTTTATATGTCTTTCGGATTAAAGAGAAACCTAGTACAAAGAGTAGGATGGCCGCAAGCAGGCGAATTCAAAAAGAGATAGAAGATATTTCTAAAGATCCACCTGCAAACTGTACTGCTGGACCAGTAGATGATAATATTTATTATTGGGAAGGAATGATTTTTGGGCCAGATGATTCACCTTATGTCGGAGGTGTTTTTAAACTTCGTATTCAATTTCCGATAGATTATCCTTTCAAGCCACCTTCAGTAAATTTTACAACAAAAATATTTCATCCAAATATTAATTCTGCAGGAATTATTTGCTTAGATATTTTAAAAACTCAATGGTCTCCGGCTTTAACAGTTTCTAAAGTTCTTCTTTCAATTTTATCACTTCTTACAGATCCAAATCCAAATGATCCGCTAGATCCAGCAGCAGCTCAGCTTTATAAGAATGATAGATCTGCATATGATGAAAAGGCGCGTTACTGGACTCTTAAATTTGCTTCCTCATAAAGATATCATTCAAATATCTATGCAAGAATGGACGATCCTTGCAGGAATACCTTTCAACCGATTTCACTAGTTATGAGAAAAATGGAATGTTTTTACTGCGGTGCCACAGATACCGGAGCAGAAACAATTGATAGACTAACTGGAATTAAGTATTGTGGTGTACATAAGGAAGCAGCAATACGCGATTGTAATGCATACTTGCATAGAATAGGATCAGTGCGTATTGAAGATGCTTTTAAACATTCTATTCTAAGTAAATTCATTTTAGTATTAAAAGATAATGCAACTTTTCCTGTTATTAGGACAGATGGTTCATTAGATACAGATTGGTCTTTAGAAACAGATAGTTGGTATAATCCAACATTCATTTTGCGAAATGAAGATAAATGGTCAGTTCCAGTTAAAAATCCTAAAGGATTATCCAAATATGTTCCTATAATTAAATTTCTGAATCCAGATATTTGTGGAAGAATGCTTTTGCCTAGTGGTTTGGAAGGATGGTCCAAAATTATTGATGAAACATTGGACCAACTGATTGATGGAGTTTATAGGAAAGATCAAGAAGAGTACCAAAGAATTTTTAATGCTGATAATGGTCCTCTTCCAGAAATGGAAGGCACTGTTTTTATAGACTATAATGGATACAATGCAAGAATTCTATTGCCTAAACAAATATAATCTTCCATATATATTCTAAAACCCAATAGTTTTTATCATTCTTAATAGACCATATCCTAAGATTGCTATAAAATTCTTTTGATCTCTTTAAAATCATTTCTCTATGCAGGATAAAAAAAGCGCATGTTTCAGTTGTATAGCTCTTTGGTAAATTAATATTAAATGTTTCACATACTTTTATAATTGCATCTGGCGAAGGCAGCGTATTTATAATATTATCAGCATCTGATGTTTTAATGTCCAAATATCCATCATTTATAGTTCTTATATTAACTTCTCCGCCTTCTCTCCATGTTGATTTAAAAAGATGAAATTGCTGTTTTTCATTCATCACTTTATTTATATTTTCAACAAAGTCGGAATTTGAGGGAATATGATTATTTGTATCATCTTGCATGAATAATGTATATTCACTTAAATTATTATAATTTAAAATAATATGAGTTAAATATGTTTCTGCTTCTTTACCTATATTTTTTAACCTAATAATATTTGCCCATTTTGGATTTTTATAAGGTTGAGTAATAATATTTGCCCATTTTGGAATTTTATAAGGTTGAGATTTATCATAAATTGTTATTTTACTATCTGAAAAAAGATCCAATATTTTTTCAAATTGTTTATTATTATAATATGATACAACAATTTCTAGCATATGTGCTTTATATTTTTGTAAGATTTTTTATTTACCTAGAATAGATGAAACTTCATCTGAATAAACCTTTACCTAAAGCAGTTCTAGCAAAAATGAGCGCTACTGAGCATAAGAAGTTCGCTACCTTGCAAAAGAAATCGGATGATTTAGGTGAAGAAATGGATGAAGCTCAACGTATTGCCTCCGTGGCTATGAGAAAAGAAGATCAATCTGGTCACACAGGAAAACCTTCTGCTTCTGTTCAGCGGCTTATAAATTTGGGATTTAAAAAAGAATTCTTCGCCTTTAAGGCGGCGGATTCTTTACGTTCTTTTAAAGATAATATGCGGACGAAGTATTTATAAAGAGCAAGGAAGTTCCCATAAAAATACATCAGTAGGCAAATCCTTCTTAGCAATCCTATACTTTGAATCAAAGATGGGTTTGGTAATCTGTTCGCAAGGAACAGCTGCTGTCACATTGTGTCCAATTATTTTGTACAAGTCAAAACCAGGAAAACGTTCGCTTCCATTAGCATTTCTTAAAACATTATAACCATCCTTCTGCTGGAGCCACGACCACAATAAATTAAAGAGTTGTGACTTTGTTTCCCACATGATAAGACCTGGTTCTTGGGTCATTATTTGCTTAGGCTCAACTAATTCGGGATCTTCTTGGAAGATAGAATCAAGGAGTGAACATGCAAGACGGCATAAATCAAATGAGGGATTTGGATCTGCAGTCGGCATCTTATCATTAAAATACGGTTCACAATTGTACTGACCTGATGCATCTCCTTCTGACTCAAAAGCATCACTAATAAAAAATCCACCCCTCTTACCTAAATGAAATGATGAACGATTAAAATCAATAATCTTAAAGAGTCTACCAAATGTTGGAACAGCATAGATTCTTGAACCTCCAAGAGCATCCGGCAGAGAATAATAAAGCGTTGTCTCCGCTGTCCATGACCACATAATATTGTTTGTATGCAAGTCATTATGAGTAAAATGATAGTGCTTCTGTGCTACTGCTAAAGCTGCAATGACTTGAAATAACCAAGCAGTCCATCGCATATCCTTTGTATCATCATACTCTTCTTCATCTAAGAGAACATCCATTGTGCCATCGCAGCATTCTAGCACTGAAACCATAACAGGAAAATTCTTAAAATTTGCAATCACTGGAGGACCTTCTGATTCACTTGATACAGAACTTAGACCGTGATCTTCCTCCTCATTCTCTTCCTCTTCCTCAGACTCTGTCAAGACATCAGACTTCGTCAAGACATCAGACTTCGTCAAGACATCAGAAACCTTTCCTGCAGGAACATCACTTATCTTAATACGAGAAACTGATACCGGAACTGCTTCATCCTCAATAGTTTCCAAGTCTTCTGCATCCATATCTGCCTCTTCCAAATCTTCAAGATCTGAGTCTGAGTCAGTCTTTGTTAAGACATCAGCTTCAGGTTCAACTAATTCTTCATCGCCATCAAAATCTAATGATGTATCACTTACTAGTGATCTGCGTGGTCTATGTTTAGAGTCATGAGGCTTAAAGGAAGCTGAGTCACCCATTTCATCAAGTACCCGAAGTTCAAATAGACCTGCCGCCAAGTTTTCAGCAAACCATGATTCATCTTTTACATCATCATAATCATCAGACAAATTATAAGAATAATTATCTAGACGTCCACAGAAAACACCATAGCAGCGTACAAAATGAGGAGATAGTTTCTGTTCTACTAAACGTGATGCACATACTGCAAAGAGTGCATCTATATAGGCCTCATTGTTAGGATCATTTATTTTTGCTAGAGTGTGTTGCCAGTGACTCAGATATGAGGGAAGAGCACCATCTTCAGGTAGAACATATTCCCCTGACATATAGGATATTGGATTTAAAATATGCGCCCGCTTCATGAATAAGTTTTTGAGTTTTAGATCTGCAGGTAAGCAATCCAGTGGTCCAACAAAACCTTGAAACTTGTAAGGATTTTCAAAACCAGATATATCCTGAATCCATTCAGCAGTATTTAGCAAATATCCACTGCTCGTGCGTGGCTCCAACTTTGTAAAAATCTTTTCAAGACTTGAAAAATACGTTTGCACTTTTGGAAAATGAGGTTTAATGTACTCAGCAACTTTTGGAGGAAAGGGCTTTGATGAATAGTGAATCTGCAAGGAAGGAGCGGCCGGTGTTGCTATAGGTGATTTGCAGAATGATTTTGGAGAAATTGCTTTTACGGCTTTTGTTGGTTTTACATGGCCCTTATTCTTCTTTTGCTTTGTCATTACTTTTTTCAGAGATTAGGCGTTCCCCATAAATACGCAGTTGTATTGCGTAAATTAAAAGTTTTTTAACAACAGATGAGTCAGCCGCAACAACCTCAACCTCAGGCAGCGGATCCAAACAGAAAACTTCTTAATCTACGTCTGAAGAAGTTTGATATGTCAAGAATTAAGGCTCGTCACGTTGTTGTTATGATTGGTAAACGTGAAACAGGTAAATCTTATCTTGTTCGTGATTTACTCTGGCATAATCAAGATGTTCCTGTAGGAACTGTCATCTCAGGAACTGAAGGTGCCAATCAATTCTACAGTCGCCACATTCCTTCACTCTTTATCCATGAAGAGTATTCGCCTATGATTATTGCAAATATGCTCAAGAGACAAAAGTTAATTGCGAATAAGATTTCCAAAGATATGGAGCGAACGGGTACAACCAATGTTGATCCTAGAACATTCTTAATCTTAGATGACTGCTTGTTTGATACTTCCTGGACTCGTGATAAGAATATTAGGTATTTATTTATGAACGGTCGTCACGTTCATGCTCTTTTCATTATTACTATGCAATATGCACTTGGTGTTCCTCCTGCCTTAAGAACTAATGTTGATTTTGTTTTCATTCTGCGTGAAACAATTGTCAGCAACAGAAAACGTCTTTATGAACAGTATGCTGGAATGTTTCCCGATTTTGAATCGTTCTGTCAAGTTATGGACCAATGTACCGAAAACTTTGAATGTCTTGTTATTGATAACAATGCCAAGAGCAACAAATTACAGGATCAAGTCTATTGGTATAAGGCGCCTCCCCACGCTGATTTTAAAATTGGATCACCCGAAATCTGGGCCCACTCTGCTGCTAATTCTAAGCAAACTGAGGAACCGGCTGAAGATTTTGATGGACGCTTTGGTGCAAATGGAAAGAAGGCTAAGTCTGCACAGATTCAGGTAAGAAAGTATTAATCATATGAAGTATCCTGCAAGAAATCCTTGATTCCTTCCTCCAAGTGAACTTTTGCCTTGAATCCTAGTATGATTTCAGCAGGACTATGATCTTGGTAAATATGTTTTACATCACCAGGTCTTTCTTCAGTATACTTAACAGGACATTCAAAATATGATGCAACTTTGTTTAGTGTATGGTTTGTTCCTGTACAAAGATCATAGACACCATTTACTCTACAATTCATTGCAAGCATATGACCTTCAACAATATCTGATACATGCGTATAATCACGAGACTGTTCTCCATTACCAGTCAAAAGAAGATAACCGTTCTCTTTCTTTGACTTTCTAAGAGCTGCAAATACATTTGGAGATGGACCTCTTTCTGATTGACGCTGACCATACACATTTGAATTTCTCAAACAAATTGTTGAAACTCCATACATATCCTTATATGTGGAGGCAAGTCCTTCTAGAGCTTCTTTGCTTGTTCTATATGGTGTTTTAAAAGCATAGACAACATTTGATGATGTTAGAACAACACGAGGAACTTTGTGTTTTCTGGCTGCTTCTAGCACATTCAGTGTTCCCATAACATTGATTTCATAACAAAGTTTTGGATCATCAATACACCATGGGGTTCGGGCAAGAGCTGCTAAATGAAAGACTCCATCACATCCTTCAAAAAAAGGCTCAATTTCATCAAAATCCCGGATATCTGCCTCTACAAAAATAACACGCGGATTTACATTCTTTTCACTGCCAGAAAGTAAATTATCTACCACAATTACTGCATGACCTTCTGCTTGAAGACGATCTACTAAATGCGAACCAATGAATCCTGCTCCTCCTGTGACTAGATATCTCATTTATGGTTCTTAGTGTGATCTATTTAAATATGCGTAGAAGATATATGTCACGATCAAGAAAATCTAGGAATGGTAATGGAAATAATAATGTTGAAATGGAGCCGGAGCCGGTACCCCAACAGCAACCCCAACAGCAAGCCCAACCGAATCCTCCTCCAGCCTTATGGGCTGGTATTCAACTCCATCAACTAGGTTTACCTCAAGTTCCACTACCAGGCCAAATTTTACCTGCAAATCCTTTTGTTCAAGGTCAAGTAGCTGCTATCCCTCCTGCTAATCCTGCTGTTCAAGGATTGGGAGCTGCGTTAGCCGCACAAGGTCAAGGTCACTTAATTCCTCCCGGTTTAGTTATTCATAATCCTAATCCTAATCCTCAAGGACGTAAAAGAAAATTAAGAAAACAGAAGTCTAGAAAGAAGTCAAGAAAGCACAAGTCAAATAGACGCTAAAGGTTTTTCTTGAACATCATTAAATTGTGTTCTTGTTTGAGTATATGCCGATACATATCCATCATTTGCATAGGTTGAAATTATATGATATATTTTACTTGCTATCAAGACAGTTCCTGTAGCAAATAAGATAGGTCCTTTATCATTTCCATATTCTGTAATTATTACATATCCGCTAAGTACCGTATTGATTAAAAAAATAAAAACTGTTATTCCAACAACTCTTTTATAAATCAGATCATATTTATGGATTATTATTTTTCTTTCTTCTGTTAAATTTTCAAATACACCCTTGACTGTTACAGCATCTGATGGTTTTTCGGGATTAGAACGCAAATAAGACATTAATTTGTATTCTCTGCAGACTTCAACAGAATACAAGGCAATAAATGCAATAAGAGAAATAAGATTTACACCACAGTTAATCCGATAAATTGTGCTTCCATTTATAAAGTTTTGTTGAGGAAGACATGCTTTGTCACCACAAACACCAGGAACAAAAATAACTAAAAGAGTACCATTAAAGACACGATACGCTTCTAGCAGAATTGTAAATGGTATTATTTTTTTGGAAAGATCTATAGCCATTTAAAGTATTATTTAGAAATATTTTATCTAATTTATTTTATTGATAAATAAGTAGTAATGGGTAATCCGAGACCTGCTCCAACGGGAGGGGCCGCTCAGCCTCCACGTTCAATGGCTGCGGTTATGGCTGCTTTAGCAGGAGCGGGTCCTCCACCACCTCCACCCCTTGCGGGACCACCTCCACCACCTGCTTATTATATACCACCAGGAATTAGAGCCATTGCTGGTGGAGGAGCCGCTGCATTGGTTCGTATGCCTTTAATTCCCCAAGTTGCGGCAGGTGGCCCCGCAAGGGGTCCCGCAGGTGGATTGGGTATAATGGCGCCTCAACCTCCTAGACAAGTTTTGCCTGTAGGTTTAGCAGCTTTTAATCCTCCAGTTGCAGCAGTTTTGCCGGTAGGTTTAGCAGCTTTTAATCCACCAGATGCAGCAGTTCTGCCAGATAAAAAAAGAAAACGAAATGGTAATATTAACAGAGAACCTAAAATGTCTCCAAACCAATTACAAGAAAGGGCAAATTTAGGTATTATTAATATGAACAAAAGAAACAAGTCAAGAAAATATAAAAGGAAACATACAAGAAAGAATAGAAGTCGTAAATCTCGTCGTTAAATATTTATTTAGTTGAGCCCAATAAAACCGCAACATATTTTAAAATATTTCTATAAATAGGGGTAAATGGAAAGACCATATTTCAGAAGACCTTCGCTAAAAGGTTTAGCAGCACAGGAAATAAAATGTTTGTATACTGCGGGTCCGGATGGTACGCAGATATATGAAAATATGTGGAAAGCAAGATTTGTAATTGATAATTTTGGAGAAACAATGATGGTAGAATATAGTAAAAGCAATGTAGATTTTCCGATGGAGAAAGATGATAAGATATGTACTGGAATTATATGTTTGTTTCAAACTAGTAATCCTGAAGTGCGTCATTTCATACCATATATTAAGATAGGTAATACATGGTATAATGGAGATAATGAGATAGGATTTCTAAGAAAAAGAGAAGGACCGCCAACTATAAAAAGCAAAATTATAAATGATCAAGGTATTGAAGATTCCGGTTCTTATTTGCAAATTGCTATTTTATTTTATTGTAATTCTCAAATTATTAAAAATCCAAGAACAGACGATTGGAGTGGACGACTTGTTTTTGGACAATTAGGTTTATCATGTGGTCCTGATGCACTACAAACTGTCTTAATGTTTGCAGATGGATTTTATGAACGTTTCAATTTACAACTTTACACTGAAATAAAACGATATATTGACGACAGATTTAGTTACAATGGAGTTAAAGCATATCCGTATTCCGAAGGAGATTTGAAAGATCAAAAAGTCAGACTATCAGAAATATTAGTGCAACGTAGAACTAATACTACAAGAATTGTGAATGAAGATGCTTTGGAATTTTTGGTCTATATGTTTATACGATATTATGCAATTGAAACTTCCCCGCCACTTGAATATACTCCACAGGAAAACAGTATTCATACTGTTGTTCCCAATAGCAATAGGCAAGAATATCTCATGGCAATAGAATATCTTAAGACGCATCAACAATATAATAAGAATTGGAATAAATCTTCAAAATTCGCTAAAGATTTTGTAAAACTATATCCTGATTTTATTCCACCATTCTATTTTGTACGGAAGGAATTTGAAAGACTCATGCAAAAATTATATGATGATTTTGCTATGACGAAAGAGGGAAATGGTCGGTTAAATCGTGTTCTTTTAATGATTTATTTTAATTTACATTTACGAAATGATGAAACAGTAGAAACAAAAAAAATTACAAAATATCATGAAATACTTGTTGAGTATGAAGAAGGGGGGCATAAGAGATATTATAATGATGAAGCAACTCCATTTGAACCTGATGAATATAAAGTCGTGCTAGAATTCTATAAATTTTTTGAAGATAATTGGAAAATAATAATGGAACATTTAAGAGATTTTCAAGAAGTATTTGAAATAATTCGTATGTCCAACCTTCAGCGCAAAAAAAACTTAAAGCAAAGAAAAACACGAAAAATGAGAAAAGTAAGAAATTCAAAGAGTCGGAAATTAAGAAGTAGTTGAGCCAAATCCACCCGCACCACGAGTATCACGAGCGGAAGGAAGATCATTTAGAGAATCAACAAGAACCACCTTTGCAAAGGGAATATAATCCTGTGCACAAAGTTGGAAGAACAGACCTCCTTGTGGCAGAACAAATTCATAATTGCTGTGATTATCTACACATACTAGCAGTTCTCCCCGATAGCCCTCATCAATGAGACCTACTGAGTTTGCTAGACGTAGAGGCGTCTTTGAACCAGTAGATGACCGCGGAAGAATTAGAAAAGGATTTGGACCATTTAGAGCATTAATAACTGCTCCATAAATCTGGCTACTCAACTTAGCCGCCTTTCCCATTGTAGGTGGAATTTCTGCATAAAGCAGTGGCAGATTTACACCTGAATCGGTTGGCCGATACGAATTAATTACCTGCTGGATTGCAATACGCTGCTCCGGATTCTCAGTAAATAAATAAAGAGTCCTATACATTTTAATTTCCCATAGTGAAAAATAAATATTCAAATTTTATTTTTTTTTAGTTCGCACTCTACTCCACAAGCATCGGAACTCCTTTACTCTTGCAGTAATCCGCAATCTCCTTCATTGCTGCGAATCCAATCTTTCCCGTACCAATGAATGCATGACGATCGGCACATGATCCACATGGTGTTGCTGAATCATTAAAGTGGACAAGTCGCAGAAGGTTTGGATCTGCATCTATCATCTTTTTAATGTAGTCAAATGGATTCTGTCCCGATGCAAAGACGTGACACGTATCTACACAGACACGGATTTTAGAAGAATTAAATGATTGGACAAAGGAAATAAAGTCATCATAGACAGTTAGAGTTTCTGTACCTTGTCCAGCAGGAGTTTCTAGCAGAATTGGACATTCCGGTGTTGCTGATTCAATTGCCTTCTCTAGATTGGTACGCATATTCTTTAGCGCCACCTCAAGATCCATCTTTACAGACTTTCCAACATGAACAACTACACCCTTCAAGCCCATCGCAGCTGAGAGTTGCAAGTGCTTCTTTAGACATTCAACGCCGTAATCTTCTAGAGTTCCCGGTTCATGACAGAGATTAATGACGTAAGGACTATGAACCCACATTCGGATTGCTGAACTCTGTTGCTCTTCTGCTGCAGAGGCAAGATCTTCATCCTTCATTTCAATCTTGGTATTCTGAGGACCTGTTAGAAACATTTGGTAAGGTTTGTGTGTTACATCCTTTAGAAGCAGTAAAGTTCTATAAACTGTCTTACTCTTAGGAACATGAGAACCAATACAATGGGATTCCTGCAAGAATAGTCCTGGTAGAGGTGATGCTTCTACAGTAGCATCTTGCTGACCCTTACTCATATTATTTAAGAAATCACGATATGCAGTTCTATTTGACCACTTAGTAACATTATGGTGCCAAACTGTATCCTGTAGAGGAAGTACTAGATAGACATCTGTAGCATCTGCATGGAGAGCGGCATAGGCGAAAATCTGGAAGAGAAAATCTAGCCAATTCTTCTTGAGCATACCGGTCAACTTAACCTCAAAGAGTTGAGTCTCTGTCTGCGCATCGGGATGACCTTCTACTGCCTCGTAGGAAACAACAGTGTCAAATTCAAGGGTTCCCTTAACCACCGCATCCAACTTTGTCCTTGTTGCTCTTACATGATCAAGAAAAGGCTCAGTTGTCTTGGACTTTTCAATCTTTGCTTTATCAGCATCTGAATAAGTTGGATAAAAGTTCAGAATAGCCTCATGGAGAGTTTCTACTGCAATTTCATCTGCAGGAAGACGCAAGAGTTCCTCTGCAATACATCCTAGGATTGAGTATGATTCACCCTTAGGAAGAATTGACATGATTGATGCTGGATATTTGCCTGTTTCGGCAGTGGGCATTACTAACTTCTTAGGAAGAAGCTTCTTAAGGGATGTTCTTCCCGTTGAATCAAGGGAAGAGATTAGATGACGAACACGATAGCGATTAAGTTCCATTTCTGTAGATGATATCTGCTGAAATAGAATATTCTATTTAATTTCAATTTTATTTTACTTATACATCAAGCGTCAGACTCTTTGCAGCCTCCTTCTTACGTGCAATCGCCAAGTCTGCCTCTCCACCACCTCCAAACATGTCAACCGGCAACTTATTCTCATCAGATCCGGGTCCAAATTTAGGTTTAGAACCAGTAGCACCTGCCATGCGCTGACGCTTATCTTCCTCATAGAGTTGCTCCTTCTGCTGCTCATTCTGCTTATAGTTCTTCATCAAGCTATTCAACTGCTCCTCGGCGTATTCCTGGTCAGCGACTTCACTCGGCTCTGGATCCCACGGAAGCCAAAAGCCCATCTGACCCACATAAACATTGAAATAAGGATCAATCTTCTGCAAAGTCTTAGCACGTGCTGATGCCTCCTGATAGGTATCATATACACCACGCACTTTGAGTCCACGAATTGTTGTCTTAAAGTCATTCTTTGCAAAAAACTCCTCCTCCAACTTCTTGCGATTCTTGAACATGAAATTGTCAAACGCCTCCTGGATCTTCGTTTCCTTGAAATCACGCATGTTCTCCTTAACGTAAGCTGCTAGGTCATCAGCCGCTCCACGAGTTAGAGCAGCGCGTGCATTCTGGAGTTCCTCTAAGCACTCAAAGTTCCACTTCTTTGGCTCATCTTGAGGGCTTGTAGCAGGAGGAGGAGGAACAGCTCCACTTACATCTACTTTGCTCTGAGCCTCCTTAAGACTATATTCCGCATTGGCAACCAAATCCTCAACCTTAGCAATCGCCTTTGTTACGCCAGCAATTTGCTCCATGAGAAACTTCTCTGACGCCTGCACCTTGTATTCCACTTCATAATTTTCCAAAAACTTGGAATAGAAATAAATATCCTTGTTCGCCAACACCTTCTCTGGTGATAGAAAACTCAGACATACATACTTCTGGCCGGGAATCTCCTTATCTTGCTCAAGCCATGTTTCTTGGGTTCCACTTGATCCACTCATTCCTGGATTAGTTTCACAAACAATCTTTATAACCGAAACGCAGACAAAAATTTTCGCAACCCAGGATATAAGCAATGGATGGTTTCTCAGTCGCCGATGTAATCCAGCGTGTAACCAAGTACCTCCTTGAGGGTCTCGCCGTCGCTGTTGCGATGGTTCTCGTAATGAAGAAGAAGTCCCCGGACTATGAGGAGGTTCTCTCCGTCGCCGTTGTCGCCGCCGTCGTCTTCGGCATCCTGGACACTCTTGCACCCTCAGTTGGTCTCATGTCACGCCAGGGCGCCGGCTTTGGTCTTGGCGCTAACCTCGTTGGCTTCCCCGCGCGTGTGTAAGCCTAAAACACAATTCGTTATCATAACACATAGTAGTTTCTATTCAATTTTAACTCCTATTTCATATTAAAAACCATTATTAGGTTTAGCACGTTACGACTTTTCCGTAGAAAAAGCGACTCTAAAAATTAATAATTGGGTAAAAAATGTCTCTGTTCTTAAATAGTTTGATTTTAAATCAAAGTATATAAGAATTCCAATAAAAATTTATTTGAATAGTTAATTTACTGTAGGATAACCGCGGCTTCTTAAGATAGCCTCTTGTGATCTAACACCTGAATCCGGATCCCACTTGTAAAACATTGCACGTCCTTCATCTTGTGACTTTTCCTGAAAACCCGGCGGTGTGCCTGAAATCCAACGAAAAGGCGCACCAAAATCTTGGACTAACGCTTGTCCATTCCATCTTTCTCCTCCTACTCCAACAACTTCAAGTTGGATATGCGGGGGAACATAGATTGAACCAAGACCAGAATAGTAGGCGCCGGGAACATCATCTAGAGTTATTCTAAAAGTTCCATCGGGAGAATTAAGGGAACCAGTCATGGCACGAACATCAAACGCCTGTTCTACATTTGGATGCGGCAAACCAGATCCTGAAAAACTATATCCACGAGTATTTGGCGCAGCGGCTCTCCACATAATTTTCATAGGACCCGGTAAAGCTGAAATATGACCTTCAACTATAATCTTACCATTAATTTTCGTAACATGTGATTGAAGTTCCTTAGATTGCATCACTCTAAACAACTGCAATTTTATTATTTAATCTTTTTTATTGCTTTACTCATTGTTACTCCGTAAAGCCACGAGGTCCAGAATACGGGTATAAGCGGGCAATGGAGTTGCCCTTCGGTGCTAATGCTTGCCAGAACATCTCCGCATCTCCAGCTGCACATGAATTTGCCTTATCCGGTGACACAATGGGAAAAGTTCCAGGAAGATCCGCAGTTCCACCATAGGCTAACGCTTGCGGGTCATCCGCTGACTTCGCCAAGTTAGGATTGTAAATGCGACCAGTGCCTATTCCTGCATAGTGTCCATTCTGAACTGTGCAACCCTTATATGTGCAGACACGTTTATATAGTTCGGGAACCATTGTATCAACGCAGCCCACTGAACCCATCTTAGTATTCAAGAGCTGCTTTGTAGCATTCATAAATTCCTGCGTATCCGCAATCATTCGTTGACGAGCATCATGTTCACCCCAAAGACCGGCAGCCTTTGTGGGATATTGTTCGCAACGAGTCCTGTAGTCAGTAAATGCACGACCATCAGCCATACGAGCAGGTGCTCCTTTTATCTTTGGATAACTTGTAGTATAACAGGCCATTCCTTATTCTAGGCTACGAATAACATTTTGGGGAGATTCAACTGCGGAAACTGAAGGAAGCTGAACACGCAGAGCCTCAACAAGTTCATTACGCTTCATGTTCTTTGCACCTGTGATCTTACGCTGAGACGCCATACTTCTTAAATCCTTTAGACTCATGGCATCTAGAGGAGTTGATTCCGGTGCATTGCTTCCAACAAAGAGATTCTTAAAATTCTTCTCCTCCTTGTTCGGCTTCTTATTCCAATCATTTAAGATCTCATCCTCATTCAAATCTAGGACGCCTCCAGGACGTAAATCATCTAGATCTCTCTCAAGAGGTAGATCATCGTCAAACTCTTTCATTGTGTTAATAACTTCACCCGAGACAGATTCAGGGGGCTCAGAATATTCGCGGTTAAGTGCAACAACTTTCTCATCTTCTTGAGCATGCTCATGCTGTTCTCCTTGCTCAGCATGTTCTCCATGCTCTTCTTCCTGAGCGGAAAGAGGTGTATGCTCGTATGAAGGAGGCTGATTCATCTTCTCTTGGATAGTGAAACGGAGTTCATACAGAACATTTTCCAGAACACCAATCTTGCGCTGGTTCTGCTCAATGGCTGTATAGAGCCAGTATGTTACTCCACCCAAAACAAGAAGGAAACTCGCCACGATAAGCAGCATATCCTGAAGATTAGCGTTCATCCTTTTAAAGGGTCGGGATAAGATTTCTATGTCAATAAACCGCGCTCCTGCAAGATTTCACGAACACTGCTCAAACTATTTATTCCATCACACATCCTATATGAATATTTTAGAGTTGAATCAGGACCCATCGTTGCATGCAAACATAATGGTTTTACGAAATTTTCAGCATATTTTTCGGGAAGTTTTACATAATGTGTAGAAATCAATGACATGACACCAGACTGTGCATATAGTTTGTCTAAGAAGATTCTGCTAGCTTCTTCTCCATCCAAAGCATTTGTAGAATGGAATATCTCATCCATCACAATTAAACAGCGTTCATCTTGCTTCGCGTGACCTAAGATTTCTTTTGCAAATTCAATTTCGGCTTCAAAGAGTGATAGTCTACCCAAAGTATCTGAAGGCGACAAGGCTGTATGAATCTGCTGGAAAGGTGCAAATTTCATGGATTTTGCAAAACAGATTCCCAATGACTGAGCTAAGATAACATTTGCTAGAACTCCCTTCAAACTTGTGGACTTTCCTCCACGATTTGGTCCTGTAATTAAAGAATGAGTCTTATCAGTTAGTTCAAGTGTGTTTGTAATCGGTTTTACACCTATTGTCCTCATGTGCGGATGATAAAATCGTTCTAGTTTAAATTCATTAGAACTGGTGTTAGAACTGGTGTTAGAACTAGCGTATGTCGGAAATCCAATACCCTTGAGTGAAGCAGTTGTTATCATCACATCTAGGATTCCAACATTGGTTGTTAGACCTTCTAGTAGGGAAGGATTGTTCCATACAGAACCGAAGATTTGAAGAGTATTTTCACCAGGAATACGCTGATTATCAGGCAGATCCATATACTTTTCAATAACAGGGCGGACCATCTTGCTCAACTTGATATAGATATCCTGCAACTCAATAATATGTTGACCTCTTATTCTCATATCCTGTGTAATCTTGTGCAAGTGCTGCGATAGAGTAATTTGCTGCCAAATGCTTGATCCGAACATGAAAATAGAAAGACACCATTGCATCCATCGTTGTCCTATTTGGCTTACTGTTCCTGGTGGTTGTGACCACGGTGGTATCAACATTCCAGCAATCATATTTCCTTGACCGCCATTTTGATGAAGAATCTTCTGCAAGAGTTCCCAGTATTCAGGAACTGAAAGTTCGGCTTCAGTTGTAAGTTTTAAGACAACATAAGGGATAACAATAATAATAAGGGGAATTATCATTGTCATTGCAGGAAGGAGCCAGACTTTCCATATGTTAGATGCTTCTAGCCACCAAGGATTTTCATTCAGGAATGCGAACCATGAATTTTTTTCCCAAAGAATCTGAGCATAATATTCCTTTAATCTTTCATCTTCTTCCCCCGATTTGTCAGACTCTTTTAGAGCCGCTTCCAACTCTTTCGCCTTTTCTAACAGTCTAAGTGCATCCTTCTTTTCTTGAGGTTCATTACGAAAATACTGTCTTAGCTTAATTATAACATTCCTCCGCTTTTCTAGCAGCTCAATATCATCCACACAGTTACGAAAATAGGAAACAAGCTTTGTCTTGCCCCATTCAGTCTGGGGACCAATATCTTGGGCTAATCCCTCAAAGTTAATGTCTGTTTCTGCATATTTGCCAAGAAGCATTCTCTGAATTCTGCTGTGGTTCATCTTTGCTTGCTTTTCCGCAGCGGTTACAGAGTGGAGCCTAAAAATTGTCTTAGCCTAAAAATTGAAACATTTAGTTCTCTACAAAAAAAGCAGCGAATGGCTTTGAATCCCTCTTCATCAGAAAAAAAGGACATAAATAAAATGTCAGTAATTACTACTATAACAATGAGCCTGCCGGAGAAACTTGTGGAGGTTCTGTCAATTCGGAGCAAACCTGGACTTCTTTGTCCCGAGGAAATACGCAGTCGGATTGCACAAATCCGTTCGCGTGTAGAGTCGTTTAGGGGCCCCGCAGCAGTTCGCTACACTAATTCACCGGCAGGGCGAAGAAGTGATTTTGTTAAGAATGACTCATTTCTGGGAGGAGGCAGACGAAATGCATTTGGGTCAGTGAATCGGAATGAGACTTGGGGGCGACCTGAAGATAAGGTTGCACAGCCTGATAGACAGACAGTTTCCCGGCCAAAGTTTACTGTATCTGAAGTCAAGCCCAAAGCACCTGACGTTAAGCCTCATAATGAAGTGAAGGAGCCTCAGGTACTAATGCAGTCTCCGCCTCAACTACAAGTTGCAGCAAAGAATCATTTTGAAGCTCTAGTATCAGATGAACCTGAAACTTTTCAGCCTGTAGCAACATCTGGATATTCTAAGTTTAAGAGTAAGTTTAAGAAGGATGCATCTAATGCAAATGAGTTGGATGATCGTATTCTAGGTCACATTCGTGCAAAGATTAACAAGTTTTCTGCTCAGAACTACAAGAAGGTTTTGAATTTTCTGCGGCAAAATATGGATTCATCTGAAAAGATCTTTCTTGAGCAGTTTATGGCGCTTATCTTCTCAAAGGCTGCTGAGGAAGATACTTTTGTTGCTCTCTATGCACAACTTCTAGCAGATCTAACTCCTGAGTTTCCCTACCTCAAGGATGAAATGCAGAAACTATTTGGTGAATATCTTCATGTATTCATGGATGCAGAGGGTAAGGAAGATACAACATCTGAGAACTATGGAAATTTCTTGGATGCTTCAAAGAGAAAGCAGCATCGTCGTGGATATTCACTATTTATTGCACAAATTGCCACAAAGGGTCTTATTACTGAGAAGGAACTTCTGCATACAACTCTTGCTGTAGCAGAGTCTCTGATTGCCAACGCAACAAAGGTTGATCAGAAACTTCTTGTGGAGGAACTTGCAGACTGCCTGACCAACATTATGGGAGTAGCCAAGAAGTTGAATGCGTTTGATGAAATGAAGGCTATGTTCTTGAAGCTAAAGGATCTAATGAGTAAGGATGCTATTCATCTACCAGGTCTTACAAATAAGGCACGATTTGCTCTTATGGATTGTCTGGGCATTTAATAGAATGGCTAGTTTACCTTCAAATATAACAAATATTTCTCATATTCAAAACCTTAATGATAATAACAATGAAAGTAATATTTTTTCAAATAATGGGAGCAATGAGAACGAAAATGAGAATAATAACGAGAATGAATATAATAACAATTCAACAATAACACAGGATTCTTACAATGAAAATAATAATTCAAATAATGAAAATTATCCTTTTGGTCCTTTGAAAAATATCCCCACTAAAAGTAGAAAGATGGAAACAATGATTTATGCCAAGAATCGCAAGACTCGCAAGGCTCAGCGTGGTGGCTCAAAGATCCCCGGTGTCAGCAATGTTGTCCGCATCACAGGCACAACCCTCAAGAAGATCGGCAATGTTGGCATCTACGGACTCAAGAAGGTTGGCAATGGCGTGCACGTTATCACACACGTAGTTAACAAGAGTGTCACGGCTGTTACTGGACGTAACATGAAGCACCGCGGTAAGACTGCCAAGAAGGGTCCCAAGGGTAAGGCGCAGCATTAAATAATTTAACTTATACTTATTTTTAGTCATCTTATGACCTAAAATACGGATTCTGCTTAAAGAACTAAAATTTGAACCGGTTGAACCATCCTGGATAAAACAAATCTAAGCAGTAGAAATGCCGGGAAGGAAATCAAACACTAAGCAGCCAAAGAAGAATTCGTCAAATGATGATGACGACAGCAGTGTAGATAGCAAGGGTAATATTCGTGATCTGATTGAGTACGAGGAGGATGAAGATGATGACTATTCTCCGTCAGAAAGTTCTGAATCAAATATTGCAAAGCGGGTCAAGAAGCGAACTTCTGGAGAGAAGAAGAAGTTTGCGCCCAAGAAGTTTGCTTCTGGTAAGAAGACTTCACCTTTTCAAAAGGATGAAAAGAAGAGAAAGACAAGTGATAAAGCCTCAGCACATTCTGAAAAAGTCTTGACACAGTCTGAGAAGGAAAAGGATAAGAAGTCTGGTTCAAAGCTGAAGAAGAAGTCAAAGAAGGTTGAATCTGAAGATGAGGAGATGGATGAGGAGGAAGAAGAAGAGGAAGAGGAAGATGAAGAGGAAAATGTTGATGAGGAAGATGATGAGGATGAGGATGAGGATGAGGATGAAGACGAGGATATGACAAGGACTAAGGCAACAATTGACTGGCTAGTTCTCGGTGATGATGCGGAAGATCCTAATGAGCCCAAGAAGTACAAGATGAAGAAGGAATCTCCATCAGTTCGTCGTTTCGTAGAAATCCTTCAGAAACATAGTGAAGGTGAAGAGGAACATATTGATAACGATATTACTTATTTCAAGACTCTAACACAGGAAAAACAGAATATTCTGCTAGTAAAGATGGAAAATCGGCTTGTTAAGGTGGAGCAGGCTGTTCCTCTAAAGTTTCAGATTTTGGATAAGTCAACAACTCCCGAAATCCAGGGTACAGCAATGTCTAAGTATCAGGCGATGACCAACATTGATCCTTCATCCACTGAATATTACAAATGCAATCATTGGATTAACGGATTTATCCGTCTCCCTCTAGGTGTCTACAAGAATCTCCCGGTTTCAATGGAAGATGGTGCTGAAAAGTGCTCCCAGTTTGTATCTTCTGTGCAGAAGTGTATGGATACGGCAATTTATGGACAGGATGAAGCCAAGCTACAGATTCTTCAGTTTATCTCTACTTGGATTGCTAACCCTAAGTCTGCTGGAAATGTTCTAAGCATCCATGGTGCAGCTGGTATTGGTAAGACGACTCTTGTTAAGGAAGGTATTGCCAAGGCTCTTGATCGTCCTTTCCACTTTATCACACTTGGTGGTGCAACTGATGCATCGTATCTTGACGGTCATTCTTATACATATGAGGGCTCAACATGGGGTCGCATCGTTGAAGTTCTCATGCAGAGTAATTGCATGAATCCTGTTATCTACTTTGACGAGTTGGACAAGGTTTCTGAGACACCCAAGGGCGAAGAGATCATCAATCTGCTCATTCACTTGACGGATGGTGCGCAGAATGATAAGTTCCAAGACAAGTATTTCACAGGCATTGATCTTGATCTTTCCCGCTGCCTCTTCATCTTCAGCCACAATGATGATTCTAAGGTAAATCCCATTCTTAAGAACCGTATGTATAATATCCATGTGAATGGTTTTAATCTAAAGGAGAAGACAATCATTGCTGAGAATTATTTGCTTCCTGCAGCACTGAAAGATATGAATCTCTTTGAGAAGGTTTCTTTCCCCAAGGAAGTCATCAAGTATGTCATTGAACATCATACTGCAGGAGAGCCCGGTGTTCGTGAAATGAAACGCTGTCTGCAGACTATTGTCAGCAAGATCAACTTGCTCCGTTTCTATAATGACGGAAAGGCAGTACCCTTCTCCATTCCCAACTTCCAGCTTCCTTTCACTGTTACGAAGGAACATGTTGAGATCTTCCTCAAGAAGAAGCCGTCTACTGATCCTAGTATCGCTCATTTGTATACATAATGCCGATCTAGTAAATATAATCAAACTTAGGACCAATTAGTTTATGAATTAGAGGATCATCTTTTTTAATTGCAAAACAATCTGACCAAAATTTAACAGATTCATAGATCGGATTCCAATATTGATCATTTACTTTTATTAATTTTTTGGTTCCTATTCTATAGGTATCAAAACCATTATTAGACAAAAAATCTACAATATCTTTCATTGGATTTCTAATACCCGGTCCTCTAAAATCGTCCAAACAATCACTACATTCAAAAATAATGTATTTTGTTTTAGGTAAATATTTCTTCATTGATTTAATTACATTTGTATCATTTCCTTCAGTATCAATCTTTATAAATTTAATGCATATTTCTTTGTCTGCAAATTCAGCATCTAACACTATATCTAAGGGTTTAACATCAATATCACAAAGTTTAGCGCCTCTGCTTTTTAAGCCACCTTTTCCATTACCAGATGTATTTGGTTGACCTACCCAATTATAAAAAGCCGTTGTCTTTGTTTCATTGGAAATACAATGTTTAAAAAGTTTAATATTTTTTTCTGCAATATTATTTTCAAGAACTTTTATATTTTGCGGATTTGGCTCAAAACAAATAATTTGACTTCCAGATTCTGAGCACATCTCTTCAATGTTTTTAAGGTATCCACCAATACATGCTCCAACATCTATTCCAACTACTAAACCTTCAACCGGTTCTGCAAACTTTTTTAATCCAATTAACAATTTGGCATGATGAGTTTCACCTGAAAATTCACCCTTATTATCTAAATAATATTTACCTAACTGAACACTATTCATTATGAATACTATTCAGAGTAATTCTTTATAACCAAAATTAAATCAATAATGTTGTACTAACAAAGAATTGTGCTACAGCTGTGTAACACCATATTGCAGGTTGTTCATGAATATTTCCTGTTAACATAAATCCTAACCAAGGACCAACAAGTAACATTGCTAGAATCGGCTTAGGTTGAAATGTGACTAGAGTTGGGATAAATAACATAAAGAAGTGAAGTGCGATACTGGGTGTATAATAATCTTTTCCTGCTGCCCTCAGTCTTACATTCCAAGCAACATGTCGTTCGCCCGTAAAAGAACATGTTTTTTTGCCACATAGCGGTTCATTTTTTCCATCGCATAATTCATCATCTTTCACTGAAAAGATACGAGATAGTAATAAAAAGCCGGCTGCAATAGACATATAGGCAAAAATGAAGAAGGGTTTTTTCACAAATGCAAAGAGCCAGATGTTCCAGAATAGAGGCTGGAAACAGATATGCAGGTAACCTAGATTTGTAAGAAACTTGTTCCATGGATCATCGCATTTGTCTATTACAGAGTACTGCAAGAACTGGATTATTTCCATTAAAGCAAAATAACCAACACCAATTCCAGCATATTTGTTCACAAATAAATAAAAATACACACCTAGCAATATGCCTCCAAGACCTATTGCTAAACTCATTGATTGAGAAAAGCACATCTACCTAATTCTTACGCGTCTTTCTTGTTGACTTACGTCCCTTTAGGGATCTACGTGATCTACTTCTTGCTGCAGGAGCACATATTATGCTCTTCTTACCACCTTGCCATATTTGCTTTGCAAACTTTTTCGGTTTTGTGATTGGAGCATTTAGTCCAATAAATATTTTTCCATTTGAAAGTCTTCTCCATGCCCTAAATCCTGCAGGCTCAAACTCAGGATCGCATTCTTCACCTGCCTTTGAAGGTATGACAGGCGTACGTGGACTAGAGTTAACTGAATTCTGACTGCCATTCCAGTTACTTGATGTAGTTTTTGACATTGGTAACGGTGATTTAATTTGCAAACTCATTCCTACTTTACATTGGCATAATTCCTACCATCATCTCTTCATCGGATGAATCAGACTGAAACCAACCCTTCATGGAACTCATTGAATCTCCAACAGACTTTGCTACTGAACTTAGGTCATTCGTCTCAACTGTAGGTGTCTTGGTAAGATCAACTTCGCCAAAGAGACCAGATAGATCCTTTGTCCAGGAATCAAATCCACCCATGAATACTAATATTGCTGTAAGAACTGAGCCAATCAAAAATGTAATACCGCTTTCTACTCCCGAGGGCAAGTCACTAAATCTGTAACTCTTGTATCCGGCGCTGACAATTAAAACAATCAAACCACCAGCCGCGGCTAATCCAGATTGAAGTTTCCAGTCCATCATTAATGATTTACCATTTTTTTTGGGATAGAAAAACACGCAGATCTAAGACAACTCCTCAAAGTCACCAATACCTTGATCGGGGTGCTCAAGATCTTCCACTTCACCCGCATCTAATCCTCCGACCTCTTGTCCAATATTTAAAAGTTCGTCACCAGGGCCATCCGACTCTTCTAAATATTCATCTTCCTCTTCTCGGTTAAGAGGATTTACTAAGTCAAGGATCTCAGGCGCCTTTGTCTCATGAAAGACACTTACCTTCTCAGAAAACTGCACTGAAGGCTCAGTCTCAATCTTTATGCTTGATTCCTTTTTAGCTTCCGGTACCTTCTCTAGCTCAATCTTCTCTTCTTTCGTATTAACTGAAATAGGCTTATCTTCTGCCGGTTTCACCTCTACAGGCTTATCTTCTGCCGGTTTCACCTCTACAGGCTTTTCTTCTGCCGGTTTCACCTCTACAGGCTTTTCTTCTGCCGGTTTCACCTCTACAGGTTTTTCTTCTGCCGGTTTCACCTCTACAGATGTGGGACTTGACAGCATTTCTTCAACCTTTTCTTGAACCTCCTCATCAAAATCAGGCTCCGAAATATATTCCTGCAAGATCTTCTTAATTGGTAGCATATCACGAACAGCTGAAAAGATTGCTTCCTCTATCATTTTCTCTGCCTGCAAAAGATTCTTCTGTCTTTCAACAGCCGGTAGTCCAGTATCAAACAAGAATGGTGCCTTCCAAAAAGACTTTGCAACTTCAGTAAATACACGATGCAAGAAATGATCCAACTTAGGAACAGTAATTGTTAACTTCTTATTACCCTTATTGATTCTAACAGATGCCATGACCTTTGTATGTGCAATAAAAAGAGCAGTCATAAGTTCTTCCAGGTAATCACACCGAGAGGCATCAATTAACTTGTTTGTTTCCTCTACGATGATATCTTGATTCCACTTTGGAATCTCGGCGCACTTATTCTGAAACCGAAACATCAACTTCTCAGATGATTCTGTCTTTAACTTTCCATAAATCTTCTGGAAAAAATCTAGCAGAGGAGTTACTAATTTGTTAGACATCTGCTTTTGGTATTCCACACGAGCTTCCGAGAAAGTTGCCGATTCCATTATTTATTCCAGTTTTCTTTTTTTTCAATTAACTACGCACTGGTGGAGCCAATCCCTCAAGTGTCATTAGAATTGTTTGGGATCGTGTATGTACACCTCCAGGTGTTTCCATTATCTTTCTCCACAATTCCATGGAATATTGTGGTAGAACTGTTAGTAATCCTATCCGTGGATCAAAACCCTTATCATGTAATGCAATCTCCCATTCAACAATTGTTCTAAGATTATTATTTTCTAGAGTTGGTGGATCCAAACAGAGTTGTCCTGCTTGAAATCCCGCTGCTGCCCCAAATCCTTGCAATAAAGCCCATCGCATATTGCCATTTGCATATCGTGAAATTGATCGGATCATTAGTGCCGGTAATGAAGGTATTCTTCTATGCAGTTCATATTCAATTTCATGTCGTTCCAAAGGTGAAAGTTGTACAATTTGGCAACGACTACTAATCGGATCTGTGATTGCAGTTGCATCACGAACTTCAAATATACAAAATATACTGTTTGCATAGACTTCAAGCATTCGGCGTAGAAATGCCTGTGCATCATCTGATAAGACTTCCGCATGCTCAAACAGAATATATCTTATTACAGAATTTGACTGCATAGAACCTGAAGATAAACGAATAAAATGCTTAATAGAATCACGCTGTTCTCTTAATCCAGCATCCGCATAACAGTTTATAATTAATAGTTGATTCTGGGGAATTACTAGGCGCCAAAATGCAGACTTTCCTATTCCAACAGGTCCAACCCATAGAACGTGGGTTGCTTTACTGGATGCCACTGTAGAAGCCCATTTATCGTAGGTTACACCATTTCCCACCAGATCTTTGTAAGATCTTGGTGCGCTAGGGTCATTTGCTTTCGTATTCATCCTAAGAAGTTTCTTGCGTGATAGATTTAAATCTAATCTATTCAACCATGCGATCCATCCCAGAAGCCCTCTTTGCCAAATCAATTACATAGGGATTTGCAACTAAAGACTGTACTGATGCAGGATTAAAACGATCTGCTGACATATCAAGAACAAGAGGTGCTCTATACTTCTGAATACCCGTAACTTCTGCACCAGAAGGAGGTCCATTCACGCGATAGATCGGTGGTTGTCTTTCATTAATGTAATCAGAATCTAACTTCTTCATCTGGATATTTGTCTGATCTTCACCCGAGAAGAGAGATAAGAGACCAGATCCAGCAATCGGCTTACGCCCCTGCGCTACTGTCTCCATCTGCGCATAGTGACGCATTCCGTACTCCGCATCATATGAACGCGCCCTCTTTCCTTCCGTTGTTGCGGCAATACCTGTGTAATCTGACTTGGCTGAAATAGATGCTTTCTGCGTAAGACGCACTCCATCAGGCATACTTAGCTGCGGTTTATTAGGAACACCTTGCAAGGATACATTCATCATCTTATCAGGTTCACTCAATGTATTACGACCTGTTACGCGTGCAATATCTTCAGGGTCATATACAATTAACTTTGTGGGACCATCCGCCGGACCCGCAATACCTAACCAGTCATTATCCACAGTTGTTTCCTTGATTGTTGTGCGGGCAATATCATTGGGATCATATACAGTCATAGCACCGGGAACACCAGCACCCAAGGCTGAGAAGTTACCAGCAGCACGAGGATTACCAAGTGTCTCTTCATTACGTGTTGGCTTGGCAGAATCTTGGTATCTTACAGTTGTTTCTCTTTGATCCGCAGCAACGTTGAGACCGTGCGTTCTTTCACCTGTAAAGAAACGCTCGTTAGGACGGATATCAATACCAGACTTACCATAGTCATTTTCCTTCGCATCAGTATTCTTATTGAAATAATTAGTTGCGTCCGCGTTACGCCATCCAAATTCACCAAACTGGCTTGTGGTAGGTGTTTTGAAAGAGGGAATGTTGTATTCTTTCTTGTAATCGGCTGATCCGGCTGTTCCAATATATTCTTGGGTTGTATCAATACGAGCCTGTGTCTTCAAGACTTCTACAGAGCGCATACGTTCACGCTTATCCACACCGCCACCCGCAAAGTTACGTTCGCCATTTTGATTCAAGAAAAACTTATCAGGAAGATACTTACGAACTTCACCTGCTTGGCCTCTATTCTTAACGACTGATGTTGCAGGTAATGTTACACCCGCAAAAGTTGTCTTAGGATTATCAGCAGTTCTAATTTCATCAGTATCTCTAGGTCTAGCAAAATCCAATGACTCTGGCTGCTGGTAACCACCAGAAGGAACTGATGTATATCCTTGAGCCAAACCCTTACCAACACGAACCTGTTCAAAAGGTTTCTCATTGGCTCTGTTCTGCGGTCCAACCATGCGATCCTGCATGAAATCAGTGTGTGACTCAATTCCATAGGGATTACCTGTCGGTTCTTTTTGTAAGTCAAAAAGAGGTCCCTGTTCAATCTTATTATACTGCTGAGAAGCGGCACCTGTGTAATTATCCAAAATGTTCTGATTTCCAAGATCATTTGTATTTTGTTTAACTGATCCTTTAAAGAAAGGAACCATGTTATTGTGTGTAAATTCAGTACTATCTAGTTCTACACCACTTAGTGGACTAATGACTCTATTTAGTCTAGAATAATTGGGTGTAGCCTCCATACCATCATTGCGTTGCATAACCATGGGACTAATGCTTGATATAGGCTGTTGGGGAGCAGGAGATGCAGCTGAACCAAACGCTTGACCAACACCCGAATCATACTGTGTAGCATAGTTTGTAGGAAATCCTTGTATGTCAGAAGGATGAGGCTCCATTGAGATAGATCCACCTGTAGGTAATTGATACTGGATATCTAATTCACCTGTTGGTCCAGTTACAGGAGCAACCGGAGCACGTCTAACTTTGTATTGATCAGATCCTCTTTGAGATCCACTTTCAAATCCTTCTTTTGTTTTCTTATCTTGAATAGGTTTCGGTGTACCTGTTGACGTATATTGTGATGCTGCGGCACCAACGGCTAATAAACTTAAAAAAGCAAGAGCCTCCATTCTCTAACGTAGGATATTAATTTTAAGCAAGCATATTGCCTAGAATTAGTATTTTTAGTTCATCTGATTAAATAAGTCTGGGAAGATTCGCTTCCTGAGGACGTCTCCATGATACGGAAGGAGGAGATACAGGAGCGGGGCAATCAATTGTTGTTTTAGGAGCAGTCCATGAATTACGAGTTTCACCAGATATCTGTGCCACTTCCTGACGAGCAATAGCAGATTCTGATTTTCCGAAGAAAGGATCCGACCATGACTGAACCGGAGTAGGAAGTGAAGGGGCCGTATTTGTGGGAGTAGGAATACAAGCACGATGAGAATCTTTAGATAGAAGTCTTCCAGGGACAAACCAATCAAAGGGCATCATCACATTTTGTTGGGGATTTTCGCAGAGCCATTCAAAACGATTCCAGCCAGAATCACGGAGAGTGCATGGAGGATCATTTAGTCTCATATGATGCTGCGGGAAACTTGCTTCAGGCATAGCAGTTAATGTCATCTTGTTAAATTTATTGGTTTCCGGATTATAAGAACCACAAACGGCTTTTGTGGTAGGTCTATTAATGTTAAAAAGATCGGACTCAACATCAGTCTTCTGCTGAGTAACAATTTGGGATTGACCCCATGTTTGCAGACGTGTTGTCGGTTCAGGTACAAAGACACCCTGTGTGCCATTTGCAGGGTTTCCCAGACGGTAGCGACCAGCGCCTGTTGTTATACGGAGGTCATCCTCATAATGACAAGGATCGGATCTTAAGTGGGTCCAATTATAATCGGTGACTGAAGCCATCTCTAATCTTCTCCGACAATTCTTTTGGACAATTCTAGTATTTTTTCCAGCAAGTTAGTTTGAAGAGTTACAAAGATTAAAGATAATGCAATTTCTCCTTCAAATTCAGAACTCATGTAAGGAATGTATCTTGATTTTCCGGGTAAATGTACAATTAAAGGAATAATTTTAACTAATTTGCGAATATAGAAAATACATATTGAAAGTACTACTGTTTCTCCCAGGATTTCTAGCAGAATCTCCCAAGTAGATTTTGTTTTATCAAACTTTGGAAAAATTTTGTTAATATATGTTCCGCAGAAAAATCCAACAAGTCCATACATAATTGTGAATTGAGCAGTCTCTAATAGTTCGTTTAAACGAATATTATTCACATTGAATAAACTTCGTACACGTGTATGCCTTATGACAGTCATTCTCCTACTTCTCAATACTAAAAGTTTAAAAACGGTATGTATTACCTGTCGCTTGTGTGAATCCCTTAGGATAGGCTACAGGTTGATAGCTATTCATCTGGCATGTGCGAAGATGAGTCGGCTGGGCAGAAAGTGTACGCAGTTCGTTCGTATCCTTTGTGTAATACTTGATTGAATTAGGATTGCTGGGGCATTCAGTTGCACCACCAAGGGCACACTCAGGATTATACTGTCTAAAGTTGCACTTTGTATTAGGACGCGTGATTCCATAGAGATCTGACTCAACATCAACCATGGGTGCATTCACTACAGAGACATCATTACCTCCAACTAGACCGAGGGCATTACGGCAAGGCTTATTAGAATAGAACTTATCAGGAATCATTGTGTATCCTGCAAGAGCTTTGCTTTGACCCTCTGACTGAAATCCGAGCATGTTTCCATTACCTTGGACTGAAGCTGAAGCATCAGCAAAATTGGCTGGAGCATATGAATCCATTCTATTTAGTATCCTTTTTTATTTTATTTGGTTCAGAAATCTGAGGGCTCCATAATTTACTGTCTTGCAATTCACGTTCCTTTTTCATCTCAGCTAACTTCTTTTCTAACTCAGATGAACACTCTGGAGATTTTTTTTCAGTTCCTTCATTCATAAAACGATTCTTCGGACATCCTCTGCAAGACATTTCTATATCTATCCCAATTTTTTTCTATTATTAATTAGGGGCATTCACAATGAAAGCCAGTATTAAAATGCCGCTGAAAACACAGATTATTGTTGCTTTTTCTCCCAGTAAAACATATACTCCCGTTGCTAAACCTATAGCAATCCAACAGTTAAAACAAAGATCTGAACCTAAAAGAACGACGCGGAAGGTTTCAGCGATTCAAGGCTCTTCTTAACTTTTCTAGTTTGCATTTTTCTGCTTGTTTCTTCGTATCCACCCAGAAGCCGACCTTTCAGAAAAATTTGTGGGAATGTTTTCATTCCACTGATTTTCTTGAGTGCTTTCCGTGTTCCATTTGCATTCTTATCCAAATCAATATCTTTGACAACTGGCTTGTAAGGCGCCAATATTTTTTTTGCTTTATGACAATATGGACAATAAGATAGTCCAAATAAAACAAGAGGATTTTTCTTTATAATCCGCTTTATTTCCATCTACTTTAGACTTATTTTTGTACCATTTGTTTTATGACCATACAATAGTCTGAATAAAACAAGTAGTTATATAGTTAAATTGGTTTCTTACTCTGACGCAGGTGCAGGAGCCGGTTCAGCAGCCGCCTCAGGTCCAGGTGCCGGATCAGCAGCAGGTACAACGACAGGGACCGGCTTCTGAAAATAGGCTTGATTCTTTATTCTATTTACGAATAGACTATTTAGTGCTTCAAATTCTCTGAATGCCTTGAGAACACCAATCGCATGATATAACGCTACTCCATTTGCAGAAAAATTACTTACAATATCACCATCCTCATTTCGTCGTGATTCATCCGTGTCATCTGCATTGTGTCCAATTACATATCCCCCAGGCGCAACTTTTGAGTAATAATTCTCTAAATCCGCTTTTACATATTTGTAACCATGATTGGCATCAATGTATAAACCATCAATGTTATCAGGGATTGAAGATACTGCATTACTTGATAATTGCTTAACGTGGGTAACACGGTCTCCGAATTTAGATAACTTGGCAACCGCTTCATTGTACTGGTCATCTCCAACAGTTAGATTCATTGAATCATTGTAGCCCTCATATCTTTCATACGGGTCAATGCAATAAAGCTTAGCCGTTGCATTATGGGATAACAGAGCTTCCGCAAATTCACCAGTCCAAGTACCAATCTCAACATATACTCCGTTTTCCTTTGAGAAAAAATCTTTTAGCAAGTTGAAGCGGTCCATTTATTATTAATACATATTTTAATTTCTTTAAATATTTTTATTATGCTTTACCACGATTATAGTAATCTGTCAGACAAGTTGTGGAGGGAAGACCATTCACAATTCTAGCAATCGTAAAAGGTGTTGCATTAAAATTGGGTTCACATGAACCAAAAGATGAATTAGCCGGAATTTGGTAGCCACAGTCAGAGGCATTTCTATACCAGGCGCTTGAAACACCCATTATAATTGGTTTAGATGATGCATTGCAGCAAGTCGCAACACCCGCATTTCTGAACATAATATCATCATAAGAATATGACTTCACTTGACCCGAATCCCTGTTATTCGGGACAGGTCTAGGAGCATAGTTGCATCCATCAACTAAAGGAGTATAACAGATTGTGGGTGCGGCATTGATATTTGAGAAAAAAAACTGACTTTGCTGCAACTTGCGCTTACGAGTTGTGTCAGAAGCATCTACTGTATCTGTTGTATGGATCCATTGATTTGCTGCTTCTCTTCTCATCTGTGTTAACTTAGATGCGTCCATATCCTACATTAAAAATGGGTTTTTATTATAATGGAACTAGTTATTGATTATCGGGAAACAAGTCTTTGTGAATCTCTTACAAAAATTGGCGTACAGTTCAAACAAGAAAATTTACTTCTGGGTGATATTCTTTTTCGTCTTGACGGAAAAGCTATTGCTATTATTGAAAGAAAAACTCTGGCAGATTATGCTGCATCACACTTAACTAACCGATACAGAGAACAAAGAGCTCGTCTTCAAACAGCCAGAATAGAAGGAACTTATATTGCTTATCTGCTAGAAGGTGGATGGCAGTACTCACCTTTTGAACGTATTTGGAGTCCTTGCATCCCCAGGACCGAGGCGGCAGGTCCTGCAAGCCCAGCACGAAATGTTACTGAAAAAATGTTACGAACTCTTGCATATCGTCTACAGTTCAAATACAAGATTCCTGTTATTCAGACTTTGAACGTGTTAGAGTCTGCAAGAAATATTGAACATTTGTTAGCAATTCTAACAGAAGATCCGACCTATTTTAAAGAAACGCCGGAGGATGATTTAGCGGTCGCCAGGGCTGCAACCGCAACTACTGGAAATTTTTCTGCTCGGCGTAAAGATAATGTACCTCCTGCAGCATCTATGTTGATGGGACTCCACGGAATGAGTTTAACTAAGGCAGAGGCTATTCTTGCATCTGTAAATACAATTGTGGATCTATGTGGAAAGACAAAGGATGAAATTGCTAATATTCCTGCAGGAAAAGGTCGGATTGGTCCAAAGTTAGGTGCTGATATTTTTGCGGCCTTGCATTAAATCTGTTTTATACTTCAAATTATAAAAATTCTAAATAAATATTAGATGGTTAAATCAAGACGTAATAAAAAATACAAGCAAAAAACACGAAAAACTGGTGGTTCTAAACAATTTAAATGGTCTGAAGTAACAAACCTTGATGAAACGTTTAGAGGTAAGAATTTTTTTAGAAAATATGGAGCAAGTACTTTAGAACATGCAATTTATAAAATTCTGAAAAAAAACCCTCATCCAAATATTGTAAAAGTTTATCGTATTACAGATAAATATGTTGATATTGAACTATTATCACCTATCATTTCCAAGAAGGATTATGATAAAAAAGCACTCATTTCAGAAATATTATTGGTCAAAGACTATCTTCAAAGTTTAGGTATAATGTATATTGACTGGAAACTTGATAATATAGGTATTGATGCTAACGGAAAATATAAATTATATGATTTTGATCTTTCCGGTATTACTTGTTTTTCTCCTGCAGCAAAAAATTTAGGTAAAAATAATTCTTGTAAAACTGATAGTAAATGGCGAATGCAACCAAGTACTCTTAATTGGAGTTATAGACAAGCACTTGCAAATGGATTAAAAGATCCTAAAGAAATTGATGATTTTGCTTTTGAAATTAATTTTATTAAAAAAAATTATAAAGAACTAAATAATTCAGATATTCTTTAATTTCGTAGAGATCTAATATTTCAATACAATTCTTCCAGCATTAGGAAGTTCAACACCCGTTAATGCAAGAATTGCGTTATAATGACTTACGATCAAGATTTTTTCATCCTTATCATGATTATCACAGATAGTTTTGATAAGGCTAGACATTCGTGCTGCCACTGCTTCATCCGATTCACGATGCGCATAGGAGGGCGGAAGATCTGAATTTGTTACAATCTGATAATTTGGATACAATTCAATTAGTTCAGTCCGAGTCTTTCTCTTATTACAAATATGCTTGGTACTTTGCTTCTCTAGCAGATTATCATGTAGAGTTATCACAGACTTATCATAGAAGAAGGGAATAATGCATTCCATTGTCTGAATACAACGTGTAAGAGGACTGCAAAAGACAGCATCAAATGATGTCATTTCAAGATCTTTCCCGACTTCTGTGGCTTGATTTACCCCCTTTTCTGTTAGATGCGCATCTTGGTGCTTTGCATCCATGAATACAAAGTCGCTCTTTGTTTCATTAAAGGCTGCATTATGAGTTGCTTCTGCATGACGGACAAGAGTAATTACTGGCATTTTTAATTGTTCTTTTTCTGCCACTTATTATCAATTTTTACGCGCTTTCATTGATTTTCTTCTGTTTTGTTTTCTTTTTCTGGACTGTACATTTTTAGAATTAGATTTGGACTCTAGTTCAATTATTTTTGTTGGAAAATCATTGTATTCTACTTTTGCAGGAAAGCCAGCAGGTAAATCACGTTTCCAAACTGAAACTACCTCTTCTCTTGCTTCTTCTTTCAAAACTGTCTCTGAAGAACTATTACTACCATATCCTTGGTATCCAAAACTACCTTGGGTTCCCGGTATAACTCTCTGCTCATACTTAGCAGGAATTGTTATTGTTTGTTGCTCTTCTTTCCAATTTCCATCAGTAGGTTTTTCTCTTGTTTCAGTAACATATTGAAAAGAATCTGTGTATGGAACCTTAACTGCTTTAGATGTGCAGTCCATATATTCATATGCTTGTTGGGGCATTCCTGCACAAGGGTTTTGATATTGTGTGGTTTCAGGAACATATGTATATCCTAACTTTGTGTATCTAGTAATTAAATCTGATTTTTGTTTTTCTATCTTATTTTTTTCTTCCTTATTTTTAACATTTCTAGCCTGTTTTTCAATTCTTTTCTGGCCTTCTTGAATTTCAAATTCTATTTTATCCTTCATATTTTGAAACGTTTGGTATTGACTTTTAATCTGGTCAACCTTTATCATAAAGTTACCGTATGCTATCTGTTGTAACTTCGCTTTCGCATCCGTTAATCTTCTTGCAGTATTTGCCGCATCTTTTCCAAAAATGCCTAGAAATTTCTGTCCAAATGCTTTCTTTTCCTTGATACTTTCTCCTCTAAAATTTGTAACTTTTAATCTGTTATTTTTAATATTTGTAATTGCATCTATTTCGGCTTTTTTTGCATCATATTCATCATTTAATTTCATTAAATTATTCTCTAGGTTTTTTAAAGTTGTTTCTATTTGTACCAACTTCTCTTCAGGGGTGCTCATCTTATTTTAACGCAATAAAAAAATGTCTTGTTTTTTTTGCTTACTTTGTAAGCCCAAAAAATTGAACCGCTAATACTGCAAGGATAGGTTACCAGATAAAACAAAATGCCCACTTTTAAGACCGTTGAGGATCTTAGGCAATATATTCCGCCGGATAATGGTCTAGATCTTACAAAGACAAATCGTCATATTGCAATTCTTACGAAGGGTAACAAGATTCTAGCGGCGGCTATGAATCAATTTGGTTCGCGCTCTTTTGGATCGGGTTATACATATAATACGATCCATGCAGAGATTAATGTGATTAAGAAGTTGGGAAGCATCAAGAAGTTGAAGGGTGCAACAATGTATGTCTTCAGGACTGGGAAGGGCTGTAATGAGAGCAGTGTTTGTCATTCTATGCCTTGTCCAATCTGCCAGAAGATTCTGGAGAAGTGCATTGATGAGTATGGTCTTAGGCGTGTTTTCTACTCAGTTAATCCGGATGGATCGTGTCCTAGACCTTCGCGTTTTCACTGAAAGACGAGGCACGAGTCTACAGATGAAAATGCAACCCGGTCCAGATTTCATTGAAATCAAGGGCGTTTTCACTGATCTTCAGAAAAGAGAAAAATTAGATAAAAAAGAAAAAAAAGATTTTTTACTTGCGATTTTTACGTGTCTTTCTGCTCTTTCTGCTCTTTCTGCTTCTTCTAGTCGGGGCTGGATTGTAATAGGTATGAGGATTTTCAAAAGTAGAGAAAGGATATCCTTGTATATGAGTAAATGTAGCCTCAGTTCTACCAACTGCATTTATGACATATCCATTAAATCGGAATGGCATAGCGCCCACCAGCATTTGCTCTCCACCAGGTGTTAATCTGCGCTGTTCTGGAGAAGACCAAGGGGGAGGATATATAGTGTAAATATTTCCAGGTATTAAATCACGAAATCCCACCATTTACATTTATAAAAGATTTTTTTATCTAATAAGATAAACTAACCAGCAGCCAAGAATCCCATTTCCTGCATGAAGAACTGTATGCCATCGTGTACCAATTACTGGATCGGGATGCCAGCAGAAGCATTGATAGCGCTGACCATAATAATATAACACAAATGCTCCACCAATAAAACATGATGCAGGAATTGCAGAAAGATATGATCCACGAGCACAAGTATGAACTGCAAGAAGAGCGGTTGAATTAGCAAAGAACATATCTGCAAGAAGAATCCAGTTATAACGCGGTTTTGTTGCATGCCAAAGAATTGAAAAGAATGAACAAAGAAAAGATATAGATGTTTGAATATACTCTGCTCTTTGAATAAACATAATTCCGGGTAAAGCCAAAAATACACTTGATGCTACTAAGGTTGGGCTTGGTTCAAGACCCATTTAGATTTAATATCAAAAATTCTTTTTAATACATCATCAAAATAAAATATATTTAAAAATTAAGATGGCTTCTGTAAATCCGCCTATTAAACCCGAAGAGTTAATAGAAGGTAATCCTTATTATATACGTTCAAAAGTAGATTTTGTTTCTCCTCCTGGTGAAAATGGACCCTTAATATTTCTTAAAAGAGAAATGAAAAAACAATGGTTAGGAGGAACATGGAATAATAGATATAGAGAAACAGTTTGGGAAAATAAAAAAAAAGGTGGAGATCCTACAAAATTAATTCAAAATAATTGGTATTATTTTAATTCAGAACCTTCTACTGAAGATATACTTCCTGCTAAGTTACGAATTGAGGAATATACACCAGTCTATGATTTAGATCAATATGCTTTATATTATGTTAGGAGAAGAAGTGATTTTGAGGCTCCGGGATATCCAGATGATAGCAATTTTACTAAGCCCTTACAGTTCTTAGGTTTTCATCCTCAAAATGATTCTTTTTTTTCTTTTAATGAAGTATCTCGTAAAAGACGAATTGATATACCTAAGGATAATTTTTATTATTTTTTACCAAGTGAAAATCTTGATAATATTCCATCACATAATAGTCTTGAGTTCCGTTTACAATATAGAAAACGTGCAAGAACAAATAGAAACAAGAGAATGGAAAGAAAAAGATCACGAAAAAATTGAAATATATTTCAGTTTGATACGTAGAATGGATTCTAACACAGGTGGTATTCTCGGTATATTTGCGGTTTTAACTTCTGCTGCAGGACTTTTTTATACTGCAATTAACCATAAAAGGATAAGATGTAAATGTTGCGGTAAAAACTTGGATTTTTCTGTGGATGTTGATCCGACGGATAAACCTAAGCCTAAACCTAGTCAAACTCTGCCTGAGACAGCCTCCACAATTGAAATTCTTCCGAGGAATGTGGAGAAAGAAGATCTGCCGGAATCTGATGAAGAAGAGGAACCGCCAAAAGTAGTTTTACCACCCCGCAGACCAAATAGACTACCAAAAATTGCACCTTATTAATTAATAATTATTTTTGCTTACGGTGTAATCAAAAATAAAATTGTCTTATTTTATGAAATAAAATTGAACCGCCTGCTTAAAAATATAAGGCATAAAGAAATTTAAAATGTCTGGCAAGGCTGTTCAGCGTATTATGCGGAAGGATCTTCCCTCCGTTCAGAATGACGATATGAAGAGTAATGGAATCTATTATTTCCCAGATGAAACAAGTATTATGAAGGGTATGGCACTAATTGTTGGGCCTGAGGGAACTCCCTATCATGGTGGCTTTTGGTACTTTTCCGTAGAGTTTGCAGATGATCATCCTTTCTCTCCACCCAAGGTGCTTACTCTAACACAGGATGGAAAGACACGTTTTAATCCTAACATGTATCGTGAAGGAAAGGTTTGTCTTTCTCTGCTGGGAACTTGGCATCAAGGCGATAAGTGGTCATCAGTACAGACTCTAGGATCAGTCTTGCTATCTATTCTAGGAATGGTTCTAACAGATCAGCCTCTACGCAATGAGCCATGCTATTCTGGTTTTGCAACTCATCCGCAGTATGAGCCTTATAATCGTATTATCTTTCATGCTTCAACTGAGACTTTGATGCGAATCTTGCAGACTATGCCTCTATTTGTGAAGGAGAACGATAAGGAGGAAGTGCTAAAGATTATGAAGGAGTCATTTGCAAAGAATAAGGATAAACTAATTGAGCGCTGCAAAAAGTATGCGCCGGAGTTTGATGGAAAGGTTGAGGAGAATGATCTTTTCAAACTGCGGACGAAGTATTCTTTTGGCGCTCTAGCAGATCAGTTGTCTAAGCTCTAGTGTCGTATTATGTTAAGATCCTGCGTTTAAAATTTGAAACCTTTTTTAATGGTGGGAATAGTTAAGATGGAAGTTCCGCATCCGTTTCTAAACTTTCTTACTGCGCATAAAGCAACAGGTGAAGGAAATCCCACAATGACAGGGATGGGTAATTTAGACAAGGGAAGTTATCGTGTTAAGCCTACAGAATATGATACTTTCCTAGATTTGATGTATGATTATGTCTTTGTAAAAAAGCGTCAAGCAAATTTGATTGAACAGCATTGGGATCATGGAGGTCCAATTTTGATTGATTTAGATTTCCGTTATGAGGGAGGAAAAGATGTAAGTGTAGAACGTCGTATTACAGGAGAGCAGATCTATGCATTTGTTCTTGCATATGTAAAAATTCTTTGCAGATATTTTGAAGTTGAAAAGTTTGAGAAGAAGCTGCGTTTTATTGTTCAAATGAAACCTACCACTGAGACTGATACAAAGAAAGATCTTCTCAAAGATGGTATTCATATTAACTGCCCCGACATTACACTTGAGGCAGAAATTCAGCATGGGCTTCGTGGTGCGCTTATTCAAGAGCATGTACTAGAAAAGGTGTTTGAAGAATCAGGTGTGATTAATCCTGCAGTTGATATCTTTGATCGCGCACCAATTCACAGGAATGGATGGTTCTTTCATGGATGCTCAAAACCTGCAAAGTATCCTTACAAAAATGAAATTGTCTTTCAACTTGATTGCATCAGTGCAGATGAAATTAATCTAGTTGAAGTTCCAATCAATAATCTAACAAATCGTGAATATCTTTCGCTTCTTTCGATTCGCAAAAATCATTCTGAAGAAGATACATTAGTAGTTCGCCCTGAGATGCGGGAAGAATGGTCAGAACTTGAAAAAGTGTGGTCTGCCGGAGATCCTAAAATTGTACCACCTCTTACATTAACAAGTAGTACAGCAGTTGCTTTATCAGAAACTGAAAATTCTGAAAATGATAATATTAGTGTTAGGTCACCATATACAGATGATGATATCAAGATGGCATTTCGTCTTGCACGCGAATGTCTAAATCCAATGACAAGAGCAAAATCATATGCTAAGTGGGTAGAACTTGCACTACTTCTCAGAAACATTGGCGGAACAGCTTTTGAAGAGGATGCAATTAAGACTTGGGTTATCATAAGTCGCAAAGTACCAGAATATGAGTCTGAACAAGAATCAACATTTGTTGAAAAGTGGATTGGTCTTCGTGCATCACATGCAGAAGTAACTAAACAGATTAAGATGGGAACACTTATTCATTGGGTTAAACAAGATAATATGAAGCGATATGAAGATATTCGGGATGAGGATAACGTTGATTACGCATATAATCGTGATTCTGGTACTCATGTTGAGATTGCTAATCTAGTTTTCCGTGAAACCAGAGAAGAATATCGGTGTGCTCCTAATCAGAAGGGTGTTGATTGGTTTCATTATGAAGGTCATGCTTGGCGACAGATTAAACTGCCTATGGAATTGAGGGCGATGATTAGCGGACGAATTCGTAATCTATATACAAAAGCTGAAAGGAAAGCAAATGATATTGAACTTCAGCAAGGATCATATGATAATCCTGAAGTTAAGAAATGGATGGAAAAGACAAAGAAAGAAATTCAAGAGGCGGCTGATAATGGAGATGCTTCAGCACAGCAGTTTCTTGCACTAGGTAGTGTTAGAAAGCAAATAAATGAAAAGAAGAAAAAACTAATGAAGGTCAAGATGAATCTTGAAAATTCTAGTTTTAAGGATTCTGTCATGAAAGAATTAACTGAAAAGTTCTATAAGGAAGATTTTAAGGATATTCTTGATACTAAGGTTAATCTTGTTGGTCTAGCAAATGGAGTCCTAAATTTGGAAGCAGAACGGGCAGATCCAGATGATCCTACGGGAAATACAAAAATAAAATACGTAGAATTTCGGAATGGCAATCCAGATGATTTTATCAGTCTTCAAATGGGAAAAATTAAGCAGTATTCTGCTCTAAGTTATTCTTCATATGATGAAAATGATCCAAATATTAAGAAAATCAAAGATTTCTTTTCACAACTTTTCCCAGATATTGAACTTCGGGATTATGTTCTAGCACTTCTTGCAGCCTGTCTTTATGGTCGTAACAAAGAACAAAAGTTTTATATTTATACAGGTGAAGGTTCAAATGGAAAGTCAGCCATTCTCCGATTTATTGAAATGGTTTTCGGTGAATATCAGACAAGCACACAAGCAACTCTTGTAACTCGTAAGCAGTCAGATTCGGGTGCTGCAGCTCCTCAGATTGTTCAGATGCGAAACAAGCGCTTTGTTGGTCTGCAGGAACCCGAGGAAGGTGAACGTATTAATACTTCACTCATGAAACAGCTTTCTGGTGAGGATATGATTTCTGCTCGTGGTTTGTATAAAGATACAGAAAACTTTGCAATTACCGGTCGTATCTTTCTATGTTGCAATAATCTTCCGCCAGTTTCTAGCATTGATAATGGTACTTGGCGGCGTCTTCGTGTTATCTTCTTTGGAACACAGTTCTGGGATGCAGAAAAGTTTAAGGGAAAGGAAGGATCTGCTGAATGGAAAAAGGATGTTGAATCTAAGGCAAAGGAGAATATCTTTCCAAAGGATGAGGATGTGGAAAAGTATGGGTTTCCTGCATGGAGACAGTCAATGCTTTCTTTACTTGTTCATATTTATGAAACAGTAATCCTTAAGGTTGGTCTTAAGGAACCTAATTGTGTTACAAATGCTTCTTCAACCTACAAGAAAAATAATGATAGTTTCTCATCTTATATGGAGGAAAGGCTTATTAAGGATGCTGGTGCTCAGACTCGTGAAAAGGATATCATGAAAGATTATAAGAATTGGTTGGCACAAGAACCAGAAAAGAAGGCATTAACTGCAGTAGATATTCGTCGCAAGATGGTTGAGAAGTATGGTAAACCTATTGTTGACAAGAAAGATGGCAAGGAGGCTTATCGTGGTGTTCGTATTGCGATTGATGGTGAAGATGTCAGTGGAAACTTTATTGATCTCCCGATTCCAGTGGATGATGAACCTTCTGTTGAAATTATTCCGCCAGATGCAGATGCAGCTCCTGTAGCCCCTGTAACAGAGGTTGAAGAAGCAGATGTTATTGAACTAAAAGTTAAGAAGCAGCCTAAGAGAAAGAAGCCATCAGCTTAGTCGCTAAAGCTTAGCCGAAGTTTTGAACTATATACACCACAAATAGCGGAACAAAGATAAATACAATAACTGCTAGAAGTGTTCTTACAGTATCTGTAAATGCTCCCTGCAGAGGTAATGATAAAATAGTCGTTATAACTGAAAAAAGAATCAAGAAAATGGCAGACCAAAAAGCAGTCAAAATATGGTTATCTCTATTGCTCCAAAAGGGACTTGGCTGAGCTGTTAAAGGTTTTCCTTCAATAAAATCTCTTCTGTAAAACTTATCATCATTTTTTAAATCTTTGATTTTCTTCTCTGATTTTTTAATTTGTTCTTCCAAATGTTCCTTATATTTGCCTTGTGTAGAAACTTTCTTTGAACTACTCATAATTAAAGCACTCAGGGTTTTGCCATTTAGAAGTAGAACATCAAAATTGCCTTTTTCAGCATTAAATTCATCTTCCCTTGCATTCATTTTTTTTACAAGTTCACGAATTTTATTTTCTTTATCCATTCCCTATCGTGGTTCTATATTTTGTAAAAACATAGAATCATTTTATTCTTATCCTAAATATCAGGATTACTGAGGGATTGCACCTCCATTAGGAGGACCACCAGCCGGTGTCATGTTTATATCTATTCCAGTAGTCATTCCAATCGCATTATCAGCAAATGTAGCACCCGCATTGGCCGCATCTGTTGCAAGCTTGCACAAGTTCTCCGCCTTCATTGCACTAGGGTTTCCACCGAATGAACGCTTATTCCAGTATTGCACATCACGTGTGTATCTAGTATAGTTGAAGCGATATACACCAATTATGGCAGCAGTCGCGGCAATAATAAAGATGATATACTTGCCAAAGAGATAAGGAAAGATATTCATCTTGCCCAACATCAAAACTAGAAGAGAAGCAACTAGAGCCAGGAAAGCTACCTGCAAGAAAAAGAGGGACTCTAACTTATTCTGCGCGTACCATTCATTAATCAGGAACTGACGACGCGTGTTTGATGTGTCAAATGTCATTGAAGTTGTGTTAGCAGATGCAAGTTGAATGATGTTATTTTGGGCATTGGCTAAATCTGTATTACGTGTATCATAGTAGCGAGCATGGTGATCCATGTCCATGTAACGTCCCATGTCATAATACGCCTTCTGAAAGTTGCCGCGCTTGATCTGGATAGTTTCATTCGCAACTTTATCCTGTCTGTCTTGCGCATACTGCTGAGCCTTCACCGGGTCTCTTAAGAGTTCAGACTTGAACTCTATTTTTTCAATGTCGTTCACTGCCATTGAGGCATTGATAAGTAGGCTCTGATAATCTGACATCTCTCTATCAAAGACGATGAATTTTCATTGGCTTCAGACTTCATAGAAGTTTAAAATCAATAATTTTAATTTTCATCGCGTCCCTTATCCCTTGTTGCAGGCTTAGCGCATCTGGTTATACGCTGTGTAAACAACACCCAACGCCACAACGTTTAAAACAGCAAACACGGTGATCTGCACACGGAGAGCACGGTTCTTCTCCTCCGTAAACTTCTGCATCTCCTTCTGTGATGTAAGTCTAAGATTGCCCTTGCCTAACTGTGTTTTCAACGCGGTTAACTTATCTAAATTTTTATTTATTACACCATTTCCTGATTGTAAACGATTACGGTATCCATCAACTCTCTTCGCACGATCATTGGAAATGAAATTCATGATTTCCAGGAGACTTTGCAACTTCTTATTCAAATCAACGACTGAGCCATTTACACTCTGCGCCATTTGAAGATCAGACTGGACATCTGACATTAATAACTTCAAATACTTCTTGAGCAAATAGGTGTAACGATTCTCATAATAGCAGTATTCCAGAGAAACAGTCTTGTAAAACTGCATATCAACAGCAATTTGATCATCAACTAACTTCTTATTATCAGGAATGATTCCAGCAGAAGTTAGACTTTGAACTTTAGAAGCCAGGACATCTGCCGGGATTCTTTGGTTTACTAATTCAAATCCAGAGAACGCAATTCCATTAGGGTATGCAACTGTTGCGCTGATATCATTAATAGAATTATCTACTGAGCAACCAGGCGTCATGCCTGCAAGAATAGGTACATCTGTTCTAAAGGAAAAATCAGTGCCTTGGGACATCCTATTAGATTAAAAGATTACTTTTTCATTCGGTATCTCAAAGGTGTCATAATTCTACCAGGTATTTCCTGTGATGAAAAAGTAGGCATTGAAATACCCAAATTTCCTAAATAACCAGTTATTTGAGATCCTGTCAAATATAAACCTAGTGCAGCTAAAAGAGTAGTTACAAATATCATCCACTCGGGCTTAGATAAACTATTTATCATTAAAAATCCAATTGTGTGACTATTTGGCTGACCGCGGGAATCTAATGACAATACTTGATCTTGTCTTGTTGCCTTCTTGTGTTCTAGGTTTCCCTCCTCCTTTTTTAAAGTTTCTAAGCGCTTCTCTAAAGCCAGAATTGGTTCATCTATATTTCCAACTTTTTCCCTCGTATCTTCTAAGGCATATTTTATATCAACAATTAGGGTTGATAATTCTTCCCTCATTTGTGTCATTTGAGTTTCATAAAAATTAAGTCTTGAGGTATCATCTGGGGAACTTTGAGCCGTCTGCAAATATGAATTCTTTAGTTGCTCAAATCCCGCACCAATTGCTTCCTTTTTTTGGTCCCAAAGTCTTTGTTTTTCTTCTGTCCAGGACATCTCTATTTAAACTGTACAAAGTCGCCAAAGTGTGTATTCACCACCTGTTGGCGATGGTCTTGTAATCTTCACAACATCACCGGGTGTAAGACCCAACCAACGAGATTGCATATCAACATGATACTTAATCTGCGGTAACTTTGTTAAAGAAACTAGATTTAATTCCTTCTTTAACGAGGGAATCTCATCAATCGGCACCTTCTCATGCAGAGGAACTAGATCATGCTTTGAAGGATTCATGATAAGTGACTTAATTTGGAAGAAACTTAGTTTGACTTTCTTCTGCCATGCCTGCGTTGCAATTAGGTCAAAGATTTCATGATACGGTTCACCCAGAATAAATACATATTCTGTATTTTCAGGAGTTTCAAGATATGACCAGCGATTTTCGCCCTCAAATGTCTTCTTATTAATTGTCGGCTTCAGACGTTCAAAGATAAGATACACAACTTCACAGAATTCATGTGTTGCTGAGGTATCCGAGCGTCTCTTTGCACGAATTTTTAGTGGAGATGCTCCAGGTTGATTAAGAGCAGCCATTGCAAGTTGATAAACAGCTGATGGTGCTTGATCTGTATAGGGACTTGTGTCAAATCCGCGGGCCTCTAGCAGTTCCAATACTACAGGTCGGCTACGTAGAACTAAATCTTTGATTTCGGGATCCATTACCTATTCTTTAAGAATATTAGGCTTTCAACTTTTATACTTTGTCCAATTATTCATGTGTATCTCCTTCATCCTTTTGTACTCTAATTGTGACTGGACCACCTCCTTTTTGCTCCTGATGTCTTGGTTGTTCCACTACTTCTTTTTCTTCGCCTCCCCCTTGTTGCTCTCTAAACATTTCATTAATGCGAACTCCCTTTTTCTTCGGTATATATCCTTGATAACCTGTTGCAGGACGACCTGCTCCCTTCAATGCAGATGTTAGATTAATTGTTATTTGTTGTCCACCTCCTCTTTGTACAGGCGGACCTGTGCCTGTAGCCGTACCTGTAGGCCCCTCAGGTAATTCAATCTTAAATGTTTCCGGTCTAGGCTCTGCTTCTTCAGCCGCTGCTAATGCCGCCTCTGCTTCATCTGCCCTCTTTCTTTCAGCTTCAATTAAGGGATTAGGCGGTAAAGGCTCTACCGGTTCTTCCTTCTCTACCAAGACTTCTAGTTCAGATACAGGCGGTCCCGCAACTCCATTCTGGCCAGAAGATGGTAAAGGTGTCGGCTCAAATTCAGGGAGCGGCTTCAATTCAATTCGCGCCTCATCCGTAGAAATAGATGTCCAATCCCATGATTCATCCTTGAGTCGCGCTGCAACTCCCTCATGCACAAATCGCATTCCAAGATTCATATAAGTGCTCAATTCTTGATTCAAGAGTTTGAATGCATATGGCATCTTCACCTTTGCAAAAGTAGCACGGCTTCTTGTAATAGGCTTATTCATTTCTATCGTTTCTTCAGTTGATCCAACAAATTTAACCGGTCCATCGCAACTCGGGCATACATATATAGACTCTTCCTCATTGAAAATGGGTATCTGTCCACAACTATTGCATATCCAGAACTCTGCTTCATCTGAACACTTCATCATGCGCTCATCCAAAAAGTTTGCAATACCATGACCAATTAATACGTCACGTTCCATTTCACCAATACGAAGGCCACCCTCATTTCCACGACCACCCGTCGGCTGATGCGTACGCTGCTCTTTTCTTCCTGCACCACGAGCATTCAATTTATCCATCGTCAAGTGACGCAAACGCATAAAATATAAAGGACATGAAAAGATTGTACTCGTATACTGCTTACCCGTAAAAGGCGAATACATAATTTCTTCACCATTCTTGTCAAAACCCTCTGCTTCTAGTGCTGCTCCCATCACATCGTGGTGTCTTTCATCATTTGTAAAACATGTTGCATTCATCTTTGCTCCGCATTGTGCTCCAACCTTAGAAGTAATCATCTCCATAATCTGTGCAACCGTCATACGTGATGGAATACAGTGCGGATTTACAATAATATCGGGTGTTATTCCATTTCTGCAACGAGGTAAATCATATGCAGGTCGTAGCATACCAATAGTTCCCTTTTGTCCGTGACGGCTTGAAAATTTATCACCCAGTTCCGGCACCCTCATTTCAAAGATACGGATATGTACTAGGCGGAAACCATTTTGCTGGTGCAGAACAACAACTTTCTCAACTCGTCCCTGTGTAAATACAGTCGGTGTTATACTTGCATCCTTAATCTGACCAGTTTCAGGGAATGTGGTATAGCGACCAATTAGAGCAGTGCTAGAATCAATCATGGCTCCTTCCTTAATTATTCCATCCTCATCTAACTGTGAATAGTCTACGCCGGGCCGGAGTGATGTCCAATTTGTAATTCTGTTTGGATTTCCGATTTTTGTCAAAGAACCAGAAATAGAATCTTTCTCTTCAACTCCATCGTATGTCTTGAAAGATAAATGTCTAAAGAGACCACGTTCAATAGATGATGAGTTAAATAAGATACCGTCGTCCATATTGTATCCATCAAAAGATGCTAAAGCAACAATGCAATTTACACCATAAGGCATATTGCCATCAGCAATTAGATCGTAATAGAGTGTACGAGCAATCGGCGCTTCTCCATAGCACATCTGTGTTCCATAAGTATCAAAACGATTCATAAATTGGGATGAATAGAAACCAATACCCTGTTTGCTTTGACTGCATGAAAGTTGATTACGAGGTGACTGATTGTGATTTGCAAAAGGAATCATGGAACCAACAAATCCAAACATAGTAGATGGATGAATTTCACAATGAGTGTGCTGAGCCTCCAAATCATTTGATCCATTCCATGAAATATACGCTTCATTCTGTTCGTAAGGATCAACATATTCTAGGGCAGACGCATAGGGCATCATCCTGTCAATATATCTCTGCAAGACCATTTCAGTGGGAAATGGATCAACAAAACCAGTATCATAGAAATCACGATCTCTTGTTTCTGCAAGAATTCCCTTAATTAATCCCTTCCATCTAACTTCATCCATACGCTTAGATAAAGGAGATAGACGAGGTTCACCAGATCTTAAGATCCATAAAGGTCTGCAAGGACGTCCTTCATCCATAAAAATTTTTACTGTTCTTGATGAACGATTAAAAGAAATAGAGGTTGTAGGACCTGTGCATCCAGTTTGCTTACAGAGTTTTAGAACAGTTACAACCATTTCGGGATCTCTTATAAAACCAACAGTGCCACCATTTACTTGGATGCGGCACCAAGTTTGTCTCTTATTTTGATTTGCTTTCTGAGGAGGAACAACACCACATTTCTTATACAAGAATTCTAGCATTCCTTGAGTGGATTCTGCTAAAGAAAAGATTGTAAAGATAGAAGCATTCTTTGTGATACCAATGCTAAAACCAGAAGGCACTTCAGAAATACAGAAGAAACCACACTGAGAAGGATGGAGACGGCGTGGTCCCGGTGACTTTAGAGTAAAATCTAAAGAAACGCGACGAACTTGGGACATTGCATCCATAAAACTAATTCTTGCAAGAGGCTGGATAACTCCCTTGCGTTCATTGGTAGAATCTGTTCCCCACTTGCCTCTAAATCCTCTTAAAATAGATAGATTCAATGGATCACCATCCATCATTTTAGGAAGATTACCTTCAGAAAACATATTCACGAAATTCATTCCCTCATAGATAGATCTATTGTAATTATATTCCTTATCAATATTCAGTGTTATGAGCTTGATCCACTGTTTCCAGCAAGAAGTAAATAGTTCACGGACTAGAGTTCCAGCAGTTAAATATCTCTTATTACGAATATCATCACGATCTGTGTTAGCATCCAAGTCAGCAGCTACACGTAAGAGTTGTCTGCTCATTTCGCCCAAGAAAAGAGCCTTTGCTTGAAACGTATTAGGAACATGCATAAATGTATTATTAATTAAAATATCCAATACAGTTTCATCCAAGAAACCTTTTGTTAGTGTGCGCAAGAATTGAATTGCTAGGTAAGAATCAGTGATAGGATATGCATCATGGATACAGGCAATTAACATGGGTTCAAGAATCTTCATCTCATCAGAATCAAAATCCGGAACAATCATTTGAACAATATCTTTATCTGTTTGAATGCCAAATGCACGGAAGACAATAAAAAGAGGAACGGTTCCACGAACAAAAGGAAGGCTGACACGGATTGCACCTGTTTCTCTTTCTAAGAAAAGGGCTGTTCTTCTGATTTGTTTATTCTTAGGATTCAAGGATGAGCAGGTTGCCCATGCAGCAATTTTTTGGTCAGCTTGTGGTTTCTTTCCAGCATAAATACTGTTGAATGCTTGATCTTCACTCGTAATTAAAACTTTCTCAGCGCCATCTACGATGAAATAACCACCTTGATCATATTGACATTCACCCAATGTTGTTAGACGAGGAGCTTCAATTGTATTTGTCACACACAAGGCAGATCGTAACATAATTGGAAGCTTAAAGAGTTCAAATGACTTTCTTTCCACATTCAAGATTTCTTGGGGTGCATAGACTGGAGCTATTCCGCCAACACCTGTTCCAGCCACGATTGTTGTCATAGTAACTTTGATACGGATATCAACAAGAACAGTTGCTGAATAAGAAAGATTTCTTAGACGAGCTTCTTGCGGAAACATACGACGTACTGTCTTCCCACCATCCAATGTAATGATTGGATATCCAAATTCAATTCCTAGATTTTCAGCCTTATCTGCTTGTCCTCCAATGAAAATCTCAGTTTTATATACATACTGACCATCTTCTTTGGGCCCCAGGGGCTCTTTTAGAATCGTGGTTGGATTTTGATTAAAAAGCAATTCGGGTAATTCCTTATTTACAAAATAATTGTAACTATCAATTGCATATCGTGATAAATTTGTTGAAGAATTTGTAAAATAGAGTGTTATTAAACTAGATGCTAAATCATTAATGGAATCCATAGGTTGAGCCATATTATCGTTTCCTATTGGAAACCTCTATTAATTTTATACAGTCTAACTGCAAAAAATGAATAGAAACGCATTTAAAGTTTTATTTAGTTTTACTTACGTCTGTTTCCAAACTAAGGGTAAGGAAGAAGTGATACGCTGGGCAGAGTCATCTAAAGTGCCGGCAAGAGGAGAATATGCCATCTTAAATCCAGGGATGACTGGATTACCTGTAGAATAGACAGGATTAGTCTGACCCATTGTTGTACGGATGATTTCTTGAGGGATTACACTCATGGGCTGGGAGGCAGGGATTGTGTACGCAGCACCACCACGCTGTCTTCTACGAGTCTTAGGAACGTCATTAGAGCCCATGCTGGCACCAGGACCGTAGCCATCAAATTCGCCTGCTCCGCAACCGCGGGCTTGAGCAGCAGAATAGTAAGCTACAGGTGAAGAAGATCCGAACATGGCGTCAGTAGTAATATCAGTAGGCATACGAGTTAGAACAGGGACAGCGGGGTTGCCGGGACCCATGGCAGGACCTGAAAGAGGTGCACCCATAAGAGCATATCCAGCACCACCTCTTTGCTTGCGCGTCTTGCCCATCTTGAAATGCTTGGCTGCAGTTAAATGGCTCATTTTCTTAGCAATCTTGACCGCAGTCTTAGCAGGAAGAACTGACTTGGTTTTTCTGAGCCATTCATCTTGAATAAAACGAACCAACTTAGCCTCAGAAGGCTTTGTCTTAACAAAACGAAGAACAGCCGCATCAAACTTCTCAACCTTTGCATTCACAGAGGAAGATTTGAGTGAACGAGACTTACGAGTTTTCTTTGACATAGTTGACATCTCTCTGCTTATAGGTGCGAAGTTTTCAAATTCAAACATATGATGTTTCAATTTGATTAAAAAAAAAATAAAAATAAAATAAATTCAAATAAATGTATGTTTAATGTCTACCAACTGAAGGGCCAGAAGACACATAATTTGTAAATCCACGTGTGGTAGATGTAACTCCAGAAGTGGCTCTATCAAACATGCCATCAGCAGCTGTTCTAACGCCAGGGTCTGTTTGGTAGTAGTAGAAGCCCATTGATAGGAGCATCACCAAGACTAACATGATAAGGCTGGCGTAGAACTGCAAGTTGTTTTGCCAGGTGCTTAGTCTGTATTCGGCTCCAAACTGATTTACATGGAGATAGATTCCAAGGAGTAGAGCACCTACGCAGATAACAATGATTAGATTAGCCGGGGCTTTGGGTACTAACGGGATTAAAATAAAAACAGTGACAATACCAGTTAGCGCAACTACCCAAGTTGTTAGGTTGTTCAGGATATTTGAAAAGCCACTTGTAGTTCCCTTAGCAGTTTGCATGCTCGGGGTGATAACATAATTATCTAAGACTGATAACGGGTCCATCTTATCTCTATTATGACGTGTTAAAATTTAGAAAGAAGATCAACTGTTGTTAGGAGCGTTTTCCGGCAACAATAACGAACTAACTGGAGTTCTTCATAAATCTTCTTCTCTGGTGTGTCCAGACTATTTGTCCCGTCAAAATATTTAGGCTTTCCGAATGCATCACCCTTTTCTTCCTTTAGCCTCTTCTGGTAATAAACCCACTTATTTCCAAGTAACTTATTGCAATGGAAACACCTGACTGGAATAAGCATTTACCTTTTACTTCTTTTTAATTTCTTATCAAATTTACCCCTTCAGGCTAAATTAAGATAAATTTTTGCCTAAGCCAGATTTCCATCCCACATGCGGTAAATTTATAAAACAGCATTGTTTGGGTCTTTTAGAAATGAGCAGTATTAGTCGCACAGGTAATCGTACAAGTGCTGTTGCAGGCGCCATCCGTAGCCTCCAGAGTGGAAATACAGAGGTACAGGAGCAACTAAAGGGTTTCTTGTTAGATAATGGTAACCAGCAGAAGGCTCTCCTTAAGCGTCTAGAGGAACTTGAGTCCTCAAACAAGACTCTTGTTAATGATGTTCAGTCTCTCCGTGTTGAACTTCAGGCGGTCCGCTCTTCTTCTGCTTCTGCTTCCGCTACTAAGTCTTAAAAGATAGAACAGGTCCAGATGATGTATCTAACCATCCTTCAATTTTCAATAATCCTTTGTGATGTTTTGTATGACATTCTTCACAAAGTACTGCCAGATTGCTTTTTTGATTCATATGAATTCCAGGAGCAACCATCTTATTCTTCTTCTTTGCAACTTCTTGTGGCACTAAATGATGTACTTCTAAGTCATGAGACCCCGGTTTCTTACAGATTTCACATGCTTTTCTAACAACTGATGAATTATAACGACTTAATGGTGCTCCCAAAGCACCACCCATTGCTTGCCCATTAAGACGTCTTCTAAATTCAGTTGCTTTCTCAAGGAATGCTGATGGCATTTTCAAAGCTCTACACACTTCTAATCCATACATCATTGATCCCGATCCTTCTTGCATCTGTCTGTTATAAATTAATAGACCAGATTCAGAATTATATTCAACACTAAGATGAAGCCATTTTAGACCATGACGTGTCTCTAATTCAGGGAATCGGTGTAGTTCATGCAAGTGGGTCGCAAAAAAGAAACTAACATTTTTTTCTAAAAGACATTCTAAACCAGATGCTACTAAAGCGGCGGCAGATGCTGTCTCTGTCCCAGCACAAAGTTCATCGCCTAAGACTAGACTTCCAGAATCTGAGTATTGTAAGATACTTCGGAATTCAGTCATTTCAACCACAAATGAACTCATTCCTGCCCATAAATTATCATTTCCTAAAATTCTGGTAAAAATAGATGAGTATGGTACTAAGTTAAATGAAGTAGCTGGAACAGGACATCCTGCTTGTGCCATCAAAACACTTAGACCAATTGATTTCATTAAACTACTCTTTCCACTACTGTTTACCCCAAACAGAAGAATTCCATTTTCCGAAGAACCAATATCTTTTCCTGCAAGTGATCCTAGTGAAATGTTATGAGGAACATAAGAAACTTCTTTCCTAATTCGCTCAAGAATTCCATGTCGTAGACCAACTGCTGAGAAACCTGACTTTTCTCCTTCTAAATAAGTTGGTAAACAATAGCCATATTCTTCAGCTTTTGTAGCCAACATTAAATCAATATCCACAGTTGAAATAATTTCTAGAATAATTGGAAACTGTGTTTCTAAGATCTTTGAAAGATTTGTTATTTCGGTATTCCAAATATATATATAGTCTAACATCCATGAACGCTGAATCTGCAAAGCATTTTTATTCAATTCATCTATGCTTGAGCTGCGCAAATAGAAGGTCCCATGAATATCATCCACTCGTAAATTTAAATTATAATGTTTAGCAACTTTTTCACATCGTGTCTTAGTTGCTGTAAAAGAAAATGGTGCATCTGGAAGTTCAACTATTTGTAAACCATCTGGAACAATAGTCTTAAAAGATTCTAGCAATTTAGTTGCTTCTTCTTTTATCTTTAACCATTTCTGCTGGAATTCATCTTGTTGAGGAAATTTCTTGAGGATCCAAGGATGCATCATTGCTGTAAACCCATTTCCTTCAAATTGCTTCATTACTTCAAGTGTATCCAAATCCCATGTCTTTTCTATAACCGAAATATCCAAAGCAGGATTTGCTATATAACTGCATGCCGCTGCTCCCTCCACAATTTCATGAATTGCATAGATTGAACAAAGAAGTTTCCACACATCGCCAATCTGAATACTTCTTAAATTTAATTTCCTATATAATCTTTCAATATCATAGACTTTTTTAAGGCCATTAAGAACACACTGCTTGGAAGCAGTAGGACCTTTCTGCCATCCTTCAATTGTTTTGACACGTTTTCTCAAGATAGCAATATCTTTGATTGGCTGCAAGAGACGGAGCCTAAGGCCACGACGACCGCATGCAGTTCGTATACCAGAATTAAAATAGTGAAAATAACATTCTTGAGGTCTTTCAGTCGCAATCATTCCAACTTGTTCTAGCATATGATTTCCTAGTCTAACATGATCTGATGCTTGAAAATCTGTGGGAATCTGTAAACCAATAATTAGTGATGGATTATGTTCTTCCACAAAAGAAAGAAGAAGAGCTAAAACAGTCCGAAGTTCTGGCTTTCTAGCAAGATCTAATTGTGAAAAAAGAAGCGCCTTCTCTTTGGCAAAAGACTTAATTAAAATATCCTCTTCCCTCTTTGCTGCACCTTTTAGTGCTGGATACCGTCTTATAAAAAGACCAATTGATGGCGAAAGATGAAATGATTCACGGATAAATTGTTCAGTTAAAGAGCAATCATCTCCAGTCCAAACAATTACTTCTGCCGGTTCATAGGTTGATAAAGCTAAATAGATATCATCTGCTTGGAAGTGCTCGTTTCTTGCAGATACTGTTGTATTTCCCAAAATGATTTGACCTGTAGAACAATTAATTGCCGCTGAATGGAATAAATAATCTGTATCAGTCATTTCGCAAAAGAATGACCAAAGCCAACGATCTTTTACTTCTTCCTCAACTTCTGTAAAAGTTCCTGCAGAAACAATATTTGAAATCTCCCTCTTTGTTACTTTTGCTCCCTGCTTTTCTTGTGTTATGAAGATGCCTCTATAACCTAGCCGAATTATGATACGCTCATATTTCTTTACAGACTGTTCAGGAAATCCAGCAAAAAGTTTGGCTTTCTTATCTTGAAGTGGTGTTTCACTAACACTAATCTCTAAAAGAGATGCCGCTTCCCGTAAATTCGTTGGAGATGTATTGGTTTCTGTGTCCAAAATATCATACATCTCAAAGAATTTTCCAACTTGCATTAATACTATAACTTTTTCACCATATGCTTCTATTGCCTCCTTGTAGAAATTTTGGTATAATTGTATCATTGTTTTTTTGTCTTCTTTTCCGGACATTTCTCTTAAAAGCCTACTATTAATATATAGCGCTATGCCCTTAGGTCTTGCATCCTATTGTTATAGAAGTAAACTAGATATTTACAGGGTCTAAAAGAGGATGTTCTTGACTGCAGCACCTACATTTTGCCCGTTCAATTCTTTGGATTCTACAATTATGAATTGCTAGAGTCCCCGCAAGTATAGTAAATTGGAGAGCAAATGCAATAATTCCAAGAGCAGATGACGTATCCATTCTATAGTAAATAGAACTTTAAAGCATGGACACCTTAGGTCTTTTCAAATCGTTTTTTATATAATTCCAATAGTTCATATATTTCCATTTTTTGATGAACTTGAACAAAATCTTTATTTTTATTTATAATAAATTTTCGCATTAATGTCGGGGAAAAAATATATGCTTTTATTGAGTCTTGTTTCGTTTCAGTTGCCTTAATAAGTCTATGATATCCATCTATAATCTTATGCTGACTTGTCATAAAAATAGGAAAAGATAAGTCGGCTTTTTTAATACTTTCTCTATTTTCTGCATATTTCTTAGTATGTGGTTTTTCAATGACTTGACGGGGACTATAAGTTCCCCAAACAACTTGATCTAATTGCCAATCTATTTCTGCTAGAGGTACTTTGGTAACTGCAGGATGATGTTGATTGACATATGCCATCATCATATCAACCGAATAAATATTATTCTCATCTGCATAAGTTTTAAAATTACGCATTCTCTAATTTATACTGGGAAAACTATTATGTTTTTTTCCAATACCAAAGATTATTAATATGATTAAATCCGGGTAGATTTTCTCTTACTGCTCTTTCTACACCACCATGCAAATCAGATCTTCCCATATTTGAATTCAAAAAATCATCTCCACATAAAATTCCACCCTTCACCATTAAAGGTAACAGTAATTTTATTGTTGCATTTACAGATTCATATTCATGAGAAGCATCAATATGACAGAATTTTACAGGAGTTTTTAAAGTTGGTAGCCATTTTAAACAATCTTCTTTAACCACTAAAAAATTATTTTGTGTTTCTTTCTTCATATTTTCTAGAAAACATTTATAGACATCTCTTTCTCTTAAAAGTTTTTCAGTTATATGTTCTTGACCCGAAATTTGGCTTTCTGCAACATTACCTAACCATGTATCATTACAAATAACTGTTTCTGGATACGCCCCTTTTGCCAGATAAGTAGTTGATTTACCTTCCCAGCATCCGATTTCAATAATTGCACCAGAAAGATCAGTTGTTTTCTGCAATAAATTTACTAAATTAATTATTTGATCATTTGGGTACCAATCTTCTGTGAACATTAAATATTTACATCTTATCTCTTTATATTCTTTTTAAAGATCAATTCTTAACTTTCTTTCCTTGTATGTTTTGCGCGTCTTTGCAGGAAATTTCAAACTAATTTTTGATTTTTCGGCCGGTCTCTTATCTGCTTCTGTGGGAAGAGGCTTAGGAGCAATTTTATTTACAGGCTTATCATTCTTTGCAAGAATCTTGATCTTTGTCTTTGCAGTTTTAGGAAGAACACTAATCTTTGTGATCTTTTCAACCTTTGCTTGAGGAGCCATAGCCTTTTCTACATTTGTTTCCTTGGCTGAAATCGGCTCAACAATCTTGGTATCTTTCACAACAACAGGCTTCTTGTAAGGAATTATTTTAACAATAGTCTCAGTTGCTTTTCTAACTCCTTTAGGTTCTTCTCCATCTTTTGAGATCATAACAATTTGTTCAGTCTTTACAATTTCTTCCCCTTTCATTCCGGCTTTTTCTACGCTACGAGTGACTCTTCTATTCCGCCTCCGTTTTTTTGTAGTATTAATGGTTCCAGAACCTATAGAATATGAAATTTCTTTTTCTTCTGGCATACTCTATTTAAATAAAAATAATTTAAAGTAATCGGATAAAATTGACCTAGATATTTGCCAGCGGCTGAAATCAAAGAATGTTCCATTCGGTGCTAGATCTTTACTTTGGGCAACACGATAATCGGCAGATTATCTACCATCAAATCAGTAGTTTTAACTATTTCTTGGAATATGATATTCCAGAAGCAATTACACGATGCTCACCGATTCGCATTGTAGGTTCTCCCGATCTAACTCTAACGGGAACAACAAGGGCTGCTGCTGGAACTGCTGGAACAGCAATCCGAGTAACAGTAGAAGGAAATGAGGAAGCTATTGCTGCCGCTGCTGCAGCCGCTGCAACTGCAACTGCTCCGCGTGAAGTAGAAGTCATTGTTCAGTTCCAAAATGTTTCTATTCGCAAGCCAACAATCTTTGAGAATAACGGTGCCGTAACACCTATGTATCCTAATGATGCTCGGCTGCGTAATCTTACTTATGCTGCTCCCATCTATGTTGATCTTAACATCACAACAACTCTAAAGGATAAGGTGAAGGGAATTGAAGAAACTAAGGTCAGGCTTCTACCAAATATCCATATCGGCAAGATTCCTGTTATGGTTGGCTCCAAGTTTTGTCAGTTGACTGAAAATCCGGAGAAGACTCCCAAGGAGCAGGGTGAATGTTCCGCAGATATGGGTGGCTATTTCATCGTGCAGGGATCAGAAAAGGTCATTATCACGCAGGAACGAATGGCTGAGAATCGTCTGTTCGTTTTCCGCAATAACAAGGTCAAGAATCGTGAAGCTGAAGTTATTGAATGCAAGAGTATTGGTCCAGATAATGAAGGTGCACCCAAGACAATTGGTGTGAAGATTCTTCTAAATCCTAAGAATCCAACAAATCCCGAGACAATCCGCGTTACTCTACCCAGGATTAAGGCAGAAGTGCCACTTTTCGTCATGATGCGGGCTCTAGGAGTTGAAACGGATAAGGAAATTGTACAGATGATTACAGGTTCAGTTGAGTCACCCTATGATATGATTCTGCAGGAATGTATTGTTGACGCGGATGAGATTCGGACTAAGGATCAAGCACTTGAATGGCTTTCTCGTCATATTGGCTCAGGTTCTAGCATTCGTGAAAGTCTAGCGGCATGTTCTCTAGCATACGTTAAGCCGAATAAGGCACTGACTGTGCAAGAGATTCTAGCAGAAGAGTTGTTTCCTCATATTGGTGGAATACAAGTTCTCAAGGAAAAGGCGTTCTTCTTGGCGGCAATGTCCCTCAAGGTTCTACAGGTTTATTACGAGCAGATTGGTTCAGATGATCGCGATGGTTATCCCAATAAGAAAGTGGAGACGCCCGGTAATCTACTTGGAAACTTGTTCCGTTATTACTTTGCGACTCGTGCAGTAAAGGAGATGAAGTCTGCAATTACGACTGAGATTCATAATGGTGCATGGAAGACAACTGGTCGTATTGAAGAAATTATTAATCCTAATAACGTCTACAAGATCTTGAAGTCTACAACTGTGGATATTGGTCTAAAGTCATCGCTAGCTACTGGTAACTTCAACTGTGGAAAGATGGGTATTAAGACTGGTATCAGTCAGGTTCTGAATCGCTTGACTTATCTTTCTGGTATTTCCCATTTGCGCCGTTGCTCTACGCCAATTGAGAAGACTGGTAAGCTCATTCCTCCGCGTAAGTGCCACAATTCACAGTGGGGATATGTCTGTCCTTCTGAAACGCCGGAAGGTCATTCAGCTGGTGTAGTGAAGAACTTTGCTTCAACTGCGCAGCCTACACTTCCTATGTCAGCAGAACCGGTCGCACAGTTTCTCTATGATACCTTGGATATGAAACCTCTTGCAGAGTGTGATTATATTGATACTTTTAGGGGTGCGCGTATCTTTATTAATGGTGCATGGACTGGTATGCTTCATGATGCAGTTCTCAAGAAGTTTATAGTGCTGCGAAATGCTAAGCGTTCTGGTCGTATCAACATCTTTACCAGCATTGTGATCAATAATCCCCGTGGTGGAGTCAACTTTGCCGAAGTCTGGATTAATACTGAGGGTGGGCGTCTTGTTCGTCCTGTCTTTATTGCAGCTGCCTACAGAGAAATCATGAGTATGCCGGATGATAAGGCGCCTTGGCGTTCATGCAAGGAATGGAATCAGTTTCTCAAGTGGCGTTCTCCTTTTGGCAATAACTTGATTGAATACATTGATCCTTCCGAATCTGAGAACTTCTACATTGCCATGACTCCCGATGATCTCAAGAAGGAAGAGCCATACACGCATTGTGAAATCCATCCTTCAATCTTGTATGGCACAATGGCATCTAATATTCCTTTCCCCGATCATAATCAGTCGCCCAGAAATGCATATCAAGCAGCGATGGGTAAGCAGGCTATGGGTATCTATGCTCTCAACTTCCGTGATCGTATGGATACAATGGCTAATCTACTTTGCTATCTCAATGTTCCGCTAGTATCACCCTACATGTCACGTTATTATAAGGCACAGGATATGCCTTCCGGCTATAATATCGTAGTTGCAATCGCGACCTATGGTGGATATAATCAGGAAGATTCTATTATGATTAACAAGGCGGCACTAGATCGTGGTCTATTCCGATCAATCTTTTACCGCACATACAAGGATGAAGAGAAGAAGAATCAGGCATCAGGTGAAGAGGAGCGTTTCTGTAATCCGGATCCTACACTAACAAAGCACATGAAGTTGGCTAATTATACCAAGTTGAGTGAAGATGGATTTGTTGCTGAAAATGTATATGTGAATTCAGATGATGTTCTGATTGGAAAGGTTGCTCCAATCAGGCTAAGGGCTCCGGATGGTGCAGCTCTTGCAGGTGTTGGTCATGCAACTCTGCAGGCTATGTCGGGTGCAGCGGCGGCAGCAGCAGTAGAGGCAGCGGGTGGAAAGCGCTACAAGGATGTTTCAAAGCTACTGAGGAACAATGAAACAGGTTTTGTAGATAAGATTTATAGGGGCAGGAACGGTGAAGGATATTCATTCGTGAAGATCCGTGTTCGCAGTGAACGTGTTCCTACAATTGGTGATAAGTTCTCTTCCCGTCACGGACAGAAGGGTACAGTTGGTTTGATCTTGAATCCGTGGGATATGCCGAGAACAAAGGATGGTCTAGTTCCGGATATTATCATTAATCCGCATTGCATTCCTTCACGTATGACAATTGCTCAGCTAATGGAGATGTTGCTAGGAAAGGTGTGTTCAAAGAATGGTATCTTAGGTGATGGAACTCCCTTCAATCAGTTATCACCAGAAATGATTGCCGAGAAGTTGCTGGATTCTGGCATGGAACCTTATGGAAATGAACTTCTATATTCAGGATACACGGGTAAGCAGATGTCATGTAATATCTTTATGGCGCCGTGTTTCTATCAGCGTCTGAAGCACATGGTTGATGATAAGATTCATAGTCGGGCTTCGGGACCCCTTGTTATGCTGACAAGACAGCCGGCAGAAGGACGTGCTCGTGACGGTGGACTCCGTTTTGGGGAAATGGAACGTGATTGCATGATTGCTCATGGTGCATCAGAGTTCTTGAAGGAGCGTATGCTAGAAGTGTCTGATAACTTTGAGGCCCATTTGTGCCGCAAGTGTGGTCTACTAGGAACTGTGAATGAGGAGCAGAATATCTATATCTGCCATGCATGCCAAGAGCCAACTGGATTTGCAAAGTTGCGTGTTCCTTATGCATACAAGCTATTCTTGCAGGAACTTGAGTCAATGAATATTAGTTCTCGTCTCATTCCGGATCGTCTTCTGAATTCATTTACGGAGACAGAAGAAGAACTAATTAAGAATAATTTCCAGATGAAAGTTTAGGGATGCTTACGGGAACAAAAACTAGAAAAACCCGTTTTAGACGCTTAACTGCTAAGATTCTAGCAAAAAATATTGGAAAGAAAGTTACAGTCTATGAAAGAGAAATAAGAAATATTTTTCCTAGAAGCACCCGTGATTTTGATGTTAAGTATACATTTACACCAAATGGTAATGGTGAACTTATAAAGCATAGAACAAAACATATTTTATATCCCAATTGGCTAAGAAAGCGTAATTATACGGTAAAAAAGAATGATCTTTTTTTTATTAAGGGTGAAATGAAATCTAAAAATCTTAATGGAGAAATCCAAGTTGCACCTTTACCTACAGAACTTGTCTCCAGCAATTTAATGAATACGGAGGCATTCGTTAAAAACTAATCTGCATAAAAGATAGAATGGACGGTCAAATCACACTGCCTATGAAGTTGGGTGTTGAATTTGTTGGAACAATCTTTTTCCTTTCAGTAATTGTTTCTACAGGTAACTGGGCTGCAATTGGTGGCGCTCTAGCATTGTGCGCATTTCTCGGCGGCGGTATCTCAGGAGGTCATTTCAATCCTGCAGTGACTTTTATGTTTTACATGAAGGACACCATACCTCTAACTGATGCTGGCCTTTATGTTGTTGCTCAACTTGCTGGAGCTGCTGTTGCCTTAGCGGCTTACCAGAATCTAGTTGTTAAGCGTATTGCAAATAGCCGTTAAAGACTTTGAAAAGCGGCAAATAAAGCAACTAGGATACCCAAGGCTATTAATTTATTATTTGTGCTAGAAATAACACTAAACCCTTCTTTCAGTGGACGAGGGAGTTTAGGAGAGCCATCAAAATTTAAAGTTTTTGGATAAGCATTAAAATCAACTTCTGACATCCAAACAGGATATCCATTTTTATCTTTCTTTTGAATCCATTTTGACTGCTGCGGAGGATATTTACCAATATCCAAATCACCTTCAATCCAGGTCTTACCTGCTCCCGGACCTGTATTTCCATACAAATCACCAACAGGCATGCTCTTCAATTCACAATCAGGATAGCCTGTTCCCATAGCAGCGCTAAACAAAGGAAAAGGATTTAGAGCATCACGAGCATCTTCAAGAATTCCTGGAGCAACACCTGCAGGAGCAGGAAGACCAGCAGATTGAATACCTTTTTTAATTTTTTCACCTAACAAATTTCCTTGTGTTGTTGAATCCTGATAAATTGTCATTTCAGCTCCATTTGGACATTTAATCCCTGTGGCCATAAATTGACGAAGACCGGGTTTTACAACATCACGAGGATTCAAAAGTGATTTTTCACCAAAAGCAATAAAATCAACATAATAGTTAATTCCTTGTACGTTTGAAATTAACTGACTAATTGAATCACCATCACGTACACCAATGGAGCCGGGATCCGGAACAGCATCAGAAAAACTATATCCAACTAAATCTGGCTTCTGAGGCCTAGACATTCCCTTCTTTTAACTGGCATTTTAGTTAAGCATCTCTAACAAAAGAAGTGCATTCAGAATTGCTTCATCCATGTTGAAATACTTATAATTTGCTAACCTTCCAACAAAGTAAATATTATTCTTTTCCTCGGAAATTGCCAATAAACGGTATTGCTCATAAAGATCCTTATTTTTCTGATTTACAACAGGATAATAGGGTTCTCCTACATCTGATGGATATTCTTTAACAATTGTTGTCTTTTTACTCTGATCCATTCCATAAAAATGCTTATACTCGGTAATTCTTGTGTAAGGAACTTCTAATGAGCAATAATTAACTGAAGCAGTCTCCTGAAACTGCATAAGATCAAAAGTTTTATTCTCAAAGCGTAAGGAGCGATATTCAAGAGGCTGCAAACCAGAATCCTTGAAATATGCATCAATTGGCCCTGTATAGAAAACTTTTTCATATTCATTAATCATATCTTTCCGAAACTCGGTAGAAAGGCGAACATCAATATTCTCATGTGCTAGAATTTCTGCAACAAAAGCCGTATATCCATTTTCAGGAAGTGCTTGAAATTTATCGGTAAAATACTGATCTTCCCAACTGAATCTTATTGGAATACGAGCAACCACTGCTGGATCTAAGTCAGTTGGAGAACGATTCCATTGTTTCATCGTATATCCCTTGATTATTGTTTCATAGATTTCGGGACCAAAACGAGCAAGAGATAACTCCTCAGAGTTCTTAGGATCAGCACATGAAATAAGTTTTTCTGCTAGAAAGGAGCGCATTTCATCTCCATCTTTAAGCCCCACGCCATAAATTGTATTTACAGTCTCAATATTAATTGGAACTGGAAAAGTCTTTTTGCCATCTGTTCCTGCGACCCGATGAATGTAAGGAATCCACTTGCAGAATCTATTTACGTAGTCCCAAACACGATCTGATTTAGTGTGAAAGATATGGGGACCATACTGCGATACTAGAATCCCGGCTTCATTGCGATAATCAAAGCAGTTTCCAGCAATATGATTTCGTTTCTCCAAGATAACCACTTTTTCTCCACAATCAGCATAATGTCGTGCAATTACTGAACCTGATAATCCAGCGCCAACAACTAGAATTGTCATTATTTAATTTATTTATGAAAAGTTTAAATGAAAGAGTAAAAATTGAGAGTGAAGATTTAAACAAATGTGTTTAAATGGAATTTGACGATACAATTTGGAAAAGTATCAAAGATTTTACAATACAAGATGTGGAGGAGGAAGAAGAGGTAGAAGTGGACGAATCAAACTGGTGTTGTCCTTCCTGTAAATCTAAGGATGCAGTTGAAGAAATAAATGAAGAGATGATCTGCAGGAAATGCGGAACCGTGCTAGAAACTTTAATCCTACAGGGTCCCGAATTTCGTTGGTTTGGTAGTGAAGATCGTAATCCTGATCCTTCCCGGTGTTCATGTCCAATTAATCCTCTGTTACCCGAGTCCAGTCTTGGAACAACAGTCCTAGTAAAAGCAAATCATAGTCGGGAAATGCAAAAGATTAAGCGCTATCATCTATGGAATCAGACTCATCACAGAGAACGAACACTTTGGAATATCTTTGATTCCCTGCAAATTCGGGGAACTAATGCTGGAGTCACACCGGCTGTAGTTGAAGAAGCAAAACGGTTATATCATGAAGTTAGTAGACAAGTGGTAGTAAGAGGCACACAGAGGGAAGCACTTCTAGCATCATGTCTCTATGAATCACTCAAGACCTGCAAGGCAAGTCGCAGACCATGTGATATTGCAAAGATTTTCAAGATTCAAACAAGTCAGATGACTAAGGGGATAAAGCATTTCCAATTCCTCTTTGAGCAGGCACAAAGAAGGGAAGGACATTCATCTGATCATATTCGCGATCAACTTCTAAAATCATGTACATATAAAGATTTTGTGGAACCATTCTTGCAGAATCTTCATTTGACGCGGGAAAAGCATCTGGCCATCACAGAACTTGTTCATTTGATTTGTGCGCGAATTGAGGAATGGGGTCTTGTCCCGGAAAATACGCCTCCATCTCTGACTGCTACAGCAATTACAATGTCATTAAAGCATCTTCATGTAGAAACAGGAGAAAAGGGATATAGTAAGACACCAAAGGAAGTTGCCGCTGCATGTGGCCTCAGTGTTGTTACGATACAAAAGTGTTTAAAACGTCTTCAACCCTGGCAAGAGTCAATTCTTACAGGGAAACTTGAGTAAAAATTTACTCTTAGATAATAGGGATATGGGTGCTCAAGCAAGTTCTCTAGCATCTAGAAGTGGTATAACTTCTTATTCAACAGCGGTTGCTGATAAAAAGCATGAAATGCTAACCACTATTTTTAGGGGTTTGTATCAAAATGCAAATGATATTGACATGAAGGCTTTGCAAAATCCTAAACTCTGCTCAACCTATGTTTTCAGACTCCAAAGTGCAATTCAAGATGCGCGGGAAGCAGAAAAGAAAGAAGAATTAAAATTCTTAATGGTTGAAACTGGTGGTCAGATTGATCGTGTAGCTTTTCACCCGACCAAAAGACCAATGCAGACTGAAGTTGAACTCTGCAGAGAAATGGCTATTTTCTATTTGGAACTTATTTTTCTTTTGTATGTTGCATCATTGACCACAAATAGGGAATCTAGTAATTATTTTGCCCAGCCTTTCAGAAGAACGCGTAAGCATAAGCAAAGAGGAGGTGGTCGTCCTGTAGAAGACTTTGTAACTTATCTTTCCAGCCAGTATTCTGCACCCAACCGTGAAAATATGGAGAATCCTGATTATTTTTCACAGATTGTTCCTAAATTTGTATCTTCAGCTCTTCCTGTAGTCTTGTTTCAAAAACCTGTAAGAGATAGACGTGTATATTTTTGGGTTCTGCTAGAAAATCCGAAGAAGCAAGTCAAATTCTCAATTGAATTTTCTGAGTCTTCCAGCAGTGAATCTTTTTCAATGACAATTTATCGCTGCAGAAACCGAAATGATTGTGATACATCAGTACCTGTTCTCAAAGGAGATTCAACAATCACACGTTCATCATCTGGTCAGCAACAATTTTCATTTTATACCGGACCAAATGTTCTTAAGAAGGTTTACCAGATTAATGATTTAGGCGCAAATCTAACAATTGATGATATTGCTAGAATCTTACAGGTTGCCGCTAGAGCTGATCCTGAACAACTCAAGCAGAATAATCGTTTTATTACAAGTATGGGTAGAGAAGAAGGTCGTGTCACCGCTCTAACAGGTATTGCAGGAGTTGCTGAAGATGAAGTAAAGGGTTCTGGTTTTGCCAAGATTGCCGGAGAATTTAATCAGTTCATGGTGAAGAATATGCCAAACTTATACCAGATCCGCCGCCGCATGTTAACTCCTGCAGGAAATGAGATTCAGTCTGCTGGAGGTGGCGCATTCTCTACGGATAAAATCAGAACAATTGTAAATACATTTTGCAAGGGTTCTAATAACTTTTTACCGAATGGAGGATCTATGTTGCAGAGACTTGAGACATATTTCAGTCAGTGGGATAACCTGAGGGAAGCAAATGAAAGACGTTATAAATCATTTGATCGTGATCGCAGAGAAGTTCTAGTTCCTTCTAGAATTGGACAACTTGATGTCTTCAGAAAGCGTCTAGATAATGCACACGCTGGATATACGTTAGCTATTTCCACAATTGTTGAACGAAGTGTTATTAAGTTTACCGGATTAAAATATATAATTAACCCAGATTTTTTCAATGTTGATAAAGTTCGTTTAACATCAGTCAAGAAGTTGAATTTGATTGTTGAAGAAATGGGTGAAGTTATTTTGAAGCATTTTATTGATGTTGAAAATATTACAAGAGATGCATTTGATCAAGTTTTCAATTATATGCCCCGTTAAAAATGCATATATGGAATTAAATCTAAGACAGGAGGTTGACCCCAGCATTCAAAAATTGAATTGTAGTCAGACTTTTTCCATCCTTCTTCAAGAGGATCTTGGCTCTGAATTTTATCAGCAGAGCACCAAACTTGAATATTACTGGGAAGAACTTTTCGTAATTCATCTAATGATATATTTCCTGCACACCAGCAGACTTCCCATTGTTCCATTCCGCCCGGAAATAGGATACGCCATGTATTAAATATGACACAACCTCCTTTAGGAAACTGAAAATTTAAATTCCTCTTTCCTTTTTGTACAGGAACATTTAGTCCATTACAGTAAACATATGGTGCTACATGGACAGGTTCCACTATGTTAGAAAGTTTAGAAGAAGAACTAGATTCACGGATACCAATAATTGTAAATGGTTTCTCATGCTGCAACCATTCCATAGTATGGGCTTGCCAAATCAAATGTTCTAGCAATTTAGTTACATAGCCTTTACCTCTATGTCCACGTTGGACACAAATACAATCTACGGATAAAAGATTATTAGGAACTTCTGAAATTCTTCGTAGCATTAATGTTGCAATTAATTCATCATTTTCGGAATATCCCCAGATACGACAGTTTGTATCAGATATCCAATCATTAATTTGAGAATCGGGTGGCATAAAAATCCAATCGGATTCGCAATAATGAGTTCCCCAAAATAATTTAAGAAGAGGTAAATGATTTGGCATAAATCTTCTAATTTGACCACCTGCAGGAATTACTGGTTTTACTGCTAGAGATTTATCAAAAACAGCATTAGGATTCCCCGATAGATGATATACACGCGACCACACCATTAATAAATTTGAATAGTGTTTTTATGCTTAGAAAACGCGGAATGGAACCAACTGAAAAAAAGAAGAGATGTCCGTTTGAATCATGTGGAAAGAAGTTAAATCTTGTAGATTCTACAACTATTTGTAAATGTTCTTTCTCTTTCTGTTCTAAGCATAGACACTCAGAAGATCATAAATGCACTTTTGACTATAAGGCGAAAGGGCAGCGTGATTTAAGTAATTCATTGGTTAAAGCAATTGGTCAAAAGGTTGAAGTTATCTAACAGTCATTAAATTAGAAGAGGCTCCCTTTCTTCTAAGAACGGCAAATCCATTTCGTGCATCATCCTTAAATAGCAAGTCATAATCATTTGCTAAAGCATGTTCTAATACTTTATCTGTTTTTTGTGTTCTAGTATCATCTAAATAAAGATAAGTTGGCTTTAGAAGTAAAGACTGCTCATAATCAGAAAAGCCACAATATTCACCTCCATCAATAATTACAAGATCCACAGTTCCTTGCAAATTTATCTTAGGCGCCTGTTGAAAATAAGCCTTATCTGACTCATACCATAAATCAAAATGATCTTTGATAAAAGTAGGGTGACTTCTAATTTCATTTTCTGATAACATTGTTGTAGCAAGACGTCCATTTATAAATTGAATCATCTCTTTTCCAGGTCTCTGTTCCCATGTTTTTACAGCCAAATTATAAAATTCAGTATTTGTTTCTAGTGAAATAATTGCTACAGGCTGATATGCAGGTCTTGATATAGCACCTAGCACACAACATAAAGTTGTTCCTAGACCATTCCACGAACCAATATCTACAATATTCTTAATGCTAGTATCTTTTTGGACAAGTTCAAATAATGCTCTTCCTCCAGCATTATCTAAATTAATCTGACCAGGTACAACAGACATAGATATAAAAGACATTTAGTTAAAAAAAAGATAAATTAAATATTTTACTTACGCAGGAAGGCACCAATGCTTCATATCAGGATACTTTGTATTTAGATATGAAATCCATGAGATTGCAGATTCATAAGGAATCGGCTCTCCATTACTTCCAAAACCATTAGCTTCACGCCAAAAGACTCTATACATCATTTTTTTTTTACCCACTTTATAAGAATAAATTTCAAGCAATCAAATTTTTTTTGTTTTTTTTACTTAACCAAAAACACCAAGTACTGATATTCGTATCCAATCGTTTTTAGATCTACATAATCACGATGCCGGAAACCAGAAGCTTCTGCATCTTTAACAATTTGTTCCATTGTTGGCATGTATAATTCATGGCGTTGCTTTCTTACAGTTCCATCTTTAAATTTAAATTCCTCTGTAAAAGAAGCATTTTCCTTATCCAAATCAAAATCAGCATTATACTCAAACTTCTCAAATGTAACACCAGATTTTGTGACTCGTGATTTTGAGTATTTTTGGAGTGAAAATGCAGGAAAAGGAGATGCTGAATCTAAGATAGGATCAAACTTATCTCTATTCACTACATGCAGAACAAGAACAGAACCAGGTCGCATCCACTGATAGCAATTACGGAAAATATCCCGACGATTAGGAAAATAATAAAGAGTAAAATAGAAAAAACAGACGCAACTAAACTGCTCGGGTGCAAAAAGATCTGTAGTTATAGCATCACCAATTTTCCAATTAATATTTACAGAAGGAAACTTTGCTCGTGCTTTATTAATCATTGCTTGACTCCGATCAAGACCAGTTGCAGATCCACAGCCAAGTTTCATGATCTCTGCTAGATGATCAGCAGTTCCGCATCCAACATCTAGGATGTTCCATGTATTTTTTTCGGGAATGAGTCGTTCTAAGTAACTATCAATAATTTCAACTTCATACGGAATTCTTTCTTTTTGTCCTTGAACTAACTGATCGTAAACTCCAGCATAGAATCCATCATATAATTTATCACATCCGATAATTATTTCTTTTTCAGAAGTTTGAGTTCCAGTGAAACCTTCTTCTTTTGTGGCTGCCCCTTCAAATGACATTTTTTGTATAAGATATACAGTCAAACAGAATAAGAAAAAGAAAAGTGGAATCGTAATATATAACATTCCCTCTTCTTTGACAAAGAAAATTACTAGTTCTTTTTAAACATAATTATTCAGTGTTATTGATATGGCTGAGACAATTACCGGATTTTCATCTGCTGAAGTTGTCCGAACACTTCTTGCTTCAATAATTCAAGGAGATAGAACCGGATCTCAGCGATGGACAGCCGAACTTCTTTGCTCAGAACGAGGATATCCAAAATTATTAACAGTCTATATTTTTCTAGGATTCCGATACTTTTTATCTTCTAGCAATGCATGGGTTTCTTACACCCGGAGCAAAATTCGTCTGCTAGAAGAACGATGGCGCACATCAGGAGCAAATTTGAAAGCATTCAGAAATTCCATTGAAGTACGATCTCTTGTAGCAGAATGGACTGAAATTTGGTCACAGCAACAACAAAAGACACCTACAAAACTTCCGACTAAAAAAGAAGTTTTTACGGCGGCTTCATCACTCAAAATAAGTCTTAAAAAATCACCAACACCTTCCTTACATCCCTGTGTTTCTATAGTATGGAAAGCGCATTATGATTCAGATGATCTACGGATTCTGAGCAATGAAATGATGTGGGCACTTCAGTATCATCAAATTACTAGGGCAACAATGTATTTTTCCTGGCTTTGGGAACTGGATGAAGAACGCCAGAAAACAAATGCAGTTCATCTTCTGAAACGAGGCCCCGCTCATTTATCAGATTCTGTAAGAGAACATATTGGATGGTTTATTTATGCACTGCTTGAACAATATGCAACAAATTTGCGTCTTCAAAAAGATAGTATTATTGAAGTGCTAGAATTATGGAAAGAATCATGGTTGATTCTGGGAAAACAACAGCGAAAACAGACTATGGGAGCAATTATTATTTGGCTAACTGAAGGACAATTCCCAATATCTCAACTTATTAAAATGCCCGATCGTCTTCGTCTAGTTGTAGGAGATTCTGAACCAATCTACGGAATTATAAAACAAGAGATGGATGTTCATGCAGTGAAAAAACAGGAAGAAAAAGAAGCTGCTGAGAAAAAGGCTGATATAATTATGGATAAATTTAATATGACACCAGCACAAAAAGAAAAGGCTGCTTTGAAAAAAATGGAGGAGGCTAATAAACATATTGCCGCAGCGCTCGGAATAGATTTTGAAGAATTTGATGACTAGATGTAGGGATGGAAGCATTAGAAGATTTTGGTAAAACAATTCAAAAATCATTTGCCGGCCCTTGGGCACCTCCATATCATGAAGTAATGGGAACTTTTATTGGATGGATTATTGCTGGAGTCCTTCTCCTTGCTTTAATCATTACAGTTATTGTGCAAGGATTTGATTATTATACTCCTGCAAATTTAGTTACTCATTCAAATGCTTTTATTAAGACTTGGGAACCTGTTTATGGTGCGGCTTCAGCGGGTCGTAAATCTCTTGCAGAGCTAATTAATAAACTTCAAAAAGATCAGCAAATTCAACCTGCGCAGAAGTGTCTTTCTAATTTCTATATTATGACTGCAAATGCTGGAGGTATGTTCTTACCTGGAGAAGGCGGCAACCTTTCTATCTGCTCAAATGAAGCACTTTCTTACACACTCCGTGCTGGATGTCGTGGATTTGTCTTTGATGTTATTGAAAGGCTGCAAGAAAAGGGTAAACCTGTAATTATGACAGTTGATGCTAATCCTAGCAAGAAATGGCGTCAACTTTCTATGAATTATGTTCCTTTCCGTGATCCTATTAATAGATTAAGGGCAGAAGCTTTTGGAGAAGGATCTTTGGGTCAGACTCAAGTAGTTCAACTTAAAAATACGGCAGATCCTATTTTTATTTATTTGCGATTCTTGAAACGCCACACACCTGCATTCTATAATGCTGTAGCAGATGCAATAGATAATGCTTTTAAGGATTATAAATTAGATTACACATGGGCTTCTGGTCGTCGCGGATCTGATTTTTACACTACAAATATTGAGGAATTCATGGGACGTATAGTTGTTATCAGTAATCAAATGCCTTCTGGTACTCGGCTCCAAGAAATGATCAATATAGTGACTCCATCATCAATTCCTTCATTTTATACTTCTGCTGATGTTTCAAATATTACTGCTGATCAGATTCCTAAATCACAGGGAATTATCCAGCAGCATGTATGCTTAGCTATGAATCCTTCTGAGACACCAGATGGACAACAGAATAAGTTAGATTGGAGAAGAGCACATTCATTGGGTATTCAGATGGTTGCAATGAATTTTTTCAATAAAAATGTGCAGGATTACCGAAACTTTTTCGGAGAATATTCATTTGCTATCAAACCTCCAGCCCTAAGATATTCTGTCAAGGTAGGAAGTTCTCCTAATAGACCGGGACCTGAAGCCGATATGAAGGGAGGAAAAATAGATACTCCTAGCATGGTCCTGCGCACTTAATAAAGATCTTTATATATAAATAAGATGTCGCGCTTGGTAAGAGTTGGAAAAAATATGGTTGAACTTGCAGGATTAAATGGTATTTGGGTGGGACCTGATCATATATGTAGATCAAAGATAACTTTATTTTATCCTAATAAGCCTACACTAGTGATTACATATGAACTTGATAAACATATAGAATGTGATAAAGATGCAAAGATGCTAGAGGATGCTAAGAAAGAATTTGAAAAGAGTTTAGATAATAAGACTAAACAGATCAATTAATTTATTTGTTGGAGTTGTTAAAAGGATTTTTTTTCTTACATTCGGGACATATTACATACTGCGGATCTCTATCAGGTTGCACAATTACTGATCTATTAAAATGAATTTTATCTGTTTCAGACCATCCATGTAGTCTAGCAGATTGGAGTGCCTTAACTCTATCTCCTTCATAGACTTTCAAATAGTATTCAAAAATATCACCTTCATCCAAATTTGCTCCACAATGTTGGCAAGTATAATCCATTATTTTACTTGCTAAAAAATACAATTTTAATAATAAATCAATTTTTCAGGTATCTAAATATTTACTAGCAGGTTATCCCACTCAATCTTTCCGTTGCTGTGAAGAAAGCGAAGGATTGTTGAGTTCTTATTCTTTGAAATAAAGGGCTCATCCTTTGAATAAGTGATTGTAATAGAGATATCTAGAGCAGTATCCCAATCATCCTTGTAATAACGCTTCGTGTGAACCTTATGATCATGCGTAGACCAATTTTCATCTGAAAGACCTAGCAGAGAATCGCGATTATAAGTCGCAATCTTCTTGTTATCAGTAGAAAGCCAATCTTCATTCTGCTCCTTTGTCATGAAACGCTTACGAATCATCTGAATAAAGAGTGAACCTTCGGGAAACTCAGAAGTACCAACCCACTTTGCATTACCATTCCATGCCTGATAAACCGTCTTCTGAATCTGAGTGCGCTTATCCACCTTATCAAGATCTGCCGTCTTGACAAGATCTGCAGGAGGAACAGACTTCTTAGCATCAAGAGCAGAACTAATCATCCTGCTGATTTCTGACTCTGTAAGATGGTTTGAATTCTCATACTTGCATTGTTCAATAGATACCTTTGCGAAAGATAGATTTGTCTCAAGTGCACCCATCCTTTCCCGCAGAGAAGATAGTTCTGTATGAAGATTTGGAATCTCTGTATTTAGTGTCCCAACAAGCTTATTCATTGTTGACTCAACTAGAGTTGCATGCTTATCAACTAGAGAATTCAGTTCCTTAATCTTATTATCATTTGCATCAACCATAGAGTGGATATTCTTATCAGAAGTTGCACGATACTCCTGAAGTTCAGCAGAAATATTATCAATACGCTCCTGTAGACTATCAATATCAACTCGGAGAACAATGTAAGGATCTACAGGACTTTCATCATCAGAGTCATCTTCAATTGACATATCAACAACATCATCTTCCTCCTCAGCCTTCAGCAAGATCTCTTCATCCTCATTATCTTCAGTCTTTGGAGCTCCTGCATCCTCATCCTCTTCATCATCCACGTCATCATTCGTCAAGACATTGTCCGAAAGATCTAGAGTTTCGGGAAGATCTGCAGGAAGCACTTCGGTTTCAAGAATTTCATGAGACTCAGCGCGGATTCGGATAAAATCCTTAAATGTCTTTGCAAGACTATATGACACAAAGCCAATTGCTCCAATTACGAGTGTAAACCCAAAGATTACTGATACGCTACCAAATTCAGACATTTCAAGTGTAGCAGGCTCCATTTACCTCAAATATTTCAAAAAAAAAGTGTCAAATTTTTTTGCTGGATAAAGTTTATGTGCCCTTTAATTTTACCACTACACGATAGGGATGGATAAGATATCCGAAGCAGCATTAATAGTTCAAGAGTATGCCGATGAGGCAGATAAAGTCCGAAAATCAGTAACATCATTAAATAAGCAAGCAACACGAATTATAACAATTGTTGAAACATTTTTGAAGGAAAAGAAAAGAGTTATCTATGGAGGTTCAGCAATTAATGCACTTCTTCCTAAGGAATTAAAATTCTATGATCCAGTCTTTGATTTGCCAGATTATGATTTCTTAACACCTGATGCTCTAACAGATTGCGCTATTCTTATGGAGAAATACAAGATTGCAGGATACACGGATGTAGAAACGAGGCTAGGAATTCATGAAGGAACCTATAAAGTTTTTGTTAATTATAGACCAGCAGCAGATGTAACAGAAATTCCAAAAGAAATCTACGAGCGTCTTCACAAGAAATCTAGAAAGAAGGCAGGATTATACTGTGCACCTCCCGACTGGTTAAGGATGGCAGCATATTTAGAACTTTCAAGACCAATTGGAGATGTTACTAGCAGATGGAAAAAAGTATTTACAAGGCTACAACTTTTGAATAAGGTATATCCACTAAAAGTGGAAGGCTGCAAAGATCCAGATGAAAAAACCCGTTTTCCTCCAAAGAAGAGAAAGCAACTTCATTCAATTATTCTTAAAGTTGTGACTGATACACGTACTTTATTTGCTGGAGCAATGATGGAAGGCATCTACAAGGCTTTGCAAGAACAAACAGCTGAAACAGAAAAAGTCTTAGGCAAATCTTTAATAAAATATGATCCGAGATATGTTCTCTTGACAGAAACCTTGGATGAGACAACAGATTATTTGGCAGCGGAAGCAAAAGCTGAGTTTCCAGCAAATGACGTTGAAATTAGAAAGTTTGAGGCAATGGGTGAACTTCTGCCAGAAAGGCGGGAAATCATGTTTGGAGGTCGGAGAATAGCAACAATTTTTCCTACAGTTGCATGTCATGCTTTTTATACTATGAGTATTAGTCTGCCAGATGATAAAAGAGATAGTCCATATCTTGTTCGTGTTGCATCCATAGATACTAGCATTCAGATTTTGTATGCAATGTGGTTTGGCAAGTTGCAGAAAACGGTTGGAATGCGCATTCTATGCGTATTACAATCACTCATTGATGTGGATGCTCATATGCGTCTTGATAATCCTAAGAATTCCAAGATTTCTTTATTTCCTTACACATGTCTAGGTCATCAGCCAAGTCTACCTGAACTGAAGAAAGCACATAGAGAACGCGTGTTAGAAAAGAAAGAATCAGTAAAAAAATATTTGGAAAGTATTTTGGAGAAAGATTAATCCACTTCCTCAACCTTAGGTCCCGTAGAATCCGCTCCCTCTGTTCCAGATGCATTCTCATACAGCTTAGTAATAATGGGTCTGCATACTGCTTCAACCTCCTTATACTTATCCTCAAAATCCAACGTGATTGCCGAATCAGATGTTTCTAGCCACTGGAATCCAGCAGTAACTGTATCTTCCAGCGTCTTTACTGAATCAGAACCCAATTTAGTCTTCAACTTCTCATCCTGTGATGTAGAGCGAACCTGATAGAGATATGCCTCTAGCTTATTCTTTGCCTCAACACGCTCCATTACCTTCTTGTCATCATCAGCAGCCGCTTCCGCTTCACGGATCATTCGCTCAATCTCCTCCTTGGGCCGTGAAGAAGAGTTCTGAATTGTGATAGACTGGCTCTTACCCGTTGACTTCTCCGCCGCCGCAACTGAAAGAATACCGTTTGCATCCAGATCATAAGTGATCTCAATCTGCGGGACTCCACGAGCCATAGGAGGAATGCCATTCAGATCAAGATCTCCAAGATGCTGGCAGTCACGTGTCATAGCACGCTCACCCTGAAAGACTCTGATCTTAACCTGCGTCTGATTATCAGAATACGTTGAGAAGGTTTGGGACTTCTTGGTGGGAATAGTTGTATTGCGCTTGATAAGCGCCGTCATAATTCCACCTGCTGTCTCTACACCCAAAGTCAAAGGCGTAACATCTAGCAGAATCACTTGATCCAGCTTGGATGAATCATTTCCTGTAAGAATCGCACCCTGTACAGCTGCACCATATGCAACTGCCTCATCCGGATTGATTGACTGGCACAATTCCTTTCCGCCAAAATAATCCTTCAAGAGCTGCTGGATCTTCGGAATTCTTGTGGAACCTCCAACCAGAACAATATCGTGAATATCTGTCTTGCTCATCTTTGCATCCTTCATTGCCTGATCTACTGGCTCCATCGCCTTGCGGAAAATGGATTCGCAGAGGGACTCAAACTTAGCACGACTCAAGACAATATTAAGATCCTGTCCATCAAGGATTGAATCTACCTCAATTGTTGCCTGTGTTGATGTAGACAGAATACGCTTACCCCGCTCTACAGAGTTGCGGAGACGACGCATTGCCTTAGGATTTGTCTTAAGATCCAGCTTAGTCTTCTTGCGGAACTCATCACAGACCCAATCTGAGACAATGTTATCAAAATCTTCGCCGCCCAAATGCGTGTTTCCAGCAGTAGCCTTTACCTCAAAGATTCCATCCTCAATTGTCAAGATTGAGATATCGTGCGTGCCGCCACCGCAGTCAAAGATTAAAATGTTCTTTTCACCCTTTGTCTTATCAAGACCGTAGGCAATTGCAGCAGCCGTAGGCTCATTGATGATTCGCAAAACATTGAGGCCAGCGATCACGCCAGCATCCTTTGTAGCCTGGCGCTGAGCATCATTGAAATAAGCAGGAACTGTGATCACCGCATCACGGACTTCTTCTCCAACGTGGGCCTCAACCATCTGCTTCATCTTCTGCAAGAGCATTGCTGAAATCTCCTCGGGATAGTACTTCTTCTCGCCATCCTTTGTTGTAACAACAATCTGAGGTCTGTCAGCAGAATCTGCCACAACCTTGAACGGATAACGCTTAATATCTTCCTGAACTAACGGATCACTAAACTTGCGTCCAATTAGACGCTTAGCATCATATACCGTATTGGCAGTGTTTCCAGCAGCCTGTGACTTGGCCGCATCACCGATAAGACGATCTGAATCAGTAAAAGCAACATAGGAGGGAATACTACGAGCACCAGACTCGGAGGCAAGAATCTCAACACGATCATTCTGCCAGAGACCCACGCAGCAATATGTAGTCGCCAAATCCATACCTGCACAATACTTTCCGGTCTTTTTTGTCGCAGACATCCTATTGATTTTTAATCTATAAGATCTCTTTAAGATTCTTCTCTTTTTTTTCACGCGTTTAAGGTTCAACTGGAGAATTTTTGGAACCCATTGCAATATCGCTATCATCAAGTTGTCCACTTTCTAATCTCTTTTTCTTCTCTGTCATCTTCTGTTGTAGAACTTCGCATAATCGTAATTCTTTTTGAATGGGTACTAACAAGCTTTGATTTTTAATTAAATCTCCAAAGATTTTCTTTTTAAGATCATCGGGAACAGGAGCCATTGTCTCAGCAACAGGACAAGAGTTCATAAATTCTTGCAGAGTAGAATAATCTGCAAATCCTTCAACTCCAGCTTTCTTTCCATATCCACGAACATTTGGAGAAATCCATTTGAAAAGAACAATAGAAACTGTTTTAAGTTTTTTAAGAGAATCTTTTATAGACTTCTGAATTTCTAACCAATCATCCAATGTTTCTGAACCATCTGTAAAACATTCCATTGTTATATCTGAACCCGTACAATCTTGACCAAGTGCTTTTAATTTCTGAGCCTTCATCTGTTTTTGGGAAGTTGCAATACGTTCAGGTTTTCCTTCATTGAATACTGCCTGAATCTCAGCAGGACCTTTATCAGAAGGGAGTACAACCTGAGTATTTAGTACTGTTTCAAAATCAGCAGCAACTCCTGTTTCGGTAAATGTATCAAGAGCACAAATACGGTTGCGTATATCAGTCACAGATGTCTGAAATTTAGTAGACAGATCTAAGCACACTGAATAATTGGGTAAATCTTCAAATGTTTCTTGTCGTCGGCATCCGGAATACATAACATATAAGATAGTTCCTGCAAGAATCGCAAGAAAAATTGCTACTAAGAAATAAACTTTGTTAAGTGTTGCTGGATCTATACCCGGCATCCCTACTGAAATAAAATATTAAAAAAAGAACATGATAGATGGTAACTCCAAGGAATTGTTGTAGTCCATTAAATGTAATAAAACCAGAGCGATCATTATGTTGTCCCACTCCTTTACCAAATAATAAAGGTTTAATTGGAGACTGTTATGTAAGAAGGCCTGACCGTAATAATGTGTTAGAATCCCAGCGGATGCTACGAAAACAATGTACTAGAGTTATAATTAATAGAGAAACAAAGACAGTTGTTTCAACTATTCCTTTGGATGTTTCAGCTGTAGTAGAGAATACCAGATCAGCTTCAGTAACAACATCACAAACAAGAGATGCTGTTCTTCTAGCATTTGAAAATAATCCAGCAATGCGTTTTAATGAATTTCTTGGACCTCTTCCTCCGGCTAATCCCTGTCCACCACCATTTTTTAATGCGGGAGTTCCTAAACCTTCTGTTATTGGATGTGGTCCGGGAACTATTAAGCCATTTAGTCCATAAAAAATCTTTTCTAATCATAGAAAATGGGCAATCAGAATCTTGATGCAAGTGTCACAACAATGAAACAGAGATCTGCAACTCTTTACAACTACAGACTTGCAACCATAAATGCATCACTTGCACAGAATCCAGTATTAGTTGTTTTACCAGAGCAGACTTCAGATATGACTGGTGAAGTTCCTCCTGCAAGACAGTATGGTGCCTTAGTCGTGCAACAGTATTCTACTATCAGAACCACGGGTAACTATCCGCTTAATGAAAGAAATCCGGGTGGCCGCTAGGCCCTTGCATCCACAGGGCCGGGGTAGCAGGCCCAGTACGCTAAAAGTTTCCTAATCTATTCGGATGCATTGCTACTTCCAATAATTCCTGTTTAATGCGCTGAGTTCTAGCAATGATGCGACAAAACTTTATCCACATAATTGTCTGAAATCTGCGTGCTACTAGCATCTGATTCCATTCAAATTCGTTACCTAAGAAATTTTGGTTAAGATTACAAAAGAAGTGTCTGGCTATAGATTGATCAATAATAGGTTCTTTTGTAATCCAGTTATTTGACAAATTAATTGAGCAGAGAATTGAATTTCTTGCAAGAATTGTATTAACTTCAGTAATTTGATTATGCGATACATTAATAACTGTTATACTTGCTTGGATAAACGAAGGAAAACTGCTGAGTTTATTCTTTGCAATATCTACATGATGGACTTTTGATGGCAAGGAAGGGAATTCTGTAAGTTGATTATTATTAAGATATAGTTCTTCTAGATTTGGTGGCAGATCTGTAATCTTGGTAATATTATTATAACTTAAATCAAGACGTTTTAGTTTATGAAAATCAGTAAGAGACGGCGTGTATTTGAGACCACAGTTTGATGCAAAGAGTATTTCCAGATTCTTTGGAAGCAGATCTGCTGGAATCTTTTGAATCTGATTATGATCTATTGATAGAAATTCTAGAGAATCTGGCAGTCTAATAGGAAAATTAAATAAAAGATTATTATTCAACCAAAGTTCTTTGAGCGGTGGTAGATTAATATCTAAGAAGGCAACTTCATGAAGAAAATTATATCCTAGATCAAGGACTTCAAGCATCGGTGGCCAGTCATCTGGAATTACAGTTATCAAATTCTTACGAGCATCAATCTTAAGAACATGACAATTAAGCGGAGGAATTTCAATTATTTTATTTTCACGAATATTAATTTTATAGAATGTTCTTCCTGCAGGAATTTCAGGAAATTCTGTTAAGGACGAATCATTTAGAACAAGATTTTGCATCTTGACTTATTAAAACCAAATGCCAAATTCAAATTTTAGCATCCCATTATTTGGCCACCCTTGCTTGCACAGATAAATTCAGGACCTTCAGCCTCATCAGCAGGCTCAAAGCCTTCATAGCCACTACGGGATCCACGGAGCGCTCCACGGCACATCCAGAAGAGCATTAGCGTTGTCAAGCAGTTGATTGTAATGCTGAGGGCTAAGATGGCCGCAACAGTCATGCTTTTGCCAACAATCTTGGCAATGGCATAGGCTCCAGCAAAGAACTGGATTACTGCAAGGAAGTAAAAAAAATAGCAATAGTCATAGGCCCAAGGGGGAGGTGTGGTTAGCGGAAGCTGCATTTCTAAATCAACCGCAGAAAAAATAATTAAAATTATTGATTTTATTTTTGTTTTTTTTGTTTTTTTTGTTTTTTTTTTGTCTTTTATTTGTGTTTCTTATTATTGTCAGATCAGCCCATAGATTTACTTCGTGGAAGAAGGAACCTTCTTAGGACCAGCCTTCTTAGGCTGAGCAGCTGCAACAGGCTGAGTCTTCTTAGGAGGAGGCGGGACTGCCTCAACTACCTCATCTTCCTCATCATCCTCAGCCACTGAGTTCTGCCGAGGCATCATACCTGAAGCCGCTGACTCCTCATCATCGTCATCCTCTACAAGGTTGCTGAACCGGTTAGATCCACCTCCAGCGCCACCAGTATTGGCCCGGTTAGAATGAGCGGGAGCAGACTCCTCCTCATCATCACGGAAGCCATAGCCACGGATGCGCTCAGGTAGAGACTCAACGCAGATCTGCTCAGCCTTCCAACTGGGACCAAACTTGGAGCCAGCAATCCAGATACCAGTGCACTGGATGATGCAGCGCATCTTGGTACCACGGACAAGGAGCTCCTCTACCGGAACACCCTCATAACGCTTCTTGGCCTTGTCATAGAAGTGCGTGGTGAAGACACCATCCTTCTGCTTGAGAGAGACCTTCGTGGTCGGAGGATACGGCTTGACACGACCCTCCTTATCAAGCGGGATCTTGACCATTGGCGTGTAGAAAGCCTTGATGACCTCCACACTGGGATTTGCAAGCTTGAACCAGCTCTGCGCATTCTCCATGGCTAGCTTGATCATCCGCGCGTCAAAAGCCTGCGCGAACTCATAGAAAGCCTTCATCTTAGGATCAGTCTCCGCATCACGGAAAGATAGATCCACACTATACTTTGGATTCTTGCCATCCTTGTCAAACGTATTCATGCCATAAGGCAACGTTACGACAGGAGTCTGGACCTGAACCCCATAGCGAGTCTGGCCACTAGGAGACGCATACTCCAGATTGACCATCTTCGCACCATTATCTAGCATCTTTAGCTGCTTAACAGACAGATTTCCACCAACAAATTCCTCAGGCTTGATTGCAACAGAACTCATTTCAACAACACAGTAATGCTTTTTAGTGGGCGCAAATATCCGGTCAAATTTTTTTGATTACTAAAAAAAGAGTATTTATACAGGATTTAAAATGGAACTTATCCAAGAGTGGACTATATGAGCCTCGGAAGCAGATTCAAATAACCAAGGAAATGCCTCTGCAGCAGAACTACTTACTTGTGTTAGAGCCGTTAAAATATACATTGCACCTAATACTCTATCAGATTGCTGAGTAGCGGAAGAAACAAGTCTTTTCATGATATGACTATTAGATGTCCTTATTGTTGAAATTTGCTGGATTGCAGTAATTCTCGTGATGCCCCAATGAAATAGATTAGGAGTTGCTGGAACAATACGCTCTTTATCTACCTGTGATAAACCTGCACGATGTGTCCAAATATCTAGCAGATGTAAATAAAAGAGTTTCTGTTGGCTTAGACTTAGTGATATAAACCATTCAGGATCTGCTCCATATTGGAGTTGTTCCATTATGACAAATATCTCTACTACTTTCATTCTCCATGTCTGCTCAGCAGTTATAGGTTGTGTAGGTGTCCATATTGTTGCTTTCTGCCTTATAGTCAACCAATTAATTACTCTTTTGGCTTTCATAAGTGTATATTCATAGATAGTTGAACGAGAATATGGATTTTTTGGAGGCTCATCTCCCGCTGACTGCAAGAGCATATTAAAGCTTCTAACATCAAAACCATAAATCTGATTTTCTGATAGATCTCTGTAAGAAAAGAAGTAATTATTGGAAATATCTTTCATAGAATCAGTGCTAAAGAAGTCCTCTGAATTTACGCAAAGAGATCTATCATAGAATGCAATACCATGCAGATGAATATTACGATACCATTTTTTATTTTTATACCATCTTTGAATTTTATTTATTTGTGATAGATTTGAATCATATGATGGTGTCTCTGGACTTGTTTCTCCTGTCGCTAAGGACCAACGAATAGCAGTCTTCACATGAAATCCGCAAAAATCTAAATCCGGTTTTGCAGAATTTGGACATCTTTGTTCTGGATTCTTTTTACTACGGATAGAACAGCATTGTCCTGGCATTCCAATTCTATTTTATCTCTGCTAGTTTTATTTAAGAGCCTTTTGCCTGACTTGTCCAACCAAAAAAGTTGCAAAAAGATGCCTTTTAGGGTCGGTTTTTTTTTAATCAAATAAAAATTTGACGCCCTTTTTTGCCTATGTAGTAAATCATTCCGCGTTTAGAGATGTCCACTAAGTCCTCTGTCCCTAGTAATAACATGAGCTCTGCCACCCCCGCAAAGAAGAGTAATGCCAAGGCCTCCAAGGCCGTAGCCGCGCCTGTTGCATCCCCTGCCGCCCCCGTAGTTGTCCCGCCTCCTGCCCCGGTTGTCGCCCACACGGCGGCTGCTCACGGCAAGCAGGCGGCCGCGGCCCCTGTCGCCCCTGTGGCTGTAGCTGTTCCGGCCGTCGTTGCGGCTGTTGAGGCTGTAGCCGAGGAGGAGAGCGTAGTTGCCAATTTCGCTGGTCTCCTTACGAAGTTCAATGCGCTCCGCACGGCGCTCAATGAGCTCGCCCCCGAGATGAAGAAGATGGAGAAGCAGGTCGCCCGTCTTGAGAAGAAGGCTGAGCGTCGCCGCCGCCGCAAGACTGGTGCTGATGGTGAGAAGAAGGCCAACCCCACGACGGTCTTCACCAAGCCGGTTGAGATCACGAAGGAGCTTTGTGTCTTCCTTCAGCTTGCTCCGGGTACGCAGATCAGCCGCTCTGATGTCACCCGCGGTGTGATGAAGTATGCCAAGGAGCACCAGCTTACGGATAAGCAGACGATCAAGCCGGATGCCACGCTCCGCAAGCTCCTTGGTCTTACGGAGAAGGATAACCTTACAATCCTCAACCTCCAGAAGTACCTCAAGGGTCACTACGTCAAGGCCGTTGTCGTCCCTACGGCTTAACACCGCAGGCTGTTAACACCCCTGCAAGATATTTATCCATAAACAATAAATAAAACATAAATAAAACAAAAATATTCCAATATTTTTTGTCTATCTGAGATACTCAAAAAATTTGAAGTGTTAATTCTAAAAAACTAATACATAGGCAAACTGTTAACCGAAATGTCTGCATCCAGCAATATTGAAATGAAGATGCCTGTAATTGAGCAGAAAGTTGGGGTCAAGGGATCCGATGTATATGACTCTACAGGATCTGCATTGCTGGATCTTTCTGTAATGCTTGTTCGCGGTCTATCCGATGACAAGATCACTGCTGGAGTAGATGCAGTGCTGAAGCAACCCAGTTCACTGGAGGATCTCTGTGTCCTAATCTTCCAGACCCGCAATATCCGCGGAGGCAAGGGTGAACGGACTCTAGCATATGAGCTAATTAAGTCTCTTGCTAAGAAAAATTATCAGCTAAGCCTTGATCTGCTTCCTCTTTTCAGCCACTACGGGTGCTGGCGTGATCTCTTCAAGCTTTCTGAGACTAAGGAGTTTACAGATCATGTGGTTGATATTACTTTGCAGCAGTTTGCAAAGGATAAGGTTGCCATGGCTGAGAACAAGTCTGTGTCGCTTCTTGCAAAGTGGGCGCCGCGGGAGAAGACACACAATGGACCTCTTGCAAAGGTTCTGGCTAAGCGTCTCTTTCCTTTGGTGCTTATCCTTTCAGAGCAGATGAAGGCTTATCGTAAGATGCTTTCTGCCATGAATAAGCATCTTGAGACAGTGGAAGTCTTGATGTGCGATCAGCGTTTTGCTGAGATTGATCCGGCGCATGTTCCGGGTCGTGCTTTGCAGAAGTATAATCGTGCATTTCTCAATCAGACCAGTACTTTCCAGAATGGAAAGCTTAATCCCCATCCGGGAAATGGTGTTCGCTCAGATGCGGCTGATCGTGTAGAAGGAGCGACGCATTTCTCAGAGCATTTTGCGGCGGCTGCTAAGGGTGATGTTGTACTGAAGGGTGCTGATACGGTCTACCCTCATGAAGTTATCAAGTCTGTTTATGAGGGTCGGAGTTCTGAGAATGAACGCAATCTCCGTCTTGGACAGTGGTTGGCATTTGTCAATAAGGCGCTTGCTGGTGGTGCTCTTAAGAACTGTCTTGCAATGTGCGACTTCAGTGGTTCCATGGATGGTCTGCCTAAGATGGTATCTCTTGCACTTGGACTTCTTATTGCCGAGGTTTCGGGTTCTAACAAGATTCTGACCTTTGACTCTGTTCCTCAGTGGCATGCATTCAACCCAGCGCATAACCTCTATGAGAAGGTTGTATCAATTGGTAACATTGGTCATGGTCTGAGCACTGATTTCCAGAAGGCGATGGATCTTGTTCTTGCTGATATTAAGGCACGTCGCTGCCTACCTGAAGATGTACCGAAGGACCTGATTGTCTTTACAGATATGGGTTGGGATCAGGCTTACTCTTCATCTGAGAAGTCGCCGTACACAGACAACAGCTATAGGCACAATGTCAAGACAGAAGGTTGGCAGACACACATTCAGATGATTCGGGAGAACTTCAAGAGGGCTGGAGAAGATCTTCATGGGGTACCTTTCCAGCCTCCCCGCATTGTGATCTGGAATCTGCGTGCTGAATATTCAGACTTCCATGCTCGTGCTGATGAAGAGGGTGTTGTCATGCTTTCTGGCTGGAGTCCGGCGCTCTTCAAGGTTCTGCAGGAGAAGGGTGTTGAGGTGCTAACTCCGATTGCAGCGCTAAGGCTTCAGTTGGATGATCCGATGTACCAGCCTGTAAGGGATCTGGTCCGCAAGCATCTTGATTCATTGAATGCAGTCAATTTGCAGTGGGGTTGCTAACCAGTTTGCTAGAATAAAAAAACATTTATAGTAAAATTGATTAATTAAATATATTTTTTTAGGTCAGAATGACTTGTGAAGCACGTATCTATATTTCTCATCCTGCAACGGGTACATTCCGAGCAAAGCAATGTAAGTTTCTAGCAAAAACTAATTTTCATGGAGTTCCTCTTTGTCGCATTCATAGAAGGAGAGTTATTGCTGGAAGAAAGTGGTTTGGATTTGTCTTTGAAGAAGAACCAGTTCTGCAAGTGACTCATGAAATGTGTGATGAGCATAATTATTGGGGAAAGGCAATTTATTGGGAGCCGAAGCCAGAATAGGCGGAGGTTATGAGGCTATGAAGGAATAATAAAGTTACCATCCCTCTTGTATCCAGCAGGAAGATATGTTTTCAGAAATGCACTGTAACTCATATCAAAGTCTTTCCAATCTACATCAGCATTTTGCAAGATAAACTGAAAACGGGTAAGATTAATCTTTTTTCCATCTTTTTGAAAATAATTGCAAGATTTAAATTCATCTAAAAGATTTTTTATTTTTTTTCGCAAAACTTTTTTTTTTTCCTCCGCCAACTTTTTTTCTTCCGCTAACTTTTTTTCCTCCGCGGATTTTTTCTCCAAAAGTTCAAGAGTAATTTTCTCTTTTCTTTCTTCTTCTTCTTTTTGTTCTATTAAACGAAGTTCCTTACCAATATCAATAACTCTATCATAAATTTTATCACTATTCTCATTTGCATTAAGAGAATCAATAATTAGCCAACAGAGTTTTCCCGATTCTTGAACTTCTTTGCAGACTGGAATAAAATCAGAATCATTTGAGAAAATAATAAATCGTTGAACTGCTGGATTCCTATGAAGATCTTTCATAACTTCAATCACTAGAGAAATATCAGCAGAATTTTTATCCCTAGTTACAGGTCTTTGACAAAGAATATACTTATGCTTGAGTCTTGTAAATTCATCTAATTTAGCAATATCACGAGTTGAAGCAAAGATTTTATAACATAGAATCTTTGTCCCTTGCAAGACAGTTCCTAGTAATTTATCATATTTTTGAAAAGGTATATTCTCATGGTCAACATATACAATAGCGGCCATGCTTGAACCTAAAAATAAAAATATAATCAATTTTATAACGAAATAGAAAGTAAGAATGCCTTCTGCACAAGTAGTAATAAGACATCCGCAAAAGAATTTTCTTTTTCAGCAACGAGCAATAACTGCAGGATTTCAAGTTCAGCAAGAAACAGATAGAAAAACAATTACAATTACACATTCTACAGCATCAGATTTAATGGATTTTCTTAAAGAATTTGAAACACAGGCATTTATAGCATCATCGGTTATTACACCGATGGTAACTAATTGTCAAGCTTATAATTCATTTGATCCCACAACAAATGTAGTATTAATTCCAAATGTCTCAGATACGACACCTCAAGGTCAACGTAAATGGTTTAAACCCACAGAGTATGCTTCTATCTATAAATTTCCAACTCCTACAACAAATCCAATTGTGATTGGTGTAATATCTTTTGGTGGAGGATTAGTTGGGCAATTATCATCAGGCATTCTAACAAATGGAGATGTGCAGGCGTTTTGGACTTCACTTGGAATTCCTGCAGAGAATCAGCCAACTGTAGCAATGGTTTTTGTAGATGGTGCAACAAATTCTCCTTTGCCGATATCAAGTGGAACAAATGAAAATACACTAGACATTCAGATGATAGGAGCATGTTGTCCATCGTCAAATCTAACAATTATTATTTATATTGCGCCAAATTCACTCAATAGTTTTAAGAATGTTTTTAATTATGCATTGGATAATCCAGTGCTTGTAAATGGAACTTTAATGAAACCATCTATTTTATCATGCTCATGGGGTGCTCCTGAAGTTTATTTTAGTAATATTCAACAATATGATTCAATCTTTGCTAGAGCTGTATCGCAAGGAGTAAATATTTTTGTAGCAACAGGTGATTTTGGTTCATCCAATGGTTTACCTGGAGCAAACTGCGACTTTCCATCTTCATCACCTAATGTAATAGCATGCGGTGGAACATCTCTTACATGTCCGAGCTATACATATGATTCAGAAACAATAGAACTTTCGTGGAAAGATGGTGGTGGAGGAATCTCAAAATTTTTTACCAAACCAAATTATCAACAATCTATTACAGGACCTAACAGACATACTCCAGATCTTGCTCTAAATGCAGATCCGGCAACAGGTGTTCTTTTCTTTGTTGGAGGTGAATATGTTATTTATGGAGGAACTAGTATTGTTGCGCCTGCAATGGCAGGATATGTTGGGGCACTGGGTTCTTCATTAGGATTTATTAATTTAAAACTTTATTTATCACCTTCTTGTTTTAATGATATATTAACTGGTTCAAACGGAGATTATTTTGCTTTAAGCGGATTTGATAACACAACAGGACTTGGTAGCATTATTGGAGATAAACTAGGTCTTATGTTAAAAAATCAAGCGCCAATCACAAATATTACAGTTAATCCATTATCTGTATCTTTAGTTGTAGGAGATAGAGAACAAATTACAGCCACAATTCAGCCTGTAGGAGCAATAAATACAGGAATACTTTGGGATTCTCTAAATCAAGTTGTTGCAACAGTTAACTCAACTGGTCTTGTGACTGGAGTTAACGTAGGATCAACATATATTACAGCAATTTCTGCTGGAGACTCTACAAAGAGAACAGCAGTATTAGTGAATGTAACTGCACCAGTAATGCAAATAACTCTTAATAAACAATCATTAAATCTTATAGTGTCACAGACTGCAGTTCTAACTATGACAATAACACCTACGACAGTTGTAAATAAAAATGTTGAATGGTCTTCATCTGATTCAAGCATAGCATCTGTTAATCATACTGGTACTGTAACTGGAGTAGCAAATGGCACTGCAATAATAAGTGTAAGAAGTCATCAAGGAAACTTAGTAGCAACCTGCTTAGTAACTGTAACTACACCTGTACAAACCCTTACAATTTCACGAAATAAAGTTACCTTAGTTGTTGGAAAAGGAATTCAGTTATTTTATTCATTCTTACCTCAGTCATCCACAAATCCAAGTGTTATATGGACAAATTCAAATCCTAAATCTGTGCAGATTACTAATTCTGGATACATAAGCGCAATATCTGGTGGAACTGCAATAATTACCGCAACATCTATGGAAAATAAATCTCTGAATTCCTCTTGCCAAGTAACTATACTTGAAGAGATAGTTTAGGTTTTTTTCTGGTGGGGCAAAAAATTTGACCGGGGTTTTTACCCACCATTTAAAGTGGGTGCAAGAGATCTATTTGTGAAGACTCCATACAGCAAAATACCGAATTTTATAAATTCTGGAGTCTGCAGACAAAGAAGAATCAAAAGCACCCAGCCAAAACAAAACCCAACAAAAGTAAATATTTAACATTTAAATATTTATACTGTAATTGAAAAGTAAGAAAATAAGAATTCGTAATTAAAGTTCCTTACAGCAAAAAAGTTAATTTACAAATATTAACAGGAACTTGTGCCTTTTGAGCTTTCATTAGTTATCAACTTATCTTTAGCCTGCGGTAACAAGTACGCAAAGATAGAGTGATAATTAATGGTAGTTTAACTGTAAGAACTCAGAGGGGTTCATCCAGCATAACTAATTAGTTACTATATAAGATTCCATACAGCAAAAAATCATTAAATATATAATGATTTATATACACTGGAATCTGCTGAGACTCAAGCCTTTACGCTTGCAAGCTCAGATTTGTGTGGCGCTATAGTCTAGTGGTCAGGACAGGAGGCTTTGAACCTCTTAACCCAGGTTCGATCCCTGGTAGCGCCATATAGTTCACAACCTCTATTCAAAAGGTTGCATTACTAGGATGTCCGAGTTGGTTAAGGAGGCAGGCTTAAGATCTGCTGTTGCAAAACGCATGGGTTCGAATCCCATTCCTAGTATTAAGTTTCCTTGTTCTTTAAAAATAAGGTGGTGATCATCACGATCCGTTCTGGTTACATTCGTCAAAGTAACCTCATCCGATATAGTCTAGCGGTTAGGATAGGGCTCTTTCACAGCCTTGACCCGGGTTCGACTCCCGGTATCGGAATCACACTCATAGTTCAGTGGTAGAATACAGGATTTCCAATCCTATGACGCGGGTCCGATTCCCGCTGAGTGTAAAAAAAGTTTGTAGCCACTTTTCAAAAGGTTACTAGTTTTCATACAGCAAAAAAAATAATTTTAATGAATCAAACCCTGAAAACTGTGGATTCTTACAGCAAACCAAAATAATTTCCTATTATTTTAGAATCCAGAAAAGTAACGAGGATGTCCGAGCGGTTAAGGAGGCAGATTCAAGACCTGCTGTTGCAAAACGCATGGGTTCGAATCCCATTCCTCGTAAAGAGTTTCCTTGTTTTCTCTAAAAACATGGTGGTGGAGGAGTTCTATTACTACTTTCATAAACCGGTTTAGCTCAGTTGGTAGAGCACGGGCCTTTTAAGCCCGTAGTCGCGGGTTCGAGCCCCGCAATCGGTATTCGTGCCTGCAAAGGGCACAATGCCGCGGGTTGTTTGCTCTGCAAACGGTCCCGGTATTCTGAGTTGTTAATCTCATTAAAAATAACAAAGCCCATGTAGCGCAGTGGATAACGCGTCCGCCTTCTAAGCGGAAGATCGTGGGTTCGACCCCCACCATGGGTACTGCCGGAATAGCTCAGTGGTAGAGCACCAGCTTTGTAAGCTGTAGGTCCTGGGTTCAATCCCCAGTTTCGGCAAAAAGTTGCTAGGTCTTTAAAACTAGCACCGCTCCAGTAGCTCAGTTGGTAGAGCGTGGCTCTTATATCATTTAGATATGCATAGGTAGGCTAAAGTCGTGGGTTCAATCCCCACCTGGAGCAAATTTTTTATGAGATCAAAAGTTGATCTGATATAAAAAGTAAAATTTTAAATAAACCAATTCTTATGCAAGAAACACATTAATTTCATCTCCAACTTCACCAGAAGCCAAATGCCGAGCAATCCACTCCGGTTCCACAGATCCACCTTTCGCCAACTTCTCCTGCTGATCTGGTCTGAGCAAATCATTCACATTTTTCCGACTAATATCTAATTCCTGCAAGGACAACCGAACATTTTGTTTCTTATCCTCAGCAAGACGCATCCGATTCATTAGAGTTTCTATGTTTCCACACAACTTATACCGTCTGTAAAGAAGTCGTGATGTATACTTACCAATTCCTGGTGCATAATCTGTTCCTAGCAGACAGACAAATTCACGGAATTGTGATTCAGTTAGACCAATTTCAGCACAAACAGATCCCAAATCAAAGTGATGAAAGACACACTCCTGCAAATTCTCAGATGAAGGTACAATTAGATGCTTAACACCTCGTGCTAGAAAATCATAGTCAGTTGAAATAACTGCATCAATTTCACCCTTATATTCCATATATGCTAGAAGAGCATCAGCTTCACCCAATGCATGAACAAATGGAGTTCCAGTTGCATACAAAAGTTGTTTTACAGCGTCGCGATCCTCAGCACGAATCTGCGGCACATTCTTACGACTACTATAAATTTTATCTTGAAGAATATCCCTTTGCTCAGAACTCAAATCTGTATTTTCCAATGCTGACTCTAGAGCTGAACACAACTTATCAGTATCTTCACGTTGCTTTTTTCGCACAGCCATAATTTGCGCCTTCTCAGCAGGGGGACTTCCATCAAAGACAACAACAATATCAACACAATTACGCTTACAATCTGCTAGAAAGTGGGATAGATTTTGGAGCAAAGGATATCCCATAGAACGACTTCGGTATAGCAGACAGAGTATATCTATACCAATTCGTTTTCCCCTCCATGCGGCCAGCATCTCTCGTCGAATGATTTTAGCAGCTGACCAAAAGAGAAATGAGTAAAGACCGCGGATACCCATATAGTTTTTATGCTTTCTGTTTGCAGTAAAAAAGATATCAAATTTTATGAAGTCAAAAGAACCTGTGAAATATCTAAGAAGATAGACTCTAAGAGAAGAGGTGTTCTATAAGAAGCTGATCCTGCAAGAGATCCAATAATTTTCAAACATTGTAAAAATCTCTTTTCTGTAATTTTTCCATTCAAATAAAATTCTGATAATGCTTGAAACAAAAGTTCAATTGATTCAAGAGTACTCAAGTTCAATCCTAACAAACTATAAACAATTTCCCTAGTCCAAGTGACAATCTCAATATCAGGTGGTCTTCCCGACTTCTCCTCTTCTACAATTGTGTCAATAATGTTACGCATGTAAGGGAGCATTGGATGTGCAAGAGACTTCGGTAACTTGGGTGATTGAATCTTAACAAATAGATCTTCTAAGAATGAGATCGCGGGATTCATTTCACGAGCAGATAACCAAATACAAGTAGTTGTGTTAGAACCCATGCAGAATTGTTCTAGGGTTGCTCTTATTCTAATTGCAGTAGAAAGAGACATTGCATGCGCCCTTCTAATTACTAAGAGTCGTTGTTTACCAAAAAAATTCTGAACAACATCAGCATGTTGAGTTAATCTCAATAAGAGTTCGGGCAAAATTTGCTTTTCTTGCATAGAAAAATCAGTAATATCTATTTCAATGTGTGTAGGTGCTATAATAATACGTGCCTTATAATCATCGTGCATTTGTAACTCTTTGACTTCAAAAGAAAATCCATTTAATTCAGATTCGGGAACTCCGGCTGCACGGCGGATCTTTTCTAACTTTCCAGTTCCTCCAAGTCCGAGCCATAAAATAGGCAAATTAGTCTTTCTAATTCCTTGCATTTAATACGGCTTAAATAACTTAGTCTATTATTCTCTAAATATGGAGTGCGCCATTCCATGGCAAAGTTTTGAGCCATCTAAATGTCAACTTGGACAAAAACAACAGAATAAAAGATATCCCACAGCGGAATATATTTCAGTCTCTTATAAAGATTCTATGGTTGAGATGCCTTCTTTTCAAATTGTATCACCTTGGTTAACAAAACCGAATTCATGCACAACTTCAGAGATTATTGAAATTGGATGGTGTGTCTCAGAACACCCTTTTTTTCAGAAGCTAAAAATGCTTCATGATTATATGAAAAATAGTCTTTTGAATAATCACAAGATCAAATTAAATTCAAATCCGTATTTGCTATCCATTTATTTGGATAAGACAAAGACTGTTGTTAGAGATTTAACCAAGAATGAAGAAATTTTATTGACAGATGATATTTTAATGAATCCGCTACAGCAATACAAATTATGTATTCGTCTTGCTGGAATTCACATTCAACATGGTTCGGCTAATTATAGATTTAAGTGCGTAGGCATTCTATTACGTTAAGGACCTAGGATGAAAGCAACGATTTCTTAGCATCATGAACTGAAGCAGCACCTGCTAGAGCACCAAAGAGTGATAGAGGAAATAAGAAAATATGAGTAACAAAAGTTATCCAATATAACAAAGTGGTTGTATCACCAGGTACTAACTGAGTTATTGAGAAATGAATAATCATTCCTACAAGAAGTGTTATAATACCAATCCACATGAGAACAGCAGATACATTTCCTTCACTTAATTTTGGAACCTGACTTGCTAGAATCGTGAAGACTATAAATAAGATTACAGCAATTATAAATACGACTGCAGCAATAGTATTATCCATCCCTATTTTACACTAAGATTTATGAAGAAAGAACTTTCTTTGCATCAGCAACTGAAGCGGCTGCTCCAACAGCACCGAAGAGAGCCAAAGGTAAACAGACTACATGAATGAGGAAAACACACCACATGAGCACATTTGTTGTATGAGATGGAACAAAATGCGCTACAGCAAAGAACATAAAGACACCCAAGAAAAAGCAGATTGTTAGAGCGGTAATTAAGTTTCCAGCAATAGGTCCATCATAGATAGTTGGGATCTGAGCAACAATAACCATATAAATGATTGCTGTTGTTAATGCAGCTAATGAGTAGACTGCAGCACTAATACCCTCCATTCCTAGAGTATGGTTAGGAATCAATCTGCGATTTTACGAAAAAAAGGACATAGACAATAAAAATAAATGAGATAATATACATCCAAGGCAAGTAAAATCCACCAATAGCTCCGAGTGATGTTCCAAGTGCAAACATTAAGAAAATTGGGAATAAATAATCCCAGAAACCTGATAATGTATTATCATTTGACATTCTTCCCTGAAACGGTCTTACAAAATAAAAAACCCGCTGATAAACAAGATGAAAGCCTCATTATTAACATGTAATCCAGGGACTGTAAAAGACACACGTGATACTTGCTTACCGAAAGCTATGATTTCTCGTCTTGTAAAAGAATGGAATACAAGACATCCTGAAAAACATGTGGCTGCATCTGAGAATAAAATGGAACAGTGGAATAATTTAAGACGTGAAATGGTAACATGTGATACCGAATTTTGTGCTGTAAAAAAACTCGTTGATCCTAAAGAAAAGAAGGAATTTCAAAAGTTTTTCCGTCCAGAAGCCCCAAGTGAATGGAAAAAGGATCCCGATGCCTGGCTTTCTACCGATGATATTGAGGATGTTATGGAACAATATGAAGATGCATTTCCCTCCTTTGAATTTATTGGTCCTGTTCCTATTGATTTTGATGCAAAATCATCTGTTCCTTCATGGGGCGAATGTATTGTAGATGAAATGTGCAAATTAGATTTACGCAAGATGAAATCAAAAGGGACAGAAAAAATAGGAATCTGTTTCAATTTTGATCCACATGATAAACCAGGTTCTCATTGGGTTGCAGCTATGATAGATCTCAAGGAGGATATAGCCTATTATTATGATAGTTATGGAAAGAGACCACCTGAAGAAATTAATAGATTTTTAGAAAGATGCAAGCAGCAGGGAATTAAGAAGATTCTATTTAATGATATACGTCATCAACGAAAAATGAGTGAATGCGGAATGTATTCTATTTATTTCATGGTAGCCATGCTTTTTGGCAAATCATTTTCTGAGATATGTTTGGATGAGTTAACTGATAGACGTATGCTTTTGTTACGCAAGATATTTTTCAGCAATGAAAGCGTAACAAAAGAGGAATTAAATGAAGCATTTCAATGGTTCCGTTAAAGCCTAAGAAAGAAATCCAAAGGAAAAGTAATGAACAGGGGTCAACCACAACAATCTTTTCCTCAACCTTCTGATTTTTTAAAACAGGGAAATTATGATGCACTTCTCAATTATACTCGTAAGAGTATTGCGGATTCCCAAGGAGAACTTACTGATAAGACTGATAAACGTCTTCAGAGTGTTTTGAATCATTACATGAAAGAAGTTGTTAAGCAGAATCCGGGTAAGAAGATTCAAGAATTAAATCGTGAAACAATACGTGAAACCCTGACAAGTATGGAGGGATGGCTTAGAAGAGGTGGAGAATCTGTACCTACGAATGGTGATATGTACAGACAACCTGAAACTGAGCGTTTATATTCTAATGTTGGAACTCAATTAGTATCGCAGCAAAAAGAACGTAGTCTTGTTATTGGAGCACCAACTATGAAGCCTGACTTTCGCGACAAAGTGGAAGAAGATGTGATTGATCCAATGGCTCTCTTTGAGAAGGCACGTCTTGCTCGTGAAAAGGAAGGAATGATGAAACCTGCATCTAAGCCGGATCTTGTTCTAAGAGATGATTCTCCTGAGTACAAGGTTCCCCAGAATCTACCTCAGGATGTTATCATCAGACAACAGGATGTTACCAAGTATAAGGAAGTTGAATACAATATTTTCTTGAACTCGGGTGATCGTAATTGGATACTAAATACGACAGAAAACCGTTATGAGTTTAGCATTAATTTTAATATGGCAAATAATGCGAATACATTTCCGATGTCACCATCAGTGCAGGAGCGTTTCCGCAATATTGTTCGTATTGAGACAGTTAAGGTAGTAGTTCCGTTGGAATCACTTGAGACGATTTTACAAGTAGGAGCAGGTCCAGCATATACAACAAATGCAATTGTCTCAGCACTTTCTTATCAGTATGTTGCTTTACGAATTGCAGAACTCAATACAAATGGTTTTGGCACCAATTCAAAGTTGGACAATAGTTTTGCAGTCATGCATCAAGATACGCAGTGGGTGTCTGATGCCTCAGCCGCATCTGCAAATAGAGGATTTGCATCTCTAACACCGAAGTATCTAAAGTGCCAGAAAATCTATGCGCCGACACCTCTTGGTTCTTTGCAAAAGTTGTCAATCAGAATTGAGAATCCGACGGGATCAACTCTATCAACAACATCTGATGTGCAAGGAATCACACAGATTGTATTTAGTTCTGACTTGAAGACTTATACAGCAAATAATTCACAGTCAACACTTTATATTACAGCGCCTGCAACTCAGGCTACTCCCGGAACATTAACAACTTCAAATGCAACAACAAATGAGTATGTATTTATAAGATGCACGAATTGGTTTTCAAAGTGGCAGGTGAATTACCCTGACAAGATTGTTATCAGTAATTTTGTAGTTGGTGGAACTGCTAATGGTGCCTCTATTGATTTCACAAATTGGCTTACAAGAGCTGAAGGTCATTATGTTGTTGGTCTAGCCTTTAGTAGTGGAGCTGCCGGTGAAGTAGTAACAGATGGACAGAATGTAAATGGATTTTCAAATTGGGTAATTATTAAGAATCGTTTTAATGACCCAACTCTTGCTGCATCTTATAGATATCCAAGTGTTTCCGCAGTTCCGTATTTAACAAGACAGTATTTTGGTGGCTCAACCACAACTGAAATTGCTTTAGGAGCAGTACTCTATGGAGCAACAAGCAACCAAGTGACAGCGACGACAAATGCAGCGCTTCTCAACTTGAACCACCAGACGCATATTGTCCTTCGTGTAGTCTGCAGAGAAATGGATGGTGCAAGCAATTTGCGACCGGATAATACAAACTAAATCAAAAATAATAAGATATAAATGAAAAAAAATTAAAAAATTAAGTTTCCTAGCAGAGTTTTGCTTCTAGGAATTTTAATTACATACGATAGAGAGACTATGAAATTTCAGGTCATGTTAACACTCCTGGGAGTTTTGTTTATTGTTATTGCTTTCTCTTTTTTTCTAAAAAGGAAGGTTGAACATTTTGCAAATGATACTGATTCTCAACGACTCCGTGAATATAAGAATCTTGATAAGGATCTTACAAATGCAGATGCTCGGCGCTACAACTATGTTAGTGATGGCATGAACGATTTTCTAGGTGGCTTTTTTAACCCCCAAAGAAACAATGAGCCAGTGATCACAAAGCAGATTCAAGATGCAGTAAATAATGTGCAAGTTGTTGGATCAACAAAGACTGAAAGTGGAAATTACTTGCAACCGTCACTAAATGAAAATACACATATGCCAGCATCATATATCTTAGATCTCATCCGAGCATGCGAAGTACAAAAGATAAATATTTTTAATATGTCTGATTCCGAAATTTCAAGCACATGTTCAAAGCTAGATGATCCTAATAATGCTCAATGCGGTTTCTGTCTTAAGGCTGGAACAGATAGTCAAGGAAAAACACAAGTAGGAGGTCTTTACTTTAGTGCTTATGATAGACAAAATGGAAATACCCTGCAGGCAAATGTAAATGAGTCTCAACGTAGATTTTCACCTTCTGTTGGTCTCTGTGAAACTAATAATTTCGTAACTTCTCGTACTAGATGCATAAAACGTATCAATGAGATTTTATGCGAATCAAGAGGAGGATTACCTCAAAGAAGCCCTGATGTATCTAATGGCTGCGGACAATGTGCTACCCAAGGACTTTTATTCATGTACAATGGTGATAAAACCCGTACTTTTGATGCAATCTTACATTTAATTGTAGATGGTCCAATCTATATTACAATGAGTCCCCGTAATGCAGCAACTGCAAATCAGACAGTGGATAACATGAATAAGGGACTACGATATGTAAGTTTTATTTTTTCAGGTGTCACAGAAAATGATAACTTTAGCATTAATAATCAAGGAAACGTGAATAATATTCTTGCAGGTCAGTGGTCAAATCGTACTGGATCACGTACTCTACCCTTTTATGAATCACTTACTGATAAAAATAGTGTTTTTATTGGTGGAAATATAAATAGTTCATTAATTCAGCAAACAATCAAGGCGAATGATTTAAAAAATTTCAATGTAGGAACTTTAACAGTTAAGTCAACAAGAGTTGGAGCATCTGAAGCAAATTTCCCTGCAGGAACTGGAAACGGAGGAAAGTTTAGTATCAATGCGTCAATACCGGGATATTTAGGTGAACCTCTTTATGACGATGATGCTGAAATTTGCCCTACTGGAGGAATTTTGGGAACAAGTTCTTCAATGATTTTAAATAAGTCAAATCCCTGTTATTCCGAAGATCCTAATGCACCCTTTTCACAAGTTTGTTTAGCAAACTTGTTTTCTGCATCGGGTGGAAATTCATTTGGACAAGGATATCCTAGTAATAAAACCAAAGCAACTAACTTATGTACTGATGCGGGAACAAGCACTGATATGAATAAAATTATGGCATTTCTAAATTCAAAATATGCAATTGCTACAACTGGTACTGATGTAAATGGTAACACACTTAATTTAGATATTGTAAATGCAGCATCAATGTATATGTTAGGAATTAATATTACAAATCCCTGCGATATTAATACAAATGAGGGTCCTTTATCTGTTCCCTGCTTACAGTTATTATATGACAACAATGGTGATAAATATGGTAAAACATATACAAATTCATTTGGCGCCTTTACATCATTCTGTAATAAAAAGGGAACTGCTTCGCCAACAAATGTGGCTGGAAAAACAAATCCAATTGCCATTAAGAATGCATTAGCTGCAGTTCCTACACCTCCTCCAGGTCAGAAAAATCCTTCTACTGCGGTTCAATATGTCCAGCAATATTTTAGCAAAATCCACGCACAGGCAAATATGAGTGCAAATGCTTCAAATGCAGATATTGTCATGAGTGGTCTAGCGGGATGCTATGGTATTAATGTTCCGAATCAATCACCGGCGCAGACTGCATGCGACCAGAACCAACTGGCTCTTTATGATGTTTCTCAGCAGAATACAACTAATTCTCGTGCAATGCGTGTTGTTTTCCCGAATATTCAGACAATGGGTCCTATGGCAGATGTAAACTTGGTCATGGTTAGAAATAATGGAAGTCAAGTTACAGTAAATGAAAATACGATCAAAATCACAGCCTACTCTGAACCTGGTGTATGGACGAATATTTCATGCAGAAATGCAATTTCTATTAATTTCTGGGTAAAGGTAAATAATCCTCCAGTGTATCAAACCTACAATTTCATGTTTATGGATTTCAGACCGGCTCTACCAGATACTTACTTGTGGGCAGCAGGTGAAGGCTCATATGGTTCATTCTGGAATACAGGCAATCAAATCTTCATAGATGGAGCAGTCAAAAAGACATGGAAAGGAATTATTGATAATAAGTGGCATATGGTCACAATTAATTTAGCGAAACCGTATACAGGTCTCTTAAATTTGTTCTGCGGAAAAGATGGATGGGGTGTAATGAATTGCGAATTTGGTCCAATTGGAATTTATCAGAATACAAGGACACAATCTGAAATTACAGCCGATTATAATGCAAGACCTACATGGGCGCAAACACCCAATTTCCTAGGTTATTTCTACCAAGGATGCTTTGGTGATTCATGGAATCGTGCTATACCAAATTATAGTGGTCAAGTTGGTTCAGTAGCTCAATGCGCACAGATTGCTAAGAATATGAATATGAACTGCTTTGGAGTACAATACTACGGAGAGTGCTGGACTGCAAACTATCCAAATAGTGATTATGCAAGATATGGTGCTCTAAATTCATGCCCGCCTCTAGGTGGTGGATGGAATAACCAAGTTTATTTCAATTCAGAAATGCAAGTTGTTGGTGTTCCTTGCAAGGTTCTTGGCTATTATGGCATGGGTCCTTGGGGTGGATGGAATGGTTTTGCGGATCGTGGAGCACAGTGGATTTGGGATGAACAAAATGCAGCAGCCAATGCAGTCACTGGAAGATGGATGAATTACAACAGACAGGTTAATATAGATGTTCCTTGCTTTGCTATCTTTCACCTTATCGTTGACAATGAAGGCGAATTATTCATCAATAATGTATCACAAGGAGCAATTGCTGGAGGTGGATGGGGAACAACCAATTATAGTAAATTAAAAGTACAGTTAGCAACAGGTCAAAATAATATTAGAATCAGAGCAATGAATGCAGGTGGACCTGCAGGTTTAGTTGGTTCACTAATAAGAGCGGATGGTGTTGTTCTTGCCCGCACAGATAGAACATGGACTGTGACTTATTAGACCCTGGCTCATAATCAATTATAACCTAGAAGAAAACTTTCTTTGAAAAAAAGCAAGTTCCCTTTTAGAGTGGTATGTCTTCGGAATATACAAGATTCTTGCTAATAATTTTTCTATTGACAGCACTTTGCGTGGGTCTTTGGGCTCTACAATATATGGCTGATACAGAGGCTGTCAGTGAAAATTTTATGAGCGATCAAAAGTTTGCAACACAAATTGATTTTATTAATAAACAAGTTGCAAAGGCACGAGTTGGTGATGCTGCAATGGACATTCCGACAAATCCTAATCCTAAGAATCAAATTATTAAGCCTAACGCATCTCAAGTTAGAAAAGCGGTAGAGGATATTGATTTATTTACACAAAGACAAGAGCCTAATACACAGGATTGGTATACTGATGTTTTTAATTCACCAATTTATAAGGCTGATCAAAAGTGCCGTGCTCTTACATCTGTGTATGATCTGCCTGAAGATGCTACTAAACAAAGAATAGACTGTGGATGGATGTTTAATCCTAATGGCAAAAGCGCCTCTGTGCTCTGCTCTGTAGCAGGTCCTATTTTTAACTTTTCACGCATGGATTATCCATCATCAGATTATGATTTTACCTGGAGTAAGACTGCCGCAATTCAAAAGGAGGAAGAAAAAATATGCAATCAGACCACAAATTGCGAACTCTTAGTTCCTGGAAAGGGTTGCGGATTCTGTCCTGCTCTTGGAAGAGCAGTTCCTTCATATAATGATGGAACATCAAAATACAGAGGAAGATCACAATGCCCTAACTTAGCTGTTATGGATCCTCAAAGATGCTTTTTACCTGTATCTCAAGGTGGTGGTGGTGTATCTCAAGGCGGTGGTGCATGCAACCCTGGCCAAGACGGTCGTTTGAGCAAGGCGTGCTTAACAGCATTAGCGAAGCAGGCTGGGTGCACAGATCAAGGAACTATTATACAAGCACTTCAAGATTCTTCCAATCCCCAATATGCAAGCGGAAAAGTAAGAGAAATTACATCTGTCTTGCAGAGTTACAATTTTGCTATACCAAGTGGTATCTTAGATGCAGGTCAAGTTTCTATTGCGGATGCATTAATGTCTTATGGACAAATGTCTTTGCAATCAACTGGAAATCCTAATATGCGTATTCGTGGTGCGACAGGTAATCTTTGTTATGGAAAACCCTTTGACGAATGCACCTATGATGATTCTGATATGAGCGCATTTTCTTTAACATGTTTACAAAAATTGTTTTTCAATGCTGGATGTCAAAGCAGAGGATCTGAATTCCCTACAGAAGCTAATTTACCAACATACCGTTCACAGAATTGGGGAACTATTAAAAAGAATTTGAATGCTCTTATTGAAAGAATGACAAATAGAGGTGCTAAATTCTCGGCTGCCGATCAGAAAGATGCTATTAGACGCTGCATTGGAGTACAATTACGCAGACGCTTGACCACATACTGTAACGAACTTGGAATATCAATCAAGATCTATTTTATGAATGATGGACGATGGAATTTCTTTGGTCGTTACATTGTTACAAATGATTTTTTCTTACTCAGAAATGATGCCACTTTCTGGGATTCATTAATTGTTTTCAATTCACAGTTAACTGAAAACAGAAATATTTTATTAAGAATTGAAACGAATATTAATCCTAATGCCCAAACAACATTAAATTATGTAAGAACTGGAAATATTAATGATGAAATTTTTTATAATGATAAGAGAATTGCAGCAAGGAATGGTGATTTTATATCACAGGATCAAGTTGCAGGTCTTGATGTAACTCCTAATAATCAACAAAATCAGAAGTTACGCTTTAATTTAAATCTTGTACCCTATCAATATACTCAGCGCTCATCAATTTGGTACATGGCAGACGGTGCGAATAATCAACCAGATATTAATATATTCCGTCTACCCATTGAACGTCGCAGCCCTTTGATTAACATTGTAATGAACCAAGGTGATGTAACTGAAATTGCTGGAACTGTAGACATTGATGTTAGAAACTTAAGTCCTACCACATTTGGTGGTCAATCTTGCACTTTATTCAATGGTGATGGATATATCACAATCCCTGCTGGATTAAGACCTCGTGCTTTCCGCTCATACACATGCAAGATCTGGCTTTCAAATCCTGGAGTTTTCCCTCGTTTATGGTCATTCTCAGCAGGAAGACAAATTCAATACTGGTACTTTAACTGGTGGTGGTGGAATGGCAGAGGATGGGGATGGCAATTAGCATCATATTATGCTCGTGATTATGGTTCATCTTCAATTGCGATTGGTCTTGAAATGGCACATTCTGCAACTCAAATCTTTACACAGATTAAGGGTCCGAGTGGTGGTGTGGGTGGACCGAGTGGAAATATCCCTATGAATACTTGGAAGCACGTAACAGTTATCATGAGCAGCGACTACACTACATCAACAATGTATATTGACGGAAATCTCGTTGGAACTTCTGCAACTACAGCCAATCCTGATATAATTACAACTGATAACTACATTGGATTTGGATTCCCGGGTGAAACTACACCTTTTAGAGGTGGTATGCAGTGGTTCCGTGCATTTGACTATCCCATGACGGCGGAAGATATTGCTGGTGATATGGATGATGATTGGTAAAGCATAGTTGTAATCACTGCATGCTTTCAAACAAATTGCAACTAAATAAATTTGATTTTAAGAAATTTAATTTTTAAAAATCAATTAAAATTTTTCAGTTTAGACAGATTTTTCTAAAACAATAATTGGTTGCATACATCCATTTGCAAAATCTTCCGCATTACTATTTGAATAAATTACATTTTTATTATGTGCAATCCATTCAATCTCTTTAAATTTATCTAAAATTAATGGTAATCTTTTAACCCCATAAATTCTATGCGCATTCCAAACAACTGAATCTTTTCCTACTGGAATTCCTAAAAAACATAATCCACCGGGAATCATTGCTTTATAAATTTCATTCATTGTTTCAATATCTCCTCTAGGATTTAATGGATCACCATATCTTCCTAATCCTGAATGCTCAATACTAGAATATGATACTATTGCATCATATTTAGTTAATGATTTACAAAAATCTTGATATGAAATTGTTTTTATTATATTATGATTACATATTGGAACATTATATTCAACTGTTGTTACAGATTTAACACCTAAATTAACTAATATTGCTTCTATCCATGGATGAGTGGAACCAATAATAGCAATATTTTTATTACGAATATAATTAATATATTTAGTAAATGTATATAAAAAATAATAAGCACCATTTGCATAAGGTTTATGACCTTCCTTTTGATTAAGTATATTATTTATTGAAAAACTATCAATAAATGCTTGTAAATATTCATTTGTCCAATTTAAAGTATATTCTCCAACACCATTCAAATACCAACTGAAAACAGGTATTTCTCCATTCATCGTATATTCATTTAGTAATTCTACTGGTATAGTTTTAGGAGGCTCCATAAAATTATACTAATCTTATTCTTTAGACCTTAATTATAGCATCGCAAAATCCAACTTCTTAATTATAATGGTAAAAGGTAACAAATTTTCCTTTTTCCATTCTTCAGCTCCACAAAAATCTGGTTCTCTATGCCCATACTCCCAAATACCATATGGTTCTAACAGTTGAATTGGCCAAGTGTCAAGGACACACTGCCTATCCTCATCTGGTGTACCTTTTAACCCATCATAATTAAATCTCTTAAAAGCAGAGACTATTGCTTTGATTTCATCTGATACGGTTGGCTTCCAGTGGCAATAAAGAAGTAACCAATTTAATGATAGTTCTCTTATTGCTTTTTGAGACCAAAGTAGTCTATGCAGAGCAATTCCAACTTCTTCTCCAGTCATTGTTAACTTAGCATATTCATGAATTCGTAAGGCAGTTGACATATACTCAGACTTCATTAAACTTGCATATGTTCTTCCTCTTCCCATTTTATTATTCATAATTTCCATCTTTCCAGTCTGCATTAAATAATTTGATAATGGTGTTAACAAAGTAGCATCCCAGATTGAATGCTGCTGACAAAGTTCCTTATTTCCTCTGTTTGAATCATGCAAGGAAGGATTAATCCAATATATATAATGTATTATACAATCAAACAATGTATTATAAGGATAATCTTCCATTCTTGTTTGGTATCCCCGCGGTCTAAAAAACCAATCAATTGAATCAATCTGATTATGAACTACATGCAAGATTACACCACATCCAGCTTGGGAAGGAGGGAAAATTTTTCTGCAAAATTCTTCAGTCATCTGTTATTACTGCAAAACAAGGCTTTAGACCTATAACATTTCAATTGTAATATCAGCATTCATTACAACTATACCTGTACCAGACCAATGTCCATATTTAGTTACATCATACTTTGTATCTTTTATACTTCTCCAAACTCTACTCATACTTTCTTTAACAATAGGATCAGGATGATTTGTTATATCATCCATTAGAACTATACCGCTAAATTTTAATTGTTGTAATCTTTGAAGAATTTTTCGTTCAACTACTTCTAAATGATCAATATCAATCATTACAATCTTAACTCCTTGCAAGAATTCTTCAGTCAAATCATCTAATATATTCTTGATATTAAATGTAATATTATGTTTTGTACGGATTTTATGATTATCCGGAATTAATTTATTAATGTCATAACTTTTTACTTTATTTGTATCATTGTATGATAAAGCAATTGCACTTCTTCCATCCAGAGTACCAATATCCAAAATAGTTGTATTAAAAAAAAATGTAGACAAATAAGAATATAATCTATATTCCTGCTTTCCAGAATTTTCTTCATATAGATCTTTAGAAACTAAAAAATCCTGATTTTTAAGAGGAAACTTATCAAGAATCTCATTTGAAATTGGAATAATCATATTCAATTACCTCTAATAATTATTTAATTTATAAACGAATGAATCGTAACACCTAATAATTTTTTTTTACCCTTGTGTTTTATACACATTAAAAATACCAGAAATTCTGGATTTTTTAAATCGTGATCTTTTGTTATTTTTTTTAAAATTTTTTCAAGGTTTTTCTTTTTTGTTTCCTTCATTATTATATTTTAGTTAAATCAATTTAAATAGGTTTGTTTAAACCTTCCTGTTGTTGGGCTTCTTGAGCCGCTGCATTTGCTTCTAGTGCTTCTTCTGCATTAGATTCTGCTTCTGCAGCCGATTCTTCAACAGCATTAAGTTGAGGTTGTGCCTCCTCAGACGTTGTCAAGACTTCTTGTGCCTCTGCTGGAACTCTTGTTTCAGCTGCTCCACTTAATCCCGGCGGTAAAGATGCTTCACTAGGTTCAGCAACCTCTTTTTCAAAGGTTTGAGGAGCACCGCTAGAAGTCAGTTGAGGAACAACTTCTGCATCTGTAGTTCTAAATGTAGACGATGATGCTGCAATATCTACACGATAATCCGGATCATACAAGAATAGAGGTCCACCAGAACGAATTACAAAACATGATTTAGATCCGTGTTCTAATGCATTCAACATACAATCAATTGCTGAATCCTTCATAATCTCAAACATCTGCTCATTCAACTTTCTCTTCGTCAACATCAATGTATAAATAATTTCATCCGTCGTCATTCCCTTATCACGAACAAAGATTGACTCATCTACCTTTCTATCACGTTTTGCGACCTCCGAGAAACGCATCAAATATGTGAACACGTCCACAGTTCTTTCTGCTAGAGGCAAATCCTTGTGTGAACAAATTCTGATTGCACGTCCTTGTACCTGCTCTAAACGAACATAGTTCCAGAACGGTTCCATAATATGAACCTGTCGCACATTCTTCAAAGAAATACCTTCAGCACCAGACTGTGTGATCATGAACATCCTGCAGATCTTGCCCGTAAAGTTATTCGGCTGTCCACCTGCCAACCAACGCAGATCTTTCTTCAAACTAGCAGGAAGTTTTTTAATATCCCAATTGAAAATATCACGCAAGATTTCACGTTTATCCTGCGCATCATCACCAGAATATAAGATAAAACGCTCCTTGCCCTTATTCTCCGGTGCCTTAAGAGCATCTGCTAGAACCCACTCTGTTCCTTCCTTCTTGATATCAAGACGAACATAACCGGGATTTGTCTGATATTCACAGGCAATTCCAAAGATACCTAATCCTTCAAGAGTCTTAAAGTTTGAATAGATGAGTGCTGGTCCCTTACTCTGACGAACCTTCTCAAGAATTGCTGCATATTTAGGTGAATACTCAGACAACTTTTCGGGAACAAAGATCTCAGCAGCCCTTGCCCTTAAAGCATCTAAACTTGCTTGCACTTGTTCACCATATTCCATTGAAGCTTGAGTAATTTCTCTATCTAGCAAAGCGGTTGCCTGTTTAGCAACGGCTCTTTGCTCTTCCTCTTCCTTAGTATCTTCCTCTGAAAGGAATCCTTCTAGCTTTGCTGCACGTGTATCATGACTTTCTTCTACAACTTGAGCAGCTGCCAATTCATGTTCTTCAGATTCACCTTCATCTCCTTTTTCACCACCTTCATCACGCACTCCAAGAAGAGCTGCTGCTTTCTTTGAATCTTTAGGAGTTGGTCTTGAAATTCCATCGGGGAAAACAAAATTGCATGCCGCGCGACTAAAGATCTTGAATGATGAATTTACTGATTTTGTTGCTTGCGCGTATGCATCTCCGTATAAGATTGCAAGTCCTCCAACAGTCTGTCCTCCTTCTGGTTTCTTAGTATCAGTTTCAGTTTCAATTTCATCCTTTCTTAGGGCTTGATACTTAGAAAGTTGCCATTCTGACATATCAAGATAGACAACTTCATCTGTTGTTACACGAGCAACTAATTCCTTTTTTGATCCTTTGTAATATGAAATAAGACCGGTCAAACGACTCTTTAATGATATAGGATTCATAATCTTGAGTTGTTTACGATCTACAAAACTTTCAATAAACTCCTTCTCTGTATCGGGGAGTTGAGGAAGCGCTTCAAAACGGGGTTCTCCGACGATGTTACTTGCACCAATTGCTGGTGCGACTCTAGCAAACCATTCTTCTAAATTACGTTCTCTAGCCATTTGCTCTTCATCTTCACGCTCCTCCATGCGCATGAATCCTTTTAGTACACCAGTTGCTTCATCAACAACCTTTGTAAAACCTGAAGGTACAGGCGAAATTGTTAATTGCAAATACGCATTATCACCTTCCTTGACCTGCTCGTATTTGTAGAAATCCACTTCGGGCTGTCGCTTCATTAGATTTTCTAGCGCCGATGTATTTACTGCAGGATTTAAAGAGATACGAGCAACACGACGATCGCCGGCCAATATATTAGATAGAACACCTATTTCGTGGGGCTTATTGATAATTGGTGTTCCAGATAATGCAATGATCTTGCATCCAACTGCATTGCAGAGAAGACGATAAAGACCATACATAATACGATATTTTCGGGGAGTTCCACAGAAAGTTCCGACATAATTGGGTTGACGAGGCTCAACCTTGAAGAATTGTTCAAGATTTGAACCGACAATACCACGAACAATATTGTGAACTTCGTCAATAACTACAACTGCTCCATCAAAAATATTTTTGGGTTGTCCTCCTCTTGTAGCGGCGCTACTGACCCCTGAACCACCTTCTGCCCTTTCAGAGCCGCAGATCCATTCTCTAATTTTCTTTTCTCTTAGACCATTGTATTTAATAAATTCAAAACGTGTTGACATATGCGCATCAATCTGCTTTTCAATATCCTTTTGCTCTTCTGCAGAGAATGATCCAAAATTTACCGCACCAGATGGATTTGCAACCCAAAATGAACGAAGTTTATAATTACGCCACTTATTCAAAATATAGTCTGCTGAAAGACCATATGTATCTGTAAGAAAGGCAAACTGAGAACTTGCAGTATCAATTTCTTCCTTCTCATCGCCGTATTTACCGAGTAAAGGAACTTCCACTTTCTCCCAATTATTATCCTTCTTGAAAGCATAATATCCGCAAAGAGCCAATTCCTTCTTGTAATTACCAGATAAACTAGCCGGTGTTAGAATGAAGATCTTACGCATACCTCCAAAGCGAAGAGCTTCTTCCGCTGCAATACTTGTACATGTCTTACCAGAACCTAGACCATGATATACAAGTAGACCACGATAAGGAGAACCTTTCTGCATGTAATCACGAACAAATTCTTGGTATTTGAAATTTTCTACAGTTGCTGCAGAAACGCGTGATAATTCTTTGCAAGCATCACCAACAAGATCAGGATTTGGCTTCTTGAGAATATATGAACTATAGGTTTCAATTACGAACTGATGAATAGATCTGCGGGTAGCGGGCATGAAAATTTTTTCCCGAGGAGTCACACGGATTGGCGTAGCACCAACTTTTGTTTCAACTGCAGCCTTCAAATCTAAAAATGCCTTATCATCAACAGGTTTTTCGGATTTCATTAAGGCATTCTCTTGAGCAGGACCCTCATCATCCAAAAAAGCATCTAATTTTGCCTGCTGAGACACAACTTTTACCGCATCTTCAGACTTTGCAACTTCAGACTTTGTCGATACTTCTGGTTCTGCTGTTCCAAATAGATTGGGCAAAAAAGAAGAAGGCTTTGCCTCTGCAGCAGGAGCAGGCTTTGGTAAATCAACTGCTGAAGAAGCCAAAGATGCAACTGGTGCTACTTCAGAAATCTTAAGTTCAACAGAAGGAACCGATTTTGGTATAACAACAGCAGCAGCTTTTTTCTTTTGTTCAGCCTTCTTCTTTGCTTCTAGCAGTGTAACATCTGCCTCTAGTTTCTGTAAATCAATGAGTGGAACTGTCTTAGTTTCTTGAATCTGAACTTTAGGAGCAGTAAACATTTGAGACATTGTAGGTCTTGGACCAGAACCTTTTTTAGGGGGACCTGAAGGAGGAGCTAGAGCCAAATCTGGAGAACTCATTCTAATTGAGACAAAGGATTACTTATGCTAGGATTAGACCCACTGCTACGAGTGCTAACCGTGAAGCCTCCTGTTCAGCCTCTAACTTCTTCCGACTTATGGCCGATGCTAAAAGTTTTTTATTTGGCAAGAAGACTCCAATTGTATAAATACGATCATGCTGCGGCCCTTCTACATGAATTTCCTCATATGTTGGAGGTGTATGATATTGTGACTGAAAATACTTTAGAAGTTGATCTTTATAGTTATGATTCTCAGAAATAACTTTTGCAAAATTTACATACTGATGCATGATGCTAATAATCCAAGAATAACAAACTTCAAAAGCAGCACCTTTTCCAGCAACTAAATCTGTATTTCTAAAAAGTGCGCCAATCCAGGCTTCCACCATAGAGCCAAGTAACCGTAGATTTTCACGTCCCTTGCAGATTGAATCTACGTGCCGACTCATTACTAACCAAGGAGCCATTCCCATCTTCTGTGCAAGTAAGCCAAGATGGTCATTATTCACTAAATTTCCTCTAAGCGTAGTTAGAAATCCTTCACCTTCACCTTCATATCTATCCTGTGAATACAGTGCAACAACACAATTTAGAACAGAATCACCCACAAATTCTAATTCTTCATTGTGTGCTTTTTGCAAAGGTAAACAATCTTCGGGTCTATCCGATAGTTGAATAATTTCTCCATTAGGACCAGGTGTCCCGGGAGGCTTTTCAACATATGACTTATGCACGCATGCCTGTTGAAAGAGTTTGAAATCTAGATCTTTGGGCAACTTGACACCAGGTCTCTGCAAGAAAGCTAGAATTTCAGACTCGGGAATAATTTTATTATTGGGGTTCCACGGCGTTATGATTTTCACAACGGCGTGATTCTGTTCTGAAACAGATGCGGGGATTTTTGCCTTATGCGGAGCTAATACCATTTATATTATATTAGCCGACATTTTTTAAATGCATTACTCGGAAGAACCGATCCAGTCATTCTGATCAAATGTCGGTGCAAACATGCGCTCCAAACCAGGTGTCCACTTTGAAAAGTTATCATACTTGAAAAAACGGTCACCATCATAATCAATCACGCCACCTTTATCAAAATAAGGATCTTGTCTCTGCACCGGATCAAAACCCGGTGTAATCGTTGTCTCCACTTTTCTATCTGTTAATCCTGTCTCAATCGCCTCTGCGATTGTAGGAATACGTTCATCTTCAAAATCACCATCTGACTTCTTTCTCTTCGGAACTAATCCAGTAACTTCAAAATCTATTCCATTTTTCTTTTCAAGAACAGGTTCCCAATCCGGATCATTTTCATACAATTTCTTAACAAGCACTTCAACATCAGCCTTGTCATGATTCATCAACTCTTCTGTCTTCTTAGGAGCATACTGCTGGAGAATTGCCTGTTCTCTTTCATCTATTTCTACTGTATCTTCGGGTGCTCCATCATCACCGCTGATTGATGAATAAAACGGTTCAGTTACAGTCTCAGTAAATCCTTCCATCCTTCTCTTATTCATAAAACCCTCCTGACCGGATCTAAATTCGGAGTTAAAAGGAAGCTGTGACCAGTCCCACTGTCTCTGAGCAGTTAGTGAATTAATAGTTGTCCTTTCTAATTGATTTCTCTTATCCTTTTCCACCTCAAAAATACGTGAATATTCATAGTCATCTAGTTTCTTAATAGGAGTCAAAGCATATGTTTGTTCATCAACTACATCTATGGTATTCTGGCTATCTTTTTCTACAGTAACTGGCAAATCTGGTCTTGCAGGAGATACGAAAGAACAATCTAATCCTTTGCTTCCCAAATACTTATAATATTCTAAGTATGATTCAAGGCTTGTAAAAATCTTAGATCCAGGATATGATGTAATTGTATTCATTACACCATAAACTGCTCTTTCAGGGCATTTTTCTTCAAAGATTGATTCATTTGGTTCATTTCGTCCCTTATTTACATCAAGTTCCATTCCATACTGGAAGAGTGACATTGACCGAACCTGGGTCTGGCTCATAAGATAAAGAAAAATAAAACATCCGAACAGAAGAATTCCAAATAAAATCTGACCTGTCATTCCCTATTAAAACCCTTGACTTAAATTAGAGATATGGTAAAATCCCGGAATAATAACCATAATCGTAACAATAATCGCTTCCAAAGGACGCGACGAATTGTCAATATGGCAATGAATAAAAATAAAGTTGCTGCAATCAATGTTCGTTCAGACAAAGATGTAAAAAAGGTTGATCAAATGTTGCAAATACCAAATGCTAAAGTATTTATCTTACTTCAGGCTGATTGGTGCCCACATTGCCAAGATATGAAACCCAAGTGGAAGCAGTTGGAAAATCTTCAAGCAAGAAATGTCAACATTGTTTCAATGCCGATTGAAAAGCAACAGAAGAGTCAGATTCTTAAGAATGTTCCTGTAGAAGGAATTCCAACAGTGCTAGAAGTTAGAAATGGTGTTGCTAAAGCTGTAGATATGGAAAAAGCAACTGATGTTGCTGCAATGTCTGAGGAAATGTCTCGTCCCAGCAATGTCCCTATTGATGCTCCGTCTACTGTCGCTGATGAAAGCCAGAATGCTGTTATAGCAAATGAAGAGTTAACAAATAAGAACTTACCTACTCCAACAACAGAAGCAAAGCAGGTACCTACGAATGCTATGGAGGAACTTGTTCAACGTATTGATGGAAACTCAAAGAATATGGGCAACACAAATGGATCCCGTGCAAATAATGTTGCTAGAAATCTTGCAGCTCCTGCTGAGCCCAAAGTTGAGGAGCCTAATAAGGTGGAGGAGTCTAATAAGGTTGAAGAGTCTAATAAGATTGAAGAGTCTAATAAAGTGGAGGAGCCTAATAAGGTGGAGGAGCCCGCTTCTGAAGAATCCAACAAGGTGGAGGAACCCACAGTTGAAGAGCCTAAAACTGAAGTCTTGACTGAGTCAAACAAGGTGGAAGAGCCGACCAATCAGAAGAAGGCTCCCGTAATTACTGGCAACAAGCCTAAAAAAGAAGAAGTTGATATGTCAGCGCCGCAAAAGGTTGAAGATTCTTTCTTACAGAAAGCCGAAGAAATGTCTACTTTTATGCAAGAAGAAGCAAAGAAGAACATCAAGGAAGCTGAAAGTATGCCTGCAGTGCCGAAGCAAAGAGGAGGTGGCTCTAAGAAGAGAAAGGGCAACCTACTCAAGATGCTTGTAAAACTCGGTTCTCCTGTCTTCAAGAGAGGTCAAACACGTAAAGTTAAGAAAGGCAAGAAGGCGGATTAAAATTTGAAACTATTTCTACATGCAAGTAAGTTACAAGAAGCACAATGTCTTCCGAAGATATTGTTTTCCAAGCACTAGAATTCATCGGTAAAGATTCCTTTGAAGAATTTGAAATAAATGGTGAAGTACGACGAAAGAATAAAGGATATATTGTTCAAGTCCATGGTCTAACATCTGATGGAAAAACTGTCTGCGCAAATATTTCTGGATTCCAGCCATATTTCTATATTGAGATTCCCGAAACTCATGACTCCAAACAGTTTCGTAAAGATTTTAAAGATGCAGTCAAGGACTCATTCCAAAATCAGAACCATAAGAAACAGATCAATATCAGCGAAGCAAAGTTCAAGACTATGTATGATTTTACAAATGATAAGGAAATCAATGTTTTCCAACTTTGCTCAGAATCAAAATCTATCTGGCAGAAACTAAAGAATCTTTTCCTAGATAAACACTGTGAACCTATTGATTTCTACATCAATAAAATCGCTCATAAATTCAGCGTCTATGAAGCCAACATTGATCCTATGCTCCGACTCTTTCATGCACGAGGAATTTCTCCTTCTGGATGGATCCACCTTAAGGATGCAATGCCCATTGATTCCGAAGATCCAGTAGCAGATCATTATGTAGAAGTTGATGTAAGTGATGTTGGATCTGAAGCAGTTGTAGCTGCCGCTCCTTTCAAGATAATTAGTTGGGATATTGAGTGTATGTCAAGTCACGGTGATTTCCCTGTACCAAAGAAAGATTACCGAAAGGTTGCTCGTGAAGTTATTGAAGGTAAGATATCAATAGATGAAATTTATGAAGAACTACCGATTGCTTTGGGATGCAAAGACACAAAGCATTTCTCAAAGATTTATCTAAAACAACCTCTAATCAATCTTGATAAACTTAATAAAGAAGATACTAAAAATAAAATCCAAGCAATTCTAAAATCAACAGAAAAGAATGAATTTAAGACTGATAAACTAACAGCCATATTTGATAAGTGTCTTCCTGCAATTGAAGGTGATCAAAGTATTCAGATTGGTATGGTCATGTGGATCCAAGGGAAGCCCGTAGAAAAGTGGATCTATGTGCTAGGAACATGTGATCCTGTATCCGAAGGTGATGATGGTGTTCCGGTAAATACAATTCCCTGCCGTACAGAAAAACAGATGTACACTGCTTGGTTGGAGAAAATCAGTGAAATTAATGCTGATATCTTGATTGGTTACAATATCTTTGGTTTTGATGAAAAATATGTATGGGATCGGATGGAAGAACTGGATATGATAGAAAAGGGCGACAAGAGGGAAAATGATACTCTTGGATCAGTACTTGGAGCATATCTCTCTCGTGTCAAGAAGGAAAAGATCCATTTGAAGGAACAGAAGTTGAGTTCTGCAGCAATGGGTGATAATAAGTTCTATATTATGGAGATGCATGGACGCTTGCAGATTGACCTCCTGCCTTTTGTGCGCCGAAACTATAATTTGCAGTCCTATTCGCTTGATTCAGTCTCCAGTCATTTTATGGCAGGAGATCTGAAGGGTTTGGAACAGCAAGATCAAAATATCAAAATTATTAGCAAGTCAACTAAGGGACTTCGTGTAGGGCGCTGGGTTGTAATTCTAGATTCAGAGAATGATAAACTTTCTAGTAAGATGGAAGTGATTGGATTGACAGATAAGGAGATTCTACTAAGGACCGAGCAGACTGTGGATGAGATTAAGGAAAATGGATTTCCTAAGTTTTGGTGCATGGTGAAAGATGATGTTTCGCCGCAAGATATCTTCCGTCTCCACCGAGGTTCCAGCAGTGATAGAGCAATCGTAGCAAAGTACTGCTTGCAGGATTGCGATCTGGTTATGGATTTATTTAACAAACTAGAAGTTCTAAGAACTGGTCAAGCAATGGCAGATGTCTGTTGTGTTCCAACAGGTTATATCTATATGCGGGGTCAAGGTATCAAGATTGAGTCACTAATCTTCAAGGAGTGTAAGGCTGAAGGGCGGCTTATTAAGGTTCTACCAACACAAGGATTTGATGAAGTAGTTGAACTTGGAAATGAAGATGATGATTCTGAGGCATCTGAGGAGGAAGAAGATTCATACGAAGGAGCAATTGTTCTCCCACCGAAGACTGGAATCTATCTTGATGATCCAATTGCAACATTGGATTTTGCTTCTCTATATCCTTCAACAATTATTAGTGAAAATATTAGTCATGACACATTGGTATGGGTCAAAGATTTCCTGCCCGATGGTTCAGTGATCATCAAAGAGGGATCTGACAAATATGATAACTTGCCGAATCTGACATATGTGAATATTGAGTTTGATATCTTGAAGAATGATCCGTTGGATGATCGCAAGCATCCAAAGAAGATTAAGGCGGGTTTGAGAATTGCTCGGTACGTACAGTTACCGAATGGACAGAAGGGAACAATTCCTAAGATTCTTATGAAACTGCTGGCTGCGCGTAAATCAACGAGAAAGCTGATTGAGACAGAGAAGGATGATTTTAAAAAGTCTCTGCTAGACTGCCAACAGAATGCCTATAAGATTACAGCCAATTCACTTTATGGTCAACTTGGTTCTAAAGTTTTCAAAGTTGGTCATGTAGTTCTTGCAGCATCAACAACTGCGTATGGGCGTAAGCAACTTATGTATGCAAAGTCAGTGGTAGAGGAACTATATATTCCAGCAGTTCCTCCAGCAGGTTGGAAAGCCAAAATCATTGAAGAAATGAAGGCTGCATCTAATGAAAGAAAGCAGATGAAGGGGTCTGCTGCTCATCTACAGGCAATTACGGCGGCTGGTGAAGAATATCTCAGTTCTTTGTCTTACAGGGATTTGAGGACTGCACAGAAGGGACAGCAGATGCTAGAATCCTCGTATTTTGTTGATAACAATCATGGATACAATAAGTGGGTAAAAGCAGGAAAGCCGAAGTCTGATTTGGCTGAAAAGGAAACTCGTTGTAATGCAACTTATGTGTATGGAGACACAGATTCAGTGTTCATTAATTTCCAAGTTCCTGCAAAGGGAAAAGAGGCTCTACAGCCTGTAAAGGATCTTGCAATTGAATCTGGTCAAGTGTGCACTCAGTCATTGAAGGCACCCCACGACTTTGAGTATGATAAGATTATGTGGCCGTTCTGTCTTCTATCAAAGAAGCGATATGTTGGGAACAAGTATGAGGATGATTTGGACAAGCCTTCAATGACGAGCATGGGTATTGTTATGAAGCGACGTGATAATGCTCCTATCGTAAAGGTAATTTATGGAGGTGTTATTGACAGGATTTTGCAGAAGCATGATGTAATTGGCGCCTTTCACTTTGTGAAGACTGTGGCGAAGGAATTAATTGATGGAAAGTTTGGTATGACTAAGTTGACAATTACAAAGTCACTGAGGGCAGAATATGCTAATCCGGAGCGCATTGCGCATAAGGTTCTAGCAGATCGTATTGCTGCTCGTGATCCGGGAAATAAGCCGACATCATCTGAGCGTATTGGATATGTATATATTGCAACACCAAAGGGACAAAAGACTCCAACTCTGCAGGGTGATCGGATTGAGACGCCGGCTTTCATTAGGGTAAATAAGTTAACTCCGGATTATGCATATTATATTGAGTGTCAGATTTCAAAGCCGATTGCTCAAGTCTTTGCACTAGTTCTGGAGAAGTTGCCGGGATTCAAGAAACATGATCTTCCCGCTGGTCTAACTGAAGAAAAGATGGTAAAGAAGCGACAGGCGGTTGCGGAGAGACTTCTGTTTGGAGATCTGTTAAGGGATTGGAAGAATACACAGGGAGGGCAAAAGACAATTGCTGCACTCTTTGGCACAAAGCCAACTCAACTTTCTACGCCTAAAACTACAGTAAAAACCGAAAAGATAGAAACTCCTAAAGTTAAACTTGAAGAGGTTAAATCTGAAAGAAAGTGTTCTAAATGCAAGAAACCGGGACATACTAAAGCAAAGTGTCCTAATTAGTACGAGTCTTTCTACGACGTAATTCATTATTATTATTTCTAAGAGAACGTCCAACTACTGGTGGGCCACCGCCTCCAGCGCCAGCTGCAGCGGGTCCTAAATTTAGAGGTGGTAATGCTGCTTCTAAATTTGCCATATTAAATCCCATACCTCTTTCTTTTCTTGCTGGAGCCACAGGAGGAGGATATGCTCTAACAGCCTTTGGTCTAGCAAGCGGTGGAGGCTCAAAAAGTTCTCCACCTGCACCTCCTCCTAGGTTTAATCCTAGACCATTTTCATTATTATTCTCATTTTCATTTTCATTTCCATTTTCATTTTCATTTCCATTTTCATTTTCATTCTCATTATTTGCAGCAGCCGCAGCCGCAGCGAATGCTCTTAAATTACCACTTTTATTTGATCTAGTTAATCCTCTTACTTTATTTAGTTTATTTCGGAGAGTAGCATTTCTTCTGACCGCAAGACTTCTAAATCTATTATTCGCAGTTCGTTTCTTAATACCCTTCTTGGGTCCAGTTTTTATTGTTTTATTTGGACGAATACTACTTTTTCTTGCTGGTTCACCTCCCCAGCCAGGTATTCTGTTAGCCATCCTATTTACCTACGCATATTTTTACGCGACTTTCTTGATTTTCTAGACTTTCTAGACTTTCTTTGTCTTTCATTATTCATTCCACCGCCAGCACCTCCACCACCTCCGCCTCCGCCTCCACCGAAACCAATATCTCCGAATGCTTCTAAGAATCCCTGTGAAAGACTATCAGCCTGTGCAGCAGCATCTTCAGCAACAGCCTGCGCTTCATGTGCCGCGGCATGCGCTTCAGCCATATCTTGAGGCGCAGCAGCAGCCGCAGCAGCCTGTGCTGCCTGTGCAGCCTTTAAGGCTTCAGCCTGTGCCTTTCTAGCCTTATTAACAACAGCTCTTGCAGCCCTTGCATCTTTAGCAGCAGCAGCCTCCGCTTTTAGTTGCTCCTTTGTTTGCTCAGCCTTTACCACTGCTGCTCTTTTAGGTCTTCCACCATTACCAGCAGCCGCAAGACCAGCTTCTCTAGCCAATCTTACTCCTTCAGGTTCTCTTTCAGGTCTCATCTTTGAAGCTTTTTCAGCCTCTTCTGCCGCTTTTTGTGCAGCAACTTCTGCTGCAAGTGCAGCATCAACAGCAGGTCTTTGCGCAAATGCCTGAGTTATGGGTACGCCTGCCGCACCATTTATCTGTATAATGATCGCAGTAACCCAAGAACTAGCAAGACGTGCTGATAAACCAGAGGCACCCAAATGGAAAAAAAGCATTTCGGCTTGTTGAACAGGATCGGCTCCAGCAAGAATAGCCTGTTGATATGCCGCACCAACTTGGTTGTAATCAGCCATTTCTATTCTATCCCAATAAAATAGAAATGCTAGTGACTCTCTACCAAGTTAACAAACCTGTAATTTCTTTTAATGCATCCCCCTTTGATACAGTCAAATCTATGCTAGAAAATATTAATAAATACCGGGGACCTGAAAATCAAATCCTAGACATTTATTTGGACGCAGAACGTAAGAAGAAAGCAGTAACTACTTCTTGGCTTCTTCTAAATACAATATTCTATGTTGAAAAGTCTTAATCTAGTACAATTGTTCCAGTTGAAACAGCACTATCTACAGAAGTGGATGAAGAAATCAAAGTCCGGATATCTGTCCTGCAAAGAGGGCAATGGATATTCTGGGAAAACCATCTGTCAATGCAGGATGTATGAAACATATGCCCGCATTGTCTAATCCGTCTCCAGGTATTTCCTACAGTTGAACCACTCAAATCTTCCAATACATGACTCTGGCAGATAGAACAATTTGTTTCTAGGGAAATACCCGAAGCATCAAGAACTTCAGTATTTCTATTGTAAAGAGTGGCAGAAGGTCTTACAGTAACAGGATCCCACCAGGCGCCATCTAGATCTCCAGGAATTGTAATATTTATTCCACCACGAGCAGTTCGCAAAACATGACGTACAGGTCTTTGTCTCTGTGCCGCAACAGGAGGTGTAACAACTTCATCTTCATCATCAGATGTAACAGGAACATTATTATCATTCACAATTGAAAGAAGAATATTCCGAATAAGATTTTCATATGAAGAATTCTGTAGTGATTCCCAAGTTTGAATTGATGGTGTAGTCTGCAAAGGAACAATAGGTGGCATAAATGCTGTAGGAGGTGTAAATGCTGTAGGAGTATGTGTTACAGGCACCGCTCTATGCAAAGAAGCAGAAGCAGATGGAGTAATAGAAGGATTAGGCATACGTGAAGGACGGATGTTTGCAGCCCTTAGTGACAATCGGCGACTTTCAGCCTGCTCCCGTGTATAGAAACCCCGCTGTCTATGAAATTCGGGATACATATGTGAAAGACGATTCTGAAAAAAACGAAGAGTAGGTGATGTTGCAAGTTCAGTATCATACAGAAACTCGGGTACAATTTCATGCAAATCATTTAATAGATTTAGTTCATATGGTCTGCGCCGATTCATTTACTCTTCTTAACATCGGTTTTTTTAAGCATTCTATTTGCTAAGTCTGTTTTACCAAGAAAATTGTCTTATTTTTTGCTAAGTCTCTTAGCCCAAAAAATTGAACAGAAAATCAACAAAGAAAAAAGGCTAGAAGAAAAAATGTCCGAAGAAAAGACTCTTGCAAAGAAGGGTCAAATTGGTCTTGTTAATCTAGGTAATACGTGCTTTCTAAACTCGGCACTTCAGCTTCTGCGTCAGAGTAAGTCCCTTCGTATTTACTTTCAGAGTTCAGACTGGGAAAAGGGTGTAAATCAGAGTAAATACGCTCCAATGGTTGAGCCGATTTCTGCTCTAATCAAGAGTATTTGGCGGGAAGATCTACAGAAGGGAACACGGATTTCTCCTGGTAAGTTCTACACAATTCTAACAGATATTGCCGCTAAGGTTGGTTACGATGATCTAGCAGTAAAGTATCGTCAGTGTGATGCAGGTGAAGCCCTACTTTTCCTAGTTGACTGTCTTCATGAAGGCCTAGCCCACACTGTTGAAATGGCAGTAACCGGTGTGCCTGTAACGCCTGAAGAGAAGCGTCTTCACACTAGTTATACTCAATGGACAAAGCACTATAAGAAGCAATGGTCTATGGTAGCAAAGGTTTTCCATGGACAGAAGATGAGCGCCATTACCTGCAAGAAATGTCAGTATCACTCGGAGAACTTTGAGTCATGGAATTCCCTCAGCATTCCTATCCTGAATGGAACAGTTCCTGGTTCACCAGCGCCAACACTAATGCAGTGTCTAGGCGAATACTTCAAGGATGAGACGATTGATGATTATCACTGTGAGTCCTGTGGAAACAAGCAGGCTGCAAACCATACAATTCGTCTTTCTATTTTGCCAAAGAATCTGATTCTTATTATTAATCGCTTCACAAATATGGGACAAAAGGTTCGTGCAAAGATTGAATTTAATCTTGATCTGCTAGATCTGGATAACTGGTTTATTGGTAACAAGGACAAGACAAATACGGTATATAAGGCAATCTCAGTGATTGATCATCGCGGCATCATGCAAGGAGGTCATTATTATGCTTCATCACGAGATGATACTGACCAGACACAATGGTTGCGCTTCAATGACGATAGTGTAGGTGAAATGCCTACAGAGCACGTCAATAATGGTGATACTTATGTAATTCTGCTAGAACAGCAAAGTGACGAATCTCCCCAAAAAGGAAAGTGATCTTAAAATAGGATGAATACAGGAGTTACATCAATGAACTTATCTCGTTCCCAGAATACTGGAATTGCAGGCGCGACCTCTTCTGTCTGGAGTTTCTTTTCTTCAAATCTTTTTTATGGTCTTTTGGTTCTTGTATTTCTAGTTCTAATTTATCTCTACTGGCATTACATTGGCTATGAAGTTTCCGCTTCTTACACGACACTTGTGGATATGATCAGCCAGAAGAAAGAAGGAAGTGTTGGATTAGATTTAACAGGAAGTGGATCACCAAGTGTGGGTGCTACTGCTTCACTACCTAATCCGGATGGTTCTTCAGCAACGCCTTCCTTACCTCCTGTGCAGGAAAATGAGGATGGGTCAGTTAAGCCGACGTTAGCAAATCCTAATCCGAGTTTAACACCGAGTGAATTACCTGGTGGCATTCCCGGTGCAACAGAGACACCATCTTCTTCTGCCTATAGTATCCGCAACACAATCTTTCCTCCAAGAGCCGAAGTGTTTAATGTAAGTCGTAATATTTACAAATTTGAGGATGCAGTTCCTGTCTGCAAAGCATTGGGTGCTGAATTAGCAACATTTGAGCAGGTGCAAGAGGCGCATAAGTCTGGTGCAGATTGGTGCAATTATGGTTGGGTGAAGGGACAGATGGCAGTCTATCCCACACAGAAAGAGACATATGAAAAGTTACAACAGGGTCCGCTTGCATATAAGCAGGCGTGTGGTAAGCCTGGTGTAAATGGTGGATTCTTTGATAACCCTGATCTCCGCTTTGGTGTGAACTGCTATGGTGTTCGTCCTGATAAAAAGGCAACTGATGAACTTTTATCAGAATCGGGTGCTGCACTCCCTCCTACACCGGAGGAAATTGACTTTGATCGCAAGGTGCAGAAGTTCCGTGATCAATTAGATACTATGATTGTTCTACCGTGGAACAAAGGTAACTGGAGTTCATGATTGCATTATGAACCCGGATAGTAAAAAAAAGATTTTTTTTGACACTGGGCAAGTTAATTATCTGGTTCATAATTCCAATCATCTTCTACATCATAAGGATCTTCCAAAACAATTAATTTATCTCTTGAACGGATAGTATACGTTTGAAAGATTGAAGGTAGTTCATACCGCCATCTATAAACAGGATCTTCCCAAGACATCTCTTTACCGAAGATCTGTTCCCAAAAAAGGGAATCAAAATGATACCAATATGCCTGCTGCCATTCGTGTTCTTCCTTATCAGTCCACTCATAAGGGATTCTTGCAGGTGACATAGGTCCTTGAACTCTCTTAGTACGTTCATAACGTATTGTAAAAGATAGATAAAAATATTTTACAAGACGTTTTTTTAACTCTTTTGGTGAATATGCAAATGTAAATTTTTGTTCAGAATATTTTTTAGTAAGCAGATTAATAATGCTAGAAAGCACGACATCGGGTGTATATCCATCACAATCCCTTGAAAACCAGAATCTTTCAAATGATTCACTCATTCACACTATTTCTTATAATTAGTATTCTTACAGAATTGTTTATGTGGCTGCATTCCAGCCACCGAGGTTGCAAGTAGTCTATCTAAAATCTAACTAAATTTTCTCCAAAGTTTCAGCAATCTTGATTGTTCTTTTGCTCTGAAGAAATTTAAAAAGATCATCGGCTTTACTTTGCGGAGCACGTCCTTGCATCCCCAGCACCGAGGAAGCAGGTGCCTCTGGTGATGAGAACCAAGTACGTAACTGATCTTGCAACCATGACCAGGATAGATTAGATTTAGATTCCTTCTGCTGGAATTGCAGCCGTGCTCCATTAACTTCTAGCACTGCATGTTGCTGTTTCATAGCACCAAGTATATTCTGGATCTCTTTTTCATGAATTTGCTTTTGGTTTCTAGCATTAGTAGCTTGTTTGCTAAGATTACTTGATAGATTATCAAAATGAACCCATGCTCTTACAGATTGTTGCAAAAGTTGCTGTGGCTGAGGCGACTGTAGTTGGGGTTGAGGCCCGTGTGGTAAAGCTGGTGGCTGAGGCAACACTATCTGCCCTGACATCTTATTGAAGAAGACAAGTTTTATATTAATCAGTAACGCAACCTTCTACGGTCTCAACCGCTGCAGCAACAGTAGATGCAATAGAGGCTGCGTTAATAGGATTTGCAAAAGAGATAGATGACAAGAAATCAGTGGGAATTGATATACTAGGAACTGGATTATATCCTGAAGCTTTCAGAGTAACAAGTAGTGTTAGAATTGCAATAACAAGAAGTAAAACAAAAAGAGCAGCAGAGAATGCCACATAAGGGAAAATGGACTTAATTATATGCTGAATAAGGGGATCTAGGACATCAACAATACGCGCTTTATTTTCAGGCTGTTGGATGTAATCCCAGAGACTTGTTATGACACTATTTCCCATTGAACCGAAGGCAGTTTTATACATATTCTTATCTTCAATGCCCGCCATTATTAAGAAAGGGGACTTTTTCGCACAAAGAAAACCGCGTTAAGTGGCGTAGGCAAAAAACTTTTTGTATCGCAAGATGGAAATCAAGCTCAGTGATCCTGAGAAGAGTCAAGGTGGTTTTTTAGTTAAAGTAACACAAAAAACACCATTTGTTACGCAATGGGAAGATGGTAAATGGTCTAATCAAGAGGATCTTACAAAGATATTAAAAGATTTGCAGAGTCTAGTTTTACAGTTACTGTATGAGAAACGTTCCTCCTGGTTCTCATCACCTCCAACAAAGAGTACTCTAGCAAAATTAATGAATGGATGGGATTTAAGCAATCTAGCAAAGGCTCCTGATGCAAAGAAAGATGTAACAGGTTCTCAAAGTTTATCTGCGGTTCATATTTCAGCACAAGGTATCCACCCCCGATTTATAGCCTCTGTATGGAATGAGGCACCTAAGATCTCCATGCCCTGGACTGTATCGGGTGAAGATGAACTAGAAGAAGTGGATGACAGCCGCGAAATTAATATTGATGTTGATACTTCCCCGGTTCATCTTAATAATCATGAAGATCGTGATTATCTTGACAGAAAGTTTGCGGCCAAGGAACGAGTAAAAGAAGCGCGCCTGAAGGCTCATGTAGCAAAGAAGATGGCTCAGCGTGAACTCAGATTTTTCTATGAGAACTTCAATATTGAGGATAATGAATCAACATTCTCTGACTATGATTTAACAGATGACGATGAGACAGACGGAGGCGAAAGTGAAATAGAGGATTCTTAATCCTGGCTTTACAAAATTCGCGGTTTATAACAAAATCTCCCCTCTGTTATTAGTAGAAGCAATGGACACTCGTGATTTACTTTTGGCAGTTGTAATTGTTGCACTCGGTGTAGCATTAGTTTATTTCCTTGATCCTACCTTTGGTGGACTCTTAAGATCCCAGCGCAGTGCATATGGACTTGATACTTTTGCAGATATGCCTCATCTGGGAGCATCAACACAAGTAGTTTCTAATTTTAATGGACCCCAGCAAATGCAGCAGAATATGCAGCAGAACTACGCGGTTGACAACCTTGCATCAGTGTCTGGCATGTCACCGGCTGCGTCAGGTTTTGCATCCACAGAAGCACCTCAGAACTGCTACCCTAAGAAGCAACTCCGTGCATCTGAGCTCTTGCCGAATGACCCAAATAGCCAATGGGTGCAGGCCAATCCCATGGCTCCAGGTTCCATTATGGATAAGAACTTCTTGAATGCGGGCTACCAGATCGGCGTTGATACGATTGGTCAGTCACTCCGCAATGCGTCCCATGATCTTCGCTCTGAGCCCGCGAACCCTCAGCAGCAAGTTGGACCCTGGAATCAGTCTACGATTGAGCCGGACATCAACCGTAAGCCGCTAGAGATTGGCTCATAAATAATTTAGTGAAGAAATACACTTATAACTCAAATTAAAAACTAAAAGTTCTTAATTTGTTCCCTAATCCTTTTTAGAATGTCTTCTATGTCAGCAAATTTAACGTTCTTTCTAATGGCTATATCAGGATCTGCTCTTGCAGGTTATTACGTAAAAAAGAATTTTTATGATATGACTTTTGTTGAATCTGATCTAGATCATGAGAAGTATCTTGTTAGAAATCTTCCTGATAAAAAAGAAGCCGCTGATAGACTTGCAGAAGTTCGTCGTAGAACACTCTTACTTATGAAGCATTTCAAGCAGACAAACTCCACAAATCAAATTGCTTTAGATATTCTTAAAAACTTTGATGCAGCACCTATACGTTTTAGTGAATCAACACCTGATTCTAGTTACACTAGTTACACACTTAATAAGGGTGAAAAGATGTATGTCTGCTTGAGACAAAAGAATGCTACACAAGACTTAGTTTCAGCAAATGTTCTTACATTCGTTACACTGCATGAACTTGGACATATTGGAACAAGAGAAATAGGTCATACGCCGCTTTTCTGGAATAACTTTGCCTGGATTCTAAAGCAGGCTGAAGAATTAGGTATTTATGAATATCAAGATTTTGCTGAACATCCCGTTGAATACTGTGGAATAAGTATTACAGATCAACCAAAATATAAAGAAAATTCAATTGATGCAAAAGCAAAGTCGCAGTAAAAAAAATCTTAAAATTAATAGCCTACGATAGGAATGAGCCTTCAAGAACTTGGAATGAAGTATGTAAATAGTTTTATTCAAAGTTATGGTGATACTAATGTTGATGCTGAAGCTAATGCTGATACTAATGTAACACAAACGCTCCAATTTATGGAACACTTCCCTGCGACTTCTACGACTCCTGCAAGACAAGATACTTTCTCATTAGAGACCGAGACTGATTATCAGAATATCTATCCTTTTACGAGCATAGCCGATATTAAACGCATGTTGTGGATAGATAAAAATGTTGGAGGTGCAAATTCTTACAAACCCAAATTCATTTTTATGGCGTGGGAAAAAGATGGAAAGTATATTCCTATAGAATTTTATTGGGGTGCCAATTCTGGGTTACCAGCAATCCTTGATGATCCGTATTCTCTCGGCAAGAAACCAAATTCTGAACTTGTAGATTCCGAAGGTAATCGCCGATCTATCTCCCCCCGTATGAATCTCTTCATTACTCTTGAAGATTCTATCTCAGCTAACAAACCAGAAAATCTAGTCATTCACATTTGGCGTCTCAACCAGATTGTTGATTATGATAATCTTACGCGCACTGAATTTGATGGATTTGTTCGTCTCTACTTTCCTTGGCTCAATGAAATGACTGAAATTGAGGAGGGAATTTCAAATGATCCTTCCGAAGATGAAGTCTATGAAACATGTGTTGAATATATTACTGACAGACAACAACAATTAGATCGTCTTCAGCAGCTCCTAGAAAAGAATGCCGCTGAACTTGGTCTAGTTTCTTGCAGAGGTATTGAATCTCTTCACTTAGTCATTCCGAAAGTTACGCCTAAACCTGAATCCCTTGAAATCTTGTTTTATGAATTAGGTCTTTCATCTGCTCTTCCTTATCTCCGTTATTTCTCAGAAAGAGGCGGACAAGAACCTATTATGCGCTACCTAAAGAATGTCTATCTTCCGCCCGAAGTTTTGTCACATTGGATTAAAGAAATCCCCGAAAGCAGAGATGAAATTGTGATTGGAAAGATATTAATCCGCGGCACACGTATTCCTGTAGGAAGTGCATTTGATCTGTATTTCTTCAAGGATAACAGTAATCTAGTAAGATTGGAGTCTAACAGAAAAGATGTTCTCTATCCGGGCACTTTAGTAGAAGAAGGTCTATCAAGTCTTGCAGTTTTTTTGGAAAGAAATCCCTTTGAAAAAGAGTTACCTAAGATTAAGCATCTTCACGGAAAGTTTGTGTGGGAGCATCCCGATATAAATTCTAATAAACCATCTATGCAAGAACTCAAAGAAAGAGCCAAACAATATAGTCATATCTTTGAAGTTGAACCTGATGATCCGAAGAGTCTTAAACTCAGATACAGAGCTGTATCCAATTATGAATCAGAGAATGAAATCTTGAAGTATATTTCCCGTAATGTAGTGCTAGAAGTTGCAGATACTGATTACCAAAATAAGGAAACAGTTGATCTTTTTACGGATCGTATCATGAAACGTTTTGCTAGATCCAAGGAGCAGGCAGTTGCAGATTTTACTTTATGGCTACAGAGAAAGGGCGAATATCAAGCTGTTGCTCAAGGTAAGGGTGAAGAAGCAGTTCCGTTATATCACGATGGTGTAATTGTAAGTATTCAGAATAATCATCCATCCTATGAGATTGAAATTGCAAATGTGCAAGAGCAAACAAGTTTTAGCCGTATTCTAACATCTCTAGCAATCATGTTAATTGAGAAGCCAACGGCAGATGAGATTGTGAAAGCGGCTGGGACTGAAATATCTATTAAAATTATTGAAAAGGAGAATAAAGAATCTAAGCCTGAGGGTGCAGATTATACACGCGCTCCTACAGCAGTCTCATCTACAGCAGATGAGGGACTCAACTATTTTAATCTGCTAGGAGTTGAAGAAGAAGAAGATGATGAAGAAGTCTTGACAAAGTCTGAAGAGGAGGGAGCAATAGGTACAGTTTCTAACAAGGTCGCCAAAGAATTAGTACCGGAAGATTTAGCATCAAGATCTGAAGTTGCTCCTGCAAAGGTTGAAGCTCAAGCATCACAACTAAAGGAAGTTCTCGGTGATGTATCAAAGTTCTATATCAGCAAACTCAAGCAGTTGGATATTGATCTATTCGGATACCAAGATAAGCGTGCTGGAAAATCAAAGGGATATAGTAGTGCCTGTCAAACTAGTAACGGTGATATGCCTCATTCATTGTCTCCTTCACAATACAAACGAGTCAAGGAAATTTACAAGGATAAAATCACATTTATTGAAGGACCAAAACCTAAGACATGGAAACTTTCGGTAGACTATCCTACAGTAACTCCTGATTGGCTATTTGATACAAAGTTTACTCCAAGACGTCCTGTGTGGACAACTCTTCAAACAGGTTCACATGCAAAGAAGAATTGGTATCTCTGCTCAAAATACTGGTGCATACGTGATGATTTGCCCTTAATTGAAAGCGAATATGAATCTAATAAGCAGTGTCCATTCTGCGGTGGAACAGAAATTAAGGGTAAGTCACCGGCTCAAGGTGAAACAGTTCTTGTTCGTGTGACTGATAAGGGATATAAGCGTTTTATCGGATTCCAAACAGAGTCAAAGCATCCGGAAGGATTTCCCTTACCCTGCTGCGGTAAGCTACCAAAGGAATCACGTCTTGTAGATAAAACAAGACCATATGCATCAGTTACTGATGCAGCAGTAGCTGATGATGCATCAAAGTTACCCGAAGGTGTAAAGGAAGAGTTGGCAGAAGAGAAGGCTCTTGCCTCAGTTACTAGAGCAGCACCTCCTCCCAACAAGATAGAAGATATCTTACTCAAGATGCAGGGCAAATATATTAAATCTGCTGGAAAGTATCCTCTAGGTCCCAATGAACTGGGTGTTGTTCCCAAGCAGATTGATGATCTATTTGGACAAGATTCATCTAAGGCTATTAAGAAAGATGGTCCTCAGCAAATGTTAACACGTGATCAGATTGCATTCGTCCGCTTTGGTCTACAGAATAATGACTTGAAACCGGGCGATCGTTTCCTAAGTATGTTAGGATTCTTGATGGGAACATTTAACATTAATGCAGTGATTGAAAAGATGGAAACAACTGCTTTTGTCCATGCATTTGAAGATGCAAATTATGGAACACTCGTGCATGAATTTGCAAGACCGGATTTGCCTTTAGAGCCGCGCGGAACAGGTTTCCAAAACTTTATTACAAAATATGGATATGAGGCACCTTCTGGCAGACCAAATATAGTCCGATTATATTATGCATATGAGAACTTCATGAGTTATGTGAAAGATCCAAATACAGTTAAGGATATGCGTTATTTTGAGCATTTGCTAATGATGAATGGTGTTTTCTTGAAACGTGGAGTTTTAGTCTTTAGAATTGAACGTTACAATGATGAAGAAGAATGGCAAGTTCAGTGTCCTCATTTCGGAATTCCTAACATGAAAGAAGCGCCAATTCCTGTTTTTATTATTCATGATCCCAAGTATCACTATTGGGAACCCTTAGTACTGTATACGGGTGAAAATCAAGGAATTGTTGGATTTGACGATAAAGATTTAGGTACAAAGTTATCACCAGTAACACGTGTTTCCCTCATGAATTGGATACGATCAATTAAGGAGCAGGGATGCGAAAGAAAAGAGACACCACCCTATTCATGGCTTCCTGCAAAGATGGATGCAGCTATAGTTCCATCAATTGCTAGAATCCTAAGAGAAGAAGTTAGACCGACATTTGTTGTAAGAGAACGCGGTAACAGATTTGTAGGTTTTGTATATAAATCTCATACAGGAATCCAAGTCTTTGTTCCTGCTCGTGATGATGGTTCTCGTGTTCATCAGTATTCGCGCATCTACGAAAGTAAAGCACTACCTGCACCACCTTTGCAGGAACTTCTTGGATATTATAATGAGAATGGATTCTCGGCGATTGAGGGTCTAAAACCGGTTGAAGTTCTAGCAAATACAACAACATCAAATCTTTTTGTAGCAGTTCGTCTAGAATCAGGAGCAGTTGTCCCGATTGAAGGAACAAATGATTCACTTGGATTAAATTCCAGTGCTGTAGGACCTGATTTTCCCTTTCCTTGGTCTTTTGATGAAACACTTTTTCCTGTTACAACACCGACAGATTTAACCTTAGATTTTCAGACAGCAGATTCTTTTTTGAATGAGGCATATCAGTATCTCAGACTCATATTATCGCATCACTTTACTAAAGATGAAGAAGGTGAAAAAGTTTTAGCAAATCTGCAAACTTTAAGAACACCTCCTTTTAATCTTCCTTTGTGGGAAAGACAGAAGAGGGCTGAAATTCTATTAGGTCCGGTAGTCCACCGTTTTGTGAAGGAAACACCTTATGTGGATAGATTGATTGATTTGCCTAGAATTAGAAAGGATTGTTCAGCAGCAACTTCTAAAGATCAATGTGGAACTATGTGTTCATGGTCATCAGAAGAAGGAAAGTGTTATTTGCATGCACCTAAATCAGATAAGTTTCCTAATCCCGAGCGTATTTTTACTGCTAGATTGGTGGATGAGGTGCTAAGAAATTCTTATTTATTCAAAGAGTTGAGTACGGGAAAAGTAAGTTCAGTAAGACCTTTGAAGGGAACAATACAAACAGAGACTGAAATAATCACAACAGAAGGACGTGAACATGTTCGTGGTCTACAAGATTTAGGATTGAGTAAGATACAGAAGACAAAATATACGCATGGATATCGTTTTATTGAAGAGGAGCCGGCTTCACTTGAAGTTCTGCGTGCTGTTCTTGGTATTACTAAGGAAGCAGATGCAAAAGCAATAATTGATCAAATGACATCAACTGAGCAGAAATCACTGCAACAGAGTTTGCCGATTGGATGGAATTCAGTCTATTCTATTTTGAATGTATCACCGGAGCTAGAAGATAGCAGACTTGAGTTAGGATTAGTAAAGGTCTTTTTTGATACATATAAGAAGTCAATGAATTTTGATATGGTCAAGGCTGAGATTAAGAGATATCTTACATTGAAAGGATCACCTACGGATTTTAATCAGTCGCCGCAAGATTTCTTTGCAATCTCAGTAATAACTCGTTTGCCTTTAGTAAAAGTTTCAACAGCGCTGAACGGTGAACCAGTGCTAGAAATGGCAATAAAACCAGAAGTTCCGAATCTGTTAAAAGGTAAGTTACTAATCATTTGGAATAATAACATAGTTTTTGATAAGACACAGAAGATTAGCAGACATGATCGTTTCACGGCACCGGATAGCTTAAAGAGATTGTTAGATAAGGCAGAAATTGAAGGAACTATAATTGACAAATTTGAGAATTTAGCGCCTTTGGCAACTTCAGACTTCATCAAGACTTCTGCTCTACCTATTGCTGCTGCAGCAGTTCTTTCTTCTTCAGCACCTTCAGCGCCTTCAGTAGAAGAAGAAAAAGAACTAAGAGAAGCAGGTGAAGGATTTGAACCTGTTGGTGAAGTAGAACAAAAACCTGATGAATTAATTGACTTACAACAACAAGCAGAAGGATTTGAACCAGCATCTCTTGCAGGAACAGTGAATGCACCTGTAGAATCTGCAGGAGAGATTGAGCAACCTGCTGAACAACCTGCTGAACAACCTGTTGAACAAATAGAATTACCTCAAGAAGCGCCTGTAGAAGTAGTAGAACAACCTGTAGAACTACCTGCTGAACAAATAGAATTACCTCAAGCACCTCAAGAAGTAGTAGAAGTACCTCAAGAAGCACCTCAAGAATTAGAAGTACCTATAGAACAAGAAGTACCTGTTGAACAAGAAGTACCTATTGAACAAGAAGTACCTGTTGAACAAGAAGTACCTATTGAACAAGAAGTACCTGTTGAACAAGAAGTACCTGTTGAACAAGAAGTACCTGCTTCCTCAGTGGGGATGCAAGCAGCTCAGTTAAGACCAGCAGAACAAAATCCATGAATAAAGAAGGATGAGTTCACCACATGAACCTAGATTGTTAGAAATCATTGCTAGATTAGAAAGATCGCCCAAAGCGATTGAACCATCTGATGTATTGATGATGCCAGAATATATTAATGAAAAACGAGCGTTTTTTTCAGCATTAATGCCAAGTTATTTTGATAACTTTTCTGCATTTATTGGATATTTGCCTACACAATTGCAAAAATTTCCTTTACAAAATCCTCCTTTTGTTATTACCGGTGGTGCAGCAGTATCAATTGCAACAGGGATACCACTTGATACACCTGATGTTGATGTAGATATTAGCCCATTGATAGATCCTTCTTTGCAAGGAGTACCATTATATTCTGAAGAATATCCAAATAAAATTCATCCATTATATTTTGAATATGCAAATACAATATTTGAAATAATAGTTTCAAAACTAATTATCCCACCAATGTTGCAAGATATAACAGAAGAAGAAGCAAAACAAGATATAGAAGTAAAAAAGCAGGAAAGAGGTCAACTAAAAGGTAAATTATATATTTCACTAATTATTGGTCTAGATTATAGTAAATTTATAGAAATTGAAGGTAAGCAAAAAAAAGTCTATGTAAAACATTCTAAGATTGTAGTTGTTGGAAAATATCGCGATTATATTGAAAGAATTTTAGAATTTAAATTTCCTACAGAGCCCTATAAAATCTTAGATCCGCGATCATTTGAATTAGGACGTAATATAAGTTCAAAAAGTTATTTATTAGCAGAAAATTTACTAGTTCTCAAAGAAAAGTTAAGAAAATTAAAAGAAGAAGAATACAATTATAATGATATTATGAAAAGTCTCTTGCAAGATCAAATTGATAGTGTTTTTGAATATTTAATAAGAAGAGAAAAAGAGTTAAGAGACGCAATTTTACTTTACAAAGTTCGTATACAAAGTCATTTTTATAGAATTAAAAGTTTACTATTCCCTGCTGATGTATCATTTCAACATTTTTATTTAGCATATCTTAATATTTTATTTGTTAATTCAGATAAAGAAATTGTAATAAATGAATTAAGAGATTTTCCTATGACAGCAGATTATGCACCTTTAAGAGATCTATATTTACAAAAATTTTCTATAAGAGAACCAAGTGAAGACTTTAGACCATTAATTTTAGGAACTGTTAAACTTAAAATAGCAGCGTTAAATTCTAAAAACTTTAAACCTCAAGTGCAAGCACAAGAACCTCAAGCACAAGCACCTCAAGCACAAGTACAAGCACTCTTGACGAAGTCTGAAGTACAAGCACAAGCACCTCAAGCACCTCAAGCACAAGCACCTCAACCACAAGTGCAAGCACAAGTAGAAGAACCTCAAGCACAAGCACAAGAAGTGCAAGAAGTCTTACCAAAGTCCGAGCCAGATGATGATGGTTGGCAAATTGTACCAGTAAGAGGATCTTCGCCAGTACTAAGTGAAGAGAAAGTTCAAAAACAAGATCTACAAACCTTTATTGAAGATCTTGTAGATGATGCAGAAATGTTTAAACAGCCAATAGAAGTAATTAAAAAATCAATAGAAACACAACAAACTAAAGAAATAGAAATGAGAAAGAAAAAACCAGAAAAGCAAATAGAACCCCCAAAAATAAAATTTAGTTATGTTTATTTTGAAGAATCTTTATCTGAAAGTCCAGCAAATCTAAAACTAGACATAACAAATATAATGAAAGAAAATTATGGAGATGCTGAAGTTGTTATATTCAATAGTTTTACTCCATTTCCTCAATTAATTTTGAAAGAAAAGATAGAAGATCCTCTTCCTTATCATAATAAACTTGAAACATATCTTACATTTTATGCAATGAATCTAATTGAAGATTTTCTATTAAAAATTTTATTATTCAGAAATACAGATGATATTGGTAAAGATATGGATTTATTAAACAAATTTATTGAAGTTTTATATATATATTACTTTAATTGCGTACCGAAAGAAATTAAAATGGAACAACTTGCACGTTTTATGCAGCATAAAGAAGAAATGAAAGAAATAAAAAAAAATAAAAAATTAGAAAGATGGTATATTAATAAAATATGGAATATGATTATTGATTGGGTAAAAAATTTATTCGGTATAATGTTTGATGTTTTAGATAAAATTCCTAAAGAAGCACAAGAAGAATTAAATCTTAAACCTACACAGTATTCTATACTGATTAAAAGAATTATGGATAAAATTCCAGCGGTACCAGAAGAAGTAACTGATCAAATAAGGACTGTTATTTTATATGAATGTAATGAATTATTAAAAGAAGTAGAAGCATTAAGTTTTTTAGTGACTTTTTTTTTAATGATTTTACAACTAGTAGCAAAAGTAGGTCCAACAAAAGAAGTTGCACCTCCAGTTATTATATTTTCATTTCCGCACGTTTTCAAAAAGGATATTTACGATAAAATATATGATAAATTACAAGAAAATGGAATTAAACCAGTTACAAAATTTTTTCTATTAACAAATGAATTCTTATCAAATAAACCTAATTTTAAAAAACTAATAAGTACTAAATTTGCCCAAAAAAATCAAGCAATGCTCTTAGAACTTTTTCTAATGCATTCACAAGAGTATTGGCGAAAAAAGAAAGATCTAACCAAATTTTGTATTTTTATTGAAATATATTTGGATCTTGAAAAGCCAGTTATATTGAATGATGCTAAAATTCTTACAGCAATTTTAGAAGAATTGGATGAAATGGATGAAATAAATTTACCAGAAATTATAAAAATTCAGTGTGAACAGGCATATAATTCTGCTGAAGAAATTAGAAGTGCAGTTAAACCATCAATAATTATACCAGTTGCTCCATATCCAGAAAAATCACAAATTAAAGTGATCCAACAAAAATCAATGGCTAATCTTGAGAAGGAAGCGCAAGATGCTGCGGCTGCTCTATTAGCGGAAGAAGAAGCAGAAGCCAAACCAAAAAAAGGAAAAGGTAAAGGAAAAGGTAAAAGAACAAGAAAGTTAAGAATCAAAGCATAGAACAGCGCCTCCACCTTGAGCAACAGCCCGGCGCCGCGCCTCAAAGATCTCATCAATAATATCATCCAACATAGGCAACTTCACAACTTGATATGTGGGATTATTCGGATGAAGAACAACAAGAGCAAGAGCAGTAACTTTCTCTCCATAACATGTCTGCAAGATTCTCCGATAGACATTCAACTGAATTGCATAATGCCAATAATTGACATCTGGAAGATGAGAACAGGGTCCTAGCATGTTATCAAAATCATTCCTCAACTTAAGTTCCTTAGTTCGTTTCCAATCATAAATAGCCAGATCTCCATCAGGTCGTCTGTACACCATATCAATTGATCCTGCAAGATTCAAGGAAAGATCCCAAACCAGCCATTCAGTACGATAAGGAGTGAACTTTGATCCATGCTTTCGCTGATACTCTAAGAAATATTCCCATTCCTTGGATTCTAAGGCTTCATACTGATCTCCTGCAAGATTTCCAATTGGATCAGAGTTATAATAGTGTTCAATATCCAAGTGAATCCGTGTTCCTGCACCTGATGCTTCATCGCGATTCTTATCCCAACCAGCCTTAATTTCATTATCAGTCTTTCCATAATAGGGACCGACTGCAAACTTCTGTGCATTCTTTCGCATCTTGCGAATAATTTCATCTGCGTCAAAATGTTTATGGAGATTTCCTACAAGAGAAGTTACTGAGATTTGAAGAGGAACACCATCAACGCTGTATACATGGGATTCCTCTTCAAAGGTAATCCGATCATCACGTTCATGATGATTTTTTCCTGCTAGACGCTGCCAAGGTAAGGCACCACCGCTAATAGACTGAGGCATTTCTGATAAAAAATACTAGAAAATAAAAGAATCAATTTTTACGACTGATTAATATGCCTACTAGGATACCGCAAGAAAGACCAACTCCAAATCCTTCAATCCATTGTGAGTGATAAAGTTCTCTAAGAAAATCTTCCTTAGAATCATATTCCCCGAAAAACGGCATTAACATATAATAATAGAGAATTATCTTCAAATTTTATATTTCATAGTTAGGGAATGAAATGCGCCATTCATGCCGTTTTTATTGCAAAGGAAAATATTCTTTTCCTAGAAGAATGGATTGATTATCACATGCAGTTAGGGTTCACTCATTTTTATCTGTACGATAATTCAAAAGTGCAAGCAAAATCTAAATTAGATGGTCCTAAGAAGCATATGGTTGCAGGTAAAATTAACAGATATGGAATTAATTATGATAGCCTGATAAATCTAAAAGAAAGAGATGTTAAAATGATTATGAAGAAAATAAAGGAAAAATATCCCGTAATTTTTATTGAATGGTCACCCAAAGATAAAGATGGATTAGTAATCTATGGACAAGTTGCAGCACATAATGATTGTTTAGAAAGATTGAAGAAGACTGATATTAAATGGTGCGCCAGCATTGATATTGATGAATTAATTGTTCCTAAAACAGAAACAATCACAGAATATCTTGCAGATCTTGATAAGAATATTTTTTGCGTTAAAATGGGCCAACTACTTTTTGAATCAAGATTTAATAATATTCATAAATTAATTACAACTGTAACAAAAACTGCTAAAACTATTTTACCTAGAGAACATTCTAACAAGTATATTTATGATGTTCAAAAAACAGATAGTTTAGAAGTTCATACAGCATTAGGAAAAGGGAAAACAATATATCCGGAACTTGACGAAATCCATTTTAATCATTATAAAATAGATTTCAAGAATAATCGGATAAAAGACTTGAAAGATCACAAAGTAAAAGTTGTTGGTCTACAGACATCTAATGAAATGGATTCATACAAAAAAGTTAAAAATCCTGTTCAACCGAATGCTGCAAGAATTGTAAAGAAACACAGCAAAAATTATATACTTAGACAATTTAATAAGACAAGAAAGAATAAGAAATTAAATAGAAATAAGACTCTTAAATCTAGAGATCAATAGTTACCCGGTTTCCAGCTCCAGCTGCCGCAGCAGCGCCACGACCCCTACCTCTAGTTAGTCCCGAACCACGACCCCTTCCTCTTGATAGTTCAACTACCAGAGGTACCGGAGCACCTTGAACAGCAGGAACTGAAGCAGTCTGAGCTATTCCACCACGAGTCAAGCCACCCCGACCTCTTCCTACTCCTGCTCCCCGTCCCCTTGTTGCAGATACAGAAGGAGGCAAGATCGGCAGAATAATAGGCTCAACTGGTCCTTGGAGTCCAAGACCATCAGATACAAGAACAGGTTCACCTTGGGTAGCCGTAGACAAAGGTCCATACGAGCGACGACGGAAGATGAACCACCGATTCAAGAAAGAAAAGTCCCGAATCTTAGGAGCCATCCCGAAACGATTCTTTACACCATCATAAACCTTCTTAAACATTCCAGTGCTTTCCTTTAACTTCAAAGTGGCCATTTCCTCCGGTAGCAAGAGATCAATACCCAGATCTGCAAGACGACCACGCAAGAAGTTGAAGTTTACAAGATATTCCCTGTGATTATCACCAATTGTGATGAAATTGACATCAATTGCCCGACCAACACCACCAATTGTAGAAGGAAGAGCTAGCTCTTCTGGATCTGAATCATACTGCTTAGTAATTGACCAGACTTCAGTTTCTTCTTCCTTTCCAGTTAGAACGCCGCCCTGCTTCAAGGAAGCAAGCGAATTGAATACTGTTTCACCATCAAAACAGCAGCCAATGAAGAAACCACCAACCTTCAAGCAATCTGATAGATTATGCAAGAAAGCCTCAACAGTTTCTGCACGTTCAAAGAAATAGTGAAGAGCAAACATGCAACTAACCGCCTCAAACTTCTGTGCCGCCCGACCAATGAGTCCAGACTCAATCAAGAACTTAGGAGGTTGTGCTCCACCAAGAGGTGAATTGAACAGAGCCCGTAACATAGTCTGATCTTCAGTCGTAACACCAGCATCGCCTGTTGAGAAAGGACGAATCGCTGAACCCTGCACAAAGACCATAGGCGGTGCAGTCGGAAGTTCAAGACGCTTATTTACATAACGACGGTAAGCACCATCACGAGGATTATTCAGTGAATCCTCCGCAGGATCAATACCAAGAACCCATGCAAGATTTGCAGCAGACCACTTATGGATATCACCAGCCTTTCCGCATCCAATATCTACCAAAGCCATACCAGACTGCAGGACACGACTAAATAGCATGTTACTCTTGATATAATTATGAAAGTCACGGAGACCCTTCACCTTAAACTCATTACGAGAATCAACCTTAGAAACATAGACCTTCTCAGCAGTCGGTGCCTCAGCTGAAGCCTCTAATCCTTCTTCCTCCAATCCTTCACCTGTAGTAACCATCTCTTCCGTAATTGGATCATGGATTGATGCCCAGACTGAATCTGCAACCTTCTCAGCATTGAGTGATCCACCGACCTTACCACGCCTATAACTTTCAGTCTTATCCCAACGTACACGCATAGGAATCCAGCGCCATCCAGGCGCAGCCTCCGGATTATATGACATCTCAATCACCATATTGCTAGAAATTGGCTGAGCATCTTCTACAGTCCTGATAATACCATGGGAAATGTCACTTTCTGCACCTGATAAATCAATAGGAACATGGCAGATTGAAGCGGTAACATCTGGCGGATCTAGTGGATAAAAGACAATCGGCTTATAATCGTCAGAGTCGGTGGAGGGAAGCGGTAGCATTTCAAGCACAGTCTGTCGCGGGTTCTTGAATGCCGGATCACGCACTGAGCCAACAAAGAGACGTAGAGTCTTGTAAGAAACGAGTTCATTTGTATCAGACCGGAGTTCAGTACGAACAATCTCATCATCAGTCATTTCGCCCTTCTCGTTACGATTGCGCTCAATCACGCAGAGAAAGTCAACTGTATTGTGGGAAACCGGCTTCCACTTGAACTGTACCTTCCAAGTGCCCAGCGTCATGGGTAGAGCAAGTGCATTCGGGGTAAAGATAAGACCATCAGTGAAATAAGGAGCAGTCTTTGAGTATTCTAGCATGGCCTTTGCTTCAACAAAGATTTGCCTCTGCGGAGAACCCGGATTTGCAAACTTGAAATTCTTGATTGCAATAGAAAGTTGATGTGCTAGAGGCAACTTTAGAGTTGGCTTGGCTAGACTAATTCCAGAAACAGCTTCGGACAGAAGTTTATAACGAGATTCTAGATTTTGAGGAGCACCTTCTTCAGTCTGCACAATTGACTGAGAAGAGAAGGGAAAAGGACGACAATCCTTGGCTCCGCGTGTTCTGAAAATATCAAAGGCATAGAATGTATTATGAGCATCACCGGTCTTAGTCTTGCGTACCCATTCACCATCAAGCACAGTACCTGCCCAAACCGCAGGATCAACCGCCATACCTGTCCTGTACACATCCATATTCATATCAACAAGATAGAGACCACCATCCACATGAACATAGAGCATAACACGAAGACCATCAGCCTTATCAGTCACATTGTATCCACCCTTAAGAGTCAAAAGACTAATTGTATCAGATGAAGTACCATCAGTACCAAGAGAAATATTCTTCTTTTCAAGTGTTACAGCCTTGGGACCCGGAAACTTGTTGTTCTGTCCGAAAACTTCCTTAAGCCCCGCCTCTACCTCAGCCTTTAGTGAATTCCGGATGATAGCAAAAGATCGCTGCTTTCCCTGCAGTGCATGTCCGACCTTTCCGAGAAACATAAGAGGTTCGGCCCCTGCTTCATCTCTTAGTGCTTCAACTTCAACTTCATACGTAATAGGGCGTCCAAGCACATCAGCTTCTGTGAAGGATTTCATAGTATTGAAAGACTGCCGAACCATACTTAGATCAAAACGAGCACCGGATCCCTTAGGAGTAGAGAATGAATAGCGGCGAATGTATCGGAAAGTCTTGGGGAGAATTGACCATTGAAAGACAACTTCCTGAAACTTGATATCTTCACGAGCTAGGGGCTGTTCCCTACGAACCTTGATTCGCACATCATATTCATTAATATCTAGCGGTTGCACATTGGGAATCTTAGTCTTAATTGTGCAGACTGCTGATTCGGGCAGCCTATTTGTCTTACAGTATTCCTTTACAGCATCTTCACCTGTAATTTGAAAACGCATACCATTCTGAAGTTGAATATTCAGATAGGGAATCTGCACCTCTTCCTGTAAACCAAGTTCACGGAGGCGCATCATTACATCCATCCATTGTCCAGAAGTAGTCTTTCCGACGACTGCTTCCATTTCTGTATCCTTAAGACTTAGCCACGAGGACCAAAGAGTCTTAATTTCTTCGTATTCTTGTTTACGAAGTTCCATTCCTACTTTATGCTAATAAGTATAACATGCTTCAATTTTTAACTTGAACCATTAAGTTCATCTAACACAGATGTTTGAGCTGATTCTGAAATATATTTCTGATACCAAATCAGACCCTTTAGTTCCTGCTTGGTCATCGTAGGTAGAGTTCCACCAGCTATCTTCTTGAGTTCAGTTATTGTCTCGGGAATAGAAGCAGAAGCGGGAGCAATCCACTTGAATCCAGTTGAAAAAAGCATATTCTTAAATTCATGGGGTCCAACTACGCTTCCCTTGCATCCTATCCAGTTTCCTGCACCATCTACGCATATAATCTTATCAGAAAGAGGCACATTTGTAGGATAGCAGAAAAACTGTTTCTTTTCCGGAAGAATTACAGCAATTGTGATTTCAGCAGATAATGCAAGAAAGTCGCAAACAGCGGATGATAACTTATCAGTCAAACATGCATCATAATTCCATGTTAGAACCGGTTCAGCTTCTGTCTTCAAGAACCAAGCAATAAAATGAGACTTGAACCACTTACGTCCACGACCGCCCTTATCACGATAGATATCATCAAACTTCTGCGATAGAACCGAAATCTTAGTGCGAATTGTGGATGCTTGAATTCCCTTGTTAGAATACCGAAAGAAGGGATCTTCTAGGGCGCAGAGAATAGAAAGAGGATGTGGTGGCATGGATTCATGGATGATAGACCAGTTTAGGCACCAGGGAACTTTCTCTTCAATAATATGCATTGTTTGCCTTTCAATTAAAGGAAGCGAACAATGTTTATTAGGATTTTCATTTATAATGGCTTTCAAATCAGTCCAGGATACTGACATCTCTAAATATTTCTGCCCTACTTTTGTTTAAATGAGTTAATTAGTACTTCTCTTTCCGATAGTTCAGCACGATTCTTCTTTACAAATTCAATAAACTGTTCTAAGGAATCAAATGTTTCTTGGTCTAGAGCTGCAACATCAAAAAAAACTCCATTTGCATTCTCGGAATAATGAACATTCTTTTTCTGCAAGAGACGCAAAATTTCTAAATATTCAGGTTCACCGAGTGTTTTAAGTGCTTCAAGGAATTGTTCCCTACGCGAATATTCAGTTATGTCCATTACTTATTGAAAAGGACTTATTGCTCTAAAATGACCGACTGCTCAGCCTTGACTATTGGCTGTGAAACTAGAAACTCTTCATCTATTGATTCAAGCATTCCTACAGCCATGATAAATTCATCATGTGACTGAAAACGTGTCTTGAGAATCTTAACCTTAATCTTGCTTCCCTCCTTGAGTGAATCAAAGTCCATATTTCCAAGGTGAAGATCACGTGGCATTAGAACACGAAGAGAATTCTCAAAAGCGGCATAGGCGCCCATCTTGTTAATCTTTAGGATTTCACATGGAACAATATCATTTACTGCAGGATACAAGACATCACACTGAAGTTTGCAACGGAAAGTAAAATCACCGGTAAAAGTTCCGCTCTTAATCTGGCCTAGAGTGCGGGATAACATCTTCATACTATTTTCCTTAATAAATCCATGGGGAGAGCAACGACCCTCTAACTTCTTGCGAAGTTGAAGCAAAAGATAACCATCCACATCAATTGCGGCAGAGTCAAATTCCCTAGGCTTTAGAGTCGCCTGTTCCTCAAGAAAACATTGATGATACATTACCTAATCTATGTTTTCTTTTTCTAAGACAATTTCATCTTCAATTTTTGGTCCTAACCAAAAATAAGCCTACTTCTTCTTCCACTGTGAGTCAGTAGAATCAAAGGATCTTTGAAATTCCACAGTATTCATAAACCAGCGTTTACCCGCCACACGACGAGCATCCATCATACGACACAAGAACTCCAAATATATGCACAACACTGATTGTGTCATATCAGCCGCTTCCCTTATTTCCTCTGATGTGATATGACGTGTTTCACCCATATTGATTACAGGATACATAACAGCTAACAGATCATTATGCAAGCCCATTTGTTCTCCAGCCTCATTTGCTTTCGTAACTTCATTCACAAGTATTTTAATCTTCTGCAAATGCGGTGCCTTATTACTTACACCAGAACAATCAGCACCTAACTTATCAGGTCCACCAGGTCCATTTGCAACAGTCTTATAGGCAACAGACCCCCCATCTTTTACAGTTAAGATACCGAATGCTGCTCCGCATTCAGATGCCACATTACGAATAGGAGCAAGACCAGATGCAGCAGCAGCAGCTTCAACATAAGCGGTCATGTTACTCGGGCAAGGAGAAAGATCAGTTGTCCCAGGTTTAATACAGTAAGTTTCAACTTTTTTAGATTTCAGATTCATTAAGAAAAATCCCCGAATAGTTGTATCTTGGAAAATATATTTCTGCAAGGATTTTTCATATTCCTTACTTGCTCCACTCAAAGAATGTTTGCTAGGATCTTGCACCGATGGCTTGAATAATTTTGTTAATAAATCTTGGATTGTTTCAGTGCTATAGAAATGATCCAATCCAAATCCAAGCAGCACATCTTTGGTATGAGGAAGAGCCTTAAAACGCTGAGCAATCTTTCCTAACTTTTCTAGACCTTTCATCTTATCAAGAATACGCTGTGATGCTGAGAAAGAAGAAGGTGGAACAGGTGCAATAGCAGATAGAACTAAGGTCACCCAGTCACTAGATTTTTCAGACACTGATTTGCTAGAAGATGCAGTAAAACGTGTCCCTTGGGTACCGGCACTCAAAGATGTTTCACCACTAGCTCCGCTAGAACCACTAGCTCCCGAAGAAACAGATGATGGTGAATCTTCAAGAAGAGCAGTTCCAGCGGCGGATCCAGTTGGTCTCCTTTGAGTTCCCAAATTCACTGCTGGAGCAGCAAATGGACCCGGTGAAGGACGAACGCTTCCAAGCCATAAAGGAGTATCAGACTTTCTAAAACGAAGTGCTAAAGGGACAGATGTATCAGTAATTGACTGAGGCTGAAAGATTACATAATTATTACGCAAAATTAAATATCCTTTTTGTCCATTATGAGTTAATTCAAAAGAGGGATTATTTATGATTGTTGGAAGGGCCGCGGATAATACATCTTCCGGTAATCCCTTATATATATCTTTGACCTGTTTCAATGGAAGAAAGGTTTGGATAGAAAAGATCTGACGCAATGCAGATTCACGAAGAAGCAGATAAGACCGAGCATCACGAACAGTAAATGTAGATGTATTCAAATCACTTCCATCTTCTGAGATCGGTCTAACATCTAGTTTACATGTATACGAGCATTCCATGTAATCACAAATGCTAGAATTATCCTTATCTGCTAATTGGATTTCACCAAGATCATTGCCCTGTGCATCAATGTGTCGTTGTTTGATATCACCCGTTAATTGAATGCCTTGAAAATTTAAATTACAATCCCATGCTCCAATCTTAAGTTGTCTTTGAACCAAACCAATTGCCTTTGCTTTCTGTACTGCAAGTCTGTAAGAATAAATATCACTTGTCTCATAATCATCATAGTATAATGAATACAAATGAATTAAGCAATTACGGAGTTCAGCAGGTAATGCACCATGAGAACAATAACGAACACCACGACCAATGATTTGTTCAAGTCTATTCAAGTGATACCATGGATCTAGCACATGGATTTCACGAACACACTTCAAGTCTAAACCTTCACCTGCAATTTGAGAACCAACAATGACTTTAACTTTTCCTCCACGGATTGCAGATTCTCTTTTAGGATCATCAAGGGGAGGAAAGGTTGTTGCATAGGTAACTGTATCACCAATATTAGTAGTATAATCAGATGTTAGAAGTACGTAGCGCGCCGGAACAAAACCGGGACAGCCCTCCGTTCCAGAAGTTGGAACGTCAGATCCATGCTGCTTTCGTGGGCACATTGCGCACTGTCTAGGCACAGAAGGTGTTCCTTGTCCAACCCTCAAAAGAGGAATTTCTTCTCCAGTACCGGAAACACGAGTATATCCTGCACGCTCTAGAGCCACACAAAGAGGAAGAGCACCCGGCTGAACATAACGTGAATATACAAAATTAATTCCCTTACTAGTCTTGATATAATCTAGAATCTTTGCAATCTTGGGTGCATGATTAGGCAAGGCCTCTTGTCCAAAGACATCGTCAATTCCGTATTCATTCTCTGCACGCCATTCAAGACGTCTTCCTTCTTCCTTGAAATGATTTTCCCAGCCCTGCTTACCAAATTGTTCATTCTTATAGGTTAGATTTCCAATTTGAGTCCATGAATCTAAAACATTCTTTCTTCTTCCGATTTCAAGAGGATCATCCTCATCTGACTCGGCTTCAGCGGCTAAAGAATCTGCAGTTGTTGGAATAGCAGAAACATTCATTTGAAAACGTGAAATCTTTTCACACACAGATCCACTGACAGGACGCACACGCTGTATCGGTAAGGCTTCAAGTCCCTCCAAGACTTCAGGCAGTACATCAATATCATCACCACCCCTCAAAGCAGTTTTGCTAGGATATGAAGAAGTAGGCTTCCAGTCATCTTGTAGAGTAGGACGGAGACGAACAGGGAAAGTGAAAGGATTTTCACCACGCATGTAAGAAACATAGCGACTAGCAATCTCTTGTATCCGTTGTTCAGCTTCTTTCTTTAGTAACCCCTTTTCAAAGAGATCATCTGATTCAAGAGTATCCAAACGCTTAGTGTCGTTTAGGATCAATAAGTTTAGTAAGAATAAAATTTCAGGAGCAGTATTAAACATAGGTGTAGCTGTCATAAGAACAATACGACAACCTTCAGTAAATCGGAGAATATCTAGAAGAAGAGGAATTATTGCTTTAGCCTCAGCGCCTTCTTCAACAGCGGTAGCATCGGGATTTTCATCAGGTGACATTTCATCACTCGTCATTGTCTTGGGATCTTGTCTCAGATTGTGGGCTTCATCAATAATGATTAGACCATCATTAAAAAGTTCGCGGAGGAGATCATGGCGTCTTTCTTCAATTTCCTTCTCATCCGTAATAGATGCAGGAATACGTTCTTTAAAGAAAGCAACAACTGAGTTTTTGAATGCCATATATCCATTAATACGATAGCGTTGTCTCTTTTGTTTATCAATTCGGAAAATGATCTTAGAAGGTTCATCTTCAGCGGTTGCATCCACAAGATCTAAATAAGTAGTTCCGGTGCACTGGGCAGAATACCAACCACCACGGACATAACGAGCAGGATCATCAGGCGTAGCCTTGCGCAGCACATCAGGATTAAAGATCGTCCGCCTAAATCCAGGAGCAATAGAACGAGGAACAATAATATGAACTCGTTTATTAGGTCTTTCAGCCAAGAAATTCTCAGCAATTGAAACAGCAGAACATGTTTTACCGACACCTACACCATGATACAAGAGAAGACCTAAATAAGGAGTGGAAGGATGCAAGAAACGTGAAACTAGACGCTGAACAGGAGTTAGAGTAAAAGCCTCAAAAGCAGCAGCAGAACACTGATCACCTTTATCTTTTAGAACACTGAAGGCTTCAGCCCGTGCATCGTAGAACTCTTTCTTATAGAAAAGTTTACGAGGAAGCTCGGCGTTCTCTACATCCGGATAAATACCTGCTTCTTTTTCAACACTTTTAATAGACTCTGTAGGAATAAATCCTTTTTCAACTAATTGTCTTGATAGTGCATCACGACGAGAAAAATCTTCCTCCGTCAACCATTTATCAAGATATCTTTGTTTTGTTGAAGTCATTACTCTAAACTAGAGTAAGGAATCAAACAATTGGGTTTAGACACACAATTAAATAGTCAGCGCCGACCAAAAACAATAGTTGCGGAGAATGCTAGAAACATGCAGTAAAATCTCCTTTTTTTCAATATTATACGGACGAATCTTTTCTAAAGCTTCATCTGCCTTAAACCAACAGATATCACCAATTTCTCGTTCCATAACATTATCTCCAATCTTAATTGATGGTTCTATATCATCAAAACAAAATGCCAGATAATACTTATGACGATAATGAACATGATTGCTTCCGAAGAAACTTTCTTCCACAGGTAAACAATTCTTCAAAATATTTACAGAAGTCATTGGAAAACGAGTTTCTTCCCAGAATTCCCGATTTGCACATCGTATTTCAGATTCATTAGGACCACGACGTCCTTTAGGAAATCCCCATTCAGGCTCAGACCATGTTGTCTTTGAAGCTCCAATACATTCTGCAAGTAATTCGGTACGAAGTTGTTCAAACTTTGCCTTAGATGGTTCATATTCATGTCTATAAGGTTTAGATACGGGACCGCTCCATAATTGTTCCCATAAATCATTAAATTCCCATTCTAGAAGTCGTTTTCTTTCAGCCATAGAAGTTTGATCAATTAAGACTTGAATATATACACGATCGGATAATTCATATTTTCCCCGCAACAATTCAATATATCCTAGACTATCCTTGCGACGAATCATTAAAAAACGGAAGTTGGCATTTTCGTAGCCGTTAATCACGGAATCATCCAAAAATTTCTGTTGTATTTCTTCTCGTCTGCATCCTAAAACTTGCACTAAAATAATACCAAAACTTGTAATTGGTTCAACACATGATTTATAATAATGTCCAGGTTTCCCACAATTCGTACATGTTACAGACATGTTTTATAACCCTAAAAGGAAACGGCACTCTGTGTTTAAATAGACTTGTTATTCTTCGGTTTATATGATAGAGATGTTAACTATGCCGCCAGCCGTATGGGGGCCCATTTTTTGGGCAACAATTCATATAATAGCCCTTGCCTATCCCGATTCTCCAAATTATGCGCAGAAGAGGGCAGCAAAAGAATTCTTCTTGAGTCTAGCAGAACTAATTCCATGTCCAATTTGCCGCACACATTATGTAGAACACTGTAAGAAAAATCCTATTGAACCATTCCTGGATTCTCGTGCAAATCTATCTGATTGGACTCTTAAGTTGCATAATCAAGTAAATCTAAGTTTAGGCAAGCCTACACTTACTCGTGAACAATTTTTGAAGGCATATTCTAATATGTGCGATCGCGCCTTGCCTATTCCTCCGTCTCCATTTGCTCATAAGTTAGCAGAGACTGCTGATGAGCGTGCATATATACGCGGATTAATATCTGGATCTGTTGGAACACTAGGATTAGCAGGTATTGGACTAGCGATTTACAAGAGTTATGCTTGAAGCTTAAGAAAAAGACCAAGACCAATTATCTAACTAAAAGATAGGGATGCCTAAAATACTTGAAGTACAAGCCTTAATGTCAGATGCTGACTTTAAGAATACTTATGAAGGGACTCATTTTGATGAAAAAGCAGTAAAACAATTAGTGCAAGAAGATTGTGATATTTATGGCATTGACACAGATGGCACACGCAAACTTCTAGCAAAATTCAGAAGAAATGTTTTACCAAAAGAAACCGTCCAAATTGGATGGGATTCTTTCAGGAATCTAGCAATGCCTGGTCGCAATCGCGGAGCTGCAGCTGGACCTATTGATCTGAATTCTCCGTATTGGAAAAAGAGAAAACCGGTAAAGACAGATAAATGGGCAACATGGTACGAGGAGAAGGGCAAACAGGGCAAGATGCGTGTTAATAACTTAGTTGCAAGTGGTGTAATAGGTTTTTATGAAGAAACACCTTTTATGAAAGCCGCATGCCGTATGACAGTTTATACTCGGCGTTATCTCCATCTTTTCTTGCATGGACTTCCTTTTATCCAAGCAATTGACCAGCAGTTTAAGAATCTAGTACCCAAAGAACATAAGAGACAGTTGGATGCAGTATCAAATAAACCTGATTATCAAATTCCCGACACAGCATTTAGCACAGTGACAGTGAACTTAAATTTTAGGACTGCAGTTCACAAGGATGCAGGAGATTTTAAGGGTGGCTTTGGTAATTTATCGGTGATTGAATGGGGAAAGTACCAAGGAGGATATACTCTATTCCCTCGTTTTGGTATTGCATTTGATGTAAGAACAGGTGATTTTATTGCAATGGATGTGCATGAATGGCATTGTAATACTCCGATGTATGAGACACCCGAGGATAAAGCATATAATGCGACACTACCAGATATTAGATCCCGTGATCCAACGACTGGTCTGCAAGGATCGGAGGAGAAGTTTCAACGCTTAACATTTGTATGCTACTTCCGTGATAAGTTACAGGGTTGTGATGCAGAAGAGACAGCAGAGTACTATGCAAGAAGCAATTTTAATGAAGAGGAGGAGACAGAAAAGGCCAAATCTAAACTAACAAAGACATTGTTGCTACCGCAGTATAATACGCTGGATGAAGTTGTTCAGTCACTCCAATCATTTGGCAAGACATATAGACAAAGAATTCCTGAAGGTGCAACGAGAAAAATGGAATCGTTCATGAAAGGAACTGGAAAGAAAACAAGAAAAAACAAGAAAAGAGCAGTATAAAAGAGATGTATCTTGAGGTGGGTTTTATTTTATTTTTGATTGTTTCTTATATTTATGTTCTAAATCAAGAAATAATCCATGGAGCCGCACTTACCACATGGACTACAGTTACACGAGGAGCAGCAGCGGTCGCAACAATCGCAACAACAGTTACAGGTGCTTATTATATTTATAAAAACCCCGATGTGCTAATGTTAATTAGAGAAAGGTTATTAAAAAAGCAGCCTTCCATAGGGGATAAATGAGCAGAAATTATGGATCAGATCTACGAAATGCTGAACGATTATTCCAAGGCGGTAAAGGACAAAGTTATCTATCAGTACCATCCATGTCATCCATGCCAACAATTCCTGACGGTGGTATTTCAACAATATTTCCTCCTGCAACAGAACCGGTCAAACGCGTACTATTTATTATTGGAGGAATCTTGCTTATTCTAACAACTTTAGCAGTTCTAATTTTTACTGTAAATGCCTTTTTTCCTTTTGTTGATATTTCACCGATTAGTAATGCATTTGGTCTAAGTGTTCCACAGCAACTTTATTGGTCAAACACACTAATTCCTGCAGGAACTGATGCACCATCTGCTCTATATATTTCACCGGCAGATTCAATTACAACTAGACCAGCTCAGTTTACACTTATGTTTGATATCTTTATTCAAAGTTCTAAGGCGCCAGCGCTAGGATCTTACAGACACATTCTGCATAAGGGATCTGATGAATACAATCAATTGGCAGGGACAGCAATTACGCAAGGAGTAACGGGCGACACATCAACTGACAAAACATTTGATGCTGCAATTGCGGGCTCTGAAAGAATGCAAGGAATACCACTTCCTTCTCAAATGAGCCCTGGAATCTTCTTACATCCTTATCGCAATGATTTAGTCTTTTTTATACAAACAGAAGCAGCGGCAGCAGATGTTGTTGGATATGATATTCTTTATCTTGAGAGTCTTGCAATAGAAGATGTACCCTTGAAGGAATGGTTCCGTATTACAGTAATGCTGAATAACACAGTGGTTGACATTTTTAAGGATGGAGACTTACTTAAGTCAATAGTTCTAAAGGGTAAAGTGCGACCTGTTCCGAATCAATGGTTTGGTCGCAGTGGACCGGCACCATTCAGTGGAGTTCTCCAAAATCTCAAATTATATAATGGTATTTTATCACCTGCGCAAATTAAATCAGCGGCATCTAGTGGATTCTCAGCCAAACCTCAGATTAAGGATGCTGAAATATGCTAAGGACACATTTTTAAATTTACTGTAAGCAGGGAATGAATCGTTTTAGTTTTAATAATTATAGGCCGGCACCCTCTGTTATTCCATCTGTTTCAACGTTGGGCACACAGCCTGCTGACATAGCAGCATATGCATTAGGTGGAATGCTTTTAGTGGGCCTGATTTTTTTAGTAATAATGTATTATCAACGAAAGAATGTTCAAATGAATCCTGGACCATGGAAGTTTTCACCGACTGAATTTCCAATTGTTATACGTTCAGACCAGTTAGCAACAGTAACGCAAGGATCGTTTAGCATAGTGAATTATTTATATATTTCGGGTGCAAGAGAACAACGAACAAATGCCCAGCCAATCTGGCGTTGGGGAATCTTTGATCCAATAAGAAACAGAAAACCTGCTATCCTAGCATCATATATTCCGGCACAAGAGCAACTTCTGCTAGAATTCTCAAATGTAGCAACAGGTGATGAAAACTCAACTTCATCAATCTTTGTTCCAAATATTGTACAACAACGTTGGTTTCATATGGCATTTGCGTTTGAAGGAAGAACAGTTGATATTTTTGTAAATGGTCATCATGTAAAGAGTCTACAGCTTCCTAACGTCTTAAAGCAATCATCTGATGGAATACAAATTGTCGGCAATTCGGGTATCCTGGGACAGATGGCATTGTGGAAAGTCACCGAAGGAAGAATGAATGAGCAGCAGGCCCAATCTGATTATAAGGAAACCTCTGATACAGGAGGAAAGCCTATTTTACCGGTTGATTTTTCATTTTCTCTTGATATGATACCCAAGCTTAACTTTTGTCCTGGAATGCCCTGGTGCGAAGATATGAAAGGCGACTGCAAGACATATGTTAAATACGACTATGCTTAAATTTTCATAAAATGCATACACTAAAAAAGAAGTAATGATTATTCTTTTTTATGTAATATTAGGTTAGAGAATGAATAGTCTGCAAGCAGGATCAGCGGGAGGCCCCGGTTTAGTAAATAGTATAATTTATGTTCTACTTTCATTTGTTCTTGTGTACTTCGTATACCGTTTGGTATATCCGCAGCAGGATCCGCGTGAGGCACAAGTCTTAGATTTCAATGATGGCAGTCGTGCACTAACTGCATCAACAGACGTAAATTCAGCTCCTCTACCCCAGCTTTTCACAGGTGGTGAAATGACACTATCCTTTTGGCTCTATGTAAGCGATTGGGATGTTCGTGCGGGCATGGTCAAGCACGTTTTGTCTGTCCGTGGTTCATCTCCTGGAACGACTTATAACAGTTTTGTCTGCGCCTTGTACCCGCAGGAGAACAAGATGATGATCCGTGTTAGAACTGCGGGTGCATCTACACCGACGGGCATGGGTTCCCAGTCTAACCCTACATCACCCCAAGGCAGCGGCTCTTCTGATTACACAAACATTGCAACCTTCAACAATCTCCTCAACCAGAATATTGGCCTTGCCGATTTCACGAACACATTGAACTACCCGATGTGCGACTTGCCTGAATTTGATTTACAACGTTGGATCAATGTTACAGTTGTAGTTTCTGGACGCGTGAGCGATGTATATCTTGACGGAAAGTTGGCCCGTTCTTGCATGTTAGACAATGTAATACAGTTCCCTAAGTCAGTTGGCTCAGCGGGTATCGCCGTAGATGTCTGCCAGAAGCAAGGTTTTGGTGGTGCTCTATCACGTGTACAACTCTATTCTTATGCGATTACGCCGGATCGTGTCTACAGTATTTACCAAGCGGGTCCGTCAATCAAGTCTGCTACATTGGTGGACAAACTCCTGGGTCTATTCGGAATCAACTTAACAGTAAGTGCCTACAAGGTAACATCTCCTCAACAGTCATGCAACGGCTCAATGAATGTGAATGTTCCTTCTATTGTTGGAACATCACTAACAGGTGCTGGTTTGACAACCTCTGGAGCCCTTGGTGGAGTATTATCAAATCCGATTGCGGCTGCTCAGTAAAGACTTCAAATTCAAATAGAAACGTATATTTCATTTCATAATGGGTGACCTATTTGAAATAAAACATATCCTTGATTAACTATAGAGAGAAATGAATTTTCTACCTAACATCCTTGGAGACGGAATTGTAGATCAAGTTTTACAGGCTATGGCCGTAATGCTCTTTCTATATGTATTCTTATCAGTTCTGAATAACTTTGGCATTCTTTATCTTACATATTTGGAAATGTCTACTACACTTCAGCCTAATACGACTAATGTAACGGATACATTTACTCAAGAACCTAACATTGATACATCAAAGACTTGTTTTCCGAGTCGTAATGAAGTCAATGGAACTGAATTTACTTACAGTATCTTCCTGAACTTCACTGCAAATAGTTTCTCCAATGATCCTAATAGATTACGTCACATCTTCCACAAGGGATCACCGCCTCCTGACGGTTACCCTTTAATTTCACCTGGTGTTTTCTGCCATGCAAATCAAAATACGCTCCGTGTGATGATGGGTAGCTCTGATCGCTGGGATAACTTCGTAGATATCCCGAATATTCCGGTCGGCAAGTGGTTCCACTTAGTAATTACCTGCAAGGGTCGCAGCATTGATGTCTACATCAACGGAAATATTATCCAGCGTCTAACACTTGGATCTGTTCCTAAGCTGAACTTTGGTGATGTCTATCTCTTGCAGAATATATCAAATGGTGATACACGCGTGAACATTGCTCCTGAGCAACAGTTTAACGTAATTGGTGCCGCAAACTGCAGTATCTCCCGTTTCCTTTATTATGCCTATAGTTTATCATATGCTGAGATTGATCAGCTCTACAGACAGGGCCCTTCCACAACGGTTGTCAGTGCAAGCAACCAGATCCCGCCTTACATGGCCGATGCCTGGTGGGTGCAGTCTTTCAATCAGGGTCAGTAATCAAAAAATCATAAATCAATTATTATTAATTTAATAAGGTTTCCTACTTAAATTAATAAGCAACGATAAATCAGAGTAGAATATGCCGGGAGGTCTTATTGCTTTAGTCGCATTTGGTAAACAAAATGTGATGATCAATGGTAATCCACAGATCACATATTTTTATAAGTCATTTAAGCGTCATTCACATTTTTCTATGGAAAATATTTCAATTCCATTTGAAGGGCCAAATGAATTAAGTTTGGATATGCCGATGAAAGTTCGCGTTAAGATTCAACGATTTGCTGATTTGGCACGTAATTGTTATCTACGCGTCAGACTTCCGGCAATCTATAGTAAAATTGCAGTAGGAAGGGATATTCCGCATCAGTTTCAATGGATTAAGCAATTAGGAGCACGTTTAATTCAAAATGTTTCATGTTACATTGGTGGATCTAAGATCCAAGAATTTACAGGAGAATGGTTGGCAATTCGGGCACAGTTAGATGAAGAAAGTTCAAGTTATTCCCATTGGCAGGAATTAGTGGGAGATGTGCCTGAAATGAATAATCCTGCACTTGGTTATTATTCAGATACATCTTCGGGTACACCACTTTATCCTAATGTAGTTCAAACAATTGGAGCAACACAAAATAATAATCCATCAATTCCTAGTCGCAATCTCCGAATTCCTCTTCCTTTTTGGTTTAGTGAAGGTGTCGGAAATGCACTTCCTTTAAAAGCCTTACAATACCATGAAGTTGAGGTGCAAATAAATTTTCAACCTTTAAGAAATATTTACACTCTGCTAGATTCATTAGGATATCGTGTTCGTTATGGATATGAAAATGCAGGAGCGCCATTTTCTGCGACTAATCCGGAGACACTGAACGATGTATATAATTCTGTTGCAGATGTGAATGGAAGTCCGCAGAATTTTTACACCGATGCTGGATTTGGTATTCCGACAACAGAATATTTTAATTTAAATCCTCATCTTGAAGTTGAATATATTTATTTAACAGATTCTGAACGTTCTTTCATTGCAGAGCATCCTTTACAGTATATTGTATCACAGATTCAAACATTTACTTTTCAAGGAGTTAAGTCAAGAACAAAGTTTGACTTAGATGCACATAATATGGTTCGTCGCATGATCTGGTTTGCTCGGAGATCAGATACATTAGTATACAGAAATGATTACTTGAATTGTACAAATTGGAAATATGCAAATCAAGCACCTTATCTAAAAGGTACGCTAGCTCAAGCAACTAATTATGGAACTTCTGGAACAATAGTAACAGGCGGTCAGCGTACAATTTTACAGACTGCAAGAATTATATGTGAAGGAAATGAAATTATGGAAGAAAAGCCGGCAGACTATTTTGAATTACAGCAGCCGTACGATAATTTAGTTGGAGGACCGATTGGTGTCACGGGTGTGGATTCAATGGGACCATTATATGTATTATCATTTGCTACAAAAGGTTCTGATCTCTTACAGCCATCTGGTTCACTAAATGTCAGTTTAATTAATAATTTTCAACTTGAAGTAAATCCGTATCCTATAAATACCACTGCAAATTATGATTATGATTTTACAGTCTATATTGAAAGTGTAAATTTCCTAGCAATTACGAATGGAATGGGTGCATTACAGTTTGCAGTATAATTAAGAGTCCTGGATAACGCGGAAAATACAATTAAAAATATTAATGTATCATCAATAATGAGATATAAGATCGTTATTGCTAGATACAATGAGTCCCTTAACTGGACAGATCACTTAAAAAGGGAAAATTTAGTCATTTACAATAAGGGTAATCCACTTGATCCGGTGAAATTTCCTGTTGTAGAAAAGCGTCAAAATATAGGAAGAGAAGTTGAATCATACATGCATTATGTAATTAATAATTACGATAATTTACCTGATTATGTAATATTTCTGCAAGGATATCCATTTGATCATATGAATCCGATTGTTCCTGAAGAATTTCAAGAAAAAATAGATAATTTGATAGATTCTAAGCCGAAAGATATATTATGTTTTATGCAGCAGCCTTATGTTGAAAGACATTATCGTTGGCCTTCAATTAAGACAGTAGAATATTGCAAACTTTTTTTCACGCCGAATTTTCCTGAAGTAACAATTTTTTCTGCTGGATGCCAATATTTAATTCCCAAACAAAATATTCTATCTAGACCGATTCAATTCTATATGAGAATCCAAGGAATGTTATTAAATCAAAAACAGTTAACAATAGATATAGCATCAGGAGGATATTATGAGTATGAACCGCATTCAATGAATGGATGGTGTTTAGAAAGACTTCTTGGATATGTTTTCAGTATTCAAGTTCCCTTGCAGGAAGAGATGAAGCAGAAGAAATATTTAGTAACTGGTGGAGCAGGATTTATTGGAAGCAATTTGGTAAATATGTTATCAAAAAATAACACAGTTGTTGTCATAGATAATTTGACGACTGGCGATATAACTAACATAGTAAAGAATGATAATATTCATTTTATAAATGGTTCTGTTCTTGACAGTGAACTTTTAGACAGAGTTGGTTATGTTGATGGAATCTTTCATTTAGCAGCAATGAGTAAAGTTTTACCTTCATTGGAAAACAAGGATATGTTTAATTTTTGCATGGAGCAAAATATTCTTGGAACAATTAATGTTTTGAAGTTTGCATCATCATACAGAAAACCTATGAAAGTGATCTATAGTGCATCATCCACTGCCTATGGGTTAAATCCCATTCCGAATGTTGAAACACAGCAACCTGATTGTCAAACACCGTATGCTCTTAGCAAATACTGCGGAGAATTATGTTGTGAACTTTTTTACAAAATGTACAAATTACCTTCTGTTAGACTAAAGTATTTTATGGTTTATGGACCCAACGAACCTAGTACCGGATCATATGCAATTGTAACAGGTATATTTCTCAAAAGAAAACGTGAAAATTTGCCTCTTCTAATACACGGCGACGGATCTCAAACAAGAGATTTTGTTCACGTGGAAGATATCTGTCAAGCAAATATCCTAGCAATGGAAAATGAGGATCTAGTAAATGAAACGATCAATGTTGGAACAGGTGAAATGATTTCAATTAAAGAACTAGCAGATTTAATATCAGCAGATCAGATACATGTAGAAGGTCGGAAAATTGATCTTAAGCATACATTATGTGACACAACAAAATTAAAAGAAAAACTGGGATTTATTCCTTCAAAGAAGATTAAAGATTATATTTTATCTTTGGTCTGAGGATTAATATTCTATATTATTTATTTAAGAATTTAGAGATGAGATTTGTTATAAATTCGCATAAAAACTCTTCAATTGCTCTTGAACTGGGGTTCTCAGAATAGTAAAATATTATGAGACAATTGACTTATATAAAATACAAGCAAATTGGCAGCAAAGTAATTAATATGAATTAAGAGTTTAGACTTTTGGCATTTTATATTCCTTCAAGATATCGGGTCCAAACTTCTTTTCATCCTCTTCCCTTCCATCGCGCAACCTCAATTCAAGATATCCCGATTTCTTAGTTGCATTTAATTTTGTTAAATTGGGAAATGCGGCATGCAAGGCTTCTGCTGATTTTGTAACACGATTCTTAGTTCTTTCCTCTTGCATTCCACCCGCTTCTTTGTAATAAGCCGTCTTAGGAGCTACAGTACGGAAACGCAGAACACCTCCATCAAGAACATACATAATTAGAGAACGCAAATAATCTTCTTTATCATCAATTGTGACAGTTAAGATAGGCCCCGGATTTGTGATGCCCCAGAAGGCTCCAATGATATATTTCAAATCCGATGTCGCACCTTCCTTCATGAAAAATCCGTTTGCAACAGGATAGATTCCCCATAATCTAAATCCAGTCTTAGCAGATTCACTGAATCCTTTCTTGATTAGTGAATCTAGGCTTTGTAAAGGAATCTCGTGACGACGAGCACTAGAAGAAAACTCCAAGAATCCTTTGATATCATCATCCATATTAACAATTCGCTTTCCAACAGGGAAATATCCAGTGATAAAGTTGCGGATATTAGCCATGCCTGGAACTCCAACAATCATATGTCCGTAAGAACCAGGCTTCAATACACTTCTGTAAAGCTCTTCTTGTTCCTTATTTGCGACAAAGACATAGATTTTTGATGCAGGAATTTTGTATTCTGCAAGAACAGTTAATGTTTTATCGCGTAAGGTCTCAGCCCTTTTATAAGAAGGAATTGCGACAACATAATCTGAGCCAATTTTTCTAGTCCCCTTATTTCTAGAGCGACGTGTTGTCATCCTACTTTACGCCCATTTTTCTTTTAAAAATTACTGACATAGGATAGGGTTAAATGGAAAAGGGATCCATGCAAGATAGATCCACATTTGATGGAAACCGATTTGGAAGAAAAGTCGGAATTTGGTTTGGAATTTTTATTGGAACTTTTCTCGGATTATGTTTACTTGCAGAAGGAACAAGTTTAGGAATGAACGCTTTCATCTACAAAGGACCCTTTATGAGAGCAGTCCTTGGTCTATGGTTTGGAATAGCATTCTTTATCTCAATACCTTATTATATCTTTATTGGATTAACAAATCCAAATGAGTCACCTAAGAGATATGCACTCTTTCCTCTTCATAAGGGCCCCTTTGAATGGCAGGTTATGAATTCATTCTTTGGAGAAGGAAGTTACATGACGACAACTTGGGAACCAGATGATCATGTTCTAGATAGAATGGGTCTGCTAGAAAACCCAGATCCGAAAGATAAATATATTTTACCGATCACTTTAGATACACTAAATATTTAGGCAGACTCATAGAAAGTTCTTGTCGCAGAGTCCTTTATAAAATCCTTAATCTTCATTGGTGTTTTCTTAACAAATGGATTTGGTGTATTGCGCATTTTCTTCTTATCAAATGTATTCTCGGAATGAGCCATTACGAGCATAACACTTGTTGATTTAAGTTGGAGCATAGGAACACTATATTTTTTTACAAAAGATGCCTCTTCTGCATGAGTGACTGTATCATCATAAAAGTGATCTTTTAGGAAAGATCGCCGATATGCAAAAGTTCCATTTGTTGCATGATTTGGTGCATAGGGTCCTAGTTTCCAGATACTCTTATCATCAGTATAATACATGAAGATCTCTGAGGAGCCGCAGATTTCATACTTGGGATTTGCTGTTAACATCTTAACAACGTGGGAAACACGATCTGTAGTATAATAATCATCATCATCCATGCAGATAATAATATCACCTTTGGCCTCCTTGTTTAAAAAGTTTCTCTTCATTCCAATATTCTGTTTTTCTTCTTCTTCAAAATATCGGACATTCTTCAGATCAGATGCATCAAAAAGATCTTTTACTTTATCTGTTCCATCATCAAAAACAACAAGTTCCATTAGTTCTTGTGGGTAATCTTGAGCCTTAAAATTAGAAATTAAATGAGGTATGAAGCGCCGACGATTATAAGTTGGAACAATAACGCTGACAAAAGGTCTGCTCATCTATTTTACATTAATGGAGGAATCCGTTAAGTCCTTGCTTCCCAGGACCGGGGTTGCTTCCTAAATCTATCTAGAAATCTACACCCCCGTTTTTTCAATTTTTTCACCAAAAAATTTGAACCAAAAATAAAAGACACAAAAAAGCAGACCCTAAAGAAAGAAATGGATTACGCTCTTAGAACTGTTGAAAATATCCTGAAATATTCGCTGACACATGAGTCACCTGTGTATCATCAGCCCGCTCATATTCGTCTTCCACTAAAGATCCATCAGCGTGCTCTTCTAGCAGCGGCCCGTAAGTTGGAGTGTAATCGTCCTGCAGGAATTACATGCGAAGATGGAGCGCAGATGTATACCAAGTATGGAGTAATTGCAGATCGTGTCGGATCTGGTAAATCACTAGTTGCACTATCTCTTGCAGGAATGGAGCGTCCTCAGACAGAGATGTTTACTGCAGAGGCATCAACAAATCATGATGTCGTTGTAATTAAGCGTCACGATGAGTCAATTAAGTTGATCAAGAATGAATATATTGTTACAAATGCATCACTACTTATTATTCCCCATGGACTTGTAGCGCAGTGGGAACGTTATATTAAGGATCAGACTTCTCTTAGAACTCTAATTGTAAAGACAAGAAAGATTGCATCAACAAATACAATTAAGGAAGATATTAAGAAGTTGGATCTGGTGGTTGTCACCTCAACGATGTGGAAGGATTTCTGCACGCAGGATAATGTCTATAAGATTTACTGGTCGCGTCTCTTTGTGGATGAGGCCGATACTTGTCAGATTGGTATTTCGGATGAGTCGCAGGTTCGTGCAGCCTTCTATTGGTTTATCTCAGCAAGTTGGCTAAATATGGTCTTTCCAAATTACACAAGTATTTTGCGACATGAGGCAACAAAGACAATCTATCCACTTGCATGGGAAAACTTTAAGAATTCAGGTAACTATATTCGGATTGAGGGAATTCGTAGGAACAATATTGTCAGTAGGATGTGTGTATCAGCGCAGTATCCAACACTTCGGGCAAATTATAGTTGGAGACTAATTCTCCGCAATGATGAGAACTTTATCCAGCAGTCTCTTCAGATGCCAGAAATCATCCATCACAATTGGATTTCAGCGATCCCGCAGAATGTTCAGCTTCTGCAAGATATGATCAATCCGCAGATTATGGAGATGCTTCATGCAGGAGATCACGAGTCAGCACTAGAGGCGCTCGGTATTCAGGAGGATTCAGTCACAAATGTAGTGGAAGGTGTTACGAAACATATGCAGCAGCAGTTGGAGACAGCAGTCAAGTTCCGTGAATACAAGATGTCCATGACCTATCCCTCAGATAAGGCAAAGCAGGAAGAGAAGGAGAAGTGTGATCAAAAGATTGCGGAGTTTGAGTCTAAGTTGAAGTCACTCAAGGATCGTGTCACTGAGTATAAGGATACTGCATGTCCTATCTGCTTCTGTGATCTAGAGAAGCCGACACTGACACCATGTTGTAAGAATCTCTTCTGCTTTGTCTGCATGGTAGAGTCACTCCGCCGCAATCCGGTCTGTCCTCTTTGTCGCACACATATTGAAGTTAAGAATCTAAAAATTCTTTCTGAGGAAAAGCCAAAGCCCAAGCATGTGAAGGAGAAGGAAGGAAAGCCTCTTTCAGATGAGGAGAAGACAAAGGCACACCGTCTGCTAGAGTTCTTGGAAGCAAATCCTAATTCTAAGGTTCTTCTCTTCTCATCCTATGATAAGACCTTTAGTAAGTTGATCCCTGTCTTTGAGCAGAAGTCAATCAATTATAGCATGGTAAATGGAACATCTGCTCGTATTCAGAAGATTATCCGTGAATTTGGAGAGGGTAAGCAGCAGGTTCTCTGTCTGAATGCTCGTCACTTTGGAGCGGGTCTTAATATTGAGTGCGCTTCCCATGTTATCCTGTATCACAGGATGGCGGAGGAAGTTGAGAAGCAGATCATTGGTCGTGCGTATCGTTTTGGCAGATCAACAAATCTGGATGTAATCCATCTGCTTCATGCAAATGAGACTGGAGCACAGTTTGATTTACATGCATATAATGGTGCAATTGATCAGGGCAATGTTATTCTTCACATATAGTTTTCTTCTTACGACGAACAGGTGCTTTTACTTCAACAACTTCAACTAATTCAGTAATAACTTTTTTTTCGTGAATAGCTCTAATCTGAGGTGGCAACAGAACTTCCAACCATTTATCTAATCGTTCTAAGACAGGCATTTCTTTTACAGAAGTTAATTCATACCAAAGACCAGCATGATGAACTCCATTATAGCGTGACTTATAGGCCAAAAGAATACGATACGCTCCTTCAAAACCTGCATTGCGATGTGGTGATTTATTGACAGACAAGAAATCACGAACTTCACCCAGATACTTGAACTGATTGAAGAGCCAAGATTGACGACTTAGAACTGCAGTATAGACCATTGGAACATCTTTGATAGGCTTCTTCATATTGGAAAAAGCATCATAGAAGAGCCGAGTATTAACTGCTTGAAGCTTAGCAGTATACGAATAGGGAAACAAATTCCAATATTGAAAGAAGAAAGTATAATAATCAATACGATCGGACTGCAAGATATCATGCAGAAGAGTTCGGTAGAAAGTATATGATCTTGTTGGATCTTGCACATTGGATTTTAACCAATTAGGTAGGGTCTCATGCAAATGTAATCCAGCCAGATTCATGTCATTATTTTCAAGAGCAACTTCACGGAAGATATCCACTTGATTACTCAGAATTTGGATAACAGCCTGCTTTAAATTCTCAAGACGTGAAATACGATTTGTTGATTCAATGCGTGGTTTAAAATCATTAATACCTTTCCCACCATTCAAGGCACGATGTTGAATAGAACTATTCCAGATCTGCAAGATCTTGCGTAAATCACCTTGATGAAGTTGAGATAATTCATTCACTATATCAGTATCGGGTTCAACAGTCGGATGTTTTTTCACGAGAAGATTCTTAATTTCTTTTACAGATGGAGGGATAATTTCAAAAGAAAGACAAAGACGCATTAAGGGTTTATATTTCTTATCAGCCCATTCATTACTAATGCAAAATATAGCATTCATGCCCTTATATTCTTTAAGAGCCTTGATGATTTCTGTAAGACCACCACGATCACCGGATGACATACCGTCAATTTCGTCAAGAATTACACCAAGAGGGCGATGACCTTCTGGTCTAAAAAAATCAGCGACATTATTACTTTTTAGAAGAGGTTGAATAATTTCAGAGACACCTGCACGATTCCGCACATGACTAGCATTACATTCTACAGGCCTTAAATTAGCAGCAGCGCAAACACGATAAGCTAAAGTTGTTTTACCGACACCGGGACCTCCATAAAGAAAGACAGCAACAGGATCTCTATGACCAGAGGAAGGCTTTTTAGCCCAATCAACAAGTTTACTAAAAATATCTTGATGAATTTCACTTACAAAATCATCTTTAACTTCCATGCCTACCGAATTTGTTAGGCTTTGGTTTATATCCCAAGGCCTAGCAAATGAAAATTTTGATTTTTTATTATTGTTTTTTGATTTTTGATAGGAATAGTTTTACGCACAGCCAGTTCCAGCCGTGATACCGGCCCATGATAGACCCTTACTCTGAGCTGCATTACACTTGGTAGCATTTGAGTCAGAAGGCTTTGTTAGGAAGATATAATCTTTTTGTCCAGGCGCAGGAGGTATCAGAGGATCCGCTTTCTTGAGTCCATTGCGACGAGAAACTCCAATAAAATCTACGCACATATTTGATCCAGTAGCAGGATCATTACCCATAAAAGTTAAGTAATCTGGGCAAGAAGACAGATACGGGGGCCAAGTGGGATATGTGAATTGTGATGTAGCAATAAACCAGCGAACATAATACATCCAGAGCAGTGCAATAAGTCCTAGAGTGCCGAGCATTGCAAGAAAGGGACGTCCCTTATTATCTAGGTAGGTGCCGGATAAAGTAACATACATAAAAAAGATCGTAACTCCCACAGCCACAAATGAAAACACTCGTGCTAGGAAATCCAGTGTTCTTTGCGATATAGCCATCTCTAAATAATCACATTAAAATATTTTTCTAAAATTTAGGTTAGCCTATATTTGCCCATACAGATCTAGTTAAGTAATTGTTACCCTGACCATCATACCAGGTCATTTCAATAAAACCAGTGCCAAAATCTGTATTAGAAGCGGTTCCGGAAGGTCCAATAGGACCATTTGGAGAAACAATCTGAACTTTTTTAAAAGTTGAGTTATAGATTTGGACTGTTTTTGCCATATCTCGTAAAATCACACATCCAGAGGTACTAACATTATTTGTAGTAATGATAGTTGACCACCATGTAGGATTATTTGCAAGAGGTGCGACATTAGATGTAGTTAAATTAATAGAATAGATTTCATTATATGCCGAACTTATATTAATAAGAAATTTTGGAGGCCCAGCCTGAGCAGTATATCTTAATACTGATGACATTAATTAAGAAAAAGAAATTTCCCAGACTGAATATAGAAATGAATGGCAGAATAAATCTAGATTTTACAACTGGCTTTACTGATCAAGGAATTACAAATCAGTTCACATCTGCTACAAAGTTAGGTGATGATGTAGGAAGGGATTTAGTAAAAGGAACAATTGAAAAAAATCTATTGAATCAGACCTATTTCAGTGATGCAAATGTTCAAATCATCCAAAATCGTCTAATCTATGAAGTCTACCAGAAGAGCAATGGTAAGTATAGAATTGGACCCCAGAGTGCTGAAAACCTATTAATTATTATGCGCAGCATGTATTTTCAGTATGGTAAAAATTTAGATTATGCAATTAAGGAACAGATTACTGAATTAAATGATTATGTAATTGCTTTTGCAGTTCCCAAAATTCTGAGTGAAGCCGATATGTATGAGACGTATAGAAAAGATATTACAACTTTACCTGTACCTATGTCCCGTTCAGTGAACTTGAGCCAAGCAGGCACAAAGAGCAGACCCTTGAATCCTTTTTTCTAAGCTTACTTTTTAACAACCTTCTTCTTTGTTACCTTGGGTCCGGCAGGATCAGCCTTATTAATCTCAGCACGATGAGTCTGATAAGGAAGCCATGCAGCCATAAAGTCATCAAGATCAGAAAGCCAAAGATTCTCGGGAGTCATATTCTCAAGAACCCTTACTTCATCTTCAACCCCCTTAATCTCAAGTTCCAATGTATGTACTGCTGATGCCTTCATCCGATCAATACGCATTCGCAACAAGTATTCAAAGTCATCAAGAGTGTCATTCTGTGCACTGAGATGAGGCAGAGATAGTGCCTTTAGACCTGCAAGAAGCACAGAATCTTCCGTCTTACCAATCACAAGAGAACCAGAGATAACAGCAGCAATGAAAGCCATCTTAGCCCGGAGTTCAATAAGTGATGACTTGAGACTTGCAAGTTTATGAGCCTTGCGCTTCTGATAAATATCTAGACGGGCTGTAATAAACTCTTCTAGGATTTCACCCACATGACTATACCTATGAATCTTTCCACAAGAATCAAAAGCAACCATGTTAGTAATTCGGAAACTACTGATTAGACGGAACTTGACCATAAATTCTGACAGATAAGTCTTCGCCAACCAATATGCATCTTCTGTTAGAGTCAAGATAAAGTCTACATCAACATCGTTATAGGCTTCCTCAAAGCTCCGGAGAGTCAATTTTCCACCCTGTTCATCAATACCGGGGGTTTCACCTGCTAGCATACTCTCCAAGAACTCCTTATAGTCCCTAGTCCAAAAGCCAACCGGCAGTTCCTTGATCCGAATCTGAAACTTCTCTTCATTTGGAAACTCAATGATACCGCTCGTAAGCCATCCCTTCTTGTCGGGCATAGGACGAACATCGCCGCGGAAACCGAGCCACCAAGGCTTGAAGGTCCAAGTTGTCAGATCTACACCATCAGAAAGACGGGACTTGATTGCTGCAACCAGATCTGTAGGATTGTACGGCAGAATATCTGTTGAGAAACCAGTGCCAATACCAATTGATCCATTGACTAGAATCATGGGAATTGTACTGTAATAATTCACAGGCTCAACAGGTGTTCCATCATCATCTGTATAAGAAAGAACAGGCTCATCTTCCTTGCGATAAATACTTCGGATAATGCTTTCAAGATAAGTGTGGATATACCTCGGCGAAGCAGAATCCTTTCCACCCATAAGACGAGTTCCAAACTGTCCTGAAGGTGCTAGCAGATTAATATTATTAGCACCGACGTAAATCTGTGCCATTCCGATAATAGTTGAATTCAGAGATGCTTCACCATGATGGTAAGCAGCAATCTCAGATACATATCCTGCAAGCTGAGCAACCCGAATTTCCTGTGTTAGGTTACGCTTGAGACAAGCCCATAGAATCTTGCGCTGACCGGGCTTTAGTCCATCCAGAATAGAGGGAAGAGACCGGATATTATCTGCAGATGAGAAGTGAATGAGTTCATCATTGATAAATTTAGTGTAAGGAACCTGAGAACCACCCTTTTTAATAACAAGTACCCTCTTAATATCATATGTTGAAAGCCAAGTCTTACGATCATCTGCTCTTTTCTTATTAAATGCCATATCAATTGCATCATCTGAAGGATCATCCCACTGAAAATCAACTGTGTGCATATTCTCAAAGTATTCACGGGCTTCAGCAGCAGTTGAAGTGCCCAATCCCTTATAATACTTCGCTTTCCAACCCTTTCCGCCTCCAGATTCAGGTCCGGCAAACCAAACATCATAATCCTGCTGGGAATAGAAGGATAGCGTAGTTGATCCCTTTGAAACCTTGAGCAGAGGAGTCATTAGACAGCAGAGAAAACCCATCTTAAGAAGATTAGGCCACTCAGTGTGGAAGAGATTGATGAGAAGACCCTTAATATGTGATCCATCTACATCCTGATCTGTCATAATCATGACACGACCATAGCGGAGTTGCTCCAACTTGGTATATTTCTTGCCATATTCCAGACCAAGAATCTGCTTAATCTGATTGAGTTCAGCATTATTATTCTTCTTTGCAAGATTGGCTTCCTTAACGTTGAGGAGTTTACCACGAAGAGGAAAGACACCATAGCGTTCCCGACCAACAACCTTCAGACCTGAGATTGCAGTGGATGCAGCTGAATCTCCCTCAGTCAAGATCAAGGTGCACTCATTGGACTTTGCAGTTCCAGCCCAAAGAGCATCTTCTAGCTTAACAATGCCGCGAACAGTAGCCCGCTTTTTACCATCAGTCTTCTTAGCATCCTTGAGTTCACGAGCAGCCAGAATGTGCTGAGCCTCATCAAGAAGACCAATCTTGATTAGTGAATCAACAAACTTCTCGGAGATGACAGGCTTAGATCCAAACTTGGAAGCAGGAGTTGTTAGACATTCCTTAGTCTGAGTATCAAAAGAAGGATTTACAATAACTGAGCGAATGAACCATGTTAGAGAATCCTTGATTAGATTGGGAGTAATTTCAATCTTCTTCTTCTTGGCTTTTTCGCAGAAATCAGTCAGAACCTGCTTGGCAACATATTCAACATGCTTTCCTCCACGCCGAGTTAGAATACCATTTACAAAGGAAAGATGGCGATCATCGGGTGGCGAATCCTTGTACAGAGTGGATGTTAGAATTGCACCGATCTCCCAACGTTCTCCAGCAGAATCAAAAGCAATAAGTGCATCGCGACGCTTCTTGGGCGTCAACTTCTTGACTTGTTCGGGCAGCCCTTCTTCAAGAGGACAGAACAGATCCATATAGGACATGAGTGACATCACAGGAATCTGAGTTCCATTGAGATAGATTGCGCAACCGGGAACGCAGACAGCAGCATCATAGCACCGAGTCGTCAGAACATCCATCATATCTGCAGGAATCTCTTTAACTTCTCCTTCAGCATCATCGGTAGAAGACCAATGAAATCGGGAAAGATCGGGAGTATAGGCAATAGTAGTAAGAGCCGTTGATGACTTTACTTTATTAACCTTTACCTTATCCATTTTAGTCATGTTATCGGTCCAAGTGTAAGTTGTCATTGTTGAGGAGGAAGGAGTAGTAATTTTAACAGAAAACTCCTTACTGAAGATATTGGTCAACTTGGCACCATATCCATTCTTACCACCGACGATCTTCTCTTCCTCCTTGTTGTAGTTGGAAGAAGTCAATAGCTGACCAAAGATCATTTCGGGAAGAGGACATCCAGCTTCGGTATGGATAGCGGTAGAAATAGTATCACCATCATTAGTTACTGAAATCTGAGTAGGAGAAAGCATAATTCGGATGTTAGAAACTGGGACAACACCGGGTTCCTTCTTCCGTAGACGCTCCTGCTGCCGAGTATAATGATCGGTTGCATTCACTAGAATTTCATCAAAGATCTTGAAGAAGCCAGGACAAAACTGGATCTTCTTCCAAACCATTCGCTTAATTGCAGGATCATAGATCCAACGACTTTGAGGCTCTGTATCAATAGAACCGATATACGTATCCGGCAGTTCCAAGATATGCTCTCTATGCGTGCGCTTGCTATAATTTTCGGGGTTCATTTCTCTTGCCTAAGGGTGGGGGTCAAGGGGCATTCAAATTTTTAAGAATAACACAGTTATTTAAAAATTAAGACAAATTTTTATACAACAGAGTTATTCAGATCTAAGACAAATTTATGAAAATTGGAAGAGTACTTATACCCGAAGATTACCATCATGTGTGATACCATTTATCATATACCATTTTACTTTATGATCTAAACAATAATAAAACAGAAAAAATCCATTTACAACCTCCATAGTTTGGCAGAGTGTTTTTGCTTCACCTTTTTTTGCATGAAAAGCAAAGAGCAAAGTAATAACATTTTGCATATAGTATATCATAAAATTTAATACTTTTTTGGAAAGGATAAATGAATTCCAAATAGGAATTTCACCATAATAACATTCAGTCCATAAATGGTTTGTATTAAATAATTTATTATAAACTTGACAAAGAAGATCCCATTGATCTGTGTCTAACCTTGATAATAGATAGTCTTTACTTACAACATCCTGTAAAACATATATAATTTCAGGAGATCTTTTATAATTGTTCAATATAATATGTATATGTTCTACAAATAATTCACTTATAATCATATCATATTGAAAAAACCCAATTAAGTCAATTTCTTCTAGCATATTCTGATTAATGACAAAATGCAACAAAACACTATTTTCTTTCAAACCATCTTTTTGAAATTCGGGATGATAAATTTGAAATTGATTTTCATAAAAAACAAGATCTTTAAATCTTTCTGGAATTATTTTTTCTATAGAATCATTTACTGCAATAAATCTAAAATATTTATTTAAAAATTCATCTGAGAAATTATAGCAATTAGGATTAATAGAGTTATGAAAGATCACATTAATTTTTAATCTAACATCTTGATCTGTTGCCATAATTTAAATTTTCTTTTTAATATATAGAAATGACGCAGTCTAATAAAAGGAAGACAACAAGAAAACAGCGTGGTGGTGCTGCAACACCTTTACCTCTTTCATTTTTTAATCCAGGATCAGCCTCTTTATCAGCATCAGCCAGTAATCTTTCAACTGCTGCGACATCAACACTTGCAAGACAGGGAATCTATCAGACTGGGGGTGCTAAGTCCCGTAAGGGACAGAAAAAGCAGAAGAAGCAACAGAAGTCGCGTAAGCAACAGAAGTCTATTAAGCAGAAGCAGCGCGGTGGATTTTCCCCTTCAGTGATGGGTCCTTTTATTAAGAATGTTGAAGCTTTAGCTGCACCCTTATCAATCTATCTGGGCTGGAAGATGATTAAGGGATTACGTGGATCTAAGGCCTCTAGGAAGAAGTAGGTTCCTGAGGAGTTTGCTGAGAAACCATAATATTATATTGAATACTCGTGTAAAAATTATAAGCGGTTAAATCTTCAACATCATTATGATTATTTTTTAAGTATACATTTATGAGATTGATATCAAGAAGCGAATCGCTGCTTAATCCATAAGTTTCTTTCATACCGCCTGCTAAATCTGCTCTTCCCCGTGATTTTGAATAAAAGAATTCGGGAATAGTCTTACAATAATAATGATTCATTTGAATCACAGAAGTATCCATATCTGGATTCTCAGCCTCTGTTGTTATAACACCATTTGTTGCAATAACATTATATCCTTCTTTAGGATTAACATTATGGCAGCATACAAATCCATTGACCAATTCTGGCATAAAAAGAGTTTTCATTAATTTATCACCTTTTAGAGCACATCGTCTAAAACGCGAAACAACTGGCTCATCTGTTTTCTTAATTAAACCAGATGAACCAAAATAACGCCAACAAATACTTATTCCAGCAACATTAGGTAAGAAATAATCCTTAATAAATGCTTGAATATTTGGGTGTTTTTTCAAACAGACAAATTCATCAATATCACAGTGAAGGACATATTTAATATTATGTTGTTTAACAACATTTTGCATAAAATGTTCTAAGGCCATATATTGAATTCCTACCTGATAATTATTACCTTGTACATGCATAATAATAACTTTATTACCAAATCGTTTTAGAATATTACCATAAGTAGGCACATCTTCATTATCATATAAGTAAATTCTGTCAAACCCCATTGCTAGATGATAGATTACCCATTCTTCAATATAGTCTTGCTCAAACTTAGCAAGTGCAACTATAACTGTACTCATTAGCAAATAAAAAGGATATTAATAATTTGAAATAACTCAAACCCAGGAGAACCCATCGCATTGCGCATCCGAATAATAAACGAACTGGCGGTATTTAAACGCAACTTGAAAAATCAAGTTAAACGCATGGAGAATGAAAAGTATGCATTCCGGATTCGGACGGTCAAGGCAAGCCCTTTCAGAATTTTGATTGAGGCTCTTAAGGAGATTCTAACAGAAGCCAATTTGGAGATTGATCCGAATGGTTTAAAAATCATTGCCATGGATGGTACACAGACTGTCCTTGTTCATCTCCGTCTTCATTCCGAGTGGTTTGAAGAATTCTACTGTCCACAACGTCTAATCCTTGGTCTTAACATGATCAATTTCTTCAAGCTAATCAAGACTGTTTCTAACAATGAGTCTTTGATTCTGAGTATGGAGAAGGAGGACACTACACGTCTAGGGATTGTAACACTGAATGGAGAGAATCAGAAGACGACCAAGTACCATCTCAATCTGATTGAGTTGGATATCCACCCGATTGAGATCCCGCCGGTAGAGTTCCAGACGACGATCACAATGCCGTCTACGGATTTCCAGAAGGTTATCCGTGATATGTTCTCATTGGCTGAGACGGTAGAAGTCAGGTCTGCATCTAATGAACTTGTATTCAAATGCCGCGGCGACTTTGCGGAGCAGGAAACAGTTTTCCATGTTGGAACGACGATGTCAGTCAAGCAGAATAAGTTGGATATTGTGCAGGGACACTTTTCACTCAAACACTTGAATATGTTCTGCAAGTGTACTTCTCTTTGCTCAGATATTACGCTATATCTCAAGAACGACTACCCTGTAATTGTTGAATACGCGGTAGCGGGTCTGGGTGAGATTAAGTTGGCTTTGGCGCCGCATAAGCAACCAGGAAGTAGATAACTCTGTTATCTACAACCAACGGATAAGGGAAGCCGTTAAACTTACTAAACTTTAGAAAAAATATATTCATTAAAAAGATTCATAACATATTCTGGCGTGTATTTTTCATATGCATTCCAGTTTAATTTAGAATTTTTGATCATCTTTATATTTTTAAATATATATACAAGTTCTGCCTGTGATCTGTAAATAATTGCTTTATCACCTAATATTTTTATATGTTCTAAAGCACCAATAGGACAAGTAATAATTGGTTTATTTCTTATAGAAAATTCAGCAATTGAATGTCCAAAAGTTTCCCCATCACTTCTTGCATGAATCATAGCATCACATGTATTGACAAATTTTTCTTTTAGAACGGTATCAATGCTTTTTTCTAAATAAATTATTCTTGGATGCTCATAAAATTTCCTAGTATTCATGAATATAAAATAAGTATTTGGTGTTGTCTCTAAAAATTCCATTATAGCTAAATGAGCAAAATCTAAATTAAATGTGTCTAATCCTCCATGTCTTCCAAAAACGGTAGCATCTATTGGAATATTTAATATGTCTCGTAGATCTTCCTTATTATTTGGTCTTTCAACAATATAGGGAATAACAGGATAATTTGTCTTACAATTTTCATTTACATAATCACTAATACTGATATAAAAATCACCTTCTTTAAAATCTGTACTAAAAACACAATGTTTAATAGTTTTACAAGTAGACCATATTGGATTATCAAAATGATAAATATCTTCCCAACCACCAGGTTGTGTATAAAAGAATGATAAATTATATTTTTTAATAATATTTGGTATATCTAAAAAACTTGTAAGTTCAATAATTTCAAAACGCGATTTAAATTTATCATAAGAAAATCTATCAAGAGGAAATCCAACATGTGCCTGTGATTGGGGAGTGAAGCATAAAATATAACTTTTATTTTTTAATATAATTTCATTATAATGAGCATAATCATATATAGAGACTTCGGTGCCTCTTTCTAAAAAATGTCTGACAAAAAACCCTGTATTCATTATATCAATAATATTTAAAATATTACAAATATAAACGTAATTAAATAAGAAAAAAATTGTTAAAGACAATAAAGTCCAGCAGAGATTAGTGCAAGACCCATCCATTGTTTCATTTTTAACTCTTCTCCTAGTGCAGCCCCAGCAACTGTTGACACAAGAGATGAAGTTCCATCCCATGCGCCATTCAACCAGGCGATACCCATCGTGTTAAAGCCTACAACTAATTCAAGAGCTAACACAATATACAGGACGATTCCTGCAAATAAATGAAAAGACAAGTTGTTGGAAGCAAAAGATTTAAGATTCAAATCTGCTACAAGTTCTGTCATTGTAATAATCCATATTTGGACCCAAAGATTAGAACCAAGTGCTGATTTATAAAGAGTTCCTAGAGCATCAATACTGCTCATCTACTATTATTTTACACATTTTCTCATTCGGTTAATTAAAAATATGTTATAATATTATAATGGATCTAACAAAAATTAAATTAATAAAGGAAAGTACCTTAGAAGATTTACAAAATAATAATTATTTAGAAAATTTAATAATTAAATTAGGTTTTAATACTGAAATATTAAGAGAACAACCAAAAATAGTTAAAGACAATGGTGGAGGATTATTGATATGGCAATATCCCAATCAATTTTCAAAATATCTTTGTTTATTGAGTCAACAAAATATTAATTCTTATATTGAAATTGGATGTCGTTGGGGAGGAACTTTTATATTAACAACTGAATATTTAAAAATGTTTAATAGTATAAACAAAAGTGTTGCTATAGATATTATAGATTCCCCTGTTGCAAATTATTGTAAATCAAATAATGAGACAAAATTTATAAGAATAAATAGTCAAAGTAAAGAATTTATAAATTATATTAATAACAATTATTTTGACTTAATTTTTATAGATGGTGACCATAGTTATAATGGTGTAAAAAATGATTATAAAATTAGCAAAAATAGTGGTAAAATAATTGTATTTCACGATATAATAAATGATATGTGTCGTGGCGTAGTTCAATTTTGGAATGAATTAAAAAATAATGAAAAGGATACATATAACTTTTTTGAATTTACAGAACAATATGAAGATGTTTGGAATAATACTCAACAAAAATTTTTAGGAATAGGTGTAGCAATTAAAAAATGAGAAAGGTATAATTAAAGCCATTTTCCCTCTAAAAATTGTTGAACACCCAGACATGATCCTCTATACAGAGTAATCCAAAGAGAAATATTACCAGAGCCACAGATAACATTCTTGCATTGTGACATAATGAATACAATTGCTAGAAACTTCTTTGAGAACTCATAATTCATTGAAGGCATAATTATATCAACTGATGTAGAAGCCTTCTTGATATGACGAATTTCATCCTTAAACACAAAAGTATTAGGAAGAACCATCATAGCATCAATAAATTCAGATTCATCACTTTGCACCAAGAACCGAACATTAGGATTTTTTGCTAGAATTCCACGAGCTCTAACAAGATAATCTTCATATCCAGAAAGAACTGTTTCTGTAATTTTATCATTGCCCCGATAAAACAGAACACATGTATTTTCAAAATCAACAGAATATTTTTTAATAATTTCCGAAACAATATCTTTAATCTGATCGGTCAAAGTGAAATACCGAATGATGAATGGTTGCAAAGCAGAAAAAGGAAGTTTCTTAAAATCAGTGAATTGATGATAAGGTTCTAGCACAATTGGATATGTATATTTGATAGGTCTAGGAATAGTCTGGAAATATTCATGGGCAATTGGTCGGGAAGGAGTAGGTTTGTACCATTCAAATTGGACAGAAGAATCAACAACTTCGGGAAGTTTAGCCACTTTATTGAAATACTCAATGATACGAGCAAGACGAACTGTGCAACATGAAAAGAATCCACTATTATGTAAGACTATCAAAGTTGTTGGCTTTTTCTTTTGTTGTTGACCTCTTAGCCAAGACATCTGACGAAGATTAACAATCTTTGTAAAAATTTGAAACCCGCACAACTACTTCTGCAAGTAAGGCGACAATGAGTTATAATCAGAAATGGACACTTTACTATCACGATCCCGACAATGAAGATTGGTCGGAGGAATCATATAAGAAGATCGGCACTCCGGCAAACTTTGAAGAGATGTTTGGAATGCTGAAGGAAATTGGAGCAAAGCGCTTCTTAGAGGGAATGTACTTTTGGATGGTGGATCCTTATCCGCCAATGTGGGAGAACAAGATGAATAAGCGTGGTGGATCCTATTCTATTAAGATTCACCAAGATCATGGTTTGGAGTGTTTTGAGCGCTATATGGCTGCATCTGTTCTTAATCTAATTGCTCTTGATACAGAGAACCAGATTGTTGGAGTTTCTATTTCTCCGAAGAAGGGATTTAATATTATTAAGTTGTGGAACTTGCAGTCACTTACATTCAAGAAGGAGACAGATATCCGTGTTCTAATGCCGAATCTAACATATGCTGATATCATCTATAAGCCGCATGTGGATCAGAAGATGTCTTAAGTCTAAGACCAAGACTCTTCCCATTCACGCCTATCATCTTCTGTTTGCAAGCCTGCTTTGAATATTTTTTCATCAATTACTGATCCCCGTGGAGTTACACAGAAAGTTGCAGAGTCTCCAATTACTAAGCCGAGTTTCTGCGCAAGAAGGGTCCGAACAACATGAATAGTTGGATGATCTGCAGGAGAAGAGTAAAAAAGATCAGTTAGATGATCAGAGAAATCAATATTTTTTTCACCAATCGTGATTACTCCTGCTAGCCAACCCCAACGCTTTCTAACATTATTACCTTGACCATAATAAATAAGTGATTGCTTTAGGGAATCGTAATGCCAGCAGTCTTTATCTTCATCCAAGATGGGAGCAAAAGTAGATGAACGACCATCGGACCAGATATAAAGATCGCCATCCAACTTTCTAGCATAATCAACGATGCTAAATGTTACTTTTGTTAGGAATGTTCTTACATAATTAAAAATAATAATTGAACTTAATCCTATTAGATTAAAGTTATCCATTAAAGTAATAAATGAATATAACTCTTAAGACTGAACGCTACCTTTCATGCAGAATGCACCTTCACATCCAGGTATGATTTTAGTATTTAGATTTGCAAGAGTAAATGTGGAACCGAAGACAGCAGCAACTACAATAATGTAGATAAGTGGAATAGAAAGAAGAACCCATCCAACAATTGGATTTGTAAACCGTGAAAGGAATTCTAAGCCAGCTACACCTAATACACCTGTTAGAATTGCGTATAAAACACTATAAAAATTCAATGAAAAAATACTATATATTACCCAAGCAACTGCAAAACTTCCGAATGTCATTGCTGGAGCGGAGACTGCAGCATTTCCAAATCTGTTATAGTCCATCCCTATTTATACTGGAGAAATAGTAACAATACCGCCAATATTATGCCACTTACCTACTACTTCACCAACCTCATCCTCGGAGATATACTTATATAGCCTATGAGAATTGGTCTCATGCCAGTAACGCACCTTCTTAATCTGGATCATCTCATAGTTCTCCTCTTCCTCTTCAGCCTCTTCAGCCTCCTCCTCTTCCTCAGCCTCTTCTTCAGCCTCCTCTTCTTCTTCGCCTTCGGCTTCCTCTTCTCCATCAGCCTCATCATCAGCCTCATCGTCATCAGACTTCGTCAAGACCTCTTCCTCTTCAGCCTTCTTCAATTCTACCTTCTTTGCAGTAGAAATCGTTACCTTCTCAAGAGACTTCTGTACATTAGCAACCTCTTCTTCAAGATCATCTTCTTCCTCAAGATCATCTTCTTCCGCCTTAGTTACAAGAACAATAGGTGCAGGAATCTTTGCAGGAGACTTCTCCATCTGAAGACTATTAGTCTTGACGGATTCTGAAGAGAAGATTGGATGTTGGGGCTTGAGATCAGCCCTTAGAGTTGAGAAAGATGGTGGAGTCTGCTGAATAATATCAAGAAATGTAGTCGGCTCAGAAATGGGCTGTGAAGGACCAAGAGCAGGAGACCGAACCTTCTCCTTAATTTCTAGACTAATTTGATTTGGCTTAGTATTATTTTCAAGTTCTTCCATAGCCCGAGCATGTTCCTCCATCTTGGATTCAAGAGTAATACGAAAATCCTGCCAACCATGACGAATTGGTTCAGACATTTGCAGGGGTCCAAGGAGATAATCATAGCATTTCAATAGCCACCAGGCATCATTACGAATCTTAGTTGCAGACATTCTTTGACAGCAACTAAGAGTTTTAAATATAATCAAATTTTTTATGTGGTACTAAAATCACTTCTTGGTTCTCTTTCGGCTTATACGACGGATAGAAACACGAGGTCTGCGTTCTCTTTCTCTATTGTACATTGTACTTTGTTTAGATTCACCAGCTTTGCCATCAGCTGCTCCACTTCCACCTTCTTCTTCATCTTCTTCATCATCTTCATCTTGTGCGGCTGCTGCTTCTGCTAGTGGTGCTGCTACTGCTAGTGGTGCTGCTACTGCTAGTGGTGCTGCTACTGCTAGTGGTGCTGCTACTGCTAGTGGTGCTACTGCTTCTGCTGGTTTTTTTCTTCCTCGTTCTGCTCGTGCTGCTCTTGCTCCTATTCTTTCTTGTACTTTTGCCATTGCCAGCACTTTTCTTTCTTGTGCTTTTGCTTCTATTTTTTGTTGTTCCTTAATCCTTTCTCTAACTCTTCCATTTTGAGATTGATCTTCTACAACAGAGCAAAATTCTGGTCTTATAATTTTTACGTTATTTTGTTCTTTTGCCTTTTTATTTTTATAAAGTATTTCTTTTTCTGTATCATTTGTTCCGGAACTTATTACATAAAAATTAGCTCCAAAAACACCTGCTCCTGCACAAGCAGGCATATCTGAACTGATAAAACATGCTTCAGGACCTAATGCTGCCGCATATTTTCCTTCTTCTTCATCACATGTTTTCTTAAGATTTCCAATAACAAGAGCCATCTTTTGTTTAAAATTAGTTATATTATTAAAATATGGTCTTATTTGTTTAAAAAAAGTAACATCTGTAAAGTCTAAATGTACTGCAACTTCTTCATAATTATCTAAGTATAATTCTAAACTAGCCCAGTTTATTTTTTGCTGACTTACAGAAGAAGTGTAATTTTTTTGAGGAATTGAAATAGAAACAATATATTTTCTTTGTTCTGCTGCCGATGCTGCCGATGCTGCCGATGCTGATGCTTCTGCTTGTGCTTCTACTGCTGCTTTTTCAATTCTTGCTGCTTCTGCTGCTGCTGCTTTTTCAATTCTTGCTGCTTCTGCTTCTGCTTCTGCTTTTTTTGCTTCATCTTCTAATCCTTTTAATTCTGCAATTAATTCATTTTTATTTGCTACAGCTGTTATACTATCATCATTATTTCCTTCATTATTTCCTTCATTATTTTCTTCAGAATTTCCTTCTTCATAATCAGAATCACTTTCAAATCTATCATCATTATCATTTTGATCTACAAAATCTAATGGTTTTATATCTTGCTTATCTTTCTTAATAATTGGATTATAATTATTAGTTTTTTTTTCTATAAGAGGTTCTACTGCAGATATTTCAATATTAGGTAAAAAAAATAAGCATCTAACAATGAAAGGACATTCATATTTATTTTCATCATTTTCTATAATTATATCTGCAGGATCAGCGCCAGCAGCCGCAGGACCAGCACCAGCAACAGCAGGAGCATCATTTCTTGCATTACTTGCAAATTGTCTTGCTTGTTCTAATGTTTTGAAATATATAAAAACTTCAAATATATGACCTTCATTAAATTTTAAACCTGATTGAATATGATAACCTAAATATTGTTGGTTTATTGTAGCCGATAAATTTACATTATCATTGATAAATTTTGTTACAACATTTTCAATTTCAATTTCTTGAGGTTTAAGATAATTATTTTCAATAAAGTATCCTACACTAAAATGTTTTGATTTTCCTGCAGCATCAAATGTTCTTACTGCAATAAAATTTTCAACAGTAATATGAATACCATTTATAGTTACATTAAGATTTTGTTGTGCTGTCATGCCTGTATCAATTACATATCTGCATATACCATGTTTTGTAAGGCAAGATAATCTTGCATAATCTGCAGTTGATAAAGGATGAGGTGTTATTGTAAGTGGAATTTTCCCATTTCGTTCGCGTTTTACACTTTTTTTTAAACAATCAGATGTAATTAGTGAACTTTTACAAAAATCATCTTCATAATATTCTTCAGACCATAATCTTGCACAATCAAGAGGAAGTAAATTTTGATATTTTTCAATGATTGATTTCATTTCAGAATTATAAAAATCACCATGTATAACTGGAACAAGACCTCCTCTTTCTTTAAAATCTTTACATAATTCTGTAAAAAATTGTTTTTTTATCTTTTCTAACCAAATTTCAGGTTCTATTTCTTTATATTTTATTACAAAATTTATATTGGGATCTTGATTAATAATTGATTTGCTACAATTTAAAATTAAATAATTTCTTCGTATTTTTGCAAATTGACGTATTATTTGTTTAAATGATTGGGGTAAAACTCTACGAGATTCGCCAGATGCACTTACAGCCATCATTTGAGCCATTACTCCACTACCATCAGCACCAGCACCTTCATCTCCGCCATCACCCGCATCAACATCTCCAGCTTGTTCTTGAATAGGTATACATAAAAATGTTCTTTCAAAATCATTTTGTTCTATTTCTGGTTTAATAGAAATAGTAAAATCTTTTTCTACAACTTTACTTAATAAAGTATTTCCATAACTCATTCTAATAAATAGTAAATAAAAATTTTATCTTATTTACTCAGTATTATAGTTTAATTAATCAACAATAACTTTTTCTGGCTGTTTAAGAAGCATTGATAAATGAAACTCTGTAATAACGGGATCAAAGATTATTTTTTCTGGACCTTTGTATATATTTTTTAAAACTCTTCGTAGATTTTTAGTTTTATTGGTATTTTGCAAGAAGTAATTATCCATGATTTGATAGAATAGATAATCAAACTTGACAGACTTTGTTAATAAATATAAATATTCATATCTATCTATAAGTTTTTCCGCTTGTTCTTTTGTGGCATTTTTAATTAAAAGATGATTAACTGCAGGTGAAATATCAGGCAGATCAATCAATAAAGATTCAAGAAATCCCTTTGCTTCTAAATACTTTTCTGTGTTATCATTTAAATATTCATTCATTTTAATGCAATAATCTCTATATACATCATCATCAGTGAAATATTCAATAGCAGTCATATTTGTTGGATCTACTATTAACATATCTGCCATTTCTTGATCAAGTTTCTCTTCTGCCTCTTCTGCTGCTATCTGTTTATTTATATTTCTTTTTTCTTTTATTGTGTTTCCAACTGTACTTGCTCTTAATGATGAGGGATTAGTTGGACGATTAGGAGAAGGTGGTGGAGATGAAGAAAGTACTTCACTAGGAGGAGTTACTGTACCTGCTTTCGGTACTTTATTTCCATAAAGCAACTGTCTAACAGTGCCAAAATTTTCACCCTGCACTGGGGCAGCTAATTGTTGAGAAGGAGTATGAGGAGCAGTAGGAGCATTGCGAACACTAGGGTGCGGAGGAGAAGGAGGAGCAGAAAGAAGAGGTGCTGTTCCACTTGTAGACTTTTTATTAGTAAACATTCCTTTACTCTGATTATTCACAATGTTTTAATCATTTTCAATTTTTTTGATCACTTTATCCTCATACAAAACTCCAGAGTATTTTCCTTTTCTCTAATCGGCTTAGACCGACGCAACTTGAGTCCCATGACACCCGCCTTCTGCAACTTTTCCCCATCATTCTGAATGAACACATTCTTCAAAGCCGCTTCATAGAAATCAATCGGCTTTGTATCCATACTCTGAATGATAGAAACCATCGGAGGAGTCAGAACATCAACCCGGATGCTAGGTTGGTAAAGGAGATCACGGTACTCTGTAATGTCAAGCGACCCACCGAAGATGCGTAAGATTTCACGAGCCGGTGCTGCTTGAATTCCCTGTGCCGCTGACTGGCAGAAATTATGATACAAACGATTCAACTTAGAGTACCGTTCCCACTGTTCCCCCGCATCCAGGCGCTGACTAAATAAATAAGCGGTCGCACAGTTGGGTGAACAAAAGTTTCCATACACACGCCAAACTCCCTCAGAGATATTGCTAGGAATTACACAAGGAGTCCCAGTAAACGCATGACAGTCCCAATAACAATGAATGTCAGTCTTTTCGGGCAGAGCCTGAAGACGATTCTTATCCTGATATTGCACCATCAACTTTTCACTGTAGTAACAAGGCAACGAACCCCGAGCAGCCGGTTCTTCCTTCTGCTTTACAGGCTGAGTCCACTTTGATTCGGCAGAAGTCTTAGCTAAGTCTGATGGAGGTACAGACCACATAGACTGCTGCTGAGAAGGCGGAGGAATGATTTCTACAGAAGGTTCATCCTTTGCATCCTGTGACCATGTAACCTGTGTTTCGGTTTTTTGTCCCAAGAAACTCATATTCTCATCCATTTGGTCAAAAGGCTGAGGTTCGGGCGCCGAGTGATTATATTGAATCTGAGACATGGGGGTCTGTGCCTCAAGTTGTGCAGTTTTAACAGGAAGATAAGCGATAAGAGGACGCTGAGTTCCACCAAGTGATCCTGTAATTCCACTGGGTGATACAACAGCGACTACTTGCGGTTGCTTCTTGCGTTGTCTCGGTGCCTTCTTATCACTCATTATTATAATTTTCGGGTTGTTCTTTATGTCTGTTTATTATTAGAACGATGGAAATGCAAATGCCACCAACTCTATATATCAATGTAAAGGAACGAACAGATCGTGTTGAACATATGGAGAAGGAATTTGCTAGCTGGCCTGTTCCTATTGAACGAGTAGATGCAGTAAAAATGAGTCCTGGTTGGAAAGGATGTACGCAATCGCACAGAAAAGTGATTCAGATTGCAAAAGAACGTGGATATCCTTGGGTTCTATATCTTGAAGATGACTGCAAATTAACTCCCGATGCTCTCCAAAGATTCCAGCAGATGTTACCTTTATTATGGGCAACAAAGGACAAATGGGATATTTTCTATGGCGGAGTCGTGGATGTTAAGAAACAAAAATTAATCTCTGAAGATCCGATTCTTTTTGAAGTTAAAGCAATGTGTGCGCATTTTGTTCTCGTTCCAAGCCATGTTTATGACAAGATTTTGGCTGATATAAATCCTAAAGAGTCTATTGTTCAAATTGATACATATTACGATAATGTATTTAAGATTATAACACCCTATCCTTTTCTAGCAGTACAAGTTACAACAGCCCAAGATTCAATGGATTATCATTATCAGCGAACCCAGAATTTTTTAGATGCGGCAAATGTGCTAACAAAGGAATTATATCCACAGAAAGATATGACTCTGGTCAATATAGTATCTGTTTTAGTTTCTGTGACACTAATGTATATTATTAGAAGGATGAAATGATTGAAAATAAATAGATAGAGTAGGATGGTGCAGACCAGAAAACTTAAATCAAAATATAGACTTGGACAGAAACCAGTCTTGTCAAGGAACTTCAGATTATATGATATTCAATATGAAAAGCCGACCACCAAAGATCTAGCAGTAGGTCTTGTTTATTTCAATTCAAGTAAGTCAACCCGTATTTTGATGAATTATTTGTATACAGTTGAGAAACTGAATTCTGCTGGAATCCCACATTATACTCTTGAAATGTATGAGAAGGAACCTGAATTAAGTGGTGTATTTCATGTTAAAACAGACATTATTCTATTTCAAAAAGAAAGACTCTGTCATATCTTGGAAAAAAAGATTCCTAAGCAATATACAAAACTTTTATTCATGGATTGTGATGTAATCTTTGACAGAAAAAACTGGTATAATGACTTATCTAAGATGTTAGATACTTATGAAATAATCCATCCATTTTCCAAGACATGTCGTTTAGATCTAACTTATAAGAAGTGCTTGGAGTGGGGTGATGCAATAGGAACCTATCCCCAACATAAGAAAGAAATTAAAATGAATCCTGGTTATGCTTGGGCTTTCCAGCGCAAATGGTTTATAGATAAGGGATTCTATCAATATGCAATACTTGGTGGAGGAGATATTTCAAGTGCCCGGCCTTGGGTAAAGGGTTGGCATACAAAGCATATTGACTCTAAAAATTATGAAAGTCAATCAATGAAAGAATATATTTTAAAAGTGGGTGATCCTAAAGTAGGTTTCTTAGATGGACTAATTTACCATTTATTTCATGGATCTGTTAGAAACAGACAATGGGGAACAAGATATCAAATCTTAAAAGATTTTAAAGATCCGAGGGATGCAACTCAAGAAACTAAGGAAGGAATTCTTACAATTAAAAACAAGACACTCAAATCAAAAATCAGAAAGTACTTTGCAAAAAGAGATGATGATGGCGTTGAAGAATAAATGCAATAAGTAGGATGGTGCCATTTCCGCCAACTTTTTATATTAATGAAAAGAAACGAAAAGATAGAATCAAACATATTAAAGAAGAATTCAAGGAGTGGCCAGTCCCTCTTCACAGAGTTGAAGCGGTTAAATTATCACCTGGTTGGAAAGGATGCACACAGTCTCATCGTAAAATCGTTCAGTTAGCTAGTGATAGGGACTATCCTTGGGTTCTTTGTCTAGAGGATGACTGTAAGTTGGAGAAAGATGGCTTGGAGCGTTTTCAAAAAGTCTTAGAGTATCTGTGGACTAATGATAATTGGGATATCTTTAATGGTGGTATATCGTACACACATGATGAACATGAATTTAAGATAATTGAAAAAGAAATACCAATCCTACAATTATCGGGAACAGGAACACAATTCATACTGCTACATAAGAGATCATATGCAAAGATTCTAGAAGATTTATCGCCCACAGATCCAATTGTATCAATTGATAATTATTATAAGGATAATTTTCCTCCTAAATATTTTATAACCTATCCGCATATTGCAACACAGATTAATGGAATTTCTAGCATAAATAAAATATATAGAGATGTCCAACATCTTTTTAGAGATTCAAATAAATCGGTCAAAAATCTTTACAACAAGGCCAAGAGGCATTTAAGCAGAAGAAGCAAAAACAAACAAGGATGAGTGAAGTTTGGACCGAGAAATACAGACCACGTAAATTAAAAGATATATATGGTCATGTATCAATCTGCAAGTATCTTGCAAGAATTATTAATGTAAAGCCGGAGGGAAGACCCCATTTATTATTTCATGGACCTCCCGGAACAGGAAAGACTACTCTAGCATATGCGTATACTGGAGAACTCTATCCAAAGTTTAGCATGCCACTCTTCTCAATGTATTTGAACGCCAGCGATGAGCGGACGATTGAAGTAATTCGCGACCGAATTATAGATTTTGCAAAGACGAGTTGGCCTGGAATTGAGCGCAAGGTAATTATTTTTGATGAAGTTGAAACAATGACTGATTCTGCTCAGATTGCTCTTAGAGCCTTGCTGGACGAATACGATGAAAATCCTAAAAGAGCGCCTCAGTTCATTTTCATTTGTAATTGCTTGAGTCGCGTTCAGAACTTGATCCGCAGTCGCTGCTTATGTTTCTACATGGGATCATTATCACCAACACATATGCAGAATATGTTGATGGAAATTGGAAAGGTTGAGAATAGAAAAGATGTACCGACAAAGTTGGGTCTTTATTTGAGTCGCGGTGATATGAGACAGATTGTGATTCAGTATCAGAATTGTAATTTAATTGATAAGAAGTTTCAATTTATCATCCGTCTTTTGAATTCACCGCGTGATAAATTGGATTATGTCTTGGATGATATCTTGCAGAGTATATCACAGAATCATTTGCTGATGGCTCTTCTTTCTGTATTAAGATGGCTGGGATGGGATACACATTCACCGGAAATCTTCACTGAGTTGTTGCAAGGATGTATGCATTGTTCTCTTTTTCCTCATTCAACAGCACCTCTAAAGAAACTCTTGCATGATATCTTTGAGAAGCAGGAGGCAAAGTTTTCTACAATTTCTTAGTTTTCTCTGCGAACATTTATTATAAAAAAATACTTTCATATATTGAGATGTTTGATACAACACGAATTGTTACAACACGAATTGTTGTTGTTACTCCTGCAGGAAGAAGACGTTATCTTCAAATTTTATTTAGATATATTCTAAAGTTGAGACCAATTATGGATGAATATAGATTGTGGGTAAATACAGAAAATAATGAAGATATTGAATACATGCGGGAGTTTCAAAAACAACACTCGGATTTCGTAACATTAGAGTATTTACCTGATGGTGTTAAAGTAAATAATAACAATACTATAAAGTATTTTTTTAAAAATTGTTGTGATGAAAACACGATTTATGTAAGAATTGACGATGATATAGTATATATTGAAACTACCCAATTTAAAGATTTTATAGAATTTAGAAAAAAAAATCCAGAATACTTTTTAGTTTTTGCAAATATAGTAAATAATGTGACATGTACACACTTACATCAAAGGATTGGTGCAATTACAACAAATTTTGGAAACTGTGATTATTATTGCTTTAATGATTTTGGCTGGAAAAATGGAGACTTTGCAAGATTTATACATTATAATTTTCATGAAAAATATATAAACAAAAATGTAAATCACTATAAAATGAATAATTGGTTACTAAATTATAAAGAACGTGTAAGTGTTAATCTAATTTCATGGTTAGGGGAAGATTTACAAAAAATCAATGGAGAAATTGATGAACAAGAAGAAGAATTCTTAACAGTTACTAAACCAATACAGGATAAAAGAAATAATATAATATATGGAAATTTTATATGTGTACATTATGCTTATTCTACACAAAGAGAAGCTGTTGATATTGATCCAAACATTCTAACAAATTATAACTGGCTAAGCCAAATTAATTAATCTTGCGATTATTCTTATATTATGATACCATAATCGGTTAGCCAGTTATTAGGTGGAATTTCATCAAAATAAGTTGCATAGCGTGTAAAACCACGCTTTTCAATAAATGCTTTGAACTCGGTCAAAAATTCCTGTTGATAGTCTGTGTAATTTGGTCTTACTTTCATTAGAATTTCACGAATGCTAGGAAATAGAAAGTTTTCAATCTTACCGTAAGTTCGGAAATAATATTCCATATCACTTGTATCATTGATTAGAACTTTTAAAACACGAATACCACTAGCAAACTTCTTTTTTTCTTCGTCCATTAATTTTAAAAAGAGTTTTAACTTTAGATGAAGACACGTTGCCTGAAGCAGCGTGGTGGCATGAACTGTGTTAGAGGAGTCTGTAAACGTTTTACAAATAAAGTAAGAAATATGATAATTCCTAAACCAGAATTTCCAGAGTATGAGAAACCTACATTAGATAATAAACCTCCGGGACTTGAGTTCTATGATAAAATGGTTGAATATTTGCGCAGAATTGAAAGAAGAAATAAGGATGACGAGATGCAAGAAGCCAGTCAAAAGGTAATTGCATTTATTCTATTAACTGATACAAGTAGTGATATTGTAAATATTTTAAAAAGAATTTCATCTAATCCACCAAAAGCATTAATAATAGAATTAAGAGAATTTTTGGAAGAAATTATTCATGAAGGCGAACAAGAAGAACAGGATATATTTTTTATTGGATATAAATGGACTCCACAAGTTTTAGCAAAACTCCGTGCAAGAAATTTGGCATCGGTGAAAGCCTCATCGCGTGATGGTTTTGAAGCAATTGTGCCGGGTGGAGAAGGTCCTGCTGGACTAGTAAGTGAATTTCTTGGTGGACCACAAATAACAAATGTTAAAAAAAATCAAACTCTTAGAAGACGAAGACATAGTATAACTGCAGAAGAACAACTAAGAAGGCTTAAAGAAGTAGGCACATCTGAACATGGTAGTGGAGTTGGTGCTGGAGTCAAAATCTTAGGATTTAATTTTCCTGGAATGAAAAGAGGCAATAATAACTTTTTTGTTAGAAATTACAAAATTCATTTAAATAAAAACGAAAGATATGAATAATTTTGTCTTATTTTTCATTTTAATGAAAATTTGACCACCAACTTAAAGCCTCCTTAAGTTCAAAGGTTAGAATGGCTGCACAAGTGACACAGGTACAGCAAGCAAAAGTCACAATCACCCCGCTAAGAATTAGCACAATGACTGTTACTGGCCATCTCGGCACAAAGATTGATATTCCCAAACTATGGGCCGCCATTCCTATAATGCCATATTGGTATCTAGGTGAAGGAATTCTTAAGATGGAGCATAATATGAACAAGAAGGGTCTATGTCGTGGAGATATTATGCTAAAGAGAAAGAAGCAGAAGAAGAAGTTTTATAATCAGGCAACGATTATCATTAGGCTAGAAACTGGTGCAGGAACATGGAAGGAAGTTAATGTGAAGATGTTCAGTAATGGTGGAGTGCAGATGACTGGAATCTTGTCTGAAGAGATGGGTAAGCGATCTATTGAAGTTCTTCTAAGAGAACTCAAGGCAAAGGTTCTTGCAGAAACATTTAAGGAGATTTTCACTGATCCGACGGATGCAACTCTAGCCAAGGAACCATCTCTATACAGATATGCAATCCAGCTAGTAAATTCAGATTATAGTATTGGTGTTCCTATCCGCAGAGATCGTCTTCATAAGATTCTTGTACAGAATTACAAACTTTTCAGTACATTTGAATCAGATATTTACCAAGGTGTAAATACCAAGTATTTCGTAAATCAGCAGAGACCTGAAGGAGTTATGCCTGGTCTTTGTGGGTGTCCTACACTCTGTCCTGGTTCGGGCAATGGTCTTGAAATTGGATCTTGCAAGACAGTTACGATTGCTCCTTTTCAGACTGGAAAACTAATTATCACAGGTGCTCGTACCCTGGGACAGATTCAAGAGGCTTATGCTTATGTTAATCAGATTATTGTAAAGTATGCAGAGGAGATTATCCGTCCACTTCCGCCATCTAGACCTGTTCCTGAGAAGATCGTTGCCAAGAAGCCCGATAATAAGTGGATTTCACATCCGAGCCCGAGACACATGCAAGTATTTAGCCTTATAGTGTAAAATTAAACGCGTAAAGCGAAGCGGACCTTGCGTAAAGCGAAGCGGACCTTGCGTAAAATCTCTGAAAAAAATGAAACCCCTAACATCAAATGAGCACTGCACCGGCAACTTCACAGTCAACACAGTTGACACAGCAACTTGGAGCTTCAGTAATTCCTACCACAGATATTCCTTCTGAGAAGGTTCTAATGCATGCGGCGCGCATCGCCGTAGAGCAGGACAAGCCGATCATGCTAGATTACTACAATGACACAAAGAATGCCAAGGCCTTTTTGGGCGAGGATCCGGACACAAAGGAGCGCATCCTTGTCAAGTCAGCGGAAGAGTACACAAGCCCTATTCAGAAGATTTTCAAGGCCGTTACGGATTATATTGTAATGACGGAGAACTCAATCTATGTTGTTAGTGGTTCAATCAAGAAGAAGATCATTACGACAGGCAACCAGATGCCGTCATCTTCAGGCCGTCCTTCAACGGCGACTGCCTAAACTACAAAAAAATCTAGCAGAATAAGTAGAAATGGGTTTTTTAAGTTTTCTAAAAGGAAAGCCAGCAGCGCCTGCAGCACCAGCAGCAGGAAAATGGGTTGAAGATACTGAAGAATATTATCCAAACTATTATGGTGCTGGAATGCAAACAAGAGGTTTGGGAACATTTTCATGGGTTGGACCGGAACCCGCAAATGGTAGACCTCCTAATCCGGCAACTACACCTGAGTTTTTGGCTGCAAAAGAAGCAAATCGCCTGCGAAAAATTGAAAGCAATGCAGCCTATGCTAAATCACAAGCTGATAGAAGAAAAGCACAAGAGGAAAAGGCCGAGGAACAAAGAGTCTGCCAAGAAGCCTGCGATAAGGCAATTGCTGATCTAAAAGCTAGAAGAGCCTCAGCAAATGCGGCTGCTAGAACAAGAAAGCGTAGTGCAAGAAAGCAAAGAAAAACGCGTTCAAGAAGTAGGAGATGAATAACCATCAGAACATCTTAGAAAGAAGAGGTAAACAGCAGCGTTTTTTTGATTTTGGATATGAAAGAAACGCTACAACAGGCGAAATAATTTATACTGGAAGACAAACTAGAGTTCCATATACGCCTAAACCAATTTCTAAATCGGAGCCTTGCCCTCCTTGCCTTCCTTGCCTTCCCTGCACACCGAATGGAAGACGCATGTCATCAAGAAAGTTAAAGAAATTAAGAAAGTCTCGTAAGGTGCGCAAAAATTGAACCATCTAATATGCTGGGATTCAAGCATGTCCCTAGATACTTGGCTTCTACAAAAAACCAAACCTGATATTCTGAAAGAGCAATCGGAGGATGATTCTTGGAATCCTTCTCTAATTAATAAAGTACCTGAACGTAAAATTGTTGGAGTTCTTGGTGGTCATAAGCGGGATGATTTTCATACATTTCAAAAGACTGTAATCAATGATCTTATTGTTAAGTTGGGTTCTAAGCCTGATCTTATCTTACTTAATGATGAAGGAAAAGACACAAGTGGCATGATTTGGATGTGGTGCGAATCTAACAGTATTCCTTGCAGATATATCAAAGCAGATTGGACTGCAGGAAAGTCAGCAGCAATAAGAAGAGATACACAAATCTTGAAGGAAGCAAATGCGTTCTTAATTTTCCAGCAGCCTCGTTCGGATAAATATGCTAAGACTGCCAAAAGTTTAGAAAAGAAAAAGAAAACTGTTCTCTTTGTTGAAGGAATATCGCCGACTTAAATAGGAATGTCTAAGTGCGGATCATACAGAAAACACAAAGGTGGTGCCATTGGTGATGGATCAGAAGCTGGCTCTGGTGCTTTCACACTTCGCAGTGAACCTTTGTCATTTGGTGGCAGGGTAATTGGTGCTAATGTCTCTGGCTACACTAATTCACAGGCTGCTCAAATGTCAAAAATACCGCAGAGTATAACAGAACAAGGTATGGGATTTCAAGCATTAACTTCCAAGTTTCACCGCAAGCGCAGCACGCGAAAGCAGCAAAAGCAACGCGGTGGCGGCCCGGCTCCCTACCCGGATGCTGTTGGCGCTTTACTTCCTAAGGATATGACTGGACCGATGCAACTTGCCCATTCTGGCATTGCGGGTGGTTCTGGCACGGCCAAGTTAGATGACTTTTTAATGCAGACGCGTTCAGCGGTCCAGCAACACGGTGGTGCTAAGAAATCACGCAATTACCGTAAAGGAAAGAAGCAGACACGCAAGCAGAAGCAACAACAAAAGAAGCAGCAATTAAAGAAGCAGCAACAAAAGAGACAACAGAAGCAGCAGCGTAAGTCACAGAAGAAGCAGCGTGGCGGCGCGCACAATGTGCATGTGCAGCACGGTCCTGCTGAGGGTCCTTACACGTTGTTGAGTGGCGCCGACCTACAGAAGGCTGGCTTGAATCCCCAGTGGTTTGATGAGAACCAGGTTAACCCTAACTTTGGTGGCGCCATCACGGTTCCTGGAGGCAAGCTCAACTGAGCGACCCTTTAGCGGCAAGCTGAACTAAGTTCAACGACCCTTTAGCGGCAAGCTCAACTAAATTCAACCCTTAAACTTTAACAAGTATAACATCAGTCATTGCCGGTTCCTTTTTTGTATCCGTCAAAGCCTGCATTAGCAACATCTTAGTATCAGTTCCAGCTTCTGGTGACTTGACCGTCACAGTCAAAATAAGATCACCAAAAGTTCCATCCAGCTTAGGCATTCCTTGACCAACTGCCTTAACCTTTGCACCATTCGTCAAAATTTCACCACTCCACACAATAGTCAAAGGCTTAGCAGATGGATGATCTGTAAAGTTCCGAGTAAAACCAATAACAGATTCTAGCCAAGCGATCTTAACTTCAACTGCAAGATCATTACCAATCCAAGTATAATCCAAGGTATCATTGCGTCTAAGAACTAGCAAAACATCGCCCGGCTTCTCATATTCTGCCTGATCTGAGCATTCGCCCTGAAACTGTAGCTGCAAACCATCCCGCATTCCCGGAGTAATCTTAACCTCCAATGTCTTCTCCCGATTCAAGATCTTATTACCCGAACATACTGTGCAAGTGGGACCCGCTTTTTTGCATTGACCACCACAGTCCGGACATGTACTTCTGCGCTGCATGAACATTCCAGGTTGAATTTGCATCTGCTCAAATACAAGTCCCTTACCTCCACATCCACTGCATTCAGAATATCCAGTAACTCCTTCACCCTTACATGCATAGCAGAACCGACCCTGGTTGAAAACAAGACGGATATCACGTCCCTTATAGAACTCTGCTAGAGACAGGCCAATTTCATGCTGCTTGCTGGGACCCTTACCCATCCGCTGAGGCTTAGGCGGCGGTCCTTGTTGACCCGGACCACCATGTCCCATAAAGAATGAATGTCCACCCATTCCACCACCTTGACCTCCACCCATTCCACCTTGGAACATCTGCTCAAAGATATCATTTACATTAAATCCAAATGCTGCTCCTTGTCCCGGCATACCCGGCATACCCGGAAAGCCACCACCAAATCCGCGCATCATTTCAGCAAAAGGCATTGGTCCTCCTTGAGGTGCATCACCCTCCTGCCCAGTTGCATCATAACGCTGTCTCTTCTGCGGATCAGATAGTGTCTCATAAGCCCTCTGAATTTCTTTGAACTCTTCTGCATTACCACCCTTATCCGGATGCTTTTCTAGCACTAGAGAACGATATGACTTTTTAATAACATCCTGTCCAGCACCGCGGTCAACTCCCAAAATTTCATACAACGATGGCATTCTAAAATACTTATAGTTAACCTTATTTAAGCGTTAACCAATATTTCAGAACAAGGCTAATGGAAGAAGTAGTTGGTCAAAGTCATATTGTTGATTATTTATTATCCTGTGGATCATCATATCCACACCTTCTATTTACCGGAGCAACGGGAATCGGGAAAACTTTTTTGTCCCAGCAATTCTTGAAACATGCCCTCAAAGATGTTCCCGAAGAACATTTGAATCGCTACATTCTTAAGTTATCATCTTGCGACGATCGTGGAATTGCATCCCTAAGACAAAAATTAGTTGAATTTCTTCGTTCTAACAGACAGTATGATATTACTGCTTGGGTCTGGATTGATGATGCAGATTCATTACCTGTTCTAACACAACAGGCTCTACGCAGACTAATGGAAAGATACGAAACTCATGTTAGATTCCTATTCTCTTCTTGCACATCACAGTCTTTCATTGAACCGATTCAAAGTCGTACAGTAATTCTTCAACTCCTTCCAATAAATCTTTATGAAAACTTTGATTTCTTCTGCAAGAAGTACAGTCCGCATATTGAATTGAATGAGGAGGTTAAGAATTGGGTTGTAGGTTTTTGTCTAGGAAATGCGCGACAGCTCTGTCTTCTTCTAAGACTTCTGGAGGCAGTGCATTCGGAAAATCTAGTAGAAGGAGAAAGTAAACATATAGTGACTCTGCAAGAAATCCAGACATATATTACACCACCTCCAGTAACAATTATCCGAGAACTTTGTTTTGGCATACTAAAAAATAATATAATTAAGATTTTCCAGAATCTGCATGATCTGCTATTAATCGGCTACACGGTTGAGGATATCTTGCATTATATCCAAGTTGTCACGCAGGTATATTCATTCTTTTCACCGATTGAGCTCATTAAGTTAAATGAACGGTGCTCGGAAGTGCACATTCGGCTAATCCAACGCCGCTTCGGTTTCTTTGAGACTTTAAAGGTTTTCGCGGGAGAAATACAGAAGGATGACCTCTTTCCGCTCAGAATTACCACAGGATGTTGTGATAGAATGGATAAAAGCGTTCGGCTTTAAGAATTTTCGCGATAAGCGATGGTTGCAATTTCCCTTGACAAATCCAGTTACAGTAGAATTGTATGATTCAATAGTTCCCTATTATTATCCTAGCAGATTGCCACTTTATGATTATACGAATTGTAAGAAGATTCTTAGACATCTTCTTAAAAAATCGGAGTATTCTCTTCTGAGTAAGGAAGTTCGTGTTGGAAAGGAGCGACGACATGAATATTCAATCCAGTCTAACCAACCGGAGTTGCAAGATGAGCCCAAAGAAACTTGGCCTCTAGGAGTTGATTCTCAGAAAGACGAAGAAACCAGCCATTAACTACTGAGCGATTCAAGTTATCATTTGCAAGAGGCACATAGACTGCCTCCTTCGGTGGCATCTCATTAATACCTTCAATAAAGCGATCTAGCAAATCTTCCGTTTCAATTTTCTTTCCAGACTTGAACCGTGACCATTCAGCGCTTCTTACAACAGGAACTGTATCACTCAAATGCTTATCTTGCAAATACCTGATAGCCCTTCTGATTTTAGCCGCATTCCATGAAAGAGGTCCACCCTTCATTAACTTATGTAAATCTTGCGCATAGTGAACCCATAAGCCACTGCCCTCTTCTAAAGCAAAGAAGCAATTATCCGCATGTCCGACCTTTCCACCGACACCAACCAAGTTTTCTTCGGGGTCAGTGCCAAAACGAAGGGCCTTGGCTTCACCAAGGACGGGTGTGATTGGCTTGATGCATAGCACATAAGAGTCCATCCATAGACCACCAGAAAAGGCCATCATCTGACTGGAAGCCCATGCACGCCAAAGCCATCCTGGAGCGATCATTGCTTCTGCAGGAACTTCAACACCTTTTTCTGATAGAATAGCATGAACGGCACCACGTCCAATTAAAGGAACGATTTGAAAGTCTTTCTCATTTAATTGTCTGCAACGTTTCAAGTGAACATTCAAGAAAGGAGAATTGGGTGACTTCATGAGACGAGCACCCCAGTCTAACCAGTAACGACTATTAGGTTCACCATCATCAACAACCCACCATAATTTAGGTTTTAGATTATCTACAAATTTTTCATCAGTAACTTTTACGAATTCATCCTTATAAACCCAGCGCATAGTTGCAGCGCTAAAAATCATAATTAGGACCACAAATCCTGTAAATTCACCTATTGATGACATTCCTCTATCCTTAGTGAATTATTTTTCTACGAGCAATTTCCTCTGCATCTGCTCATGGTATCTTTGAGCCATAACATCCTGCTGGGCTGCTCTTCTAACACGAGCATCTTCCTGTGCCTTCAATTGTTGCTCATACTGAAGAACATGTCTCTTCTGCTCGGGTGACAAATCAGTAACTGCTCGTTCCCGTTCATATTCCTTTAAATTCTTAGGTCTTGAGCCAATAGAAGCTGCTGCATCAGAAACATTCTGGCTGAATGTTGAATCCGTTGTGTACGCAGACTTTAGATCTGTGAATTGGACACCCCGGCCTCCATAAGGTGACGTGTAATCCGCAGGCTTTTCCCCGCCGAGAGTAATTCCCATAGTTGGCTGCAAGATGATTGCCGAAGGTACATAGGAACGCTGATTTGTAGGACCAGCTTCCTGTTCAAAAGTCTTATTGAAAGTATCCAGGGCAAACTTCTTTTTAAGAGTAGAATTTTCACGATTTGTGTCATTTTGACCGGTAGATTTGAGCCAATCTCCGTATCCATCATCTTTTTCGGGATCGGGTAACTTGTTATCTTCAAACAGTTGATTGAACATTGACATATCAAGATTCTTGGGTGACAGAGCAACAGGAGGTCTATCTTGCAATTGCTGGACTGCTGAGGATCTTTGCTGACCTAGATAATCCAATTGTTCTTGTGTATTTGGAACATGGGCTGACACCATTTCTGCTTGTCTGCGGATTCCAGCAACCCGATCAACAATCTTCTGCAGGTAAGCTGAAGCACGTGTTACAGCATCAAAGAGGGCTGCATTTCCACCACGATCAGGATGCGCTCTAACAGCAGCTCGTTTGTAAGCGGATTTAATTAATTCACTGGATAACGGCTGTGATTCATCTATGCCGAGCATATCGCAACATTCTGTGAAATAATCGTGGGCTTTTTGGGGAGCGGGATGATGCATGATTTGGCTTGAGGGATTACCGTAGGTTTGTGAAGGCGGACCCTGCTGTCTATACTGTTGCTGCTGCTGTAACTGTGGTTGAGGCTGTTGCTGCGGTCCGTAAGCCCACGGCTGAACATCACCCCTTCTGTAAGCTGCTAGCCACTGCAAGCAATATGCATAAGTCCCAGTTCTTTTAGAAGAAGCAATATATTCAGGTGAAGAAAGAAGAGTTTCTAGCATCTGTGCTCTTGTGGCTGCATTGCGAATTCCGCAAAGATTTTGCCAGATACGTGCGTGCGAAGGATCAATTGATTGGTTTGCCCCCATCTGTTTGAACTAAGTATTTATCTTTAAACGAATTAACGAATAATCTATTCAAGTTTACTAGGCAGAACCTAATAATTAAAAAATTGAATCCTACCAAAAATCTTTAAGCCCCATAGAATGAATCTCTTTATTCTATCCAAAGATCCGAAGGAAGCGGCGCAAGCGCATGTAGATAAGCATGTAGTAAAAATGATTCTAGAAGCCTGTCAAATGCTTTATTCTGCTCATTATATGGTTGAATATCCAGAATTGCAAAAAAATAAATCGGCAGTTGCCGTCTCAAAGGCACAGAAACTACTGGAAATTCCTAAGTCTCTTCTGCATGCTCCAACACAAAAGAATGGTACGATTGGATACAGACCTGTTCATCTTCATCATCCTTGTACCAAGTGGATTGCTGCATCCCTGCAGAATTACGAATGGGCTGTAGATCTTGCAGTAGAATTGGGAAATGAGTATAATTACAGATATGGAAAGGAACATTCTTGCATGGAGCATGCGCTGTTCCTCATGGAAAATCCGCCCAAGTTGCCAGAATTGGGTCTTCAGCCTTTTGCCATTGCAATGCTGCCGCAATATAAAATCAGCGATGATCCTCTTGAGTGTTATTATCATTATTATAGAACACAGAAGGCTGAGAAAGGAATTATTCAATATACCAAAAGGGAGACACCGGCATTCTTGAAAATTTAATAAAATTCTATGCTGTAAATAAATGGCTGGATTATTTGCTCCTGGTGGATTATTCGGTTTAAAACCAGTTCAAAAAAATCCTGCAGAAACAGAAGCGGAGGTAAATGAGATATGGGCGGGCTTAACAGAAGATCAACGTCAAACAATATATACTGCTTGTATAAAAGATTCACGTTTGCCTACACAATTTATGTATGAATTAGAAAATTACAGAGATTATAAAGATGGAATACGATTAGAAAGATTCCGTCCTGAAGTTTTAAAAAGAGATGTAAGTAGAGTAATAGATGGGTTCTATATAATTAATGGTAGTTTTCCAGTAAGATATAAGGAAAATCCGACCGAAAAAGCAAAAATTTATTCCATTTTTAGGGAAAATTTATTCTATGATTATGGAGATCGTGTAAGACTTTTGAAGAATCTAAATACATTAACAAATAGAGATGGAAGTGCAGGACATGCAAAGTTGTTATTTAAAGATATTAAGGGAATTTCTGACGAGTTACTTGAAGCGCGCGTTGAGTTGCTTAGAGAAGAAAAAAAGAAGGCTGAGGCTGCTGGTGCTACCTGGGGATCAGTTGCTCAACCTGGTAAGTGATAAAATTTTCTTTTTAATAGAGAAAGAATGAAAACGCAAGAAGAAATTAGGAATGAAAGACAAATTGTATGGAATACACTTTCAACCCCAATTTATGATGAATTTTTAGCAGGCGACCAAACATTAGCAAATTATAATGAATCTCTTCAACGTCTAAAAACTACTTTTGCTGATTTAAAGCAAATTGATTTAATCATTTCTTCATTCACTACTACTAAGACATATGATGATCATAAATTAAATTTTCTAAAGGGACTAAAAGCAGCAGAAAAGTCATGCAGAATAGGTAAAGATGTGAATAACGGCTGGTTTTTTTTGCATGATCAAACATAATTATTTCGTAGTAACACCTAATGTTGCTCCTAAAGCACCAGAAATAATAATAATCAACGAAATTACTGCACAGATACCACATCGCCGCCAACTACAATAAGAATCAATCTGTTTGACTTCATTCTTTGCTCGGAGCTCTAATAAAATTTCTTTTTGAACAGCAAGATTCTCTTGCAAAAGAATTTCTATTCTTTGATCCATTAATTGTTATTTGAAGGATTGTTTTATGTAAAAAATTGAATCTAATTAATCTAATAAACAAAACCAAAATGTTGACATTCCATAATTGGACTAAAGAAGAGTGTCTGCAGACATCTATTGAATGGCTGAAAGGTGGATCAACCGATATAATTGTTAAGCGTGTTATGAGGATATGTCCCGGTCTTAGAAATCCTAAGAGTATTGAGATGAAGTTGCAGAATTGTCTGTATCTGCGTGATGGATCAGTTGATGGAGCATTAAGTCATGTCAGTCGTGATCATCGGCAGGTATGGAATGCACTGCGTAAAATTTAGGATCGTTTGTAAAGTTTATTCTTACGTGATTTTCCCTTTTTGTTAGAACGAGTTTTCTTAGAACGTGATCTTTTAAATAGACCGGCATTTGCACTACCGCTTGGAAATGCTGGTAGCAATGCTGTATAACGTCTTGGATTTTTTGTGCTAATTAGCGCTCTTGTTGTTGGACTTATTTTCGGATCTGGTAATTTATTATAGGTATTCTGTGTGTAATAATATCCGAAGTTAGATTCTCTTCTTCCCTGCAGATCAGCATGCATATTCCAATTAACAAGTTCATCTCCTTCAGCAATATCGTCATAAGAAATAGCATTTTTTGCATTATCAGAGACAAGTAAATGACCACCATAGGGTAGTACAGGAGGTAGGGGAGGTGGAAGAGGTGCAGGGGGCACTGGTGGTCCATCGGCAATAGGATAAAATAACCAATTACCGCCAAAAGAATTTAAATGCGCAATTGGATTTGTAGTAATATGAAAACTACCATCTCCATCATATGTGAAGGGTTGTAAACCTAAGATGCCTCCCCATGGACCTTGTGATACATCCGCTTCATCTCGGAGATAATACTGTTGTCCTACAATCAGTTGATCGCGGCGCACAGGTGCCATTCTAATATGTGATTCTATATTTAATTGTATGCGTTAAATCTATCACTGAAACTTCTCTTCTGAAGTTGAGGGACGACCCTACTCAAAATAGCTCAGTTGGTAAGCTCAACTCCGTTGAGCGTCCACCCCCGCTCGGACTATGGTCCGATACGGTGGGTAGAGCGGGGGATTGTAGACGAAAGTCTGAGCAATGGATCTCCCCAAGTCATTGCACCGAAGGCGCGGATTCCGATTTTTGAGATTTTTTACAAGATTGTTAGACAGTCTTATAAAAATTATTGTTAAAAGTAATGGAAGACTTTAAATCTAACAAAAGAGTAGAATGCCTACACGTAAGCAATCCAAGACCAAGCGGTCTAAGAAGGCATCTAAGCGTTCAAGAACTCGTCGTGTTCAGCGCGGTGGCTACCTAGTTCATTGTCAGGCTTGTGGAGGTAATGGTGGACAAATGGTAGATAGTAGATGCGGAACTTGTGGAGGTACGGGAACTGAAACTCTTGGCGAACATGTTGTTAGATGTGCCAATTGCGGTGGCAGTGGCAATATCAGAGTTTGGAATCAGTGTGGAGTGTGCGGTGGATTAGGTCTTTATGAGGCCCAGCAACCACCTGGAGGTGAATAAATATTTTCTCTTTGTAATTACTTAGTTACAGTACCATATGCTGCTCCAAGTCCACCAGCAACCATAGAAAGACCCAAAAGCGCAAGAACCGTCGCAACCGCACGCGTAAAAATTGAAATGTGTTTGGTGATTTTTAACAAGTTAGAATGGATCATCTATCAACATCAAACTATAATGATGGAATGTCGGCAAATAATGATTCTTACAAGGATCTAGAGATTGCGTATGAGAATAAAATACATGGTGACAAAGTAACTCTTTTACTAGGTCAGTTTGTACTCATTACGGATCAAGGAGCCAAGCATTTCTTTCTTGCAAAAATTGATGAGGCTCTACCTCGTATTGAGCATTGGTTGAGCGAAGGAGGACGTGTTTGGCCAAGGAATTACAGGATAACTCCACTAACACCAATTATTGAAAGAAATGCACTGCAAAAGGCTCTAGAGAAAAAACTAAGAGAAAAGCATCCTGCAGTGGATGGTATGACATTTAGTAATCGTGCATCTAAGAAGTGTGAAAAGGAACGCATAGAATATGTCCTAGAACTTGTAGGTATTAAGAAGTAGTATATAAATATTTTAACACTAAAGAGTAATGGAAGACTTTGAAATTGCAACTTTTGAAAATTCAGATCTGTATGATGGTGTCACCCGAGTTCCTGCAGATGAAGTTGTTAAGGTATTTTTACAACAATATAAAAAATATCTGAATCCGGAATACTATGCAGAAGATGATGTCTGGTCTACCCGAGGTCGTCTATTTTTTTCCTGCAGAGATACGACGGGTGGGGATAAACCAATGAAAATTATGCTTATTGGACCGATAACAGATGAACTTGTTGCAGAAATTGAGAGTGCTGTTTCTAAACTATATATCAAGTGCTGCAAAGACTGTGGAAAAGAAATGTCAAAAGTTGAGGCATTAAAATGGGATGTCTGCTTGATTTGCAGGGAATTATAAAATAAAAAAATTTGAAACTACAAACCGCAATAGTACTTATTAACAGAAACAGAAATGGCAACTAATACAACTTCTGAAATGGATAATTTTCTTCCACACTTTAATGGAAAGGTAATAGAAATCCGAGCAATGGGATATAACCTAATTGCTGCAATTCTCATCAATATCACATGCTAGAAAGCATTCGCCACCCAACTCTTTCAGAGCACAATGGAAGCCGCCGATTCCACAGAAAAGATCAATAAATTTCATTCCTGCTAGAGGAAGGGGGGCTGCAGGAGGAGGAGTAGACAATTTCTTTTTGTCACATGGAGTCTTAAGATTCATGTGCGAATTATAACGATCTGTACGTGTAAATGTGTCGGAACACTTGGGGGCAAACTAGGAACACCATTTTGGTCTTTTTAGATTTATTTGAGAAAATAAACTTTCAAATTTTATAAAACCCTGGATCAGTTAGCCAGATAGCCAGATAACAAAAAAAAATTTCTAACTGACTGTTATAAATGAATCCCCCCGTTTGCGAAACAAGTGCAGAGAAACGAGAATATCTCCTAAATTTTATGCGTAATTCATTTATTGTTACTACAGAACAGGGATATTTCTGCTCAAAGTTTTTATACTTATTTGGTGTCACAGGTACTGGAAAACGCGAATTGACAAAAAGTATTGCAAGAGAAGTATTTGGAAATGATTGGGAATCTAAAATATATGTTCGTATTGATGAGGGACAGAAATTTCCTTATAAACTACATGGAACAAAGATTTCCACTAGTAAAAAAGTAATATTTATTACTAATACATCTAAATACTTATCAAAGTGGATAGAGTTATATTCAAGCACAAAATGTGTAGAGTTTAGAGGATGTGAAATATATAGAGCACCACGCACAATAATGCAAATTAAATGGGAAGACTATACAAATAAATCTACAAAACTTCAAATTATGATAAATGCAAAGTTAGATATTTTAAAACAAGATTTAGTTAAATCAAAAAGAATAGATAATGATACTGAAAAAATAATAACTGAAAAAATACAAGAACTAAATAAAACAATGACCATTTCATTTTTAAATTTACTTGATGTAGATACAGTATCAGAACCTATTGTTTTTGAACAGAATAATATACCTATGCTAGAACCCTCTTATGACTGTGATTCAGATTTAGATTCAGATTCGCCAACAATTAAAATAGAACAACCATCACTTACAACTATTGAGCATATTTCCTTAATAAATTATGAATCTAATAAATCAAATACTAACTCCTCTACTGATTTTATTGAGAAGCATGTTATTCATGAAGAGGGTTCTGAAGTTTCATTCAAGGATATATTTCGTAAGTATAAAAATTGGGCTTCTGCAAGATCGAAGCAAGTTCCACTTATATCTTCCGAACTGAAGGCAGCTTTACGTAATGTATTTGGTGATCCGGTAGATGATAAATATAAGGGTATCCAACTGATTTAAACTGTTTAATCTTCTTCTTCCGAATCCTCCCGTAAAACAGTACCTCCAGTAGTATATTTGATTAGTCCCATAACAGATTGATAACCTGCACGCCACTTATCCATTCCAGTTAAATTTTGTCCATTAAACTGAACTTTCTCCTTATTAAACTTGGGATGAACACGATATGCTGCTAGTAAGTCAATCCATTTGCTCGTCTGTTGAGTCCATGTACTTGGATATGTCCATAATCCGTATAGAATATAGAATGAAAAATTCTTTGGCTTCCAATATACCTCTTTTAACTTTTTTTCATTTACCATTATTTTTTCAGCAGTTAAATCCTTTTCCATTGCTTCGGAATAAATCTTAAACAATTGATTAAGTAAAAGTTTTGCTTTAGTCATCTGCTCGGAACTCAAAGGCATACGCAAATTTTCACGTAACTTATCATAGGAATCAGTGTACAACTCTGGTCCCCATAGTAAACCGGCACATAATGAAACTGCCTCCTTAAGAACACCAAAACGTTTTGTTCCATCCTTTAATCTTTCTTCTGATGGATTCAACATTTTTTCTCCCCAAAATTCTTGGATTTTCTTATTATATACACCATTCTCATTTAGAATCATATCACACGTCCATTGAACAGTAGGTGAAAGATAACGAAGAGCATTAAATCGTTCTCCTGCAGAAAGTGCCATTCCATTCTGTAAGCGGTCAAAGATTTCTACACGTTCTTCTTGTGTAGCATCTTCATAAATCAAAACACCAATCTTATATCCCAAAATTTCATTCTTTTTATCTTCGGGCAAATCATTAAAAAATATTCCCTTAAAACTTGTTTCACCATTCTTATATTTTAATAATGTTGTTAAACGCTGTTGGCCATCTTCAATAAAATAACGATTCTGATTATCAGTCTCCTTTGACAATGTAAGAGATGGTAAAGGTAGACCACGTGCAACAGTGTCAATTAGTCCGGATTGTAGTTTAGCATCCCATACAAAGCCACGCTGATGAATTGGAATCTTAATTTTACCACGTTCCCGCCATTCTAGCAATTGGTCTATTGACATTTGTGTAGTTCTGAAACTAATTGGCATTCTGCTAGAATCTAGCAGTAAATCTTTAGGATGTGTAAAAAAAAATTTGAACAGATTATCCCTGCATGCAAAATGCAAATAAAACAGAGATGAATCAAATGACAGCAGCAGAAAATGGTAGAGAATTGGAAGAAATTATTTATAATAAATCTCTTAATATTCCTAATTTAAAAGATTCTTTACGAGAAAATGAAATTCGTAGACATTTTGATGATTCTTCACTAAATGGTGTAGATCATTGGATTAATGTAGGAAAGTATCATGTTCTTATACAAGATAAATGGAAGGAAACTACTTCACAGCCAGAAGTTGCACAATTTCTACAATGCGCAAAACGAATTTCTGATAAGATTCCTAGAAGTGAAGATATCCTAAAAATATGGGCTTCTAAAACAGAACCAACTTCAAATTCAAGAAAAATACTAGAAGAAGAAAATGTTACTATTATTGTTTCTGATTATAGCCTTGAAGACTTAGCTAATAAAGTTATTCACAGAGTATATAAATATTTTGGAAAAGATATTCACTATTCATTTGAAAATGAAATTGATCAAGAAGCTCGGGAAGTTCTTAAAATTCGGAATGAATTACAACAAAAGAAAGAACTAGAAGAAAAAAAAAGAATTGAGGATGAAGAAAGAGAAGCTCGTGAAATTCTTAAAATTCGGAATGAATTACAAAAAAAGAAAGAAATAGAAGAAGAAAAAAGAATTAAAGATGAATATGCACTAGAACTTATACTAAATGATAGTTATAATCGGGAAATATTATCAATGTATACGCAAGTACGTTTATTTTCAAATAACTGGAAAATTGCTGGAACAGCAGATAAATTATTGAAAATATATGAAGATATTAATAACTTTTCAGAGATAACAACACCATTAATTAAAGAAAAAATAAAAGAATATATGGAAGATATTTGGGGAGAAATAACAGATAAAGTATGTGAAAATTATGAGATAAATTTTGCAAGATATAACCAAAATTTCTGGTCTAGTGGTCTATCATTTATTATTCAAAAACTTTCTAAAGGAGATAATACTGAATTATGGTTTCCAAATACAGAACCATGTTTTACAAATTCAACAACACCAGGTAAAAACTGGAAATCTGCAGTTGTTACAAATATAACACGACCACTATTAGCAGAAGCAAATCAAGAGTGGACAAAATACTGTTCTAGATTTAATGAACGAGCAAAACGTTCTGGTTATCTTTCTGCAGCAGAATTATCCAAGAAAAATTTAGAATTAGAAGAACAAATAACTAAACTAAAAGAGCGTAATTCAATTCTTGAAGAAAAATGTACTAAAATAAAACAATTGATAAATAATTAATAATTATATTGTAATAGTAGAATGTCTGATTCAGTAAATAAAATGGCAGAAATTCAGATTCCTATTGTTAAAATTAAGGCTGAAGGAAATTATGAAGGACATAATCAAACAGCAAATAAGTTATTAAATGATAATAATAAAAAATCTAAATTTTGGCCTAACAGAAAATCAAAATGGTTAAATCTAAAATCAACTTCGTGGATTGAATGCGAATTTTCAGATTTTTTTATAATAAAAAGATATTATTTAGAATCTGGCGGAGATCAAGTTACAAGAGTTTCATTTAGAGACCCTAAAGAATGGGATTTATATGGATTTACAAAAAATGGCGAATCAGTTTTACTAGATTCTAAAAGATTTAATGAAAATCCATTTGGTCCTGAACCATATGCTAAACTAAATATTTCTTTAGCACAAAATACTATAGCAGTTAATAAAATTAGATTAGTTTTATTAAAAACATCTACAGAAAAAGGTTTTACAGATAGTTATGTACAATTAGGACGTTTACGTTTCTTTGGTAATTTAGGTGAAAATAATAGTAAAAAAAATAAAGATCAGTCAAATAATAAAGCAAATTCTCATAATGCTGAGGTTCAATCAGATAATAGAGCAGTGTCTCATAATGCTGAAGTTCAGTCAGATAATAGAGCAGATTCTCATAATGCTGAAGTTCAGTCAAATGCAAGAGCAACTTTAAATGCAGCCGTTCAATCAAATACTAGAGCAAATTCAAAAAATGCAACTGTTCAATCAAATGCAAGAGCAAATTCAAAAAATGCAACTGTTCAATCAAATGCAAGAGCAAATTCAAAAAATGCAGCCGTTCAATCAAATACAAGAGCAAATTCAAAAAATGCAGCCGTTCAATCAAATAACAGACTTATCTTAGGAAATCTTAAAAATACACGAAGAAGACTAATATCTCGTCTAGAAACAGCATCAAATTCTGAAATAGCAAATATTGAAAGATTTTTACAGACACGAAAAAATGCTAGTTTATCAACTGAAAGTTTACAACCTGCAGTACAACATTCTATCTTAGGTCCTATTAAAGTAAGACCTAGTACAGCAGGTATTCTAAGTGCTGGAGGAAGTAATCTAGCAAATTTAAGATTAAGAAGTCTAGGCGGAATAGGAAATCAAAGACCTGCTTCTGCTAGAAATATAACAAATCGTAGAAAAGTAGGTACTTTATTTTCAAGTCTAGGAAATAGAAATGACGTAAATTTACCTGGTTCGGTTAGAAATAGTGGCGGAGGCGGTGGCGGTTATAGTTTACCTCCTTTAAAAATAAGAAGTGAATCAAAAGAAGAAGAAAGACCACAGTCTGCTGGAATATTAGGTCGTTTAAAGTTTTTTGGTTCTGGTTCCGTTAAAGAACAAAGTGTTTCACTTAAGTTAGGACATGAATTATTGAAGGCAATAAAAGAAGATAACTCAGAAAAAGCATTATCTCTTATTTCACAAGGAGCAGATATAAATATTACTGGCATCAATGGAAATAATCCATTATTATTAGCATTAGAGAAAAAATTACCAGATGTAGCAGAAAAATTACTAGAATTAGGAGCAATTGTAGGTGAAGGTGAAAGGAGATATAAAATATTAGTTGCTTCAAAAGGAACTCCACTAATGCAAAAAATATTATCAAAGAAGCGCAAGAGCCGTTGCAACCACACGCGTAAAAATTGACCAGATAAAAAATCTGTAATTTCGGTCAAATGCCTACCCATGAGATCTATGATTTGGATACTTGGTCTTACAAAGATTCAAGAGAATTCTTGGATGTATTGGAGGAACTTAAGGGAAGGAGTTAGTTTATAAAATATTTTTTTTAAAGAAGAATAAATTTTAGATGTTGTAGCTTGGGGATGCGGAAGTTTTTTTGGGGGTCATCAAAAAAATTGAGTGGGTCTGCAAGCTATGAATGAAGGTATTAGGAAATGCAGCAAGCAATTAATTCAGTAGAAATGACATGTAAATTTGTATTGTGTGTGCTTCTTACCCAAATGGGAAAAACATTTACCACAATTGGAAGAATTTTAGAGGAACTTACTCGTGATGAAGAAAATGGTCGTAGTATTCATCTTGTTTGGACTATGAATACCCTTCTTAATAATACACAGTTTGCAAATCGTCTTCGTATTATTGAGGCACAGTATGGAGAAGGCTCAGTAGTAATCTTTGCTTCTAAGTATGCCGGAACTTATAAGCATGTTAAAAATCCTAATGAACTCAAAGGTATTTGTTTTGATTCATATACTTGTCCAAGAGTTATTGTAATGTGTAGTAATGATATTCGGTTTTCAGATGGATTTGATTTCATTAATATTCTAAATTCAAACGAAACTAATATTAAGCGGGTATTTGCATATTATGATGAGCTTCATCAATATATTACCGATAAGCTTCGCGAACAGATTGAACAAATTGATAAAATGTCAATTGTTCATGGTATTATGGGGATGACTGCTACTCCAGATAGGATTCTTCTTAAATCAGGATATTGGGCATTGATTCAAATGATTATTCTTGATAATTTTAATGAAACAGATTATGCTGGAGTAAGTAACATGAATTTTCATAAGATTGATGACTATTTTCCAGATAATTATAAACGTCCTGCACCATTTGACTTTGAATTGCATGACAATGAAACTCTAGGATTCTTGAGGCATGTTTTAGATAAGCATCCGCATATTCTTGCAAATAATGCACGAGTGTTTATTCCAGGTCATATTCGTAGGTTAGGACATCAATCAATTCGCCGCGAAATATTTAAGCGATGTAATAATGCTGTTGTTATAGTATTAAATGGTGAAGAAAAGACACTTGAGTATTACAAGAATGATATAATTAGCACAATTAATCTTACTTCTCCTTCTGAAGAAGTTTGTGTAACAATTGCTCGTAGAATTAATGAGCTGAAACTTCAAGGAAGACCAGTAATAATTACAGGTTATCTTTGCGTAGGTATGGGACAAACATTGATTGAAAAATCAGGAGGTCCATTTACATCAGCAATATTTTCTCATTTGAGTCTTACAAATGATGAAATTTATCAGCTTTTCGGAAGACTTACAGGTCGCTCTAAAGACTGGGAAACTTATGTTCCTACAGACGTATTTTGTCCTACAAAGATTATGTATCGGATTATTGGCATGGAAACTTGTGCAAAGAATCTAGCCATGGAGTACAATGGTGAACTTATTAATGAATCTATCTATAATGCTCCACTTGCAGCTATGGGAGTTGTAGGGAAGGTTACTCTTGAGAATATTAGGCTAAAGAAGGAAAAGAAGATTAGGGTAAAGAAGCCAGATGCAATTGAGCATCCTGATGGATTTAAGACACTAAAGGAAGTTTGGGACTTTCTTAAGAAAATATATAAAAAGCCATGTGATCCTACATCATTTATTTCAAGTCCTCAAACTGGAGGATATACAATTTCAACTCGTTTGAACACTTATTATCATAAGAAAAAAGAAGAACTAACGTCGGAGGATCGTTTAACTTTGGAATTCTTCAAGAATATTAAGGTAGGCATGAATATTTCAAAGACTCAAGGTTCAGGTCAGCCTTACATGGTTTATCCAGTCTATGAAAATCTTACAAAGTCTAAGGATGATTTTCTATATTATGTTCGCTATCTTCCTCCTTCTGCTCCAATTATTAAAGTTTAGACATAAAATTTACCCCTAAGATTTTCCTTGTTCAAGAACTTCAAGCCTCTGTTGGATATCCTTCAGCATATTGAAGATAGGTTCTATCATTGCAACCTTTTCCATATCATAATATCGGGCTAAGGGCTTAGATTTTGAATATGAATTTCTGCTAATCTGTTGTTTCTTTTCTTCAATAATTTGTCCAAGAGTAGCCAAAGGATTTGCTTCCTTCATAGCCTTTAGTTCATCTTCAGCCCTTTTTTGCTTCTCAAGCATTTCAATCTTCTGTCGCAACAAAGTAAGTTCAGAATCAATATTACTCATTTTTAATCTGATAATAGATAATGCAACTAAGTATTCAATTTTTTAATCAGAATAATTTTACAAGGATCGCTTAAAATTTGACTCGAAGAATATCGACACCTACCAGTAAAGAATGTCTTCACTTTCACTCCAAAATATTATTAATAAGCGTTTTGCTCTTCGCACCCTCCTAGAAAATGAAGCATATCATATGTCAGAAACATCAGTTCCTAAGACTGAGTTAACAGAAGAAAAAGAGCCGAATATACGCGAAACACTCAAAGCCATCGCAGCAAAGATTATTGAATCCCCAGAATCAATTCTGCTAGATACCTATGATCTTGCAGAAAGAAGAAAGGATTGGGCAGCCCTCCAAAAGAAAGAAGTTTTATCAGAAGGTCAAATTCTAAGCATAGATACACGATCGCGATCCGGTCACAAGATTCTAGATCATCACATGCGTCATTTCTTTGATGTTAAGAATTGGTGTGGAGTTTCTGTAAGAAGTCTAATAAATCAAGAGCAGATGGAGAAAGCCCTTCTAGCAAATCTATCAATGCATTCAACACCTTACAAAAGTGAACTAAGACGGATGCTTACAATGACTGCAGGACTAGGAAATGTAACAAAGTATCGGACAATCACATCAAAAGCGATTGTTGAATTCTTTCAAGCGAAACTAATCGTAGATCCATGCACGGGATGGGGCGGTCGTCTTCTAGGAACACTTGCATCCGCAGCAGCAGATACAAAATATGTTGGATGTGAACCAGATCCCCAGACTGCACAAGCATTAAGGGAAATTCTAGCAGATCCCGCTATTCCAGCAACAATAAGATCAAGAGGTCAAATTATAGAGAAACCAGCAGAAGTTGCTCTTTTAGAGATCATGCAGATGCCCAAATTTGATATGATTCTAACAAGTCCGCCATATTTCAATCTTGAGATTTACACTGCTGGAGAGCAATCTATTTCAAAGTGGCCGACATGGGATCTATGGATCTCAGAATGGTATAAACCTCTTATCCTTGGCTATCTAACCTGTCTAAAAGAAGGAGGAGTCAGTTGCTGGAGTGTGAAGAATTTCAAGACAGATAAGAAATATCCTTTGGCAGATGTTACAAAAAAGATTCATAAGGATGCGGGATGGGATCTAATTAAAACAGTTGTAATGACTGGATCGGGGAGACCCGGTGGCAAGAGAATCGTAGAAGGAAAAGAAACAAGAGAATCAGAAGAAGAGACGTTCTGTTTCAAACGGATTTAGTCTGGGTTCAAAGCATATCAGCAAGTTGAATATAATTATATTTGCGTCCCTTTGTTACAGTTGATGATGCAACAATGAATTTTTTCATATCATCAGTCACTGATACTGACATCCATAGCTGAGATGACATACTAAACGTGATGGACATGCTAGAACCGCCGATAACATTAGTTTGCCATCCAGTAACTTCATCCTGATTCTTCTTAGTCTTTCCTAGCTTTGGGCTCCACGTGTAGGCAGCAGGATTGAGGGCTGAGTAATCTGCAGGGATAAGATACCAATCATAGAGAATCTGCGGACCCTTCTCTTCACGGACAACGATTGAATAATAATTGAAATTTTTCCGAGAATCAATCTCTGCAAGAATTGCAGAAATGCTTCCATGATCCTTAGCAGAACAAACTGTTGTTAACCTATAAGAACTGATAGCAAAAGACTTATTACCCTTATCATACTGAGTGGACTTGTTAGAAAAACCACCGATAGAGCAGGTTAGATCGCTACCGGGTTTATGGGAGCCATTACTCTGCGACTCAACAGAGCAGCCTGCAGCCTTGAGAATAATAGCATTAATATCTTCCCACGGAGATTCCTTGATAGGGTCATCATTTATAAGATGATAACCCTTCACACACTTTGTGAAATTACTTGCAAGAAGCGGCTTGACCTGATCTAGAGACATTTTAACTGACTTACAGTTGGATAACTTGTTGAATCAATTTTTTTACCAATATAAATAATATTATAAAATAGGGATGCCAGACAAAATTTTATCTGTGCAGCAATTTGAACGTCTTATGAAATCTGGTCTCAAAGAATCATTTGAGGACTCAGTCAAGGATTTACGCGGACACTGCGTTTCATATGAAAATATAGTTAATGAAGCGGCTAAAGATAAACGCAAAACTAAAATTGCTTTAACATATGACGGCTCAACAGTTATATCCACTGCTCGTTTGCTATGTCCTGATAAAGGCAGATGCGAAATCAATATGGTCTATACAAATCCCAAATATAGAGGTCAAGGATATGCAATGAGAAGTGTAAAAAAACTGACACAAAAAGCAAAAGGAAAAGTCTTTCTTATTGTAAAAAAGAATAATACTTCAGCCAAAAAATGTTATAGTAAAGCGGGTTTTGAGTTAAATGGTATGAATAATGGATATGAAAAAATGGTTTTTAAAAGGAAAAAGCAAACACGAAAAAATTAATGTTTATTCTTACGAGTTCTGTGTCTGTATCCAAGTCCTATCCTGCGACCACCGGCTAATTCAGGTGGTCCAGCTAATACAGGTAGTCCACTACCATATCCTCCACCAGCACCTCCACTACCATATCCTCTACCTCCACCAGCACCTCCACCTCCACCTCCACCTCCACCTGCACCTGCAACACTGCGCCTAGATAATTGAGGAACAAAATCCCTAGGAACGGGACCCCGACCTCTTCTTTCAGGAGCATCACCACGTTCTTGCCATACTGGAGTCAAAAGCGGTAATCCAGCAGTAAGTGTATCTCTTTCATCATTCTCAATCTGACCAGGTGATGATCCATTCTGGTAAACAAAAAGACGATGAGTTACAACACCTTCATCATTAGCGCGGATAAATTCACGAACGCTACTGCGATTAAAGAAAAATCCAAGACCATCTTGTACATTTAGACCAGTTGAATCTCGGCCGTCATCACTTCTAAACTCAGCCATTCTTTAATTTAAACTAAGAAATAACTCCAAAGTAATTTTAAAATAAATTAAAATTAAAATATCTCAAATATTGTAAGATGTCCGAAAAAGAACAGGCAGTTTACATGCATATCAAGAAGTATGCCAAGTCGGATGATTTGAAAGCAGCACAGTATCTCTTTATCTCATTTGCTGGATATGTTGCTGGGTTTTATTTGCCCTACTATCTCTTTCCCTTACATTCCCTCTTTTTCTCAAGATTTTTCATGGGTTTTCACGATATGGGACACGGTTTCTTTTTCAAAACAAGATACCTGAATACTGTGTTAGGAACTCTATCAGGAACGCTTTTATCTACATCTTTTGATCAATGGAATACGGGACATAATGAGCATCATAAAGTTACGAATGATCTAACTTATCCTCAGTATTCACAAACTGCTTTGTTTACAGTAGATCAATATAGAGCGCTTACTCCTTTTTATCAAAAGATCTATAAAGTTTTAACAGGTAATCGCCTAGTTCTGCTGACAATAATGCCTATTTACTTAGGAATCATAAGTCCTATATTTACAGCAAAAAATAACCATGAGAAACTTATGTTAATCGCATATTTATATTTTCTATTAAAAGCCAATCTTCTTGCACATTATATGTCCTGTGTTCTTTTGAGTGAAATGATAGGTTTTATATTTTTCCATAGCCAGCATACTTTTGATTCTGCAAAAAGAAGAAAAGGTATGAGTCACTTTGAATCAGCAATGGAGGGATCCTCATTCATGCAGGTTCCCGAGGTTTTGAAATGGACAACAGGCTCTATTGAATATCATCATATTCATCATTTGAGTATAGCAGTCCCCCTCTACAATCTAAGGGCGTGTCATGATGAAGCACCACCTGAAATGTTTGCATCAGTGAAGCGTATTACATTTTGGGAAGCACTAGAATCTCTTAAATATGCATTATATGATGAGAAGGATGATAGATTAATTTCATTTACTCAATATGAACAAAAGGTGGATTATTAACAAATTTTTTAAATAACAAAGGTAGGGATGTCTGGTGAATTAAATTTATCATTTCGTAGGGATTCAAATAATAATAGTAAATCAAATAATAGAAAATCAAATAGCAATGAAGAATTGGCTGCTATTGCTGAAGCCGCTCCTGCAGGAGTTGAAGGCTCATCACCAGAACTTAGAGCCGGAATGTCATCAGCACAACTTCATAAAAATGCTATAAATCGTGGTGTTTCACCAGGTCTTAGAAAATTAAGAACTTTGAGTGAATCATTAGGTGAAGGTCCTTTGCAAAAGTTTATAGGTGAAGGTGCCTTGCCAGTACTTAAAGAAGGAGAAAAAGTGGATGGAGCAGATAAAATACCTGCAGACTATGGAGATTTAGAAGAAGAAGTTTTTATAGATTTTCCAGACAGAAATGATAATGATGAATTAGCAGATAAATTATTTGAAAGTCAAGATTTAGATGCTTTAGTCAAACATGATCCTCGTATTTTTGATATTCTTATTGATGCTTTAGAGCCCATTCAAGAAGAAGGTGAAGAAGAGGAAGAAGTAGATGATGCTGCATCAGTAATTGTAAAAGGAATTGAAGCTGTCCAAAGTCAATTAAGTCAAATAGATGCAGATCGCCGATCTAGAAATGAAGGATCAAATAGAGGTTCTGCTAAAAGTTCAGCAAGTGCAAAAACAACTGTTTCTGCGATTGAAAAACTTGCAAGTGAAATTAATAAAGCCGTTGAGGATGCAAAAGCATCTGGCGAATATAAAGAGACAGAAGATGGTGAAGAGGCGGCAGCAGCGGAGCCTGAAGTCTTGGCACAGCCTGAAGCAGGAGGAAAAAGAAAACGAATTGAAAAGAAAAAATGGGAACCAGAAATTATTAGAACTGCAATCCGCCGAGTAAGAAAGAAGGCAAAACCTCTGCCAGATTCTCAAGTAGCGTATTCAAATGTAAGTAATCTTTCATCATATACAGCAACAAAGGCATTTTTAATGGCTATGCGTGGTTCAAGAATAGAAGATTGGGATCCAACAGATCAAGCCAAATTTATATTTGGAAGAAATTGGACTGAAAGAATAACAGGAGATACATTATGCGGATATTGTCGTTTTCCCTTAAAAGATAGACAACCGCAAGCGCATTTTAATGATCCTACAAGAAGACTAAGATATTCACTTGAACACAAAACAGCATCAAATTATCAATGTGCTGTATTAAAAATACCTTTAAGACAACAAAAATATTCTCCACTTGAACGTATAATTATGAGTCATATGTCAGAAATAACATGTTTTCACTGTAATTATATAAAATCACAAAGAAGATTTATAACATGTCCTTTAGTTTCAAGAGTAAGAGACTGGAGAAATTTAAAGGTAAATTCCAAAGAAATAAATCAATTCTTGTCTGATGTGTACTCAACAGAATATGGAGGCGTGAATGGTAAAAATGATGAAGGTGAAACATCAATAATGAGACTAGTAAATTCATTAAATCCACCTGCAAAACAAAGCAAACTCCAGTACTGGAAAGAAAAGTGTGCGGCCTACCTAACAAAATCCTATCAAGATGTATGCAATACGATAAATAAGTATGTAGATTATAAAAATGCATATGAACGTGTAAAACTGCTAAGAAGTGTTATCCGTGCAACAAGAAAGAATCTTATTGAAAAAGGTTTAGTATCAAAAGAAATAAAGAAACAAGTAAGCAAAGTTGCATTGGCTGCTTTGAAAGATTGTGAAATAGAACCTTGGTCTGCAAATGTAAATGATTTGGATAGAGCTGCATTAGGAGCAGGTGAATTACCATTACTTCAATTTGCATGGACCCCTTTTACATTTAGAGAAGCTGTTGCTAAAAAGAGAACAAGATCAAAGAAAAGCAAGAATAGAAAATCTAGAAAAAATCTAAGAAAGTAAAATCTAAAGTAGCAATAGGAATGAAGAAATCTTCTATTAGACAATTTACAAAAAAGTGTCTAAAAGCAGGTTATAAAGAGCAAGTCTGCAAGAATGCTTGGATCTTTGGTCGCCTTCCAACAACTGAGTTACAGAAAATGTATGCAAAGACATTTGTAAGTGAAAAGTCATACAAATGGACTCATCCAATCAAGCAGACACGAAAACTAAAGTATAATAAACCTAAAAAGTTAACGAAGGCGATGCTTCTTAAGGCATCGGGTCCTCGTATTTTTCCGGAACTTGTTTGAGGGCACAAAATTTGTCTTAATTTTCTATAGAAAATTTGAAACATAAATTCTGCTAAAAGCCAAACAAGAAGAAATGCCCTCAACCGTAATTGAACTTCTAGAAGTCTTCGGGTCAGATCTGACCGTAGTTAATGCCGCGCGTGTATCAATGGGTAAGGAATCTACCGCAATGACTCCCGGCGATGCAAAGCTAATCAAGTATCTAGCAACACACAAGCACGTAAGTCCCTTCTTTCATCCGCAGATCCGTTTCCGCCTCAAGATGCCGATTCCGATTGCCCGTGAATGGTTTCGTCATACAGTTGGTTTCTCCCGAAATGAAATTAGTCGTCGTTATGTAGACACAGATCCTGAGTTCTTTGAACCCACGATGTGGCGTCAGCGCAATCCCTCAGTCAAACAGGGTTCTATGGATATTCCGGTTGAAAAGCACAGTGAAGTTGTAGATAAGGTTCATCTATGGCACACCCAGTCACTAGAACTTTATAATTCTCTGCTGGAGTCTGGTGTTTGTCCCGAGCAAGCGCGATTTATTCTTCCACAGTCAATGATGACAGAGTTCATTGAGACGGGATCACTTTATGGATATGCACGTCTCTGTAATCTGAGAAATGCACCGGATGCACAGAAGGAGATTCAAGATTATGCACGAGAGATTTCTGATCTGCTAGAGAAGCGATTTCCTGTATCATGGTCAGCTCTTACAAGCTAATCCCATTTAAAAGTTAGAAGTTCATTCCAAACAAAGAAATATTCTTCCCTATTAAATTTTTCATAGGCATAAGACCATGACTGATGAACTCCAAGAGGATTAATAACAAATCCTTTTATTTCATTATTCATAATAATCATTCCTCTTTCCATGAAGACTGCTAAGCGAAAATATATATCAGGAACATTATATCCATCATTCTTAATTCTAGTTGCAATCCATTCATCTTCACCTTCACACTCAGCATCAATAGAAGGATCAGGTCTATGTTTCTTGCATAGAGTTATCATAGCAGGAATACGCCTACAAGTAAGGCCACCACCGCCCGCTAATTCAAAATTCCAAGTCCAGCAGGATCCATAATAGTCACCCACAAACATATCGGGATGAATTTTGCGCCTAAAGAAATTATCCATTTGTACAGTGATTATGTATTCTGCACATGATAAAGAAGCAATCTGCTCGTAAACTCTGTAATCTGTATAAAAATTATTAAAATCTTTAATAGCTTCTTTTCTTTCCTTTGGATTTCCAGAAAAATATTTTATCAAATGAAATCCAACTTTATCTCCAATTAGTGCCTTAAAGGCATTATAGTTTTCATCTGAGCAAAAAATGAAGACAGCAAGATCAGGACCACACCATGCCATATTTCGGAGAATAAACCACATATTTGGATGAGCCCTTCTTTCTACGAGAACAAAAGCCTGTTTAGCCATACTAGGTGGTGTATATGATACCCAGAAATCTGATAGCATCTTGCCATATTTTTCTTGCAAATGAGCAAAAACAAGAGGTTCAGTTTCGGCGCGGATTTTTTGGTATCGCTCAGTATCAATTGCAATAACTTCTTCTTGAGATGTAGCTATTCTAAATTTTTCAACAGCAGTTTGATGATTTTTTTCAGTCAATTCATACATTGTTGAAATATATGGATCAAGCATTTAAAATGTAAATTAAATTTTTATTTCTAGTAAAGCGCGCCAGTACTTCAAGTAAAAATCAAATTCATAATCCAAATCAACATATGTCCATGCTTGATGAACAATAAAATGATCATAAAATGAAACCTTTTTCCCTTCTTCAACTAGACAAATATGAGCAGATTCTATAATAACACGCCATCTGTGTCTAAAATGAGGAATAATTGCCTTTTCTTCAACCAAGACTTTATTCCACCAGCAGTCTTCACCTTCTTCTTTGATTAAAATAGACAAATCTGGTCTCCGTTTCTTGCAGATATCAATCATCAAATTAATACGCCGAAAAGTCACACCGCTCCCACCAGGAGTTTCATGATCCCATCCCCAAGGAGCACCATAGTAATCATCAATAAATAACTCTGGAACAAGTTTTTTTCTAAAATAGTTATCCATTTGCACAGTAATCATATATTCAGCACCTGTTAGTTCCAAAATTTTTTGATAGAATAAGTAATTTGTAAGTAAATCATTATATTCTTCTATTGCTTTACGGTTTGCAGAATCATCTGATGGTATTTCTTTTTTAAAAATTGGAATTATATGAAAGGCACTTGCTTTATCTCCTACTAATCCACGAATGAAGGCAATATTTTCTTCTGAACAAAAAATAACAACTGAAAGCGAAGATCCGGACCATGCAAGATTCCGTAACACAAACCAAAAATTAGGATGGGATCTTCTTTCAATGATAACAAAAGTCTGTTTTGAGCGTAAAGGAGGAAGATATGTTTGCCAGAATTCAGATAATTTATGCCCATAAGTTTCATTCAATTGATTAAAAACAAAAGGTTCTAGTGCAATACGCAACCTTCGCAACCTTTGTTTTCTTAAAACATCAACATCATTTTCAGTACAGTTTATAGCTTTTGTATTTAATATCTTGTTTTCATTTTGAATTATACTCCACATGCTTTGAATTGTTTTATCAATAGAAAGCATTTGTATCTAATACTGGATAAAATCCTTAAATCTCAATTGTAACATATTTATAAATATAGTCTCTTAAAAATGCGTTTCTTTCTTCACCTAATCTACCATTTAAAAATGTCCAGAATTGATGAATAATATAAGGATCAGGTGCTGGATAACTTTCCATAATAAGATTTATTCTTGCTTCTAAAGGAGGAAAAACATGACCAGATTCTTTGAGTTTTAAATCAATCCATCCATCTTCGGGGAAAGGGCACCGAATTCCAAGTTCAGGTCTAAACTTTAAACAAATCTCCAGCATTTTTTGAACTTTACGTACAGATGCACCTCCACATCCACCACCATCAGGAATCCATGCCCATGGAGCACCTAGAAAGTCAGTAAAAAAGAGTTCATCTGTTAACTTCTTTCTAAAGAAAACATCCATTTGGACCGTTAAAATCCATTCAACCCCCTGATTTGCAAGAAATTGATAAACTGTAAAATTTGTATAAAAGTCACTATACTCCTTAATTGCTTCATCAGTCGGTGGATTACCATTAAAAACAATATGTATGTTTACAAATTGTGATTTATCTCCTAAACATGTTTTAATAAAATTAACATTTTCATTTGAACAAAAGATATAAATTGCCATATCAGGTCCGGCCCATGCCATATTTCTAAGCACAAACCAAAAGTTAGGATGTGTTCTCCGTTCAACAAGAACAAATGCTTTTGCCGACTTTAGAGGAGGAGTCCAACTCTTCCAGAACTCAGTTAGCTTAGAACCATAAGTTTCTTCTAGATGGGCATATACATAAGGTTCTAGATCATAACGAATTTTCTTTAAGAATTTCTTCTGATTAGAATCAGATTCTTCATTTGGATTATTTGGTAATGCTAGAAACTTTACATATTCTAGTATAAGAACATCATACATTAAATCAAGATTTCGTGTTTCTGTTGCCATTTAATCTACAAACTATAAATTTCTGCAGGTTTATCCTTATATTCAGTTTCAAGATAGGGAACTATATAATGAGGGCATTTAGAATTCCATAATGCAATTTTGTCTCCTTCACCCGATCCGATCCAAAATTCAGGAGCATAATATGTATCTTGTACGCAAGGTTTTAGAGTCCGAATATATGAAGCGCGACTCCACCAAAAATTTCCCGAATAATGAGGTTTAGGTTCTGGTAAAAGATTAACTCCTACACAATCATTTTCACTTAATAATTTACAACATTCAGACCAGCGATCAATGTTAAAATGTATCAAATAATTAGTCCATGATGCAACATTTAAGTTTCCAGGTTTCCGAACACCTTTAGTATGTAAGTACAGAACTTCAAAATCTTCAAAAAGAGAATCATTTCGCAATATATTTAGAGTAAATGTTTCATATTGTGATAAATCTGTAGACTTTCCTCGTATTTTTAATTTAGGGTCTGTTACAACTAAGTTAATATCTCCTAGAATTCCAAGACGTATTTCATCAACTGCATTATAAAGTCCAGATTTCTTGATTCGTTCTAGCATGGAAGAAAAAACATCAGACCAGTGATTTATGCAAGCAACATGTATATAAATATATCTTTTCATTTTTATTCCTAATCCGGGATTCTAAAAATCTGCAAGCATTTGAACGTTTGCGGCCGAAAGAATTTCATGGAGTCTATCCTTTTTCTTCTCAGTGATGATTTCCTTTACCTTATCGCCCTCATACACTGTTAGAAGAGGAAGTGACTTGATTGAAGACTGCTGCTCATCATCCATATCTTCAAGTGCAAGAATCTTGAGATCAACCTGAAATTTTTCACATATTACTTTCACTTCAGGAAGAAGAGTCTTGCAAACCTTACACCATTCGGCCTTTACGTATTCTACACGAAGAGACATGCCTAACTTAGGAATGTTTTTCTGTGTTCAAATTTTGTTTTCACGATCTAAGACAATTATTAACAAGTTAAAAATAAGACAAATTTTTGCGACTCTTGCGACTCTTGCGACTCTTGCGACTTTTTCTTAGTTTTCGCCTAAAACTTTTCCTCTTTCGTTCATTCGGTTCCCCTTTTCCTGCAGCAAATTCTAAAACAGAACTAACGGCATTATCTGAAGGAGAAGGATGACCTAAGACAAAATGTTTAAAGGTACAATCTTCGTTATAGCGAGCAAATTTAAAAATTCCTTCAAAAAATCCTGCACTCTGTTGTTGAGAATTAAATACTTGAAGTACAGACTCATTCTCAAGATGATCTCCATGATCATCAAACAGATCTAGCAAAAATGATTTGCCTTCCTCATCTACATGATATTCAATTCCGGGTGGAATAAATTGAGGTTTACCTCCAATTATTTTAAATTCCTTAAAAAAATATGTGTTACTATCTTTCTTATGAAACAAGAAAAATTTACCTATTTTAGTACCACCCCGCGTAAAACAAAAGGGAATAAGTAAACTAATATTATCATTAATCTTATGCACAGGAAAAGGCATCCCTATTCTATATAGAGAATCTAAGTCAAAACCTTGCTAAGATCTGATGGAAGTTCCTGCAAACTGAATTTATAGATTTCTGAGATCTGCTTGAGGTTACGAAATTCAACCGGTGTCACAAGAGAGATCGCAGTTCCCTTACGACCAAAACGACCAGAACGACCAATACGATGGATATAGGTCTCCTTAGAAGCAAGTGACGGAATATCATAGTTGATTACTGATGATACCTGCTGGACATCAATACCACGAGAAAGTAGATCCGTTGAAATCATAACACGCGTAGATCCCTTGCGGAACTCATGCATACGATCAGCGCGGGTAGCGGGCTCCATATCACCATGAATGAGTGATACAGTAAAGTCGCGCTTGATCATATTTGTGTAAAGCCACTCAGCCCTTTCCCGAGTATTGCAGTAAATGAGTGACTGCTTAATTGATAGACCTTCGTAGATATCGCAGAGAACTTCAAGCTTCCACTCATCCTTCTCAAGCGGCACATAATACTGATTAATACCTTCCAGAGTGACCTGCTCGGGCTGTAGAACAATCCGAATAGGATTCTTGAGAAGGAGATTTACAATCTCAAGAACTTCGGGCGGCATGGTCGCGGAGAAAAGACCGACTGCACACTTTGAAGGAAGACCGATCTTCACAATTTCCCGAATCTGCTCAGCAAATCGCTCCTGTAGCATCTCATCCGCCTCATCAAGGATAAAAGAGGTTAGATTACGGAAACTGAGCTGCTGCTTAATTGCAAGATCGTAGATACGACCGGGTGTTCCAACAACTACATGCACACCCTTCTTTAGCTCAGCAACATTCTCATTACGGGGAGCTCCACCAACTGCAATAAGCACACGGACATTCATGTAAGAACCAATGCCCTGATATACAGAAGCGGTCTGTGTTGCAAGTTCCCTTGTGGGAGAAATAATAAGGATCTGGGGTGCAAGGACAGCAGGATCCATGTTAGCTAGTGATGCAATTGCAAATGCACCCGTCTTACCAGTACCTGACTGGGCTTGTGCTAGAATATCCCGCTTTCCTACAAACGGAACTACTGCTAGACTCTGAATCTTTGACGGCTGGGTGAAACCGAATGAATAAATCCCCCGAAGGAGATTCATCGGCAAACCCATCTCATCAAAACTTGTGTATGAAGTCAGCGACGCTGACTCATCAATTATTTCTGTGATCTTCTCAACATCTTGGCCACTCATTGTATTCATTTCTTGCGAATTCTTTAGGTTATGGGACATCTTCTCTTAACATAAATAATTCATAAATCCGAATTCAAATTTTTTAACTCTACAGTAAATCATAATTAAGAACAAATCTTTTCTGCAAGAGACCTAGGTAAAAATGGAATTATTGGTTCACATTCCCATAAAAACCGCTTTCCGAACATCTCAAGTTGAAATCCATATGGGATATACTCAAAATGGTCCCTACGCAACTTATCAGCAATAGTCGGAGGAAGAAGATGAAAGGACTGTGGAGGTAAAACCATCACTAATTGTTCTAGCGGCTTAACATATGTGCTTTGCGCCTGCTTTCTCGGTGCTAGGGATGCAAGCACTCCTAAAGAAGGCAGACCGTCAACAGAAAGAATAGACGCCAAAGTCTTAAATGTCGGTGGAGCAGACCAAGGATAATACCATGACATGTCTACAGAATCGCAATCCAAATAATAAGCGTGAACCCAAGCAAATCCCTGCAAGAATCCTATAGCCGCATCTTTAGTTCTGCCTCCAAAATGATGCTCTTCTAGCAGATCTCTCCATTGAGGCTTAACCCATCCACCACCCTTAGATTGTGTAAATAAGAACATTTCAGTACGGCGGCGCATTGGTTCTGATTCTCTTTCTTCCACTGCTCTTTCCCATGTCTCCGTTGCTTTTAACACAGGAGGATACCATTTTTCTTTCTGTCGCAACCATGAAGCAACTTTCCTTTCTTCACCCGAAGCTAAGAATTCAAAGATCTTCTGTAAGGTAGCAATATTAATCTTTCGTCCCTGCTCTTCCAAAGAAGTTAGTCTAGCACCAGTTACAGCACAGCAATCTTCTAATGCAGCTAAGAGTTCAGTAATTCCATCCTCCCGAATTGAGAATCCAAGAGAATGAGGCAGAAAGTCATTTCCAAGTACAGACATTATAGCAACATAATCAAAAATCCAATCCTGTAATGAAGCTGTAGAACTACTTTCTTTCCACATTGCTTCAGCAGCTGTAGACGGTGCAAAGAATTGAAGAGTAATTTGGCTCGTATCTTTAACTTCATCTTTTTCCCGAACTAAAACAATTTTACCCCGCCGATCAGTTTGCTCAGCCTTTAACATTCCTAGAAGAATTAAGTCCGCATCCATTCCATAAATCACAATATTCTTTGCATCTATTGTCTTCAAGTAACGCATAATCTTATGTTCACCTTCACCCGGCTCATCTGTCCCCGACACAATTGATCCCCCAAGTTTCTTGCAGAATCCAATCAGAAACTTATTCATTTTATCCATGAATTGTGTTCCGGGTGTAATAGCATTTCTGTCCCAACCTGCCTCCTTTTCTACCAATCCTAACTGTGCTCTTAAAAGGTTATCCTCAAGAGTCATAAACGCTGACTTATATCGCCGCAACCTCTGCTGATGAATCTTAGCGCAAGGAACTGCACCATCAACTGCAATGTATAATGCTGTTGAAGGAATCATTGAACAAAGACGATCTAACCAAACACCAACTTCTCTAATAAGATCTTCCTCATAAGCGGCAGAAAAAGCATTTGGCATAGTTTTCATGGCAGAATAGATAATGCAGTTGAAATCTAATGCAAGAAGATCAACAGAAGCCAAACCAACTCCTGCTAGATTCCCAGCAGTTATGCCTTTATATTTTCGTAAAAGATGTCTATAAAAAGAAGGAATTCCCATTCACCTACTTTATATTCAGAACCCTTCCTTAAATAAATCATATAATATAGGGATGGCAAGACCGGTGCCGCAAAATGATATTTTAGCAGGTATGACTGACGCAGCAAATTTTCTCCAAGAAGAAGCCAAAGGGCAAGCACGATATGCATTTCGTATTTTACCTGATGCACTTCTTAGTGGTTCATTATTCTTAACTTTCATGCTAGGATGGCAACCGTCATTAGCTGCCTTTGCATCCGGCATAATCTTTACAGGTTTGACCCAGAGTTTTCTAGCAGATATGCTTCGTATAAAATCACCTGATTTAGCAAAGGCGGGTGGAGCTCTAGGGAGTGGTGGTGATCCCAGCAGTGGACATTTTCCTGGAACCAATTGGTCACGTGTATATAGTGCAGCAACTAGCCCTAGAAATCTGTTAGAAGGCTCGGTGCCCTCTTACTATATGTCTGTTATGGGCTACGTTTTCTCATTTGTAATGGCACAGAATTGGATCTTTAAAGATGAACTTTCCATGCGTCCGAATACGGGTCAATGGCTCAAGATCTTCAGCATCATAACAGGAATCTTCGTCTTTGGTCTTGGAGTTCTCCGTATCTCAGTTGATTATGAGCCATGGTGGGCGGCACTTCTAAGTATGTTATTCGGAATTCTAGTTGGATTCATTTTCATTGGTTTAGTCTTATGGGCATTCGGCCGCCAAGCAGTAAATGTCTTGCATTTACCTCTTCTGGAGAAGAGTGTTCCCGATAAGAAACCTATTTATGTTTGCGCCGATTAATTCTTAGACAAACATAGGGAATGCCAACATATATCTTTCAGAATATAAATGATTTTTTTTTGAATAGTCTTCAAAACTTTCCATTTACAATGTTTGTTTGTTTTTCAGTCTTTGGAGTTCTATTCTCCCAGCCAACATGGAGTTTAGTCTCTGTAGGTCTTTTCCTAGTCTACGTTTTGGTAGCAATGATGCAACTCATTGCTGGAAAAGTTCTACCTGATTTTGTTAAGAGTTTATTTCATGTTCCTACTGAAGATATTTCTGTTTGCTATCCTTATAGTTTCACTGCAAAACCTTTTACATTCCCGAGTGAATGGATAACACAAACAGCATTTTTATTTGTCTTTATAATCTATAATTCATCAATCTTAGCCAAGAAGGCAGGAAATAAGAATCTGTTTGAAGCGTATCAGCGTCGTCTTTCACGCACCCAGATTAGCATTCTAGCATGTGTAGTTTTACTATTAATTTTTGTTGGACTCCGTGTTCAAAGTGGATGCGATACTTTATTAAATGCAGTAGTCTCAGTTCTCTTAGGGTCTTCCTTAGGAATAGCATACTGGCATATTTTAGATATCTGTAATACACAACTTCATTCGGACATCTTAGGAATTACAAGAAATATGGCTCCACCAAATGATAATCAAGAAGTTGCGGTTGTTTGTACAGCGTAGTTAAAGTCTAGTTAAGAACCGAAGAGCAACAAGATGCCATCCACGAGCAGTGAATGCTTGAATTTGCCGACTCTGTTCGTAAGTCATAAATTTTTGATAAAGAGTTTCTATAGTTTCAGAAATCTTTTGAAGATGAGGTTTTCGCTCCTCCTCTTCTAAAGGTAAATTATAAGTGTCTAAACTTTCATATATGAAGGTAGGTTTTGCAAGAGACTTACTAATTGTATTATGTTGATTAAAAAGGAAAATACGCAAATCTTTATTTTGAAGTTTACCAATATTAATAGGTCCTAGAGCATCGGAGAAGTGTTTCTTGCAGCGATCACAATTCATAACTAAAAGAGTTGCTTTGAAAAACTGTTGCCACATGAGAACTGTATCTGGATTTAGATCAATATTAGCAGAAAAGGTATGGAACAGATACCAGAGACGCGGTCCCCAGAATTCCCGTCCTTCTTTATTGGCTGGACCAGTCCCTGAAGACATTCTACTACAATCTTTGTCTTTGAAAAATTTGAATTAACGCGGCGAACAATTAATAATCACCTACATGGAATCGCTAAGCTTATCCTTACCAAAAGAATTCCTCCAAAACTTATCCACAGTAATTTTCAAACATGATATATTATTTCTGCAAGAAATCTGCAATGAACTAAATATTCCTTTCCGAGAAATGAAAGCCAAAATCCTAGGAATGGGAACAATAACTCAGATGGCAGTCTCCACTGAATTTACTGGACATGTAACACAATGTTGCTATTGGGTTCAAAGTAAATCAACTGCTCATTGGATCCAGTGTCCCGATCGTCAGATTCTAGGTCAAACCTCTTGTGCAGAACACAAGAAACATCCTAGCAGAGGTCGTCTAAGATCTGATTTTACTGCAAATCCTATGAATTATATTATTAACAAGAAATCAAAAGAAGTTTTCATGTATGAATCTAAGTCAAAGCGTCTTTTCCATCTTAATGATAGTCATATAGATGGAATTCTATGGACTGCTCCAGATGGCACAAAATGGATATTACTAAATACGCCTAGGCACTACAAAAAAATTGATAAAGGTAAAATTCAACAGCCCAAACTAGAAACAATTGAAAATGTCTAATCTACCGCCCCAGCCACCGCTGCCGCAAACTCTTGATTTCAGTAATGTTGGAAGACATCTTACATTTGGCACGATTGAGCCACCTCCGTTCTTCCATGAGGAAGGATCAATTGAATATGTAGAACATAATAATAGTCGTATGAGATTGGAAGATACCTTTGCAATTGGTCGTCCGTCTCCTCCTTCACCTAATGTAAGAAGGGTAACAATTCCCCATCTACATTTTCCTCATGTTAGAACAGAGTCAAAATTTAAGCCCATTAATCATGAAAAGTATTACAATAGCCACTGTACACCGGGTCATGTCCGAGTCTTTCGTGCACTAATTGGTCCTTCTTTGCTTGAAGAGAAAGCATTTCTTTATAGGGATATGCCATTGAAAGATTTTAGGGCTTATGTAATAAGTGTTGTTGATCCCTTTATTGATGTAGTAAAAACACCGGATGCAAAGAGTTTCTCCTTTCCTATGCCGAAGGAGAATCGGAGCTATCTGATTGATACATGGAACAAGAATCTTGAACTTCGTTTTAAGTTCCGTCGCCTTCTATCTGCATGGATGGTAAAGAAGGCAAAGAAGAATGAAATTACCATTCAGAATTATACAACTCTTGAGGATCCGAATCCTGCCAATTCAATTACTTGGCTAGATATGAACAATCGTTGTACTTACAGGATTGATGGTGATACACTCCTTAAGAGTATGTCAATGTATCTTCTGAACTCTAGTTTTGGTTCACCTGAGCCTCTTTGGCCTAAGAATCCTAATACTAATATTCCTTTGACGCATGGTCAACTTGTTCATATCTTCTTTGAACTTTATTCATGGTGTGGCAAGAACAAGAAGAAGATTCCATCAATTCTAACCCGATTCCACGATCATAATTTCTGCTTGCATGAGCTACTGCTCCATAATAAGCCTCTACTAGCATATAATGCGTCTATTGAACTTTTCCGAGACTTGGGTTCTGAGGATTCAGTGGAGCAGATGCTGGATTGTGTTGAGAATTATGGAAATTCAATGATTAGTCGTCTCCATTATGAGTCAGTGATTCCTAAGTGGGTTGATAAGGTAGGTGCAAACCATTATCTTATCAAGAAATGGCAGGCAATGTTGCCTGATATTCTTCAGTATGAGCAGTTCAAGATCTTTACTCGGGATGGCTGGTCTTCCCTTTTGGGTCTGAGGATGTCAGTAAAGGCATTGTGGGATGAGACAGTGATTAGTATTTCAGAGACAGTGAAATCAAAGATTACAGTTAGGCGTAGGATTCCTGTTGGTGCTCTTCTTGAGGATGTACCTGCTGTGCAAAACACTCCTCCGAATGTTCAGCCTTACAATAATTCTGGTCAATGGGTTCCTATTGCCGTTATTGAGCCTGTGGAAAATGCTCCTCCGAATATACGACTGGTTAATAATTCTGGCTACAGGATTGAAGCGGTACAGCCAACTCTTTATGTTGATGAAAGTCATCTTCTTTCTTCATCAAATGCTGGAGTTCCATCAACTGCTTCTTCATTTGATGCTATTATTGAACATATTCATAATATAAATCCACTACCTATTGATCTACTTGATAGTATTAGCAGTTTTACAAATGATGAGATTCATCTTCAGTATCAGCTTGAAGATATGATTAGCTTGGTATATAATCTACCTATCCTACCCTCAAGCAGTTCGTCAGTTGCAACTGATGCAGGGGTAGATACTGAGGAAAAGCAGCAGGAATCAGATGAAGCCAATGTATAGAGATGCCTATTGTCGGTCATCCATCACAAGAAGCAACAGAAATGATTCCTGGTCGTCTTTGGTTGGGTGGACTCCGCGCTGCGCTAGATGAAAATTTCTTACAAAAAAATAATATAACTGTTGTTTTTAATTGCACAAAGGATATTCCTTTTTCACCTGTTGTTCCGAAGCAATATAGAGTTCCAATTGATGATAATCTAGAATTTGTAGAGATTGATAACTTACTAAAGTGGAGTCCAGAAGCGGTATACAAAGTCATGCATGAATACAATTCTGGAAGCAATATTCTGATACATTGCTTTGCTGGAATGCAGAGATCAGCAGCGGTTGTTCATATGTTTTTAATGACACTTTGGCGGCAAAAGAAGGAGCCAGTCTATGCATATATGCGTGAAAAGAGACCGATTGTATTTCAACCAGGTATGAATTTTCAGAGATCAGTTGAGTGGTATGAGGAATGGCTATTTACAAATATTTTGAAAACGTAAAACAGAATGCAGCAAAGTCAGACAAAAGACTTAGGAGCAGAAATACAGCATATTTTTGATACCAATAAATTGGAAGATCTGAAAGAATTTATAAATAGAAGAAAGTGTCTCAACAACTGGAACGCAGCGCTAGTCTATCTTTTTCACTTTATACAATCTGCAGGAATCTTGACAACAACAATTGCAGCAGGTTATGACATTAAAGCAATTGTTTGGGTAGGAGTTGGTCTAAATATTCTTGCAAGTATGATTAATATTTTTGAAAAAACAAACAGTGGAATTTCAAAAAAACTAATGAAGGATATTCAAGCAATTAAAGATGGTACATATGTGGATGAATCAGTGTCAGTAGAAGTAACTGAAAAGAAAGAAAAAGAAAATGATTTGGAAGAACCGTTAATTAAACCTAAGGTGTAATCCAATAACATCCACCTTCAACATTGTATGCTCTGTTAGGAATCTCAGAAGGCAGAGGTGTGGACCAAGAGTCATTAAAAAACTTAGAAATAACATCATGTTTAGACCAGCGGTCTCCTTTTACACCAAACATGATCTGTGTACCACCACCTGTATGAATAGCAGAAATACCCCTCTTCTTAAGTTCAAAACAAATAGGCAGACTTAGACATCCTGCACCGACAAGAACAAGTTTAACATTCAAGGCCACACATTGATCAATAATAGACTTAGCCGCTGACATCCATCCATTTGCTAGAATAGAAGAAGACCATGCACCGGCTGTATCAGTTAGAGCAGGTGAATAGCCACACTGAACAACACCTTTAAATTCAACAGTAGGAGACCAGATAGGAAAAGGAAACAATAAGTCACGCTTAGACCATTGACTTTCAATTGATTCCTTGAAGGGAGATACAACACAAAATGATTTAACTGCTAGAGTCCAGCGATTTTCCTCCTTATCTTGATAATAGGGTTCAATTGCCCTCAAAGGCAAGAAAGATTTAATTCGTTTTACATGTGATTTAACAAATGTTTCTTCAGCGGCTAAATACATAGGATTCCAAAGAACCATTTCATCAAGTAGATCAATATTATCAAGCATATATTTTGTCCATTCTGTGATAACATCGGATGGCTTTTGATCTGGTGAACCAAAGAGGCCTGCATTTACAAACATTTTTTTCTGCAAAGAAAGAGCAAATGGATTGCCATTAAGTGCATCAAATTCTGAAGTTCCAAGTTTTCCAGCAATAAAGACTTTTCCTTCCCGGATTCTCGTAGTTAGGACAGATCCACCTTCTTCAATAGTTAAACGATGAAGTCCTTTTACTCCACCCATCCTTTATCCCTAAATATTTCTTTTTCAAATCCTTATGTAGGATGAGCACATGCCCACCAGGATTTGTATTTAATCCTGAATCATATCGTTGTGTTAAAGATTCGGGAAGAATAGGAAAACGTTTACAGAAGAGTCCGGTGATTGCACCTATTCTTACAAGAAGGCTACCAACAAGGTTTCAAACAAACCAAATTAATTTACCTGTTAGACAAGCAACAAGACGTATTGCTTTGCCTATCTATGAGAATAATTTCATGGATCAGCGCCTATCGGTGCCTCAGATGCTAACACGTTTGATCCGTGATTCAAGAGAAATAGTTCCTGTCCTTCGTTCTGATTCGGATGGATGTGAAGAAGGAAAGATTAGAAATCCTATTACTAAGAAGTGTATCAAGAAAGATGGAAGAACACAGCGCCGCCTACAAAAACAGTCTAATCCTTATCAACCGATCAGAAGAGAAACTAGAAGAGAAACAAGAAGGAATTTGAATTACCAACCGGTCAGAAGGGAAACAAGAAGAGTTTCTGCACCTTTACCACCTGTAGTACCTGAACTAGAGACACACAAGGCAAATAAGATACCAATTGGTGACAAAGAAACAATGCGTGCATGGATGGACAAACATTGTTCAAATACTGAAGAGCCTTTTACAGGAAGAAGTCTTAGAGCGCTGCAACCTGATGAGATGTCATCTGTTCTGAGAACATCAGCGGGAACTTGTTTGCGTTCAGATTATCTTGATGCATATGTTCGTAAGGAAAGAGGATTAGGTAGAGAAGTTCGCGATCCGTTAAAGGGAACACCATTAACACTTTCAAATATGGATATTCTGGGCAGAGTCTTGCGTCGTACAATTCCGAATTACAAAGTACCGCAAATAACACGCAGAGTTATTGCTCCTCGTTTCACAAGAAATCAGAAAAGCAGAGCCAGTCCTGAGGTGATTGAGATAAGAAGAACAAGAGCTCAAGAGCAGCCAGCACAAAGACAGATTTACCCGCCAGTTCAAAGACATGATCTGCCTGAGCACTTGAAATTTTTTATAGGCAAAGATGCTCGTAGCGGCGATGATTTCTATAGTATTTATTATTATGACAAGAGACAAGTTGAATCAAACGAAAATGGTCTAACTATTCCCTCTTCTGCAATTAAGATTGATATTGGTCTAATTCCGAGTTATGTAAGTTTGAACGAATCCCGTAATCCTCTTTGCACGACGGCAGCCCTTGTTGAGACCATTTTATCCTTGCATAAGAAACGTAGATTAGTTCGTAAATTAGGATCTGAATATACTGCAGCGATTGAGTTACCGACAGATAGAGCCCAGTGGAAGACACCGGATGGAGCCATTCAGAAGCGATTCTTTCAGCAAGTATGTGAATATTTACGGTCTCTAAACCGATAAAAAAATCTTTTACCTGAGTATAAAGAATGTCATCCGCTATCTCTGCTACGAAGGATTCATTTGCGCACGGCTTTAAGTTTATCGCTTCTCAGCCGTACAATGGTCAGATCTTTAACTACACCACATCCCAGGACGCCGCGAATGTTACTGTTGGTACACTTACGGCGATTTCGGGTTTAAGTTCCAACGCTTGCCCTCCTGGAGCAATCCTTATTGAGACAGGCAAGAAACTTTACGTAGGTGCACACCCTGGTATCTCAACATTCATGACATATGTAGTTGACAAGAATTCCAGACTTGGAGGTTTCATTGACCCGCAGGCGCCTTGCTTTGCCCCTTATGATGGTTCCCAGCCGCTTTTCCTCGGCAACTCAAATGACAACAACCCTGTCAACAGACAGGTAGACTTGGGTGCCTCAGTCTTCACGCAGGGCAACATCACGACGAACTCATATGCCAACCAGACAACGCAGACACTTCCGCTCTTCATTGACAATGGCTACCCGCAGGGTTCAGGAACCAACACATTCAGTACCTTTGTAAGTACAATCAGCACAGCAGCCGCTGTATACTTGAACCCGTTCGCAGGCAATAACTTTAAGATCAATCTCTTACCGCAGCATGGGGGCTTGAGCACTCTCTACGTTTATTTGCGTAACCCAAGCACGCCCACAACGGCGATGACATCAACACCTTCTGGTCAGCCTTTGACACTCCTTATAAATGTAAGCACTGGTCAAGTCGGCTCAGGACAAGTTACTGGTCCCAATACAATTTTTGTTGGAAATTTGTCAACTGGTTTCAGAAATCCTCAAACGGTTGCTGGAACAGGTGTTACTGTATTTGCTAATCTTTCAACAACTCGTGTTGCATTATGGTCTGGTATCACGGATGGCACGCAGGCCTACACAGCTGCAAGTAATATACTCTTATAAATTTGAAATCAGAAAATTAATATAAAATAAATAATACACTGAATAATGAGTATTGAATTTTCATCAAAATCCAATACACATCAAGAATTAAGTAATTTCTATCCTGCACCCTTTCTTTTAGAAGGCAAGATCTGGCCTTCCGTGGAACATTATTTTCAAGCGCAAAAGTTTCCAACAGATCCATCTTTTCAAGAACGTATTCGTCAAGCAGAAACTCCTCATTCTGCAAAGAGACTAGGAAGAACAAAATCAGAACATTTTCGCACCGACTGGAATGAACGAAGGGAATATTTCATGGAAAAAGCGCTAGAAGCAAAATTTGCACAAAATCCAGCGCTTCAAGAGGTTCTAAAATCTACTTATCCACTTCATCTTATAGAACATAATCCGTATGATTCATTTTGGGCATCTGGAAAACAGGGAACAGGACTTAATAAAATGGGCGCCCTGCTTGAAAAACTTAGAGCAGATTTCCTGTAGCACTTACATCTGCTCGTATTCCTGATAAAACTCCGCCTGTGTCAGCATAAGACCATGCAACTACAGAATTGGTTCCAGCACCAAAATATCCTCTAAATGAAAGTGATGTTCCAGCAGTTTGACCACCAGAAACAGTAGTCACAGTACTAAATGATGAAATACCATTAATTGTTAGATATGTATTTACCGTACGTTGAGATCCAGATGTATTTGATAAATTAATATTTGCAGTTGCTGTAACAAAGGAACTTGTGTTAGTAATAACAGAAGTTGAACAAAAAGGAGAAGCGGATGAACCAACAGTTCCAAGCAATAATGTTTGGCTAAAGCCAGATCGTGATGGATAGATGATTGTTTCAGTAACAGAAGGTCCAAGTTCCAAACCAGATACAACACGAACACCTTGGCATCTGATAATTCCAGCAACATCAAGAACACTTTGTGGAGTTGCCGTTCCAATTCCAACATATCCCGCTGTAAAACTTGTATTTGAAACGCCTACAGTGTTCCATCCACCTCCAGCAAAAACAGTACCATTCTGCAAGATATCTCCTAACACATTGATGTTTCCCTTGACAAGAGCATTTCCACTTCTATCAATTGAAAAATATGTTGCCGCAGTACTCTGCAAACCTTCTGTAATAGTTAATAAAGGTTCAGATCTAGCAACATAATTTACTGAAAAGATTATTGCACCAGCACCTGCAAGGACACCGGTAGATCCACCTACACCAGCAGACAAATTAAGTGCACTACCAGAATTTCCAGGCACGTTTACAGATCCATCATAGACAGTATATGTATTCATCACAGCAGTATTTATGTATGAAGATCCACCACCACCAGCACCTGGTGATACACCAGATCCACCACCATAGTAACCAGCACCACCTCCAGCTCCAGATCCAACAGGAGAATTAGGTTCTCCGCCTGCTTGAGAAGTTCCGGGAAATCCAACTACACCAGCATAGGATGATCCTGCATTACCACCACCAGAAGTACCGCCGCCACCACCGCTCGTGTTTCCTAAGGCAATTCCAGCGATAGTTGCACTTGTAGATTTAGATCCATTGCCACCTTGAAAACCAGCACCAGATCCGGTACCGGCACCACCAGTTGCATCAAAGCCTCCTCCACCGCCGGAACCAACAATAAAAAGAATTGACCAAGCCGATCCTGTCCAGACTTCAAGCATAGTAAGACCACCACCACCAGATGGAGTTGCACCAGGATAAGAACCACGTTGACCACCCGCGCCAACAGTTACACGGAATCGTGTTCCAGCAGAAGATGAATAATTTGCCACTATACAAGCACCTGCTCCACCTGTGTTCTCATTTCCAGCACTCAAAAACATAGAACCTCCACCAGCACCCCATGCAGTAAAATTAACAGAAGTGGCTCCATTCGGTAAGACAAAAATATATTGTGTAACAGCGGAAGCAAATCTGTAGACAGAAGGTGGAGGATTTGTATTGGCTTTGATATCAAACAAAGTTCCACTTTGAGTAGTGCCTTCAGCAAGTGTAATAGCAGCCTGAGGTGTCACGAATGGAATACCGGGACCTAGTGCAACAGCAGCCGTTGACAAAAATAATCCAGCAGTCGTAGTTGAATAGATACCACTTTGAACTTTAAAGGCAATATTTGAATTTGTAGGAGCACTCAAGGTCTGAAAATTTAGATTATTTGTTACGATACCATTGGCAGTTACAGTTGACATTGCTAGAATATCACCGATTACAGTTAGTCTGGCCGAAGGGGTTGAAATACCAATACCTACATTGCCAGTATCAACATAGAATGCATCTCTAGAAGTAGTATCCATGTAAAAAACAGTTGTTTCAAGAAGCATACTTGTAGACAGAATACCATTTCCAACAGGAACTTGTCTTACAATTTGAATAGCTTGACACCGAATTGTTCCAGCAACATCCAATGTTTTTTGCGGAATTGTAGTTCCTATTCCCACATTTCCTCCACCAATATAAACTAAATTACTTCCAACATAACCCCAATTATTGCTTGTATTAGTTAAAACTTCTTGTCCATTCTGATAAAGTTTACCAAATACATTAATATTTCCGCTGATATCCATGCCGGTTCCAACAGCAGATTGTGTTGACATACCGATCATAAATCGTCCATCTGATCCAACACGAGCAACTTCTTTTGTCTGTTTGAAGAAGCGAAGAGGAAAATTATTATATCCTCCACCGAATCCATCTGCGTAAATAATTCCGGCAACATTGAGAGCACCATAGATTTGACTATTTGCAGGAAATCCGATAGCAGCGGTTGACATGTAAACAGGTCCACCATGAAAATGTGCTGATCCACTAACATCCAAAGTATAGAGTGGATTTGTATTACCAGCACCAATACCAACAGGTCCACCAGTGTAAAATAACTTTGATCCATTTGTACTCCACAAAGAATCAGAAGTCAGAACAGAACCAATGAGTGAAGATAATCCACCAATTCGTCTTCCGGCAATTGTTAGGGATGCACAGCGAATATCACCAGCAACATCCAAAGTATATTGCGGAACAGCAGTTCCGATACCAACATTACCAAGTGTATAAAAAACATTATTTCCCTGTCTACCCCAATATAAATCAAGTATAGGAGTTAAATTATAAGGAAGACCATTTTTTAGCAAAAGACCAGTAATTTCTATATTGCCGCTAATATCAAGAGTTGGTTGATAAAGATAAGAGGTTGATAAACTCTGACCCAGCGTAAGAGTTCCGTTAGGAGCAAATTCACCAACTTTTGACCCACCCAATTCAAATCTAAGAGTGCTTTGACCAGCAAAGGCTCCAGCGTAGATAGTTCCATCAACATCAATTGCACCATAAGTGCTATTGAGTGCATTTGAACCAATTGTAATTCCACCACCGGATGAGATTAAGATTCGTGAATTAGGTCCAATGAAAGTATTTCCGGAGATATCAACAACACTAGTGTAGAGTGTAGAACGGGGATTAGGAAGTTGAGAACCAACAACAATCTGCTGGAAATCAATGCCAGCGCGCAATGTATCAACTACAATTGCAGCAGCATAATTATAGTCAAAACTGCCTCCACCTCCTGCACCTCCAGATGAAATGAGTCCAATAAGAGAACTTGTATAATTCCATCCTGGTCCAATCAAGGTTGAAAGACGACCGACAGCTGTTGATGCATACTGAATGCTAGAAACATAAAAAGTTGAGAATTGACTATTGGTAAAGCGAATTTGGGAAGATAAAGTACTAAAAACACCATTTGAAACAGTTGATAATTCTCTGCTAGTTGAAGTACTAAGATTTGAAGAAGTTACAAATGTAAGAGTACTTAGAGTCACAAAATTACTAGCAGTAATAGAACTTAGGTTAATAAAATTACTAGCAGTAATAGAACTTAATGTAGAGTAAATACTGTATGAAAGAGTGCTCAAAGTTAAGAAATTATTAGCAACAGTTGTGCTCAAGGATGATGTGTTGCCAGAAGCACCATCAAGTTCTGCATGCGCTAACCCATAAAGGGTTGAGAAGTTGGTTGAGATCAGAAAAGATTGATTTGATAAGGATGTCCGAGTAGTAGTATAAAAAGCAGAAAGTTGATTTGCACCAATTCCAACATTACCGGGCAGAATATTAGTAATTTGGGAACCATCACCAATGAAAGTTCCACCAGTAGTAATATTATTTGAAACAGTTAAAGCTAAATCTATAATAGCACTTCCGGCAACTTCAAGAGTCGCACCTGGATTCACTGTTCCGATACCCATATTTCCATTAGATGTGATCACTGCAAGAGTTGTATTACTTCCAAAGCCCGTAAAAAGAATACCATTGGTTCCATTACCTTGATATGAAGTAGCAATCATATTTCCGCTAACATCAAATGTGACAGGGACAGGTCCAGCAGATGCAAGAACATTACTTACAGTAGAAACAGAAACAACAATTTGTCCTAAAAAAAATAAGTTTTCAGGTTCACTGATTAGACCACTTGGACCATCATCAGGTCCTTGAGGAGGATTCCAAACAGCATTTCCTTGATTATCTATGCAAGTAAGCACATATCCGGTAGAAGGATTAAAGATAGGATCTGCATCAAGATTAGTTAAACGAAGACCTCCACTAAGAAAAGACCTGCCAACAACATCAAGAGAACCTTTAGGCGTGGCAGTTCCAATTCCCAAAAAACCATTACTATTTAGGCGCATGACTTCAGTACCATTAAGAGCAAAAGATATATTACCAGATTGAGCAGTAACACTGCTAGATAAGTTACAATTAATTTGATTAGTAATATACAGATTTGTAGAAAGAGGTGGAACCCATCCCAGATCACCGTATGCATTTTGTTGTTGAAGGAGATAACCAACTTGACCACCCTTAACACGTAAATTGGAAGTTACAAGAACGCCATTTGAAGCAATTAAGTCGGCATTTTCAACATAATTGGGAGCACCCACAAACCAATTAGAGTTCGCATCAATAAATCCTTGAGTTCCAGCTGCAGAGCCAAGAGTCTGAAATTGAAATCCCTGTTGGAAACCAGCAGGTCCATTTAATACGAGTGATTCTTGGAGGGAACTATTTCGTAGAAAAGGAACAGTTGCCCATTGTGCTTTACCGGAAGAATCAATAGCCTGTAAAAAATAGGAACTTACAGCACCATTACAAAGTTGAAAAGAGGAAGCGACAAGTTGTCCGTTAACTTGGAATAAAGAGGATGAAACAGAACTGGAGGGATTGTATTGAAATCCGCCATCCTCATTCAAATTAATGACAAGAGTACTATTAATTGCAAATTGAATTGATCCCGAAGTGGATATATTAATTGTAGTTCCACCTTGATTGATAGTAGTAATTGATGAAGTAGAACCGCCTGTAAAGGCCGTGCCTCCAACAGTTAGACCATTACTGATATTAATAGGATCAATAACTTGAATAGGAATTTTATCAAATTTACCAATAAAATTTGTAAAAATGGTTTTTTGGTTAAAGTTAACCATTTGTCCAATATTTGAAACAGATTGTCCTAGAGCATCAATTGCACTCAAACCGATAGCATTCGTAACGGTATCTGTTGGAGTCTGTAATGAACCCACATATGTATTATTAACTTGGGATACGACTGACATCCCTAACCCTATCGTTTGAGGGTAAATTTAAGCTACACATAGGTCCGCGTTCCCTATCCATAATGAAAACTTAGTAGAAGCCAGGGGGACATGTCACGGCAGAATGATCCAAAATTTTACACACCATATGTTTCTGATGAAGAAAGCGCAGATGAAGAAGAAGATTATGAATCATCGTATGAATCTTCCGAAGATGAATCGCCACAGACAAAATTTATAAATTTTTTAACAGGGAAATCGGAAGTAGCGGGTGCAAGACCCCTGACTGAAGAAGCAGAAAGACAACTTTTAGAAAAACCAAATATTGACTATTCGTATCTAAATCTTCCATCATCTGAAATTCAACAAAAGCCAAAATTTATAAGCCAGAAAAATACATCACTAATTATGATTAATAGCCGCGATCGTGATACAAATGCCTATCCTCAACCCACTGATTTTTATATCCGTCTTCCCCGAACATATAAAAACATAACAAATCTAGCAATCACACAATTAAAATTCTTATCATCTTTTTATTATTTTACACCTCTAAAAGCGAACAATTCAATTGCTATTTATGAAGAGGATCGTATAATAAATGATATTTCAAATGTAATTACATCAGTCATACGAACAGGAACATATGACGCAAATTCGCTAGTTTCAGAATTAAATCTACAATTAAATTTAGCTCCACTTTTTGCGGACTTGAGCGGCGGCCGGAGTGGATTTGTGTCACGTTTCCAAGTTAGTGGATCATTTAATGAACTTTTTGCTGAACCGGGTGATAATACATATAATAGTCTTACAGACAAATATTCATCTGGTTTAACAAAAGCAGATGTGATCAGTCGTTATTTCTATTCAGCATCAACTGCTGGAACACAATTATTTACTGCACAACAATCTTTCATAGCATATTACTATCCGATGTTATACGAAATGACAATAGATCCAAATCAAATAGGAAAACTAATTTTGAATAGGCCAGCAATGCTTGCAACAATCACTAACGGAGAATCAACATTTAATCGTATTATTTATGGTTTCCAAGGTCTAAATGATCCCTATATTATATCAGTGGTCAATTATACACTAGATGGAGTAACATATCCGAACCAAGTTGCCATGGATGCATATAGAACAGCAAATACCCAAGCATATTATTTGGCTAATAGGTATATTTGTTCATACAATCAGTTAAACGGGCGTTTTAATATAATTTCACCATCAATTTCCACAAGTATAAACAATGATTTAACAAATCAGTATTCAAATTTCTTAGTGCAAGAGATTACAGCGCAAAACTTAACAACAGAAGCATATGCAACTCTTCAAACAACAACAAATAATGCAAATGCTGCAATAGGAGACTTTTACAATTTTATACATAAAAATGTTACAAATTATTTTGGAGTAAATTTTGGAACTTACACACGCGATTTCTTTGCGGATTTAAGCAATTCAGTAGAAATTTTTGATGCAAGTGGAGCCTTAGGTTACGCAACAAGTTTAACATCTGCATTAATTGGCAATCAAGTTTCAAGTAATCAGAGTTTACCGCCGGATATTAGTGGAACATGGCCAAATCTGATTCAATCACCCCGTTTAATTGATAATACTAGTCAAGTACCAATAGATGCAAGTGGTTTCATAGATATAAGTAATGGTAATGAATATTTTCAAGGATATGTGGATTTACCATTTACAGTTGAACCTATAGGATATGTGAAATATGCTTTCAAAAGCAGATGCCGACAGAATTTATCATTTTTGACTCTGCCAAGAACAGTGGAGCAGAAGGCAGTTGCCGATGCATCCGAAGCATATGTTCTAACATCACAGTTCTTTACACCCGATGGTCAAAATTGTTATCTAGATCCATCAGGAAATTCAGACTTTCAACTATTTGACATCAGTCAAAGTATGTTTGACAATGAAAACAGTATGAGATTTCAAAATAATTATTTAGAGTATATTAGTCAGCAAAAACCGGCATTAGTTACTAATGTTCCAGAAACAAGTTTACAAGTTCACGATTATAGACCTTATATTTTCTTTCAACTAAATACAGAAAAATACGAAACACAGGTAGATATAAGTAACTATAAATTTGATGTTAGTTTTAATTTAGAATGTGATATAGTAATACCAAGTCTGATTGATGTTTATTTGTATGAGGACCGAGCAGCATTTATGTATGATGTTTCAAATTGCTTAACACCTGCATCAACATTACGTCCTCGTCCAAAGAACTATTTTCAAGTTTTTTCAACACAAAATTTGAGTATACCATCAATATTTGGAAATCCACCTCAGCATGGAATTTCAATACCTTTACGAGTCTTAGGAAATACATCCTATTATTTTATTGTAAAAGCAAGAGGAACAGGATTTGGAGATTTTACGTTAAGACCCTATTGTATTCTTGCAAGACCATATGGTGTTTATTATCCTGTCACAAATGGTCTTGCTTTCAGACGAATGCCTTATCAAAATTTAAATCTATCTAGTAACACACCAGCATCAAGTCAAGTAGGAACAAATTTATATATGTATGATATATCTTCATCCTATATTGTTGGATACAATTCAAATGGAGTAAGTTCAGATTATATGGATTATTTGATTAGAACATCGGATGGAACAGGATTTGATCCGAATAATTTTGGCACAAAATCCTTTAAGCGTCTAAGTACAAGCACACCACTTCCATTTGCCACAGTTTCTAGCAAGATAAATAATTTATGGTTTTATTCAAATTCATCAAATTATGTAGTTGATTTATCAAATAACAATGATATTCTATTAAATGCATCAAATATATCAACTTTTTCTCTAGGTTCAAATCAGACAACATTCAAGATTACAAATCCTTTTTATACATCTAATTCATTAATTCCGGAGACATTTGTGACTCCGATAGAACAGGCAGATATAACTTTAACAAATGATGATCCGACTCAACCACCAACACCAACCGGTGCTACACTATCATTTAATGGAAACTTCAAAGTTATTCCACCAAATCTTGCAGCTACAAATTCACCACTCTATATTTGTGTAAATACAAGCAGATCAGTTGTAGATGTAAGTTATAATGCTATACCTCCATCTGTACTGAGTGACACAATGTTTTCATTTGGTCCGGATGCAAGTGGAGTAACAGGATTCACGTTCCAAGTTCCGCCGGATAGGACATGCGGTATCAAGCAGATGGTTTTGAAATTTGTATATATAAATCCTTTGCTAGGACCAATCTTACAAAATGGTGCTGGAACCACAAATTTAGATAGGCAATATTATAATAGAGCATCAACAGAAATACGAATTTTTAAAACGAATGATATTATTTTTAAAACACCGCCAGAAATTGCAGCGCTGGAACCTCTTATGAAACTAACACGAACAAAAGTATATCAGGTTGGATCCTATAAAATTCCGGGTGCTGGACAGCAACAACCGGCTAGAACAAGGAATCCAGAATGGGGAACATATTACACATATGATATTTCAGGTTCTCCTTCACCTTTATTACCGTTTTCTTTAACATATCTACCAAATAATGGAGGACCTTTACTACCCTATCCATTTACATCAACCTATTCAGCAATTCCTTTTGGCAAGAACTTCCAAGGAACTTCAAATATAGTGCAAGCATTTTACGGATTATCTTTTACGAGACAACCAATCAAATATCAATCAACAGATAAGAATCTGCTAGTAAACTATCAATATAATAATCTTTTAACACTTAGAACAACTGCAGCAAGTAAGCAGATTCAACTGCTAAATTCATTCAAAACGGCAATAAGTGTAGTATCAAAAATATCCTATACATTTAGCGGAAGTTCAGTAGATCCAGCATTAAATCTTACACGTTTCGGAAATCAGTCATCTGTTCTGGCTACAGCTCTGCAAGGAATTTCGGGAGAATTAGCAGATACACAATTATTTTTGTATGATGATTCAGTTAATAGAGATCTTGATTTAATGACAAGGACATTTAGTCTAACGAGAATAGAAGAAGCTTTATTGAAGAGTAAAGATGATATAGCAATGTGGGGAAGAGAAAGAGGTTCAATTTATAAAGCACATGATGGTGATTCTGGATTTAATCTTTTTTCGTATTTATACAAACAACCGATTACACAAGGAAATTCAAATGTAGTGACAATAAGAGGTTACGTACCTACAGCCAGATTTACATCGGGTCTTAGAATAATAGGAAAGAACTGGACTGATTTTGGTCTTCTAACAATTAATCAATTAATTCAGGAGATAGATGATTTAGTCGGAGCAGGAACAAAGACAACTGAAGTAATGTCAATAGATTCAAATGGAAACTTAGTAAATGAAAAAGTTCGTTGGTCTTATGGAAATTTTTATAGTCGGAGATATGCAATTGCATTACTTCGTTTTAATAATTCGTTTAAGATAAAGAAAACATTTGGCCTCGGCCTAGGTTCAACAAATTATTTGGGACAGACATTTGACGGAAGAAATGTTGCAAATGCTTTTAGAGCAGCTCTTCAAACATATCAAATCTTATATCTTCAGATAGAATCGGGTCAGCAACAAATTACAGATGCATCATCAAGAGCATTAGCACTCTTACAGCAATATATAAATATAATTTATCCCGGTGTTCTTCCTCCATCATTCTTGCAGAGATCTCGTCTATCAGATCCATTACCTTTCCAGATTCAATTTGAATCAGTACTAAAATTCCCGTATACAACAGCCTTTGATGAATGGGGTTTAGGATGGAATTTAGGATTTGCAAAAGCGGACACAAATTTTGGAACATCACAAACAGCGGAGACATTTATCCGCATTACAGATGATTATATTTATTTAACTTTGAATCCTGAATTGAACATGAACACAGTAGATGCATCAGCCAAGGAATATTTAAATCAATCACAGGATACATTTGGACAGAGTGGAGCTTATTTTGCAAAACTACTTCTGAATACATTTGGAAGTTATGCCCAGACTTTTGTGCAAGCGCCGAAGATTTTCAATCCTGCATTAGGAAAATTGGATAAACTACATTTTACATGGATGGATAAGAATGGAATAACGATTGATAATGCAGATTGTGAATTTACAGTTGTTCTTCAAGTAACAGAAACAGTAGATGTTCTAGATGATTCAAGTACTTTAGATTTAGGAACAAAGCCATTAGATTTGAAGATACCAAAGCCACCTGCAAGAAAACGTTCTCGTAAATTATCAAAGAAAGAACGTATGTCACCGATTTTAGAGTTAAAAAATTAATGTAATATAGAATGGCTGACATTAGAGCATCAAATTCAGTCTTATACTGTCCAAGCAGAAATCCATATGATAATGAGCCTCTTAAGTTGGCAGATCCTTTTAAGACGCAGGTTGAAGCGTTTCCAGATCTATGTTTTAAGAGTCACTGGAATCCATCAGAACTTGTAGATAGATTTATCTTACCCAAGACAACTGCTGCAATGCCTACAGATTTTCGTCCTTTAACAAGGATTTGCACATATTATTATACAACAGATGAAGGAAGTCTGTTAGATTCCAAGATAACATCAGCTCCTCCACTTCTGGGTGGAGCAGCTTCAAAGAATCAGCCCTTCAGCGCTTTCCAGCAGGCTGTAGATGTAGAATCTGATCTGCAAGTAAGAGGCAGACCTTTAACAAAATACTGTGATAATAAAAAATATCTGCCGCCTAATCCGCAGAAGTTATCATCATGGATGCAGCAGGAATGCCCTGAGCAAATGCCTATGACAGTTAATCAAGAAAAAATACTTTCCGAAGTTAACAGACCAAAGGTAACTGTTATGAAGTCACAATTTGATTGTAGAACACAAGAAGATCAGCGTAATGATTCTGTTAGCAAGAGAATGTTTAATAATACGACACGTATTGACAGATACCAGAAAGCAATAAATGCTGCTAAAGAGAATGGTCAACAAAGTTTGAATAATTATTTGACATTAGGTGGAAGTCAATAAATATCTAATTAGAATAAAATGAAGATCTACCGTATTTTCCCTATGATTTGGTATAATTCTAGGGAACAAGCACACAGAACAGTTTATGGAATTGAGCCGGAGCCTGAAAGAGGATCAGAAGAATGGTTGAACACAAATGTTAGATCAGCTGGAGCAGATAGCAAGGATCCCCTCTATATGGAAAATCGTTGTTATACGCAAGTTTTACTAAATGGAGAACCTGTGACATGGCGTTTATTACCGGAGTGGTTAACACTCATTATGGCTAACGGATATTCACTGTATGGTGACGGAGCCACGGAGGTGCCGAAGCCGAATAAGTCTTTTTATATCGTACTAAATTAGGTATTGTACGAATGAATTCATCTCCATTTAATCAGATTGTATATTACTGTGGGGAAAGTGAAATTGCATGGGATCCTGAAGATAAAAAACTGGGTGGATCTGAGCAAGCAGTTGTTCAATTATCTGAACAGTGGACAAAGAAAGGATATTTAGTGAAAGTGTATGGAAAGATTCCAAATAAAATTCATAATGGAGTTTCCTATTTACCTACAAAACAGTATGATTCAACACGTGAATATAATATTTTTATAATCTGGCGCGGCCACGCAATGATCCAATTACAAGGTATTAGACCAAATGCTCGTGTAGTACTTCTTGATTTGCATGATTTTTCGGATTCACACGAAGTTGTAAAGTATCAGCCGCTCGTGGATAAAGTAATGTTCAAGTCCAAATATCATGTATCATTGTATCCATTTATGATTCCTTCAAAAATATTTATATTTCCAAATGGAGTCCAAATGAATAGTTACTGGGAAATTGAGCAGAAGAATTTAAAAAGAGAACCATTTCGTTTCTGTTATACAGCATCCTATGATAGAGGATTGGAAGAACTTCTGCGCTATTCATGGCCTGAAATTCACAGACAATTACCTGGTTCTCATCTGCATATTTATTATGGAATTGCGGCATGGGATCCGAGAAAAGATGTTTATAAGCCTCTTTTATTGCAACCTGGTGTAACAGATCATGGACGTGTTTCCAATACTGTAGTTGCAGAAGAGAAATATAGATCATCATTAAATTTATATCCGAGTCATTCAGAAACAGAAATTGATTGTATTAATGTTCGTGAATCAGCTTTAGCGGGATGTATTCCTGTTATATCAGATTTTTCTGTCTTTGCAGAACGTGATGGTGTTCATGTACATGGAAATCCTAAGAATGAAAGTTTTCATCCAGCATATATCAAGACAGTTGTTGATCTTGCTAGAAACCCGCAGAAACAAGAGCAGATTCGTGCCAAACTCAAGCAGAGTAATCTTTTATTTGGTTGGGATAAGACATCAGAAAAGTGGATTGAAGTTTTCAAGAGTGAACTAAGTAAAAAAACCCCCTTTTAATAGGGAATGTTAGGATGGAACATAGATGAAGTTAAAACATTCTGTATCAGTCTGGATCGAAGACCCGACCGATACAACCGAATGATAACCCAACCAGAAATCAAAAAGCTACCTAATTTCAAAAAGTTTTCAGCTGTGGATGGTCAAACACTTGATATAAAAACAGATACTCGTGTTTCAACACTCTGCCGTTACAATATAATGAATAAAACACGAAGAAGTCATGATCTGCTAGATTCAATTGGAGGTGTTGGATGTGCTCTGAGTCATATCACGTTGTGGCAAAACCTATTAAAATCCAACGACAATGTGTTTTTTATAGTGGAGGATGATTTAGTTTTACAGAAAGGAGATTGGGAAAAAGTAAGACAACTTTATCTGCAGAATAAGGGGCTGCAAGATTCTAACAGTTGGGATATTTGGTCTGTTGGAAATCTAAAATGTATTCCTGCAGATAATGATACAAAAAAAGAAAATAAGTTTGTGTTCTGCAAGGAGTTTGTAGGATTCAATTCATATTTTATTTCGCGAAGAGGGGCAGAAAAGTTAGTTAAAGAAGCCTTTCCTATTCAACAGCATATTGACTGGTTTACGTCATACTATGCATTAACGCATCCAGATTTTAAGATTGTTTATAATAAGAGTTTTAATTTGGATCAAGATCCGGCACTTTTAGAGAAGGAACATTCTGATATTAGAACAAAGGATATATGTTATATTTGTGATATTCCTACAGATTATGAAAAAATGTATACACTTGTTTCTAAAAATTCAATCTCATCAAATACAGTAATTATGGTAATGGCTTTGCTAGTCCTTTATGCTGGAACCATTGCGGCAAAGAAGGTTAGATTTTTCTAATGTAACATTAATATTTTACTGACCCCGACCACGACCACGGCCTCGTCCCCGAAATCCTCCACGACCACCGGATCCGGGTGCAGGTGCAGCATTGAAAGCCTCTGCAAGAGCAGCAGCACCCACAGTAACAGGATCTAACTCTGCTGGAAACTTGACATTCTTCTTGACAGCAGCGCCACCCCGAAAGAAGTAAAGACCAAAAGGACCTTTCTTAATTGTATAATCACCCACTTCACGGATAAAAGATTGGATACTAGGATCAGTATCCTGCGAACCTGCTTCCTTAACCTTCAGAAGTTGACACAATTCTTCAAAATCAATTTCTCCCTTATAAGGCATTCTAATTAGATTCCATTCATAATATTGACCAAAAGGTCCCATCTTCAAGAGAATAGGCATGTCTTCAAGAGTTCCAAGTTCATTACCGGCTTTCTTAGTGAAGACAGCAACTGCCTCCTCAGCGGTCATTGTCTTAGGATCAGCAGATGTAGGCATAGATGCAAACTCAACCTTCTCCTTTCCAGCAGAATCAACTTCACCAGTCTTCTTAATAAGAAGGATACCCTTCTTAGTATTTGCAATCGTAATACCGTTTCCAAAATCACGGATAGCATTGGCTCCTCCACCACCTGCTGAAGACTTAGCCTCAGCAACACGAACTTTCATAGAATCCCACAAGTTCTGCAAGATATCTGTGCGATTCTTTTCTCCAGCGGCAACAATATCCAAATCATTTTCCATTCCAGAAGTGAAAGAATAGGCAAAGATATCAGCAAATTTAGTATCCAAGAACTCAATTACCTGTCGCCCAAGAGCAGTAACATGAGTCTTGTCCTTATCACCACCAACTTCCTTTGTGACCTTTGATTCCTTAATAGCACCCTTAGGACCAGTCTTGACAAGTTGGAACAGATCTACAGAAGTACCCTTTGAAGTGCGCTTCTCAACATACTTCTTTTCATGAATTGTTGCAATAAGAGAAGCAAATGTGGATGGACGTCCAATGCCCTTCTCTTCAAGTTCACGAACAAGTTGAGCCTCGGAGAAACGAGAAGGGGGCTGAGTTGCAACCTGTCGTCCAGTCAAATCGGACCACTTTGCAGCCAAACCAACCTTAAGACTCTCTGTAAGAGTCCAACGTGGATCATCTTCAACTTCATTGAGAATCTTCCATCCCTTGAAAGCCAAGAAGGAAATAGTTCCCTTGAAAACCTTATCTTTCTCCTCTGCTAGACTGCCATCCATCCGGAAAGACAAAGCACGACTCTTTTGCTGAGAAGGAGCCATCTGTGATTGAATTGTACGCTTCCAGATATGAGCATAAACCTTACGTTCCTGATCGGACCAAGTCTCTGTTGTTGGAAGTGAATCAACATCCATATGGGTAGGATGAATTGCTTCGTGCGCACCTTGAACAGCAGCAGCCTTCGCAGCCTTCTTGGACTTCTTAGCACCGGTACCAACGTACTCAGCGGACCACTTTGATTCAATAACTTCCTTACATTCTGCTAGACAGTCAGGTCCAAGAACAGGATTATCAGTTCGCATATAGGTAATATGTCCTGCCTCATACAACTTCTGTGCGATCTGCATAGAAATCTTTGGACCAATATGGAGTTGAGAAGATGCTTCCTGCTGGAAAGAGGAAGTGATTAGTGGAATGGGTGGCTGAAGAGTCATTGACTTTTCTGCGATATCTACAAGCTTACCAGCAGGACCAACACTATTCAGATATCGGCGAACCTCTTCCTGTGAAGTAGGTAACCAAGAGCCGACAGTATCAATATCAAATCCATTGACAGAAAACTTGCATTCATAGGTCCATGACTGCTGGGAAGCAAAACCTTCAATTTCCTTTTCGCGATCGTAGACAAGATGAAGGGCGGGAGTCTGGCAGCGTCCAGCAGAAAGACCCATTGTCTTGAGATTAGACCAAAGAATAGGGGAAATAGTGAATCCAACCATAAGATCAAGCATAGAACGAGCAAGTTGTGCTTGAACCTTAGGCATATCAAGACGACGATTAATATTAGCAACAGATGCCTTAATGGCTGTTTCAGTAACTTCATGAAAGATAGCACGAGGAGTAGTTTCTACGGATAGCTTGAGGATCTGGCAGAGATGCCATGCAATTGCTTCCCCTTCACGATCATCGTCAGTTCCGAGCCAGATTTCATTACATCCTTCTGCAGCATCCTTAATACTCTTCACAGCCTTAGTCTTTCCTTCAAGAATCTCAAAACGAGGATTCCATCCGGAGTCAATTCCAATCGCATCAATGGATTCTTCCAATCCACGGATGTGACCCATACTTGCAATTACTTTCCATCCTGCTCCCAGATAGGAGCGAATTTTATCGCATTTAGCAGGTGATTCAACAATAAACAGACGCATTTATACTAATTAATCTGCAAGAAATTCTATGTTCAAATTTTTTTAATAGAAATACTTAGCTGAAGGTAAAGTATCTAGTAATTTATTTAAAATGGATTTTCAGCAAAATCAAAAATGGTAAAATTTTGTTTAATCTTTCTAACTAATTCTTTATTTGCAGTTAGAATACCAAGGCCAAATGAGTGTGTAAAATATAACTTTATTCCACCAATTTCTCTAAAAAAATCTTTAATACCAAAATGTTGAACAGCAGTATCATGAAAAAGAATTATTCCGTCATTTAATACAAATGGAGCCCAGGCAAAAAAATCACTTTTTACAGCATCATAAGTATGAAAACCATCTATATGCAAGATATTGATTGGTTTATTCCATCTAGTAGATACTTCTTTAAAATCTCCTCGTATGATTTCAATTGTTTCTAAGTTATGTTCTTTAATTTTATCCATAACAGAATCATATGTATTTCTCATTCCAGCATGAGGATCACCTTGAAATAAATCTATACCATAAATCTTTCCTTTACCAGGAGATAAAGCATTAGCAAAAACAAAACTACTGTATCCAAAATCAACACCCAATTCAACAATACATTCAGGTTTCATTTCAGTAACTAGCCATTGAGCAAATTGGCGATGACCCTTCCATGCAGATTGAATTTCCTCTATCCAATCCATACTACAAATTATTCCATATATAATTCTGGCTTTGGAAACCCATTAAATTCAGAGGCAGTTACAGTTGTATAAGCACCCATATCCCGAAAGAGAAGCCAATCACCTTCATCCAACTCTGGAAGCATGTAATCCTTACCTAGACAATCACCAGAATCGCATGTTCGTCCATAAATCTCTGCAGGATACAGTGGAGCGTTCTTTCCGTAACTCTTTAGAGGGATAGGTACAGGTTTCTGGTGATCAAAAGGTATGTTGGAGAAAGATCCATAGATGCTTTCATTAATGGTGTAGCGCCATCCCTTTCCATCAAGACGCTTCTTCTTTCCAATAATAGGAACATAGAGTGAAAGAAATGATGAAGCAAAGTAGCGACCGGGTTCGGCAATCCAAGTTATAGGCTGGACTCCGGGATTAAAGAATTCGTATTTTGCTTTAGTGATCTGACGAGCACAATCATGGAGATTCTGTTCGGATCCCAAGAATCCACCTCCAATATCAATTGTTTGAATCTTCTGTTTTTGATATGTATGTAAAAGGTTCGTAAATGCCGAACCTGTCTTGATTGCATTGTAATAATTGAGTGGTTCTTGACATTCAGATCCAACATGGAAACTAAATCCACTGCAAACAACTTCATGACGAATTAACTCCTTGCAGATATCGGTCCACCAAGCAGCGGGTGCACCAAACTTTGCACCGAAAGGTTGCTTAGAACCCTTATCATCTACGAGAAGACGAACAAGAACGGTTCCTTTCCAGCTATGGGATTTTACTTTGGCAACTTCTTCAGGCGAATCTACAACTGTTACAGGAACATCCAAATCTTGAACTTCAGCAATTTCCTTTGTGATCTTGCAAGGATGTGCAAAGACGATTGGATTTTGGCCTGATGGAAGACCGCGAACTTCCTTAACTTCCCTCAGAGAAGCACAATCAAATCCAGATCCAAGTTGGGCTAGAGAACCCATTAGGATTGAATTATTATTACACTTAACGGCATAGTAGGGTTTGACGTATGGAAGAGCTTTGTTCCAGAGTGACCATTGCTTCTGTAGATTGCCGCGATGCCCGACGAAAAAGGCGTTTTCTTTCGTCAAAAGTTTTTTCAATAGAGCCTCCAGTGTTAGATGTAATATCATAAGGTTTTATTTTTAAGTTCAAATTTTTTTAGTTAAATGGCCAGACCAGAGATCCTGCAAGAATTCCCAGATACGAAAGAAGTGCAAGAAATACAAAGAATATGATTGTATTTTCTCTTACAGGGATTATATACTTACCCGATATGCAATTAACAATTCCAATTAAGAGTAAGAATGCAAAAGCAGCGAAAATAAAGATTGGATATATAATATAAAGAATACTAATCTGCAAGAATATCATAAAGAGAATAACAAAGTCATTTAAGCTATCACACGGATTACCATTTTCAATCTCATCTAGATAGTATGCTGTAGATACACGCATTTGCCTGCAGGTAAAGTGCGAAATCTACTTTTCAATTTTTAATAAAATTTTTTGACCTCTTCATAGAATGCAGTTTCAAGATAATTATAATCATATATTATATTTATCTTCCTGAAGTGAATTCTAAGATGTGTTTAAAAAGTATATTTTTTAAATACAACTATTTTATATAATGGAAACTTATAAAACATTAATTGAAACATCATTTCAAAATGCCGAAAATAATATTTCAAAAATTACAAATGATATTATTAAAATGGAAGGTATGTCAGGCACAAAAACAAGACATTTTTATAATAATTTACTAAACACAGAAGATGCACGATATCTAGAAATAGGAACTTGGAAAGGTAGTTCTGTATGTTCTGCTATGTGTGGAAATAAAGCAAAAGTAGTCTGTATAGATAATTGGAGTGAGTTTGGAGGTCCTAAAGCTGAATTTTTAGTTAATTTTGAAAAATTCAAAGGAGAAAATGAAGCAACTTTTATTGAGAATGATTGCTATAAGATAAATGTTTCTGTATTACCCAAATTTAATATTTATATGTACGATGGAAATCATTCAAAAGAAAATCATTATAATGCATTATCACATTATTACAATTGTTTAGATGATATATTTATTTTTATTGTAGATGATTGGAACTGGAACGAAGTTAGAGAAGGAACATTGAATTCTATTCAAAAGTTGAACTTAAAAGTATTATATGAAAAAGCAATTAGATTAACGTGGGATGGTTCTGTTACTCCCGAACCTGAATTATCTAATAGTTGGTGGAATGGAATTTATATTGCTATTTTACAAAAATAATCGGCGTTTTTAAATCTCTAATAGTATCCATAAAGATTTTCACAAGCTAATTGCTTATAATAGATAAAATACCAAACCAATATAGATGCAGTTTCAAGACGATGAGGTTTTTTATCCCAATAATTTTAATGCAGAACCCGAAGAACTTGCAGAATTATATATGAATGCGTTTCGTAATCAAAATGGTAATTCAAATGTACAACTGTTAGAGAATAGAAGGAACTCAAGTATGGCAGTAAATAAGAGGGAAATGGCTCCTGTCTATTCAAGAAGGAGGAAGAATAAGAGAAGTAAGAGATCAAAATCAAGGAAAAATCGTAGTAGGAAGTAGGTATGCGTTTAGCAGAACTGGTTGCTAAAACGAGGAAGGCAAAGCCAATCTCTTTTTATAAACCTGGCAAGATAATCAAGGCTAGAGGAACAACATACAAATTAGTAAAACCTTATGGCAAAGTAAATGTAGGAAAATTCAAGCCGCAACTATCACCACCTGAAATGCTAGCAAAAGGAATCTTTGAAGGAAAGTATCTTAATGATGACACGAATGAATATCCAAGACAATGGTTTGAAGGAGCATTAAAAGCGGGTAAACTAAGACCAGAAGGTGCTGATGTTAAAATAAATATGTTTAAGATCAAAAGTCGTCTACCATTATCTGAATGGCAAACCTATGGCTGGACTCCTTCGCATAAAAGAGTAACAAGAAGAAAACAATATGATATACTTTCTTCCAGCAAGAATCCCGACACCAAAGGGTGGTTTCAGTGGTATTGCAGGTATTATCTTGGCAGGCGCATTCCTGAGCTTGACGAAGTCCAACAGAAGCGTTGGAGGGCATTCACACGTCATGCAGGGGCGATCAAAAAGAACTGCAGAGCGCACAATCTAACATGCAGACCGCGGCAAAGACAAGCACTTTTGCAATGGGCATACAGACCAACAATTTAATCAGAAGTAGAATAGGGATGCAAGTTGGCGTAATTGATTTTTATTATCCAAGAAAAGGAATATCACCTTTGCTAGAAAGTCTAACAAAGTTGGGTTACACAGCCAAAGTTATATCTGGCGAATCAGTTAGCATAAAGCAGATTCAAGAATCACCGATTAAGAAATGGATAATGAGTGGCGCTCATCGTAATGCTCGTACAGATGAATATCAAGTACCGCAGCAGATAACTAAACTCAAAGATAAAGAATTTCTACTAATCTGTTATTCAATGGAATCATTCTTGCATCAGATGGGATATCCGATTTTCTGCAGAAAGGAAAATAAGAAGGAGACTATTTTACTAAAATTTCCTGAAGAACTAAAAGTTTTTAGAAACCATTATTGTTATGTTCCATCTTTCAAATTAGATTCAAGAATTAAGTTAATAAATTCGTACAGAGGTGAAACAATGACAGCACTATACAAAAATATTACAATGACACAGTGGCATCCTGAAAAGTCGGCAGACGGTAATGAATTCCTGAAGAAGTGGTTAAATTGATTGTAAAGTATAGGAATGGATCTAAATTCAATGATACAAGAATTTGAAATGCGAAAACAAAGATTCCAAGCAGAAATGCAACAATATCACAGTCAGCAACCGCAAGTTCTTGCAAACTGGTCTTTATTAACACCCATGCAACAGCAGCAATGGAATGAATGGAATAGCAGATTAATGGCAGAGCAGGCTTGGTTACAACAGGCATATATTCAATTAGAGCAAATGAAACAGCAGCAACAACAGCAACAAAATGAGGAGAATGAAAATGAGAAGAATGGGAATGAGGAGAATGGGAATGAAAGTAATAATGGATCTGTTTATCATAATGCATCTTCACAAGAAGAAAATGTGCCAGATTTTATCTTTATAATAGAGGCACACGGTGGATCAGGTTATTACGCAGAAAAAATACAATTACCTCCTAATGTTGTTGCTGGCTATCCTTATAATCCGCACAATAGATGTTCTGTAGTTCAAAATAACTCTAAAATGAATTGGGATTATTTACAATGGAATCATCTTTTCTCAAAACAAGGGTCTAATAGACAATCCTGGCAATTTTTTCAAAATCAAATAGCTGAAAAAGAGCTTACAGCAGATGAAGAATTTCATACAGTTTACATTTTATCAAAACAGTATGGGAAAAATTTTATTAAAACAGGATCTTTTCCGTTAAAAGGATCACAAAAAGAAAGAGATTTTAAATTAAGTGAAGTAATTAATCACTTATTAAAAAATTTTATTACACATGATAAGAAATATGCAATTTTAATAAATACGTGTGATACGGATGAAATTAGAAAAAATACTGAAAAACAATATATTGCTGATTATAAACCAGGAGCAGTATATGGTATAGAGAATCCAGGAGAAAGAACATTTAGTGGAACAACTAGAGGAAATGTAAGCAGGTCGGCTAGTGCGGCTAGTGGTTGGGGTAGAGGTGGAAGCGGTGGTGGAGGTAGAGGTGGAAGCGGTGGAAGCGGTGGAAGCGGTGGAATGGAATACAGAAAAAGAACACGAAAAAGTAAGAAATCAAAAAAACTCGGAATTAAAAGAAAGTAAAGTCGCAAGAATTAATGCTTGATCTTCAGAGTCTTCTTAGCATCACAGTCCTTTGCCCTACCGATTAAGGAACAAGCAATACGTTTTCCAGAATGTCCAGTTGTAAGAGAATCTTCTTCCCCACCTAAACCTAAATCATCCCGATCTGCATGAATAATTAAAGTTCTACCCAAAAGTTCTGAGCATGAGACACCTACAAGTTTATAACTGTAAGTATGTCCTGTCTTACTAACATTACCTAAATCGCCTGTATGTCTTTCACCCTTAAAACCAGGTGCACCTCCATGATTTCTATTTGTTCCCTTATTAAAATGGGCACATGCACCCAAACATCCTTCATCGCGTAAATCTCCGTTTGTGTGAATATGAAATCCGTGTTCTCCTGCAGGAAGTTCAGTAAATTTAGCCTTAATAATTAATCCACTTGCAGAATCATCAAATGTAGCAGTACCTGTAACACCATTTTCATCTTTAAAAACAGAAACCGCTTTCATTTCCTACTGAGCATTTAGACTTAAAATAAAGTCAAATGACGTTATAGAAGATGGATTCACTTCATTACACTAATATCATTTATTTAACATCACACCATATTTTAGCAATTTATGCTCTTTATTATCTACCATCCATATTTTCATATAGACTAATTCTAGAGTTATTTATATCAGGACAATTGATTGGAATGCTAGGAATTACAGCAGGAGCACATCGTCTTTGGTCTCATAAATCATATAACGCTGCTTGGCCAGTTCGTCTTGTATTTATGCTTGCAAATTCAGCAGCACATCAGGGTTCTATTTACCAATGGACAAGAGATCACAGAATGCATCATAAATATACTGATACAGAATTGGATCCTCATTCTATACAATATGGTTTCTGGTATTCTCATATTGGTTGGCTATTTTACAGAAAAAGTAATAAACTTCGTGAAGCATCACAGACAATTATTATGGATGATATTGAAAATGATTCAATTGTAATGTTCCAACATAGAAACTATTTTATTTTATCTAATCTGTTTTGTTTTATCCTTCCAACACTTTATGGAAAATATATGTGGAATTCGTACTGGATAGGATATTTTTATTTTGGAGTTGTTAGATGGATATTAATTCTTCATTCAACTTGGTGTGTTAATAGTGTTGCCCATATGTGGGGAACAACACCTTATAATCCAAGAATATCTTCAAGACAGAGCGCTCTTACTAGTATAGTTGCTGTTGGAGAAGGATGGCATAATTATCATCATACATATCCGTATGATTATAGAGCAAGTGAATTTAATTGGAATAATGAATGGAATCCAACAACTTTATTGTTAGATAGTTTATCTGCAGTAGGATTAGTGTGGAATAAAAAAGTAGGACATCTAACAAATTAAATGCGTTTAGACTTAAGAAATAAGCCCTAGACTTAATTTGTAGATGATATCATCTGCAATGGTCTATTAGCTCATTTGGTAGAGCGTGTGGCTGTTATTGTCGTGTTAAAATACACTGGAACCGCAAGGTGCTGGGATCGAAACCCAGATGGACCGAATTTTTGAAGTAGTCAAACTGCTTGAAAAATTCTAAAATGAAGCCCCTTAGCGTGTCCTAAAAAGATGAGATACAATTGCAGCGGTTGATCCACATAAGACAGTACCCCAAGTAATATCAATAACAGTCATTGCTAATGTATAATCTGCAAGCGTTGCGAAATTAGTCAAATCATATAAACCATACATAGAAAAACCCAATGCTGCACCGATGCCGAAGGCTTTGGTTACGTCTCTGGACTCTTCTTTTCCCAGTTCAAAAACAAAATAGTAAAGGGCAAAAGCTATCAATACGTATACCAAAAGAGCGGGAAACCACCGAATTGTCAAAGGACCTTTCTGAATTTTCTGAAATAGATCTGAATGAGCTGAAAAGCGAAGAGTTAGCCACACCGCATCAAACAAGCAGATAAGTAAAAAGATAAACACTAATTTGAGCATTTCTACTTGTAAGGGATATAAAAGCACACAGCACATAAGATTTTAGTGAATGACAGAGGAAACAATTCAATTGGAAGCGTTTTCAACAATTTTTCATGGTCAAATATCGTATATTCTTACAAAGCAAGATCTTTGGATTCCGTATGAATTTCTGCCATCATTGATTCAGACAAAAATGTTACTATGCGGAAATGACAAGAGTGGTTTATTAACGACTGATTGGAAGTATGTAATTAACAATCCAACAATGCAAGATTGGTCGGTGGTTTGTTCAATTATTAAGCATCTTCCTCCACCGGCCATTTTATATATTACTAAGGAGGTGATAGTTCCGGCTCAGGCATTGACTTTTTTTCAGAAAGTGATTGCAAGTGTGGGTTGTTCAGTCTTCATTGAACGAACAGAGACTCAGTTGCAGACAATTCAATTTTCTATGATGAATTCTATATTTTTACCACTAATAACAGTTTCGCAAGTTCAGCAGAGTGTTCAACTGTATAAGGCGATTATAGGTCAGATTCCAACAATGAAATCTTTTGATATCTTAGCGCTTCTTCAGCAGGTTGCTCCAATGAAACTAGCTTTGGTTCTAGCAAAGAATGATGAAGGAAAGTGGCGTTTTTACTGGTATCGTTTGGAGGAATCAAAACCGGTGGAGTTACCGAAGGGACAGATTTCATCATGGTTGCGGGCATTTGCAAATCATCTGGAGTAACCTCTTCGGTTATCCGCGTCTCCATCAATTATTTTAAATACATAGCATTAATAATGTTATGTGTTCATAAATATTTAACAGTGTGTAGGACAAATCCACAGCCACCGGGAATTGCTGATTTTTTAAGGGGAACTGTTGCATTATTCTATTATTCAAAACAGTATAATTACGAATTTTACATTGATGGAACACATCCTCTTTTTTCTTTTTTGCAACCGAACAATAGAATAGTTAAAGCATTTGACGTAACAACACATGAATTAATTTGGCCAATACGGTTCAGTGAACAAGATGCTGCAATCCAAAAACTATTTGAGAAGAAAGAGAATTTTACAGTTCTAACACATTGCCCATATCAAAAAATAAAAGATAAATTTAATAATTATGGACCTATCCGACAAGATGCTCGGGGATTTCTACAAGATATGCTAAAACCAAATGAAGTAATTCAGAAAAAAGTTTCATTTATTTTTGAAACAGTGTATAAGATAAATCCCGCATCTAAATTTAAAGTAATTCATTTACGATTTGGAGATAAATTTATAAATACAACCGAAACTATTTCTGAAGAAATATATTTACATCATTATATTAAAGTACTAAACATTATAAGTTATTCTAAAGAACCTATTATTCTCATGTCAGATGCAACTATGATTGCTAGAAAACTTAAAAAAGATATACCTCAACTTCTGTATTGGGATAATCACAAAATTCATCTAGGATCACTAGATAAAGATCCGAATGAAGGTATAATTGATACACTTACTGATTTTTTTATAATGTCAAAAGCAAATGAAATATACTCAGCAGCTTCAGGATTTGCAGCAATAATTTCTGAAATTTATGGTATTAAATATACATCTTATTATTGATTTATTACGGGACGGCCACCACCTCCGGGGGGCGCACGAGGTCCCATAGGGCCCATATTAGGTCCCATAGGAGGACCAATAGGAATATCAGTATTCCGAGCAACAGACTGTACAATCTTACCATCTGCATAGCAAGCGCCACCTGCAGGGATGTAGCCCTCATTTAGATACTTTGTAACGGCAGTTTCAAATGCAGCAAGATCTTCCAATGAACCCACAACAACCTTATACAATATAGGCATTTGTGTTTTTATTAATTTTTATAAATGAATCAAATTTTATAAATCTGAATTAAAAGTTCTTAAAAGAACTTCTTTGCTGTCTTGCCGCGCGTTCCCCTCTTCGCCGTCTTGTGGAAAAGCTTGAATGAACCCTTCTTAGCCTTGTAGCCCGCACGGTGCAAGTACTTGAGCGCCTTCTTGCCCTGCATCATCTTCTTGCGGCTTACAATGCGTCCATGCTTGTTAACAACAAGGTCCTTCTTTGTCAAGCCACCGCTGGTGTGCTTGGCTGTTCCGTGGTAAACCTGTGCGTGTGATCCAGTAGTCTGCATTTATAAAATGGATTAAGATTTTTATTAGGACATCTCCAAGGGAAGGCAACTTTCTAACAGTCCTAGTGTATAATCAGGTCTATTTTCCAGAGGGACTGCAGATGGAACAACTTTTTCTTCAAACCATTTACAAAAATTATCCATATCACGAGCAGTATTCATAGACTTTGCTCGTTCAACACTCTTTATAGAATAGTCATGATAGTAAGTAACATCATTCTTCAATCGTCTTAGACTAGCAATAATTCCAGCATAATCATCACGTTCATGGTAAATTGCCGCATCACCGCATGCTTCCTTAATTCCAGTCAGGGGACAAGCAATTACGACGACACCGGATGACATTGCCTCAATCGCCACACGACCATATGTTTCCCACTTACTTAAGATTAGCAGAACCCACACTTTCTCGTACACTGCCTTAATATTTGGTGTATGAGGATAATAGGTTAGATTTTCAATTGTTTCATCAGTAATTTGCTTATCATATCCACCCAGAACACCCATAAATTTAAACTCAGGTGCTTTCTTTGCTAGGGCGATTAATTGCTTACCGCCTTTATTTTCATTACAATTAATCAAAGTAACAAAAGTTGATTTTTTCTGTTCAACAGGAATTGCATAGAGTTTCCAATCTACAGGTGGATGAAGCATCATAGATTGTTCTTTCCAGTCATCTTTATAGTAATCCCGCATCCAATCTGTGTTAAAAACCACCCAGAAACGATTACCTAGAGGTCCAAGATTATCCCAATATGTTCTTTTAATAGCATATGTATGAATGCAATCAAGGAAAGCAGTATTAAAACGTTTAGCTAAACTAACTGCTGCAGGTTTATAAATTAGAGTGCAAGCACCAATTACATGTGTTCTTTTTAACAGAGTGTTGAGCATATTTCTATCACGAAGATCAAAACAGCGAACACCTTCGTAAGTGACTGAAGGGAATCCGGGAACACCTACCCAGACTTCATGACCTTTAGAAAGAAGAGCAACATTCATTGCATGAGTGCACATTTCATTACCGGAAGCCCAATAAGGAGGATATCCATTTGCAATCCAGACTATGCATTTTCCTGAAACTGTTGGAGCATAAATATCAGATTTCTTCCAGTAGGGAAGAGCATCTAATTCTAGACGATTTTTATGTAACAAATACGATGGTCTTTCGGTCAAGAACACTGATAGCACTGCTAGACCGACTAGTATAATAATAATTTTATCCCATTTCATTTCCCTACTTATTTGTTAGAATAGTATTAATTATAATATCTAACAATATTCAGACCGTGGTAGCCGAGTGCAGCAAAAGCAACAAGTAGAAGCATTTCAAAGAATCGGCGACTGGTCTGCTTACCGTGAAAGCCAATTAACATAAGAAGAGGTGCTACAAGAAGGATATGCACAAGATATACCCATCCACTTTCATTATCTCCACGATTATAAAATTTGTATGCATGATAGAAAAATACAACAATACCGGTTAAACCGAGGGCAACAAAAGCAGCGGGTGGTATCTTTTCTCTTCCGAGTCCAACATATATAAGAGCGGGGCAGATTATTAAAACATGTAAAAAATTTATGATAAGTCTGGAGTCCATTCCCTACTTTATACGGGTGTTATTTCAAATCTAGATGTTTTGTTAATATGTTCAATACGATGTGTAAGAGGATTCTTAATAGCAATAGTTTCAAACTTATCTATATGTTTTAGATTTTTATAACTTTTAGTCTTTGTTTGTTTATAAGTATTAAGTTGCGCAGAAATTATCTTACATCTTATTGCTAAACCAATTATACCAACAACAACAAGAGCACCACCAATTGCTGAACCAATGATTGCTCCTTGCGTTCCCGGGGCCGCGGCTGAGGAATCAGGTTGCAATAAATAAGAATTATTTGGACCAGGTGTTTCTGTAGATTTATTAATTGTTGCATTTGCTACTGTTTCTATTAAACCTGTTATTGATATAAAAAGTGCTAGCATTTTATCTTAAGTTAATACAAAAATCCAATTAAAAATCAATTTTGTCTAACACATCTTTTAGCGCTGGAGGATTTTTCATCCAGTCAACAAGTTTTCTTATATCGGGATCTCTTCCATCGGAGCAGCATTTATTAATATATTTCATGAAACGATGAATATTTCCCTGCTCGTAAACTCCAGCAAAATGGAGGCAAAAATCACCGCGATGCCAAGAATCATATTCTGGCTTTGGAAACAGATATGCATTTATCATACGATAATCAGTACGTAGTTCAATAGCATCCTGAATTTCTTGATCTTGATGCCAGATACGAATCATTCCGGCATTTTCCCACCATCCATGGTAAAGCAAATCAATTTGTTTTCCAGTCTCTGCCAACCAACGTCTTACTATAGGAGAATGACCTCTGCAAAGAATTTGTCCACTATTGATATTTCCGCATCCATCCTGCCACCATGCAGCATGTTTCTTATCATTTCCATCAAAGACCTTGGCAAATAAATCTTCCAACTTAATTTCGGGATTCGTGATCATTGAATCAGCATCGGAAAACCAGATCCAATCGTAGGAATCTAGCAGAGATGAGAAGAAAGGAATCTTTGACCATGGAATAGGTCTATCTCTTATCCAGTGTTCTTCACCGCCGATAATGCAATCATATCCCCACCTCTTGGCATAATCCCGCTTAGATTGAAATCCAGGCTCCATAGCCTTGGAATAATCTTTTCCAATTGTCATTGTAACAATTGCGATTTTAGGAGACATTCTACATCTTCTTCACTTGAATGATTTAAGCATTTTACGCGTAAAAATTGAATTTGTTTTAAATTTAAATGTTGCAGAATAAAAAGATGGATTTTGTCTATGTGGTAATTGAAAACGGGGATCCTTATCCAGTTGCATATAAGAGATATAATGAAGCAGTTGCTGCAGTAAAACTCAAGCATAAGGAAGAAATAGAAGAAGATTTAAAATATGCGGAATATGGTGAATCAATACATGAGGTTGATGTTCCAGAGTCCAAAGAAGGTTATTCCAAACTTTATATTGAAAAGGGCATTCATATTGAAATCCATAAACTACCCTTAAAAAATTGAAGGCACCAAACCCTAAATAAAAAGCCAGATAAAACTAATTATATGGGATATGAGCGAAATGAGAAGGGTGAAATTTGCTGTCCACACTGCAACGTTACTAAGAATGCGGTAAATACAATGTATTACCACATTAAGAGGGAGCATACAAAGAATTTTGATCATCAGTGTGATCATTGTGAATACAAGACATATTCAAAGAGTATTCTAGATCAGCATGTTAGAAACCAGCACCATGATAAGATTACAATTGATAATGTTTCCACTGAGACTATGCGTACATTTAGTTGTCCATTCTGCAATGAAGCCCCAACTACTAAGGGGAATCTGATACAGCATATTGCAAGGAATCATGCAACTTATATTAGTGATTATAAGACAAATAAGAATTGTCAGCATTGTACGAAGGAACTAAAGTCAGCACCTTCATATTATTATCATTGCTTGAAGTGTGTTCCTGCAGCTCCGGAACTTAAGGAAAGGATTGAAAAGGCAATTAAGTAAAAGGCAAGATAGACTAGTAGGGATGACACAAACTGACATTTTTTGTGATGGATCTGCAAGAGGCAATGGACAAGAAGGAGCAAGAGCAGGTTATGGAGTAATTATGATTATAGATAGAATTCCAGCAACAAAGTATTCTGTGAAACTTCCGCCGACAGATCCACAAACAAATCAAAGAGCAGAACTTCTAGCGTTGTATCATGCGTTAAGAATTGTAGATGAGAAGAAGATCCCAATCACAATTTACACCGACAGTATGTATGGAATAAATTGTGTATCAGTTTGGGGTTCCGGATGGAAAAAGAGGGGATGGAAGAAGGCGGATGGCAAGCCTGTTCTTCATCTTGATATTATTGAACCGATGATTACTCTGTATGAATCTTTAACAACAAGCAAGTTTTTAACGTTAAAGCACGTGAAGGGGCATCAGAAAACGTGCACGTATGAAGCATATGGAAATTCATTGGCAGATGAGTTGGCTACAGCTGCAGCAGATTCATAGTGATTTTTAATACGAATAATATTACGGAAAAACATAAGATATGATTACTATACCCGATCCCCCGTTACCACCTGTAGTGTCAGCAAACCCACCACCACCACCACCACCAC